TTTTAGACCTAAAGAATATGAAAATTTAGGTCCAGAAAAATATTCATATTGTCAACCTTATTCTGAAAAAATTGAAATTATTAATTCTTTATATGATGATGGGTATAAAATTTTAATTTATACTGCAAGAGGGATGCATCAATTTGATGGCAATATTATTGAAATTTATAATAAGTTATATAATAAAACAAATGATCAATTAAAATCCTGGGGATTAAAGTATCATAAACTTATAATGGGTAAAATATACTACGATCTTTTAATTGATGATAAAGCATTGAACTCTAAAAATATTGATAAAGATACCATTCGAGAATTTTTAAAATAACCAATTATTGTGCTATAATATATACTAAGAGTTTTTATTCATCTATGAGTGATTATAAGAAGACAGCACTTGTTCTTGGTGCTGGTGGTTTTATTGGAAGCCACATGGTAAAAAGACTGCGAGCAGAAGGTTATTGGGTTCGTGGTGTAGATCTTAAGAAACCAGAATTTTCTCCGTCTGAAGCGAACGAATTTATTATTGGAGATCTTCGTGATGTTACTTTTGTTGAAAGAGTAATTCAATTTAAAGGTTATTCTGGAAACTTTTATCATTTTGTTGCTTCTCAGTATCTCCAACCATTTGATGAAATCTACCAGTTTGCTGCCGATATGGGTGGAGCAGGATTCGTTTTCACTGGAGAAAACGATGCAGACATTATGCACAATTCAGTGTCTATTAATCTAAATGTTCTTGAATCTGTAAGACAATTCAATAATTACAAAGGAGAAAACAAAACTAAAATTTTCTATTCTGGATCTGCTTGCATGTATCCAGAGCACAACCAATTAGATCCTGATAATCCCGATTGCCGTGAAGAATCCGCATATCCAGCAAACCCAGACTCAGAATATGGTTGGGAGAAACTTTTCTCCGAACGTTTATACTTTGCTTACAACCGTAATTATGACATCCCTGTTAGGGTTGCTCGTTACCATAATATTTTTGGCCCTGAAGGAACCTGGGAAGGTGGAAGGGAAAAGGCACCCGCAGCGATCTGTCGTAAAGTTGCTTATTTACCATCAGAAGGCGGAACTGTAGAAGTATGGGGTGACGGTAAACAGACTCGTTCATTCCTTTATATTGATGAGTGTATTGAAGCCACTCGTCGTATGATGGATTCTGATTTTATGGGACCAGTTAATATTGGTTCGGAAGAGATGGTAACAATTAATCAACTTGTTGATATTGCAGCAAAAGTTGCTGGTAAAACTGTGCATAAAATGCATAAGTTAGATGCTCCTTTGGGAGTTCGTGGACGTAATTCTAATAATGATTTAATTCGTGAAAAACTTGGATGGGATTATTCTCAACCTCTTGAAGAAGGGATTCGTAAAACATATGAATGGATTTACTCTAGAATAAATCAAACAATCATGTATCACCCTGTTTGAGGTAACAATATGAATATTGGTATTATTGGTGTAGGTGTAGTTGGAAGCGCAATCAAATTAGGATTTGAAAGATTGGGGCATGATGTATTTTTTCATGATGTTAAACATAATACATCAATAACTGATGTACTTAATACTGAAGTATGTTATATCTGCGTACCAACACCAGAAAATGAAGATGGTAGTTGTAATACTGTAATTGTTGAAAACGTAATTGATGAATTAGTTCAAAATAATTACAATGGTATTATTGCTATTAAATCTACTGTAGTACCTGGAACAACAGAGAATCTTTTATCCAAATATGAAAAACTTGCTTTTGTTCCAGAGTTCTTGAGAGAAAGATGTGCTATATCTGACTTTATACAAAACCATGAAGTCTGTGTTATTGGTACACATTCTGATGAGATTTATGAAGTAATCAAATCCAGTCATGGAAATTTCCCACAAGAATTTGTAAAATGTACTCCAACAGAAGCAGAATTTAGTAAGTATTTTCATAATGTTCATAACGCTATGCAAATTATATTTGCAAATAGTTTTTATGAAGTCTGCACTAAAATGGGAGTCAGTTATGACAATGTGAAAAATTCTCTCAAAAATAGAACAAATATTAATTTTAATTATTTGAACTGTAATAAAAACTTCAGAGGATTTGGTGGTGTATGTCTGCCTAAAGATACTGCAGCAATGGATTATCTTTGTAAAAAATTAAATTTAGATGTAGAGTTTTTTCAGAACATATTAGATGAAAATTCTAAGTATGTAACGACTGTCCCAGATGGAATGAGATTATGAAAAGAGTTTTAGTAACAGGTGGATGTGGATTTATAGGTCATCACCTTGTAATGAAACTTCTAAAAGAAGGATATGAAGTAACTGTTTTTGATAATCAACAGAGAGGAAATATTGGTCTTTTAGAATCTGTAAAAGATAAGATTAATTATTATAATGGTGACATCAGACAACTTGATGATCTTGTAAATGCATCTGTAAATATTGATGTAATTATTCATTTAGCATTTGTAAACGGAACAAAAAACTTTTATTCAATACCTAGTTCAATTATAGATATTGGAATTCGTGGATTAATGAATGTTTATGATGCTGCAAAAATTAATAATATCAAAGAATTGTTTTTAGCATCATCTTCAGAAACATATCAAACTCCTCCAATTACTCCTACACCAGAAGATGTTCCTTTGATTATTCCTGATGTAACAAATCCAAGGTATTCATATGGAGGAACAAAAATCTTATATGAGTTAGTTGGTCAACACTATAGGAGTGATGAGTTTGATAGAGTTATTACTTTTAGACCTCATAATGTTTATGGAACAAACATGGGTAAAGATCATGTTATTCCAGAATTAATTGAAAAAATTAAAAAGGGATATGATTCTGGTGAAATAACTTTATTAGGTGATGGAACCCAAACAAGATCTTTTTGCCATATTGATGATTTTTGTGATGGAATTTTAACTCTATTAATTTCTGGGAAGCATAAAGAAATTTATCACATTGGAAATGATGAAGAAGTTACAATAGAAGAACTTTGTAAAAAAATATTTAATACGATGAATGTAAATCTGAAGATTAAATATTCAGAAGCACCTAGGGGAGAAACAAATCGTAGAATCCCTGACATTTCTAAATTAAAATCATTAGGATATAATCCTAAAATAAATCTTGATGAAGGATTAGTACAAATATTAAATGAGGAAAAATGAAATTAATTTATTCTAAAGTAGAACCAGAAAAACTACTCCACATTGTTTACAGATATTCCGAAATTAACGAAAGGACTGATATTGCTCCAGAGAATCAATTCTTGCAATTATCTAGTATTAAACAGAATAAGGGTAAAAAATATAGAGCACATGAGCATATTTGGAAAGAACCAAAATACGAAAAAGTAATAGCACAAGAATCTTGGGTTGTAATCGATGGATCTGTAAAGGTTTACATGTATGACTTAGATGGATCTCTTTTAAATGAGGATATTATTACTAGAGGAGATTGTTCTGTTACTTTTGAAGCGGGTCATAACTATGAAATAATGGAAGACAATACGATTGTTTATGAATATAAAACTGGACCTTATGAAGGTGTTAAAAATGACAAAGTGTTTTTCGATGAAAAGTATAGGGACTGATGTTTGTATTGATAAATTTGTAAGGATAACTCGACCAAATTTAGTTGAAATTGGAAATCATGTAGCAATTGATTTTGGATTTACCTGCACAACACAATTAAAAGTTGGTGATTATGTGCATATATCTCCTCATGTTTCTGTTATAGGTGGGGAACAAGGAAGATTAGAAATAGATGATTTTTGTTTCATATCTACAGGAGCAAGAGTTATATGTTCGTCTGAAAAATTTATGGGAGATGGATTAGTCGGTCCTTTTATTCCTAAAGAATATCGAGATACAGTTCTTAAAGGTACAGTTAAATTTGAAAGATTTTCTGGCATGTGTGCAAATTCTATAATTATGCCAGGAGTTACAATGGCAGAAGGATCCGTACTTGGTGCTAATTCTTTTCTTAAAGAATCTACAGAACCTTGGGGGATCTATGCTGGAAGTCCTGCAAGGTTGATAAAGAAAAGAAGGAGTGATATAATTTACAATAACGCAAAAGAAATGGGTTACGTCTATGAGTAATTTTGATGTAGTTACAGAACTAGAAAACAAAGTTGCAGAATTTTTTGGATCTCCATATGCAATCGCTGTAGATTGCTGTACACATGGAGTTGAATTATGTCTGAGGTATGAGAACGTAAAAAAGATTACAGTCCCAACCAGAACTTATATTTCTATTCCTTTCCTAGCAAAAAAATTAAATCTTGAATGGGAATGGGAAGATAAAGTGTGGAATGATTACTATCATCTTGGAGATACTAATATTATTGATGCTGCAGTTTTATGGGAAAGAAATAGTTACATCCCTGGAACATATATGTGTCTTAGTTTTCAATTTCAAAAACACTTAAGTCTTGGTAGGGGAGGAATGATTCTTCTTGATAATCCAGTCGCTAGAGATCATCTTAAAAAGATGTCTTATGATGGTAGAGAACACGGTATTCCTTGGAGAACTCAAAACATCAGTAGTATGGGATATCATTATTATATGACTCCAGAAACTGCTCAATTAGGATTAGATAAATTACCTAAAGCAATTGAATCAACACCTAGGAAATGGGTAGTTACTGATTGGCCAGATCTGAGAGAAATGGATGTTTTTAAAGAGGATGTAAAATGATAGGATTTAATGAACTTGGAAGAAAGGGATGGTTGGGAAATCAAATGTTTCAGTATGCCTCACTGAGAGGAATTGCTGCAAATAGGGGATATGATTTTTGTATTCCTCCTAATGATAATACAAGAATTCATAACTATTCTCTCTTTGAATGTTTTGAATTAACTAACTGCGAAAGAGTTGGATATATTAATGCTGAAACTTATTATGCGGACACTACGGATCTACCGCATTCTTGTTGTTTTGAGTTTAGTGAAAAGTTATTCAATGAATGCCCAGACAATGTTAACATCAATGGGTTTTTTCAGACTGAAAAATACTTTAAACATATTGAAGAAAGTATAAGAGAAGATTTTACTTTTAAAAAAGATTACTTGGAACCATGCCAAGAATTTATTTCTCAATTTGATAAAACTCCGTTATTTTTACATGTACGCAGAAATGATTATGTAAAACATCCTGATCATCATTTCAATCAACCGATTGAATATTACATGAGATCTTTAAAATATTTTGATGATGATTTAGATGTTTTGATTTTTTCTGATGATATTGAATGGTGTAAACAGCAAGAATTCTTTAATGGAGATAGATTCCATTTTTCAGAATCAAAAGATAGATTTAATACTGTTGTTCCAGATTCTGGACACACTCAACCAGCATTAGTTCCATTTGTTGATTTGTGTTTGATGTCACTCTGTAATGGTGCTATTATTCCTAATAGTACATTAGGATGGTGGGGTGCTTGGTTGCAAAAAAATAGAGATAGGAGTATTATTTGTCCTACTTCTGATAGATGGTTTGGTCCCGCATATCCAGTGAACACTAAAGATATTTGCCCAGAAACTTGGATTAGAGGTTAGTTTACTATGATTACATTTTTAGAATTAGGTCAATATGGAAGACTTGGAAACCAGTTATTCCAATACGCTGCTTTAAAATCTTTATCAGTTTCTAAAGGATATCAAATAAAACTTCCTGGTAATCTTTATGATAGAGTGTGGCATAGTCAAAAATGTCTGTTATCTAAATTTAATATAAAGTTTGATAATTTAGAAAGCAGTGATTTATATAATGTAAAGACATATGATCAATATCAAATAACTGGAAGTGCTCAAGCATATGATCCAAATTTCTTTGATGTAGAAGATAATACAAATCTTTCTGGGTATTATCAAAATCTTAAATATTTTCATCATCATTCTGAAGTCATCAAAGAAGATTTTAAAATTGATGAAAGTATTCAAAAAGAATCTATCAAATACCTAGAAGATAAAATTGGATTTGAAAAACCTATTGTCAGTGTACACATTCGAAGAGGAGATTATGCTCCTCATTCTGATCAAGAATTAATTAAAAATCATATCGAACAGTGTATAAAGTTTTTCAATGATGAAGTTAACTTCTTGCTTTTTACTGGTGGATCTACAGGAGTAGGAGAAAATAATATTGATGATGTCCAATATTTGAAATCAAATTTTAAAGATAGTAATTTTTATTATAGTGAAACAAATAATCCTATTCAAGATTTTTGTTTGATGAGTAACTGTAATCATAATATTATTTCTCACGGTAGCACCTTTAGTTGGTGGGCTGCTTATTTAAATTCCAATCAAGATAGAAAAGTCCTTGCTCCTAAAAATCCAGATAGTGTAGATCAAAGTGTAGTATATGATTGCTTCTATCCAGAAGATTGGATTTTAATGTAGTTGATGTGGTATAATAAAGATGGAAAACACTAACAAATGCGGTATGTTTGAAAACATTGAAATACCTTCTAATATTGAGAGAATCTATATTGATGTAGGTTTAGCAGCAGATGCTCCACATTCTTTGGAATGGTTATCTTCAGATCCAAATTGTTTTGTATTTGGATTTGAACCAGTTAAAGAAAATTGTGAACGAGTTTTGGAAAAAATAAAAGAACGTGGATATGAAGATAGGTATAAACTATATGAATGTGCAGTAGACAATGTAGTTGGGCAGCAAGTTAAAGATTTTTATGTAACTTGTAATTCTGAAGTTGATAGAGATCATGGTCAATCTAGTCTATTCAAATTGAAAGATGAATTGAAGCATTCTGAAGGTACAAAATATTGGGTTGAAAAGGTTGTCCCTACAGTCTGTATTAATTTGGCAGATTTTTTAATTAAAATTGATTGGGAAAGATTTAAAAATATTTCTTGTCTTAAGACAGATACTCAAGGAAATGATATGAATATACTCAATTCTATCGAATCTTTCTTTGATAGAATCCCATTAATCTTTTGTGAGTCGCATGTTCATGGACAATATCAGAAGGACGATGATAATCCAAATATTGTATACAATTATATGACAAGTAAAGGATATCAACTTGTAAACTGCAGTATTGATAATGCAGATCATTATTACCAAAGAGTTTAAATCGTATGAGAGTTGTAACAGATGGATCTGGTGATTACCCAGATGGACCTACAGTAAAAATCAATCTAACTAGATTTGATGAACCTGATAATGATACGGTTCTTTTTTATGGATACAATTCTGTCTTCAATCAAGAACTCCGCGAAGAATATAAAAATTATAAAAACAAAATTTTATTGAATCTTTGGATGCCAACAGAGTTTAATGGTAATCCTCCTTTTCCATCTGGTATGACAGATTATCAACCAGATGGAAAATTCATGGAATATTTTGATACCATTTATACTATTTGTCCATATACAATTGATTGGATAAAGGAAATGACTGGAGATGAAAGATATAAATTTATCTGGCATCCGTTTGCTTCTCCAAGAGATTATAATGGATCTGATTTATCATATGAAAAGAAATATGATATGTGTTATTTTGGTGGCATCCATGGAAAGTATCATGAAGATATTGCCAGGGTAGTTAGAGAATATAATGGTAGAATTTCTTACATCTATCCCAATCAATATACAACTGATATTGCATTGAGTCATCATCAAAAAATGCAACTTGCTTGTAATTCTAAAATTACAGTGGTAATCAATCAATGCCCATTAACTACTAATCATATTAATTCTATTAAGAGATATAAGAATTGGGATAAAAATGAAGCATTTGTTGGGGTAAATTTTGATATTCCTACTGTTCCTCAATACAAATGTAGAACTGCTGAAGCAGCATTTGCTCGTAGTGTTATTCTTGTAAAACGTGATCGTTGGAATATCATCGAAAATTTCTTTGAAACAGATGAGTTTGTCTACTTTGATGATATTAATGATATGAAAGAAAAGATAAATCATATTCTAACTAAATATGAGGAATATCAACCAATGCTTGAAAAGGCATATTTAAGATCATTACAAATGGATGGACAAGGAACATTTATGAAAATTAAGGAGAATGAAAATGTTTGATACCTCATCAAGAAAAAAATTCGTAGCATCTTTCCCAGAATCTTTTACTGTCGGAGCAGAAGTAGGGGTATCAAGTGGAGATTTTGCAAAGAACATTCTTACAGTAACAAAGAATGTAAAACTATATTGTGTAGATATTTGGGAACAAAATTATCAACTTCCAGATCCAGAAAGATCATATAAAGAAACATTCAATAATCTTATTCCTTTTGGTGCTGAAAGATTTGAATTAGTTCGTGAAGGATCACCAAAATCAGCATTAAGATTTGAAGATGAATTCTTTGATTTTGTTTACATCGATGCAGATCATCATTACGAACCAGTTCTTGAGGATCTGAAAGCATGGTATCCAAAAGTTAAGAGTGGTGGAGTATTCTTCGGTCACGATTATAATCAACCTTGGGATGGTGTAGTTAATGCAGTTAATGAATTCTTTGCTGAAAAAGGATATGAAGTTGGAGTTATTTCTTCTGTTGGATATGCTGATGGCGACCAAGATGGAGGATCTCAAAGTTGGTATGTGATTAAAAAATGATCTAACCTTTATGAAAAAAATTGCAATTCTTTATAAAGGAATTTTTGGATTGAAAAGAATTAATTCCAAAGGTCTAAAGGATCAAGTTCTTTTGGATGCAAAGGAAAATCTTAATGATCATAAAATCAAAATTTTTAATCAAATAAAAGATCTTGGATATGACATTGACTTTTATATGAGCACATATAATGTCAATGATGAATTGAATAAAATTTATTTGGAAGAATTGAATCCCAAATTTTATTCTTATCTTCCAAATGAATACTTGAAAAATTATTCAACTTGGCAATGTCAGTTGATGCATTATAAAAATTTAATTTTAGAATTAAAGAATCAAAACATTTCTTATGATTTTTTAATCTTTACCCGTCCAGACTTGAAATTCCTTCAAGACTTCAGTACAATTAATTTAAATTTGGATCTATCTAAATTTAATTTACCAGTACAACATTTGTCTGGAAATTGTGATGATAATTTGTTTATCTTTCCGAGTAATTTTCTAAATCAATTTGAAAATATTATTGACACTTTGATTAGGAGAAACGGAATAACACATGAAATAAATCATTTATTAGAAGAACAATGTGTCCCAATTAATTGGATGAGTTCTTATGTTCATGAAAATGATGAATTTGGGCACAATATATTTTGCTGTTTCCGTTAATTAAAAACTATTATGATTGAACATAATTATTCAAAAGATTTTGACAATCTGAAAACCAAACTATTAGAAGGAGAAAACTTTGCCTTTTTAAGATTTTCTGATGGTGAGGGATATATTCTTTATAATCAATACTTAGAATTGAATGATAAAGGATATAACCTGGATGGATCTACTGGATACGCTTACTATGGTAAAGAAGAGCAAAAATTATTTGATCCAGAAAAACATTCCTTTTATAGAGAAAGACTCATTGAATCCTTAGAATACGTTGCTGACAATTATTATAAAGGTCTTCCAATGAGATATGATTGTGAAGCATGTGGTTTTATCTTTGATGAATTGATTGAAAATGCTGGAGGAGATAGTGAATATCTAACTTTTGCTAACTTATGGAATAATGCAAATTATCCAAGGTTCGTTGAAGAAATTGTTCCAATTTTTTCTGATAAGAAAATTGTTATGGTTGTAAATGAATGTGCAAATATTGATAAACTACCTTTCAAAGTAGAAAAAGATTTTAGAGTTGGAACTAACTGTTTTATCAATAACTATGATATAATTGAAGAGATCAAGGCATACATAACTGATAATTCAATTCAAGATCATGTGTTCTTAATTTCTGCATCTAGTTTAAGTAATTTAATCGTTCATCAATTATACGAGATGAACAAGAATAATACTTATATTGATATTGGAAGCACGTTAAATCCTTTAATGGATATGACTGGTTGGACAGGAACTAGAACATACTTGTCGCAATATTGGAATTCAGAATCATCTAAAGCACAACTTGAACTAGTTGATACCTGGGTATAAATTTATGAACGAACTAAAACTAATTCCCAATGAACAAAAATATTGGGAGTTTATTCGGGAATTGAGATTTCATCCAAATAATCTTTCGGGATTTGTTATTTCTGAAGAAGTAACAACTGAACAACAAATTGAATACATGAAAAAATATAATGATACTTATTTTATTTGTTTGGATGAATCTGAAAATCCTGTAGGATTTATTGGTGAAGTTGATAATGATATTCGTTTAGCAGTACATCCAGATTCCAAAGGAAAAGGAATTGGTAAGTACATGTTAAATGAATTCATGAAGACTCATCCTTTTGCCACTGCTAAAATCTTATCAGATAATACAGCAAGTCTTAAAACCTTTTATTCATGTGGATTTATCTCACATAAGTTTGATGGAAAGTTTTTCTATCTTACAAAAACTGAACACGGATATTATAAGATCAAACATAATCCATACAAAATTGTGAGAATGTTTGAAGAATCAATTGCAGATTACACTGGTGCTCCTTATGCAATTTCTGTAGATAGTTGTACCAATGCTTTGTTTTTATGTTGTAAATATCTGGAAGTTAAAGATGTAATGATTCCATCAAAGACTTATCTTTCTGTTCCAGAATCAATTATGCAAGCAGGAGGAAATGTAATCTTTGATACTGAAAGAAATAATTGGACTGGAACATATCAATTGAAACCGTATCCAATATGGGATTCTGCTAAAAGATTAACTTCGAATATGTACATTCCAGGATCTTTCATGTGCTTATCTTTCCACATCAAAAAAACTTTAAAGATTGGTAAAGGTGGAATAATTTTAACTGATGATGAAAATGCTGTAGAATGGTTTAAAAAAGCAAGATACGAAGGAAGAAGCGAAAAATTATACAAAGAAGATAACATTCAGACCGAAGGGTGGAATATGTATATGACACCTCAACAAGCAGCACACGGTCTTTGTCTATTACAAAACTACCCACTTCATGTACCAGATCTAGGTGAAGAGAACGGATATTCTGATCTTCGTCAATTTGATTTATTTTCTAAATGTGATGTGGTATAATATACGAAAACTTTATTAAGAGAATTATGAGCAAAAGTATTACAGTTATTTTAAATGGTTACAAAAGAAATAATCTGAAAGAACAAGTAGAAGCAATTAGAAATCAAACAGTTCCTGTCCAAGAAATTTTTTATTGGCAAAACACTGTACCTGGATTCTCTTATGATGAAGATACTTATTCTGAATTAAATTCTGCCCTTAGTAACTATAATTATGGTGTTTGGGCAAGATTTGCATATGCATTGAATGCAAGGACTGATTATGTTTGTGTATTTGATGATGATACTATTCCTGGAAATAAGTGGCTAGAGAATTGTTTAAACACTTATGAAACACATCCTGGTCTTTTGGGTGGAATTGGTCTCTGGTTTAAAAATAAAAACTATGAGTTAGAGACTCTTGAAGATGGACAACCTGCCAGATTTGGGTGGCATGTTAATAATAACGCTACAGTTCAAGTTGATATTGTTGGTCATTCTTGGTTTTTCTCTAGAGATCTTCTTTCAGTATTTTGGAGAGAAATGCCTGAGAAACATTGGACAATGTTGTGTGGAGAAGATATTCATTTCTCGCATATGATTCAAAAATACACTGATCTTAAAACATGGGTTCCTCCACATCCTTCAAATGATACTTCTATGTGGAGTAGTTTAAAGGCACTTCAATATGGTGGAGATCATTTGGCAACAGCAAATATTACAGTTCAAACTGGTGAGATGGCTCAATATCTTTCTTATTGTGTTGATAATGGATTTAAACTTCTTAAAGATTTAAAATGATTAATATTTTTTATTCTGATTCATATTTTGGATATACAAATAGAATGTGTGGTCCAAAAAAAGTTGTTTGTAATTTAATTGAATCTTTAGAACAGGAAAAAGTACCTTATTCAATTAATGAAGATGTTTATGATTATAATTTCTTACTTCAATATGATGCAATAGGTTATCAAAAACATGAAAATTTAGAGCATGAAAGTTGTGTTATAGGACCACAATTCTGGCCTTTTGATGGAGATATCTATGGTAATTTTCTAATTGATAACCCACAATACTATAAAAAGTTAATTGCTCCATCTTATTGGGTCAAAGATTTATTGGTAGATAAGTTTAAATTACCAGAAAATAAAGTTTCTATTTGGCCAGTTGGAATCAAAGATCTTTCTGGAATTAAAAATGAGACAAGTACAACTGATTGTTTAATCTATTTCAAATCTCGTTCAGAAGAGGATCTTGAATTTGTTAAGAACTTTTTAAACTATAAGAGAATTACCTATAAAGTAATCGGGTATGGATCTTATTCTGAGGAGGAATTTTATGAAGAACTTTCAAAAGTAAAATTTTGTTTTATCTTAAATCATACTGAAAGTCAAGGTATTGCAATTCAGGAAATGATGTCAGCAAATATTCCTCTTCTTGTTTGGGATGTTCCATATTGGGATCACAAAGGAGAAGAATATAAACTTCCATCTAGTTCTGTTCCTTATTGGAATTCCGAATGTGGAGAAAAGTTTTATACTGCCTTTGACATTGAATCGACTTTTGAAAAATTCTATGATAAAATGGAACAGTACAGTTCTAGAAAAATATACGATACTGAGTTATCTTATAAAGTTACTGTTGAAAAAATATTAAAAATTTTTGAAGAATGAAAATTTGTATTCTCACGATTGCTACTAATAAGTATCTTCAATTTGTAGAAAAACTCTATGATAATATTGAAGAAAGATTTTTAAATGGACATGAAATTAGTTGCTTGTTATTTACAGATCATGAAGTAGAAACTTCAGAAAATATCAAAGTACATTATATTGATCATGAACCTTGGCCTATGCCAACACTTAAAAGATATAATTACTTTTTAAAGGAAAAGGATTTTATTCTTCAGCATGATTATTGTTTTTATTTCGATGCAGATATGAGGATTGATAATCCTGTTGGAGATGAAATTCTTGGTGATTTAGTAGGTACTAAACATCCATATCAATCCTTTCATAAACTTGATGAAATGTCTTATGAGAGGAGACCAGAATCTTTAGCATATGTTCCTTATGGTGAAGGTGAAACTTATTATGCTGGAGGATTTAATGGTGGAAAAACAACAAGATTCTTGGAGATGGCAGAAGTAATTGCCAATAATGTAAATAGGGATCTTGAGAACAATATAGTTGCAGTATGGCATGATGAAAGTCATATGAATAGATATATGATTGATAATCCACCAACCTTAAGTTTAACTCCATCGTATTGTTATGCTGAAGAATTTTATGGAACGGATTATCCATATGAACCAAAAATTATTGCATTAAAGAAGAATCACAATGAACTTAGATCTTAGAGAAATTCCTGCTGTTTATTTAAATCTTGAAAAGCATACTGAAAAAAATGAAAGTATGCAAAATCTTCTTAAAGAATGTGGATTTAAAAATATTATTCGGGTAGAGGGAGTTGCAAGACCAGATAACACTGTTGCTGGATGTTCTGCTGCTCATTATAAAGGACTTGGTGAAATTGATCCTCCATTTATTCTTTTTGAGGATGATTGTGTAATTAAAAATTTTAGACCAGTAATTGAGATCCCAGATGATGCTGATGCAGTTTATCTTGGAATTTCATCATGGGGTAGAATGAATGGTCATTCGGGACCTTACCTTCAATATAAACATATTAAAGATGATTTATACCAAGTTTATAATATGCTTGGTGGTCATGCGATCTTGTATTTAACTGAAGATTATGTTAAAATGTGCCAGAGAATTACATATCATGCTGGTTATATAATCGAAGATTATCAAGATATTGGATTTGCTGAAGTTCAGCGTTGGTTTAATGTTTATACGTTTGATGATCCATTCTTTTTCCAAACAAGTGGATACCATGGAACTGTAAATCCACTTACAAGTTATCCTACAGAAGAATGTTTCAAATATGATAAAAACTATTTCTTACCTGAGAGAGTTGTATGATTAAAAGTTTAGTTACTGGTGGTGCTGGATTTATTGGTTCAAACCTCGTAGACCGTTTACTTGAAATGGGACACGAGGTTGTTGTAATTGATAATGAGTACTCTGATGCTCATGATCAATTTTATTGGAATGATAAAGCACAAAACTATAAGTATGATATTCGTGATTATAAAAATACTCGACCTTTGTATGATGGAGTAGATTATGTATTTCATATTGCAGCAGAGGCACGTATTCAACCAGCAATTTTAAATCCTATTGAAGCAGTAAGTATTAATTCTGTTGGAACTTGTACTGTTCTTCAGTGTGCTCGTGAAGCAGGCGTTAAACGTGTAATGTATTCTTCTACATCTTCTGCATATGGAACTAACCAACCTCCAAATGTGGAAACTCAACCAGACGATTGTTTAAATCCTTATTCAGTTTCTAAGGTGAATGGTGAAAAACTATGTAAGATGTATACAGATCTCTTTGGATTACCTACAGTTATCTTTAGGTATTTCAATGTATATGGTGAAAGGCAACCTTTAAGAGGTCAATATGCTCCTGTAATTGGTATTTTCCTCCGTCAACGTGCTGCTGGAGAACCTTTAACTATTGTTGGTGATGGAGAACAACGTAGAGATTTTACTTACGTTGGAGATGTTGTAAATGCTAATGTTATGGCAGCAATTTCAAATCCAGATCCAGAAGCATTTGGACAAGTTTATAATGTAGGAACTAATAATAATTATTCAATCAATCAAATTGCAAGAATGTTTGATCATCAAACTGTAAATATTGCTCCTAGACCTGGAGAAACTAAATTAAGTCTTGCAAACAACCAAAAAATTAAAAAAACATTTGGTTGGCAACCAACTGTAAAACTTGAAAATTGGATACAAGAAAACTTATGAATCGTATTACTGATTATTCTGAATTGCAAAATAATATTGTAACTTGGATTAAAGAATATGCTAATTCTAATGGCATTGAATCTCTTGTAGTGGGAATTTCTGGAGGAATCGATTCTTCAGTTGTTTCCACTCTTTGTGCTGAGACAGGACTTCCTACTTATGCTTTGTCTATGCCTTTGATGCAAATTTCATCTCAATCTGAATTATCTAATACACACCGAGAATTTCTTTCAAAGAAATATAATAATGTAATTTCACTCAAAATTGATTTATCAACAACCTACAATCAGTTTTTAACAGCATCTAGATTTTGGTTAGGTGAAGATATGGTCTCCAATAATTTAGCATTGGCAAATACAAAATCTCGTCTTCGTATGGTGACTCTTTATCAAGTTGCTGGATCCGTTAAGGGTATTGTTGTTGGTACTGGTAATAAAGTCGAAGATTATGGTGTAGGATTCTATACTAAATATGGTGACGGAGGAGTTGACATTGCTCCTATTGCTGATCTTTATAAAACTGAAGTATGGGAACTTGGAAAGCATCTTGGTGTAGATCAACGTATTATTGATGCACAACCTACAGATGGTCTCTGGGAAGACGGAAGAACCGATGAAAATCAAATCGGTGCTTCCTATGCTGAACTTGAAGAAGCAATGGAAAATGGAACTGGTCCTGCAGTTGAAATACTTAAAAAATTCAACGCACAAAATAAACACAAAATGATTTCTATTCCTACATTTAAACTATGAAGATTGGAGTTATCGGAGCAGGAAGACTTGGCATTTGCTTTGCTCTTCTAATGGAAAAAGCAGGATACGATATATTGGTATCTGATATTCGTGAGAATTATGTTAATGATCTAAACAATAAAAAGATCATAACAAATGAACCTCATGTCCAAGAACTGCTGTCAAATTCTAAAAAAATTGTGGCAACTACGGACAATAAAAAAGTAATTGAAGAGTGTGATATTATTTTTACTTTAGTTGCTACACCTTCTCTTCCTGATGGCAGTTACGATGTAAGTTCCGTTTGGGAAGTTATTGACGACATTCAAAATTCTGAAAAGTCGAGAAATAAATTATTTGTTGTTGGTTGTACAACAAATCCAGGAGACTGTGAGAAGTTCCAGGAAGAACTTTTACCTTATAGTGTTGATGTATTATATAATCCAGAATTTATTGCACAAGGATCTATTATCAATGATCTTGAAAATGCAGACATGGTTTTGATTGGTGGTAATAATCCTTCCAACATTGAAAAGATTAAAGAAATTTATTATAAGATTCAAATCAACAAACCAAATATTTGTACAATGTCTCCTAAGGCAGGTGAAATTACAAAAATTGCTATCAACTGCTTCTTAACTTCAAAGATTAGTTTTGCCAATATGATTGGTGAAGTGATGTGTTTATCTGGAATGGAAGATGAAGTATCTGACGTTCTAACTGCAATTGGAAGTGATACAAGAATAGGAGGAAAATATCTGAAATATGGATATGGATTTGGTGGTCCATGTTTCCCTAGAGATAATAGATCCTTTGCTTCTTATGCTGAAAGCGTTGGATGTCAATTTAATATTGGAAGAACTACTGATAATTTTAATAAAAAGCATGTAGAGTTTTTAAAAAATTATTTTATAAACAAAAACTCAAATAATGAACCATATTACTTTGATTATATTTCTTATAAGAAGGGAACTGATATACTGATAGAAAGTCAACAATATCAATTGTGTTTAGAATTATTGAATTCTGGATATGTAGTTTATGTAAATGATATAGAATCTGTTGTTGAACAAGTTAAAGAATCGTTAGAAAATAAATTTTATGATAGAATTAGATTTGTCAAAGATGAATCTGAGTTACCAGAAAAAATTTTAAAAATTAAATTTTAAGACTTATGAAAATAACTATACTTGGTTCTAGTGGTCAAATTGGAACTTACCTTACAGAATATTTGCGTGAAAAGGGTCACTATGTTTACGAGTTTGATGTTGTAAACAATCCTCATGAGGATATGACTCAGATTCCAAATCCTCTTTTGGAAGAAAGAATTGCAGATTCTGATTTTGTATTCTTCCTTGCATTTGATGTTGGTGGATCTCGTTATCTTAAAAAGTACCAACATACTTTCCAATTTATTAATAATAATTGCCGTTTGATGGCAAATGCTTTTACTATACTTCAGAAGTATAATAAGAGATTTATTTTTGCTTCGTCTCAGATGAGCAATATGAGTTATTCTCCTTATGGAGTTCTTAAGAACGTTGGAGAACTTTATACTAAATCCTTGAATGGTTTGATTGTAAAGTTTTGGAATGTCTATGGTATTGAAAAGGATCATGAAAAAGCACATGTCATCACAGACTTTATTCGTAAAGGATTTGAGACTGGTGTGATTGATATGATGACTGATGGTGAAGAAGAAAGAGATTTTCTTTATGCTGAAGACTGCTGTGAAGCATTAGAAATAGTGATGGAAAAATATACTGAATTTACATATGAAGATGATCTTCATATTACAAGTTTCAAAAACACTAAAATTAGAGATGTTGCCAGTATTATATCTGGACAGTTTAATTTGATTGGAATGCATGACGTAAAAGTTCAACCATCAGAAGAAAAAGATAGTGTTCAATTAGATAAAAGAAATCAAGCGAGTACTTTTATTACAAAATGGTGGATTCCAAAGACAACAATTGATCAAGGTATTGCAAAAGTATTTGAGGAAATGAAGAATGATCGGAAATAATACTATTGGTACAATGGGACGTTTGGGAAATCAAATGTTTCAGTATGCATCATTAAAGGGAATTGCTGTCAATAATGGATTTGAGTATACAATACCGCCACAAAATCCTCAGATTCAAATTGATAATTATGGTCTTTTAGAGGCATTTGAATTATCCACCAATAAAAATATTGGTTGGAGTGAATCTGAGTTTGGAATACAGGAAAGGTTCTTTCATTTCGATGAAGAACTTTTTAACAATTGTAGGGATGATGTAAATTTGGTCGGATTTTTTCAATCTGAAAAGTACTTTAAACATATTGAAAAAGAACTTCGTCAGGATTTTACTTTTAAATCGGATTGGTTAACTCCATGTCTTGAATTTAGAAAAGAATTTGAAAATCAAGAAGTTTTGTTTCTTCATGTTCGTAGGGGAGATCCAAATCTTTCTGATAAACGTGGGTTTAAATGGGCGTATGTGAATCTTCAGGATCAACATCCTGTTCAATCTTTAGAATATTATGAACAGGCATTGAAAGAATTTCCTGAAGATATGCCAGTGATTGTTTTTTCTGATTCAATTGAATGGTGTAAAGAGCAAGAAATTTTTAAACCAGATAGGTTTATGTTCTCTGAACCTGAGCATAAACATTCTGATGGTGCTTTAGTTCCTTACACTGATTTATGCTTGATGTCTTTATGTGATCATGCTATAATTGCGAATAGTTCTATGAGTTGGTGGGGTGCCTGGTTAATTAAAAATCCAAATAAAAAAGTAATTGCACCAAAAACTTGGTTTGGATCTGCCTATGCAGATAAAGATACTAAAGATCTTTATTGTGAAAATTGGATAGTACTATGAAAATCTGAAGATGATTAGAAAAATAAGAGTATTTTTATGGAGTATAGCTTTTGAATTAGAAAATATACTATACCCATATAGTGCATTTTCTGAAGAAGACTATTATATTAAAGTAAAAAATGATGAGACTGGTGAAAACTATTTGATTATAGATTGGATCAAAGCACACAAAGAACAAATAGAAAGATTACAAGAAGAAATGATATGGGTAAAATCTGAGTTGAATAGAATTCAAGAATCAATCAAAAATCATGACGATTATGGACAAAAATAAATCAGCATACAAACTTAAAAATTTTGGGCCAGTATATTACCTAAATCTGGATGGTCAACCAGAAAGGGCACAATATATGGAGGATCAATTTAAGTATTGGGAAGTTGAAAACTACACTCGTATTTCTGCCTATGATGGTAGAGAAGATGATTTGGGTGATATTATTAAAGGTAAATATCCAGATATGATGACATCTGGAGAAGTTGGATGCGTTACATCACACCTTAAAGCAATTAAGCATTGGTATGAAACTTCAGATAGTCCTTATGCGATTATTATGGAAGATGATTGTAATTTAGATCCAGTAAGATTTTGGAATTTTACTTGGGATGATTTTATTTGTAGAGTACCATATGATTGGGATGTAGTTCAAATTGCAATCATTTGTACTGGAGATATTCACGTAAGACTTCATAAGAGGTTTGTGAATGATTTCTCCACTGCTTGTTATATTATAAATCGTCATCATGCTGAAAAACTTTTAAAACATCATATTCGTGGTGACAAATATAAACTTGATAATGGTGTAAAACCTCGTCCTGTTGCTGATGATTTGATCTATAATTCTGGAAATACCTATAGCATTCCTCTACTTTTATATAAAATTGAATTGGGTTCTTCAATTCATCCTGAACATATTGACATTTTCCACAGAGCAAGTCATGATGGACTTGTCAATTTCTGGACTCAAAATGGAGCACAGTTTGCTATTGAATCTTTAATGGATTATGATCCATATTTGGGGAGAGTTGTTGAAAATACCGCTGCTCAACAAGCACAACAACCCTCTTGACATGATTGAAAAAGTAGTTTAGGATATAAACCAATCTTAATATTTAATTAAGACTCCTAAATAACGAAGACTTCTTTTTGTAAGAATTCTTTACATTTGTCGTTTAGTACACAAAACAAATTTATGAAACTCAAACAACTGATGCTTGCGCCTGTTGCTCTGGGAATGGTTGCTCCTGTTGCTGCGAATGCTGCAGATCTCAATATGGTAGCAGTCAACCAATATTCCTCGGAACAGGTTACAAGCGTTTCACAACTGTCTGATGTGCAACCTACCGATTGGGCATATCAAGCACTTAGCAATCTTGTAGAGCGTTATGGTTGCGTCGCTGGTTATCCCAACGGCACTTTTGGTGGTGGTCGTGCAATGACTCGTTATGAGGCAGCAGCACTTTTGAATGCTTGTCTGGATCGTGTAACTGAAGTTACCGATGAATTGAAGCGTCTTACTAATGAATTTGCTTCTGAACTTGCTGTTCTCCGTGGTCGTGTAGATAAACTGGAAGCACAAGTTGGTCAACTTGAAGCAACTCAATTTTCTACCACCACAAAACTGCGTGGTGAAGCAACCTTTGTTCTCGGTGGTGTAGATGGTGCTCAACTCTCTAACGGAACTAATGTTGGAAATACTGCTTTCAACTATGATCTCCGTCTGAATTTTGACACTTCGTTCACTGGTAAAGACCTGCTCCGTACTCGTCTGCGTTCGGGTAATTTCTCCAGTCAACCCTTTGGTTCTAGTTCGTCACTCTTCAAACTGGATAAGGCAGAAAGCACTGCTAACAGTGTTATTCTTGATCGTCTGTACTATCAGTTCCCCGCTCTCACTAAAGGTCTGACTCTGACTGCTGGTGCTCTGGTTCGTAACACCGAAATGGCGTGGGTTCCTACTGCATATAAGTCTGATATTCTGGACTTCTTTGCTGTTGCTGGTGCTCCTGGTGTTTATAACAAAGCAACTGGTGCTGGTTTTGGTGCCCAATGGGCACAATCTGGTAAGAAAGGTTTCGTTGCTGGTGTGAACTATGTTGCCCAAAATGGCAATGATTCCACCAAAGGTGAATTTAACTCTACTGGTGCTCTGAATACTCTGGCACAGATTGGTTATCGTGCTCCTCAGTATGGTATTGCTTTTGGTTACCGTTATGGTACTGAAGGAACCCGTGTTCGTACTTTTAATGCTATTGATGGTGGTTCTGGTGTTCTTGCTCCTGGACAAACCTCTAACGGTTATGCTATCAATGCTTATTGGCAACCAAAGACCTCTGGCATTATTCCTTCCATCAGTGCTGCTTATGGATGGAACAATGTGAGTGGTGCAACAACTCCTAATGGTGCTACTAACTCTCAAACCTGGATGGCAGGTGTTCAGTGGAGTGATGTATTTGCTAAGGGTAATGCTGCTGGTTTTGCTATTGGTGCTCCTGGAAATGCTGCTTCTCTGGATTCTGATCAGAAAGCAATCATGTGGGAAACTTTCTATCGTTATAAAGTCAGTGACAACATCAGTATTACTCCTGCTGTGTTCTATGTTTCTAACAACCAATCGTTTAGTGGTGCTTCCTCTAACTATGGTGGTGTGATTCAGACTAAGTTCACTTTCTGATAAACTACTCACATTTTGAGTTGAACCACCCCAGAAAGGGGTGGTTTTTTTAATTAAAATCTTAACCAAATCTTAGTTGACCTTAAGATTGTCCTCTAGTATTATTACTTATGAAGTCAATTTACTTCTAAAAACTTTTTATGAAACTTAAAAATTTTATTGCTATTGGTCTGGTTACTGCTCCTGTTGCTGCACTTGCTGGATCTTCTCTGAATGGTGCTGGTGCCACCTTCCCATCACCAATTTATCAACGTTGGTTCCAAGATTATGCACGAACTTCTGGGAGTAGGGTTAATTATCAGTCCGTTGGTTCTGGTGCTGGTGTTCGCCAATTCCTTGCGGGAACAGTTGATTTCGCAGCAAGCGATGAACCAATCAAACCCGCAGAGGCAGCAAAAGTGAAACGTGGTGTCGTTCAAATTCCTATGGTAGGTGGAACGATTGCTATTGCCTATAATAAAACTGGATGTACTCTGAAACTCTCTCAGAAACAAACTGTGGATATTTTTGCTGGACGTATTAAGGATTGGAAACAACTTCCTAACTGTGGTAATGGTACTATTCGTGTGGTACATCGTGCTGATGCTTCTGGTACTACCTTTGCTTTCACTAACTCTCTTGAATCATTTGGTGGTTGGACTTATGGTGTTGCTAAATCCGTAAACTGGCCTACTGGTATTGCTTCTAAGGGTAACGAAGGTGTTGCTGGTACGATCAAAAACACTCCTGGTTCTATCGGTTATGTAAATACTGGATTTGTTCGTGCCAACAAACTCCAAGCAGCAGCAATTCAAAACAAGGCAGGTAAGTTCATTCTTCCTTCTGCTTCCACTGGTTCTGCTGCTCTGAATAGTATTACTCTAGATACAAACCTTGCAGGTGAAAATCCTAATCCTTCTGGTGTAAATGCATATCCCATTTCTACTCTGACATGGATTCTTGCCTATAAGACTGGTAATGGTTCTAAGGCAGGTGATATTCGCTCTGCTCTAAACTATGCTCTAAGTTCTAAGGCACAGATGATTGCTGATGACCTTGGATATGTTCCTCTTGCTGGAAGTGTTCTAAACAAAGCACGTCTTGCAGTTGGTCGTATCGGTCAGTAAATTCCGACAAAATAAGTATCAGATAATACCAAGGGGTGCTTGACACCTCTTTATTTTTCCTATATAATTGTGTAACAATTCGTAATAAAACGAAAATGACTGTAACAAAAAATGAATTTGGACAAATGAATATGTGGGCAAAAGAACCTTCGATGTATATGACGAAGGAAGATCTTGAACGTTATGGTATTGAACCTTATGCAGAAAAAGCGGAGAAAATGAATGGACGTTGGGCAATGCTCGGCATTATTGCTGGTGCTATTTCTTATGCTCTCACTGGTAAACTTTTCTTCGGAGTCTTCTGATTGATATGAGTGCTGGAATGCTCGGGCAATTTAATCTTGCCCTTCAAGAACTTGTAGAATCAGGTGCCTGGGATAAAGATGATGAACTTAAAGTTTGCATCGCAGGCACCTTACCTAAAGATAAATTTATTGTCATTCAAAACATTACTAAAAGAGGAGAAAAAAAATGAAAAATCTTTTTACTGAGAAAGCAGAACGTATTAATGGTTGGGCTGCTATGATTGGAATTATTGCTGGTATGGGTTCTTATCTTGCCACTGGTCAACTGATTCCTGGTGTATTCTGATGGAGGTTACTATGCGTAAAGAAGGTTATCAAATTGCTCAAGTTGAATTTGTATTTCGTGAATCTGGCGAGTTTGTAACTCGTACAACTGAAGATCTTTTCAATGGAAAACGTGTTGTCATTTTTAGCCTGCCTGGTGCTTTCACTCCTACTTGCAGTGCCTATCAGTTACCTGGATTCGAAGAGAAATACAACGACTTTCTTGGTCTCGGCATCGACGATATTTATTGCGTCTCTGTTAATGACGGGTTTGTGATGAACGCCTGGGCACAAGATCAAAACATTAAAAACGTAAAACTTATTCCCGATGGAAATGCTTATTTCACCCGTTCGATGGGTATGCTCGTTCGTAAATCAAACCTTGGGTTCGGTGAGCGCAGTTGGCGTTACGCTGCTGTGGTGAATAACGGAATCATCGAAAAACTTTTTGTTGAGGATGGACAACGTGATAATGCAGATTCTGATCCATATGAGGTAACAACTCCAGAAAATGTTTTAAATTATCTAACACTTTCACAAAAACCTGTTGCAGTTTAAATTTATTCCCCCTTCTACAAGGGGGATTTTTTTATAAATATCTCAGTGTCGCAAAAATATTTCAAATGACATTAGATCTTCATAACTTTTTTAAGTATTATGATGATAGTAATTCAAACCATGTAGCAGCAGTTCAATGGTTAGAGGATAATCTTCCTGCTGAATATATGGATGACTCTGAAACTGAATGGGTTAGAATTTTTAGAACTAAACCTCCAACTCCAGCAGTATTAGATGTTCCCTACTTTAATCAAGTAGATAACTATAGAGATGCACATAGAACTTGTAACTCTTCATCGTGTGCTATGTGTCTTGCTTTCCTGAAACCAGGAAGCATCAAAGGTGATGATGAATATATTAAAAAAGTGTTCGCAATTGGAGATACTACTGACCATGCTGTACAGACAAAAGTTCTGGCAGGTTATGGTGTTAAGTCACACTTTAGTTACAATCTTTCTTTTGCTGATATTGATAAGAGTCTTGATGCTGGGAAACCTGTCGTTATTGGCATCTTACACAGGGGTCCTCTTTCTGCTCCTACTGGCGGTCACATGGTTGTAGTGATTGGTAAGACACCAGATGGTAAAGGTTATTACTGTAATGATCCATATGGTTCATGTAATGATAATTACACTGGCCCAGTAACAAACGGTAAGAAAACCGTTTATACCAAAGCAATGCTCAAGTATCGTTGGTGCCCAGGTGGCAATGACGGTTGGGGTAGAATTTTCGACTGATAGGAGAACAATCATGGCAAAGGTAGATTTACACAACTTTTTTAAATATTATGATGACAAAAATCCTAATCATGTAAAGGCGGTTCAATGGATGGAAGATCATCTTCCCATCAAATACTTAGAAGATAACTCTGAATGGGCAGAAATTTTTAGAGGAAAAAAGACTAGTGCTGCACCAGCCCCTGCCGCTGCTGCAGCTCCAGTCGTAGGTGGTGATGATGTACCTATGATGGGCATCAAATTAATCAAAGAGTTTGAAGGATGTAGATTAAATGCTTATCCTGATCCTCTTTCTGGTGGACTTCCTATTACAATTGGGTGGGGTTGTACTCGTAAGAAGGATGGATCTCCATTCCATCTTGGAGATACAATCACTCAAGCAGAAGCAGACGAACTTTTAATTGAAGAATGCAAACATAATTTCCTTCCATCACTCCGTAAAATTCCACATTGGAATGAAATGAGTGATGGTAAAAGAGGGGCCCTATTATCTTTTGCATATAATTTGGGTGCTGGATTTTACGGTGGTGATAATTTTAATACTATTACTAAACGTTTGAAAAATAAAGAGTGGGATTTAGTTCCCGATGCATTGTATCTCTACAGAAATCCTGGTTCAAATGTAGAAGCAGGACTTGCACGTAGAAGAAAGGCTGAAGGTGAATCTTGGAAAAAAGGTTAAACTTTCACACAAACTAAAATGGAAAACGACAAAAAGGCAAAATGTATGAGTACTGTTATTCGTGTCGCTATTCTTAGTTGGTCTGCTGCTCTTCTTACAGCATCATATGCGGGTCTTCTTTCAAAGATGGATCCTACCTTTATTGCAACTGTTTTCACTGCTTCCGCTGCTACCTTTGGTATTAACACAATGAAAAAAGGTGGAGATGATGATGAGAAAAAAGTAGAACCACGTAGAGAAGAAGTAGTTGTAGAAGCACCTCCAGAACCACCAGCTCCAGAAACTCTTGAAGCAAGAGTAGAAGCATTGGAGGAAAAGGTTGAAGAGGGTGAAGGATTTGTTCAACCTCGTACATGATAAAATGAAGTATATAACTTTAACATTTTCTGTGATAAGTTTGGGCATCAGTACCGCTATAGGTATTGGTGCCTATGTAACTTATCAGAAAGCACAAAAGATTCTTGATAATCCAGAAGCATTTGTTGGTGCCGTTGTAGAAAAGCAAGTTAACAAAGCATTTGAAAAATTACCAGTTCCAAAACTAAATACCAAAGAGTTCAAATTACCTTTCTAATGGCAGATAAAGATCCTTACATTTACAGAATCCGTGAGATTCATAAAGTAGTTGATGGAGATACTATTGATGCTGACATTGATTTGGGTTTTGATATTTCTCTCACTAAGCGAATTCGCCTTGCTGGGGTTGATACTCCTGAGTCACGCACTGCAGATGCGAATGAAAAGAAATATGGACTTGAAGCGAAAGAATGGTTGAAGCACCGTTGTGAAGGTGCTAAGGACATTCTGATCAAGACTGAACTTCCAGACTCCACAGAGAAGTATGGTCGTATTATTGGTCATTTATTCATTAATGGCGAAACAACATCCCTCAACAATCAAATGATTACTGAGGGATATGCTTGGAACTATGACGGTGGAACTAAAGTTAAGAATTTTGCCGAATTAGATTCTAAGAGGAAAAAATGAAAAAATTTTTTTCAATTTTATCTGTTGCATTATTATCCTTACCAGTCAGTGCTGAATCATTAACTAAAACACAACCAACTGTAAAACCATATAGTTTATCAGCAATGGGTTGTATGATTCTTTTGGAATGTACAGAAGGAGTTGAAAAACTTACATCAGATTCTGAATTTTTGAAAGGATCTGAATTTGATCCTTTTAGAGAAGAAATTAAAAGTATTCTTACAGGTCTCGATAAACTTAATGTTCCCGTTTATGTTGCCCCAGAAAGATATTTCACACCAAGAACCGTAGGATTATATAAACCAGAATATAATCGATTTTTTGTGAATGAAATTCTTCTTAAAGATCCAAGAGAATTCTTGGGAACAATGAGACATGAGGGATGGCATACAGTTCAAGATTGTATGGGTGGTGGATTGAATACTGCATTTATGGCACAAGTACATCAAGATTCCGAAATACCTTCTTGGGTAATGAAGATGACTAAACTTTCTTATGAAAGTATGGGCCAAGGTCGTGCTGTGCCTTGGGAAGCAGATGCTAACTGGGCAGAAGAACAATCCAATACAACTGCACAAAAACTTGAAATGTGTGCAAAAGGTCCATTGTGGGAACAGATTCGTCCAACACCAATGACTATGGAATGGTTAATTGGGTGTGGATGGATGAAACCACAAGAAGGTTTATATCCATATAATCCAAATAAAAAATCAGAATATTGTGTAGAGGGAAAATACTAATATGGTTTATTTTAATATTGTGAGGGTATTCATTATTGTTTGGGCAGCAGTTATGATTTCTGCTGTGGAATCAGTTGGAATTCGTTCTAATGGTATGGTGGAATTGGAAAATAAAGCAAGACAAGATACCTACGCCAAAGTTCTTATACTTGCTGTAGGATCTTTTCTTGGTGACGCTGCATTCAATTTAAAAAGAAAAAAAGATAAATCAGAATGACAGTCTAGCAGAAAGTTTTTTTGCAACTTTTTTAGCAGGGGCAAATAGAGATTTGAATCTCTTTTGTCCCTCTTTTGTAAATTTATCTAATATTACATCATCGATAATAATTTTATTTTCAATTTCATATAAAGAATTACTATCTACTTGATCTCTAATATATTGTTCTATATTATCAACTTGATCTACTAAACGAGTTCCTTCAGAAGAGTATTCAAAAATATCAACATGTCCTTCCTCTGCTAAAACATAATGTAATACAGGTTTAACTTGTTTAATTTTAATTTTAAATTTATTTTTTGCTGCTTGTCTAATCATAGGTTCTGCAGCATTTTTTAATGTATTGAAAATAGCAGTTGATGCTACAGTTGCAGCAGTAGTTACTACTGCAACTGCCCCTGCTGTAGCGACTATTGATGGATCTGGTAAATCGAGATTTAAACCAGCAATTGTGATACTAGGTTTATCTGCTGGTATTTCAGCAACTGGAGTTTGAAGGGGAGGGGTTTGAGCAATTTGAGGCAGATTAGGTGGGGAGGTATCTGGTAATCCTCTATTTTTTTCTGGTTGTTCTTCTTGCTTTTTTTGATCTGCTTTTACAGCAGCATCAAATTCTTCTTGTGTCGGTACGTTAATTGTTGGATAATTTATTTTAGGATCTGGTATATTTACAACAGGAAGTTCCAGACCACGAATGACTGGAACTTCCATTGATTTAACAACAGGTGGATCTATAGTTGGAATAATACTGGGTCCATTGATTCCAACCTTAGGAACATTATTGTTTCCTATCGTTGGTATCTCGTTCATTTTCTTACTACAACATCAGCACAGATTTTTGAATATGGTGAGTCAGGATGAAACATGACTCCATTTTTATATGCTTCACCACATTTTAATAATCTAACTAATTCAAAATCTAATCTTGCTTTGTCTGCTTCTGCTTGTTGTCTTGATATTTCTACTCTTACTCTTGATTTGCACAATTCTTGTAAAGAATTATCCAAAGGTAGATTAAATCCAATAGATAATCCAGCATTACCAGTATAAGATTGATAAGTTTCTGGATCTCTACTTGCATTAGTATTCCCCACTAAAAATGGTGAAATACTTAGTGTCGGACCCTGACAACTAACCCCTCCTCCGTAGGTATTAACTGCGAACGGACCTTGTAAGACTTGTACTGCTTGGTTAGTAACATTGCCTGTAGCAGAAGCACTGGGACCAGCAATATTAGTATTACTAGGAGCTGTTTGAGCCCACATGGGCGATACATATAAACTTATTGAGTAAAGACAGATACCGAGTTTGTAGTAGATTGTTGTTCTGTGGTGCGATCTATCCATGTTTCTTTTGCCACTCCAGGACCTAGATAAGTTTCCGAGAACTGGAACGGAGCACCTTGAGTTTGAATAGTGTAATTTGCTCCCTGTTGAGGAGTGCCAGGAATGTTTATATTTGTTCCAGTCACTGTGTATGATGTGCCAGTTGTATATTCAACTTGACGAATCGTTTCTACAATTTTTGTAGTGGTTTCTGTTGTTGCATTTATAGTGCCACGAGTAAAATTGGGCACAACTTGCTCAGCATAAACGGGAGTACAAACGACTCCCGCTGCTAAAAGCAAAGCGGGAGTTATGTATCTCATTTGAATACGCTTAACTCAACACTACGTTGTGCAGTGGCAGTACTTCCAGGACCGCCAGCAGTAACGGTAGGAACACCAGTAGGTGATAATGTACCAGCGAGAGAACCCTTGTCCCCTGCTAATTGTGTAACACTATCCCCATAAAGGTTGGGAGAAGCAATAACTCCACCAGAGACCGATTGAACGGTGACTGGTGTATCAGCAGAAACGAAACTTTCTGAAAAACTAAATGCTTGCCCCGCATTATCAATTGAATAAGTTCCAGCACCACCTACACCACCAAATGAAGTTGCTTGGATATTTGTACCTGAGGCAGAATATGATGCCCCTATTCTTGTTGATTGAACCGCTGCGCCCTGAACACCAAGTTGAACAGAATCAGTAATCTTTGATGTAATTTCAGCAGCACTTACAGGAGTGATTAAGAATAACGAAGAGATTAAAAGTAATCTTTTCATTTTTCTTATTATTGTGAGTAAACACTAAAAGTATTTATCATAAATATTGTTACACTCACTTTCAGAAAAATGAAACGCCAAAGATCCTCTGAGGATACTTTGACGTTGGGACAGAATATTGCTGATCGGTGTTCAAGTGCTGTCGGTTCTTGGAAGTTCATAATAATCCAGTCAGTAATTTTAATATTCTGGATTATTCTCAACGTCTCATTACCTAATAGTAAAAAGTGGGATTCATATCCCTTTATACTTTTAAATTTAATGCTTTCTTTCCAAGCAGCATATACTGGTCCAGTTCTTTTAATGGCAGCAAATCGTCAATCTGAAATTGATAGAAATAGAGCAATAGAAAATCTTGAACTAGTTCAAAATAATTATAAACAACTTGCAGAATTAATAGAAAATATTAATAAACATTTTCATGAGTTGAATGAAAAAATCGACAAAAATAATGATAGTAAATGATTATTCTTCGTATGCTTCTTTGAGAATAGAATAAATCACCCAGGCAGTTCCTACTAGTCCAATACTGAGTAAAATAATTATACTCCAAACCACATCGGTCATTTTTATTTCTCTGAGTATAAACTACTTTTTCTTACCACCGTTCTTTGCTTTTTTAGCAGTAGCATTACCCTGATTTTGTTTTGGTTTATTTGCTTTCTTATTTGCTGCGCCTTTGTTTTTTGCTTTGGACATGTCTTTGTCCTCTAAGGTAACTCACTATTTATTAATCTAAATAGTTAAAAAAACAAAGGCAATGGCAGTTTTTGCGGCAAATTTAGTAATACCACAAGGAACTGATTTCGAACAATCATTTAATCTTTTTAATGAAGATGGTAGTCATTTAGTACTTACTGGATGCGCTGTTACAGCAAAACTCCGTAAGTATTATGGATCTGTAGGAGTAACTACCTTTACTTCATCTATTGTAAATCCAACTCAAGGTGGAATTAAAATATCATTAAATGAAACACAAACTGCAAATTTGACAGTGGGTAGACATTACTATGATGTTCTGGTAACGTCTGGATCAAGCATTACTTCAAAGGTTATTGAAGGAATGATTCTAGTAGAAGGAACTGCATCTTTATAAAATGAAAGTAACTCTATCCACAAATCAAATAATTGTAAAATCGGATTTAGAAAAAAGAATAACGGTAGGTATTAGTTCTTCTAATGTTATTCAAGTTAAACAAAAATAAATTAAATCATTCTGGCAGTTGACGGGAATGACTGTCAGTGTTATGATAAATACAACAACACGTTAAGGAATGTAACAAATCCTTAACAATTGTTCTTGCTGAAACGGGTCTAACCACCTTACTGAGACTAGGCAAGTAAAAGATGTCTCTCATACCCACAGTGGAGGGTGCTGTGGGAAATAATGTAACATCCAGAACCCCCTGGACTTTTACTTACCCTTTAACGAAAAATGACTGCTTCAATTGCTCAACAACGTTCTAATTCCACCTGGGAGTCTTTCTGCCAGTGGGTTACTTCAACCGATAATCGTCTTTATGTAGGTTGGTTTGGAACTCTTATGATTCCTTGCCTGCTTGCTGCTACTATTTGTTTCATCATTGCATTCATCGGTGCTCCTCCTGTAGACATTGATGGTATCCGTGAACCCGTTGCTGGTTCACTCATGTACGGAAACAACATCATCTCTGGTGCTGTAATTCCTTCGTCAAATGCTATTGGACTGCACTTTTACCCCATCTGGGAAGCTGCTTCCCTAGATGAGTGGCTCTACAACGGTGGTCCTTTCCAACTGGTTGTGTTCCACTTCCTCATCGGCATCTATGCTTATATGGGTCGTGAATGGGAACTCTCTTATCGTCTGGGTATGCGCCCTTGGATCTGTGTCGCTTATTCGGCACCTGTTGCTGCTGCATCTGCAGTGTTCCTGGTCTATCCTTTCGGTCAAGGTTCTTTCTCTGATGCGATGCCTCTGGGTATCTCTGGTACGTTTAACTACATGCTTGTGTTCCAGGCAGAACACAACATTCTGATGCACCCCTTCCATATGCTTGGAGTTGCTGGTGTCTTCGGTGGTTCTCTGTTCAGTGCGATGCACGGTTCTCTGGTTACTTCCTCGCTGGTTCGTGAAACCACCGAGAATGAGTCGCAGAACTATGGTTACAAGTTCGGTCAAGAAGAAGAGACCTACAACATTGTTGCTGCTCACGGTTACTTTGGTCGTCTGATCTTCCAATACGCTTCGTTCAACAACTCTCGGTCACTTCACTTCTTCCTTGCTGCATGGCCTGTTGTTGGTATCTGGTTCACCGCTCTTGGTGTTTCCACGATGGCGTTCAACCTGAACGGATTCAACTTCAACCAGTCTATCGTTGATAGTCAGGGTAAAGTGATCAACACTTGGGCAGATGTCCTCAACCGTGCTGGACTCGGGATGGAGGTAATGCACGAGCGCAACGCCCACAACTTCCCTCTTGATCTTGCTGCTGTTGAGAACACTCCTGTTGCTCTCACTGCACCTGCAATTGGTTGATAAAAAAACTGAATAACTGATATAATAAGAGGGTGTAATAACCCTCTTTTTTATGTCTCACAATCACAACTACGAACCTATGCCTGACTGGGTTATCTTGGCAGGTATAGGTATTATGGTATTTACAGTTCTTGTTTTTCTTTTATTTACCCTTGGAGTCATTTATTGGGGTTGACCTCTTTGTTAACTTATGTTAAGATAAATATGAGAAATGATATAGGAGGTTATGACTTCATCTACACTTTCACAACCAATTTCACAAAGAGGATGGTTCGATGTACTCGATGACTGGCTTAAGAGAGACCGTTTCGTTTTTGTTGGCTGGTCTGGACTTCTTCTTTTTCCCACTGCTTATCTTGCTCTTGGTGGTTGGCTTACTGGGACAACTTTCGTTACGAGTTGGTATACTCACGGACTTGCGAGTTCCTATCTTGAGGGTGCAAACTTTCTTACTGCAGCAGTTAGCACTCCAGCAGATTCTATGGGTCATTCTCTTCTTCTTCTCTGGGGTCCTGAAGCTCAAGGGGATATCGTCCGCTGGTTCCAACTTGGGGGACTCTGGACTTTTGTGGCGCTCCACGGCGCCTTTAGTTTGATTGGTTTTATGCTTCGCCAGTTTGAAATTGCTCGATTAGTAGGCATTAGACCTTACAATGCAATCGCATTCTCTGGTCCTATCGCAGTATTCGTTTCTGTATTCCTGATGTATCCATTGGGACAATCCAGTTGGTTCTTCGCACCTTCCTTTGGTGTTGCTGCTATCTTCAGGTTCCTTCTGTTTCTTCAGGGTTTCCACAACTGGACTCTCAACCCCTTCCATATGATGGGAGTTGCTGGTATACTGGGAGGTGCTTTACTTTGTGCAATTCATGGTGCAACAGTTGAAAACACCCTCTTTGAAGACGGGGACAAAGCAAACACCTTCAAAGCCTTTGAACCTACACAGGAAGAGGAAACTTATTCAATGGTTACTGCGAACCGATTCTGGTCACAGATATTTGGTATTGCTTTTAGTAACAAGCGTTGGCTTCACTTCTTCATGTTATTTGTTCCTGTCATGGGTCTGTGGACTTCCAGCATTGGTATCATTGGTCTTGCCCTTAATTTACGTGCTTATGACTTTGTGAGTCAGGAAATTCGAGCAGCAGAAGATCCAGAATTTGAAACCTTTTACACCAAAAATATTCTTCTAAACGAAGGTCTTCGTGCTTGGATGGCACCTACTGATCAACCTCATGAGAACTTTGTGTTCCCAGAAGAGGTTCTTCCGAGAGGTAATGCTCTTTGATTTTATGAGACCCGAAAGGGTCTTTTTTATTCTTTATAAGTAATATGGAAGCAAATAAAATATGAAAAAAGTAGCAATTTTCGGTTCAGCAAGAACAAATCCAAAATCAGGTCTTTACAGTGCTGTAGAAAAACTTGGAAAAAATATTGCTGAACAAGGATGGATTGTGGTTACGGGCGGAGGTCCAGGAACCATGGAAGCAGCAAATAAAGGTGCAATGAGTATTTGTGGTGATGAAAGACTTTGTTCAGTCGCAGAGGCGATTTATCTGCCCTTTGAGGAAGGTGTAAATGCTTATGTGCAGGAATATGAAAAGCATCAGACGTTCTATTCAAGATTAAAAACTTTTGCAGAATGTGATGCTTTTGTAGTTACTCCTGGTGGGATTGGAACTCTTCTTGAAATGGCAATGATCTATCAATTAGTTCAAGTAAATCATATTGATAAAAAACCAATTATTTGTGTTGGAAGAATGTGGAGAACACTTAAGCATTGGATTGAGGAAGAAATGTTAGATAATGGTTTTTTGAGTCATGATGATATGGATTTAATACATTATGTTGATAGATTTTCAGAAGCAAAACATTTACTTAAAGGTCTTCTTACAGAATGATAACATCGGAAACTCCATATAAACTGGCAGAAATTATTAGAGATACTTGGCCTAATCTTTATAGATATGAATCACCGAAAACACAAGCAAATACAAAACTTACGCAAACCAAAAAAGGAACAATACAATCCTTATGCAAATGATCCACCAGATGCTAAGTGTCCTTATTGTGGAGAGAGTGGAAAGATCTGTTCGTATATTAATAGTGTAAGTCGTGGATGGGGAAGGGGTGCTTGCAAGATAAAACACAATAACCTATAATTCCTAAAAGGCATTAAACATATGAATGATTATTGGGTAGTGACAGATAAAAACACAGGTAGGATTATCGCTCACTGTGGCGAAGAAATAGATGCCTTGATGATGATTAGTTTTGATCCAAATAAAAGAACTTATAGAAAACAAAAGTTTATTTTAGATCAAGTTATTACAATCTCATCAACAACAGATAAACAACTTCCTGGTCAACAAGGTTTACCTGCAGCAAAAGAAGTACTTCCTCATATAGAATTACAACAGCAAGTATGGTTACCTGAAGGACAAGGAATTCCTTTAAACACTAAATAATTTTCAGTTTATTAATAATCATGAAGTTTACAATTTATTCGAAAGACGGATGCCCTTATTGCAGCAAAATACAACAAGTGTTAGAATTATCTGAACTTGAACATGTTGTTTACAAACTCAATGAGCATTTTACTAAAGAACAATTTTATTCGGAGTTTGGACAAGGATCCACATTTCCTCAAGTAATTTTAAACGACCAAGAACATCTTGGTGGATGTACAGATACCGTTCAATATCTTAAGGAGAAAAATTTATTTTAATGGAAACAGCAATTCACGAAGTTTATGGTGATGTAGAAAAAGCAATTGATTTTGCTTTTAATGGACAATTCGTTTTGAAATTTTATGATTATTTAAAAATTCGTGGAACAAAAAGATTTGAAGTTGAAGAATTCATTGCAAGTGCCACAGCAAATGAAATTAATAATCTTATAATGGATTTGGATGATTATCTGGAAGGTGGTGCTGATGAGATTCATAAACAACTTCGTGAGGGATATGGTCACATTCCTAAACCTCAAGCAAGGAAAATAAGAAATTACCTATATGGTATTCTTGAAGATGCCTGGAGATATAATAATGACAAAAAACCAGGAAGGAGAAAGAAACAAACTAAATAATTCTGAACTCGATATTAATCGAGGATTTGAACTGTTACTTAGGAATAGGAGGAGAAAGGATCAAAAGCCAAAAACTTTCCAAATGAGATTTGGCAAAATGATTTCTCTCTTCCGACGAGAGATACACTTTTATTTTGAATTTCATTTGGACGTAAAGAAGTAACTCTCGGAGAACCTAAAATGTTAGCAGTAACTCTCACCATCACAACATTAGTATCAATAATGTTTTTGATTGTTGGTTGTATGTTAGGATGGATAGCAAAGCAGCATTTTTATGAAAGAAGTTATTTTTCTTCTATGCATCCAGAAATGTTTGACCACAATGGAAATATAATTCCAGACGAAATTTTAGCAGTGAGATTTGAAAACGATTATGACACAAACTACGACGAAGAAGAAGACGACTAGTAATAGATCTACAACTACTAGTATAGAACTTCCAACTAACCCCTTTGTATTTGAAATTCTTGAATTAGCATCAAAGCAAAAAACAAACGTAAAAAAAGTAGAAGTTCTTCAAAAATATGAACATGATTCTTTAAAGAGTGTTCTGATTTGGAATTTTGATCAATCTATCATTTCTCTTCTTCCTGAAGGTGAGGTTCCTTATGGTGATATTAATGATCAATCAGTTTATTCTGGGACTCTTTCAAATAATCTTTCCATGGAAGCAAGAGGTGGTGAATCTGCCACTGGACAAGATTTAGATGGAAGAGGAAGAACTTCTTTAAGAAGGGAATATCAAAACCTCTATCATTATGTAAAAGGTGGTAATAATACTCTTTCGAGTATTCGTAGAGAAATGATGTTTATTAACTTACTGCAAGGACTGCATCCCCGTGAGGCAGAAGTTCTTTGTCTTGTTAAGGATAAAAAGTTAAGCGATAAATATAATATCTCATTTGAAAATGTTAAAACTGCTTATCCCGATATTACTTGGGGTGGTCGTTCATGAATTCTACTATGGAGAAAGAGATGGCAGATTGGACTAAACAAGAAAAAGAAGAATTGCCATCTCAATATGGATGTGAATTAATTTACGAAAGGGCAACTTTAGAATTAGCAAAGGATAAGTCTTTACCTAATGATGCTTATCTTGTATTTTATGAAGTTGACAATAACATGAGAATGGACGTTTGTAGAGGAAGTAGAAGAGTAGATATCTTTGATCTTTATTACGATAAATTTGGTCCAGGATCTGTTAAAAAAATTACCTGGGGTTATGGCAGGAAAAATCCAAAACTCTGGGGTTATAAAGCACCTGAGAAAAAGAAAAGATCATGAGTGAAGGATTTAGTGAAGAAAAACTTGAAGTAGCGATTAATAAAGATGAAGTTGATAAATTGCTGAAGCAATATAAAAAAATTAAAAAATATATGAAATCTTCTTTATATACAATCAAAACTCTTGATGGAAATGAAAAAATTGTAAACGATTTATTAAAAGAACTGGAAGACGAATCTGATGGGAAAGCATTATCTACTTAATCTATTTGGTTGTTCGTTTGTTTTATTAGATGATGAACAATGTCTTATAGACTTATTGGAAAATGCTGCCGCAGCAAGTGGAGCAACAGTTGTTCAAACGATCTCAAAAAAGTTTGAACCTCAAGGAGTAACTGTAATATGCTTACTGTCAGAAAGTCATATAAGTATCCATACTTGGCCTGAAGAAGGTAAAGCAGCAGTTGATGTATATACTTGTGGAGATTGTAATCCAAAGATTGGATGTGATATAATTATTCAACAACTCTACGCTACTGATCATACATTGAGTTATATAGAACGATGATACTTGGGAGGATTGACAACCTCCCTTTTTTTATGTAAAATGTATTTGTGATATCATATATCAATGGACAAGAAAAAACTAGAACTAATCATCTCAAATTTAGAATATTCAATTCAATCTTTAAAAGAAGAACTTCAACTTGAAGATAAGCAAGAATATTCTTATGAAGAAATTACATCTCATGTTGATGACTATGATGAAATTTTTGATGATGAAGCATATTCAGATTGAGGAGTATAAATGAAACCAACCGTTAAATTAATTTCTGCTACGCCTGATGCCGAAAAGCATATTGCTTATTGTGCTAGGGTAAGTAATCCAAAGAATCAAGAAAACTCTAATTTTGAAGGATTGCTTAAATATTGCATTAAACATCAACATTGGAGCATCTTTGAACATGCTTTCCTTACTGTTGAAATTAATACATCGTTGGCAATTGCCACTCAAATACTTCGACATCGTTCATTTACATATCAGCAATTCTCGCAAAGATATGCGGACAGTACTGAACTTCAAGTTGAACTTTCTACGCCTGAACTTCGACGCCAAGATACAAAGAATCGTCAAAATTCTACAGATGATCTTGATCCTGCTTTGAAGGAAACAATGGAAATGCTAATTAAAAAGCATTTTGATGAAGGACTTAACATTTATAATCTCCTTCTTGCTCAAGGAGTTGCAAAGGAATGTGCAAGGTTTGTACTCCCACAAGCAACACAAACAAGATTGTATATGTCTGGCTCTGTAAGATCGTGGATCCATTATATTGATCTTCGTTCTGCTCATGGAACTCAAAAAGAACACATGGAGGTAGCAGAAGCAATTCGATGCATTTTTACTTGTCAGTTTCCCACAATTTCTTCAGCACTTGGGTGGACTAGAGAAAACTGTCCAGAATGTGTTGATGCTCCATCTATTACTATGGAATAAATAAATTATCTTGATTTTATAACACATGGCGACGTATCCCGTTATTAATAAAAACACTGGTGAACAAAAAGAAGTGGAAATGAGTGTCCACGCCTGGGACCAGTGGAAGAAAGAAAATCCAGATTGGGACAGAGATTGGTCTGACCCATCAACTTGTCCTGGTGCTGGAGAAGTTGGTGAATGGAGAGATAAACTCATCCAGAAAAACCCAGGTTGGAATGATGTTTTACATAGGGCATCTAAAATGCCTGGTTCTAAAGTCAAAAAACTCTAAAAAAATATGGCAAGAAGCAGAAGAAAAGGTGGTGAACAACCAATTGGTGTTGGGATGACTACCAGAGCAATGAGGAAAAATAAAAAGGCGATCAATTCTGATCTTCTTCTTGATATCGATCCTCTTACAGAAAATCAAGAACGACTTTTTCAATCTTATAAGGATGGAAAAAATTTAGTTGCATATGGTGCCGCTGGAACAGGAAAAACTTTTATTACATTGTATAATGCAATAAAAGATGTTCTTGATGAACGTAGTCCATATGACAAGATCTACATTGTAAGATCTCTTGTTGCCACTCGTGAGATTGGTTTTCTTCCTGGAGATCATGAAGATAAATCATCTCTTTATCAAATTCCATACAAGAACATGGTAAAATACATGTTCCAAATGCCAGATGACGCATCGTTCGAAATGCTCTATGGAAACTTAAAAAATCAAGGAACAATTTCTTTCTGGTCTACTTCATTCATTCGCGGAACCACTTTGGACAATGCAATTATCATTGTAGATGAGTTTCAGAATTTAAACTTCCACGAACTTGATTCAATCATTACTCGTGTTGGTGAAAATACTAAGATTTGTTTCTGTGGTGATGCAACTCAATCAGATCTTGTTAAAACAAATGAGAAGAATGGTATCATTGATTTTATGCAAATTCTTCGTGTAATGCCATCATTTGATATTATTGAATTTGGTATTCCTGATATTGTTAGATCTGGACTTTGCAAAGAGTATATTGTAGCAAAAACTCAATTAGGATTTTAATTTGTTATGTTTAATCATGTAGATATTGAACTCCCAAAGTTAGTTCGTGAAACTATTGATGGTGTTCGTTGGTATAGAAAAGAACATGAGACGGATTTAAAAAAGTTCGTCTCTATTACTTCTGTGACTAGCAACTATAAAAAAGAGTTCTTCAATCAGTGGAGACAAAAAGTTGGTGTAGAAGAAGCAGATAGAATTACTAGAAAAGCAACAAGTAGAGGTACTGATGCTCATACTTTAATTGAACATCATCTAAAAAACCAAGAACTTCCAAAAGTTCAACCACTTTCTGAAATGTTATTTCAGATTGCTAAACCATCTTTAAATCGTATAAATAATATCTACGCATTAGAAGGATCTCTCTATAGTGAGTTTCTAGGAATTGCTGGAACTGTAGATTGTATTGCTGAGTTTGATGGAGAACTTTCAATTATAGATTTTAAAACATCTGCCAAGCCAAAACCAAGGGAATGGATTGAAGGTTATTTTGTTCAATGTTGTGCGTATGCATGTATGTTACATGAATTAACTGGACTATCAGTTAAGAAATTTGTAATTATCATGTCTTGTGAAAATGGAGAAGTTGAAGTTTATGAAGAATATGACAAGGCAAAATACATTAAATTACTTACACGTTACATTAAAAAGTTTTTAAAAGACAAACTTGAGATGTCTTGACTCGTTTATAATTTTATCTTATAATAGACAACAGTATTATGGTGTAAAAAAAATTGTACATAACAGTGTTAGATCGAATGGAAAATGAAGTAGAAAAGGCATTTCAAGATAAATTTTTTTGTCCTTCACGATTTGCACAGGAAATTGAATCTCTTGTGCAAATTAATAAGGAGATGAATTACATTGATGCAATTGTTCATTTTTGTGAAAAAAATAATATTGATTTAGAATCAGTACCAAAACTAATCTCTAAACCATTGAAAGAAAAAATTAAGTATGAAGCAATGGAGTTAAACTTTTTAAAGAAAACTTCCAGAGCAAAATTGGTATTTTGATGAATGGTTCCTTTTGATACTTACAAAACTTATATTTCAATTAAAAATCATTTTACAAATAAAAAATACGATTATCATAAGTACGCTGGAAAAAATAAAGCGTCATTAGAATCTTTCTATAAAAGAAAGGATAGATATTGGTTTGAAAAATTATCAAGGCAAAAAGAAGATAAGGATGTGATAAATTTCTTTGTTGCTAATTTTGTTTCATCTACAGATCCAGGACAACTGTGGATGGGAAATTTAATTAAGGAAGGTGAAAAAACTTATGTAGAGTGGAAAAGAAAAATCGAATCACTCTCTTATGTTTTTAAACAAGAATCAATAGATTTATTTTCTGAGTATAAATTTCAAGATGTATTCTCATGTAAGAATGGATCTCACCCAATAGTATTAAAAAAGTTTTTAAGTGGGAAGATCAGTCTTGAAACTATGGTAATCTATGATAGAATATTCTCGTACTCCAAAAATTTCGACAAACAACTCAAGGATCCAATTTGGGAAATGGTTAGTTTAAAACTAAACAAGTATTCTTCTTTTCTAAATATCGATGTATTCCATTATAAAAAAATTCTGAAGGAAATAGTAATAGGAGGAAAATGAACTTTTTTGATTCAGAGGTTGTTAGATCTGAAATGGCAGAAATTGCAGAACTTCAAGAAGAAATTTATAAAAATATTTTTAAATTTTCTTTTATGGGAAAAGATGATAAGATCTACCATGTCAATCTCCTCCAAAAACTTTTAGATAAACAACAAGTTCTTTATACGAGACTGAGTTTATCTGATGATCCCGAAGCAAAAGAAATGAAAGAAAAAATTACAGAATCTGCTTCTATGATGGGACTTCCTCCAAATATGGACATGAATATTATTTTTAATAATATGAATAAGTTGATCGATGCAATGAAAGAACAGATTGACAAAGCAGGATCCGACCTGTAGAATGATGGAGTACACAAAGGCCAAATCCAATTAATACGAGGTACACAAATGTCTTTTGCTGATCTTAAAAAGCAGTCTTCACTTGGTTCACTTACTGAAAAACTTGTGAAGCAAGTTGAAAAAATGAATAATGTATCTGGTTCAGTCGATGATCGCTTCTGGAAACCAGAAATGGATAAGACTGGAGTAGGTTCTGCAATCATCCGTTTTCTTCCCGCACCTGAAGGGGAAGATATGCCATGGGTTAAAATTTATTCTCATGCATTCCAAGGTCCTGGTGGTTGGTATATCGAAAATTCTCTAACTACAATTGGTCAAAAAGATCCTGTTTCTGATCATAACCGTGAACTTTGGAATACTGGTAACGAAAAGGATAAAGAAACCGTGCGTAAACAAAAGCGCAAACTGACTTTCTATAGCAACATTTACGTTATCAAAGATCCCGCAAATCCCCAAAACGAAGGAAAAGTATTTCTCTTTAAGTTTGGTAAGAAAATCTTTGATAAGATTACCGCTGCAATGCAACCTGAATTCGAGGATGAAGAACCTATCAATCCTTTTGATTTCTGGAATGGTGCAAACTTCCGTCTGAAGATCCGTAAGGTTGAAGGATATTGGAACTACGATAAGTCTGAGTTTGATAGTCCTTCTCCTCTTCTGAATGATGATGATGCTCTTGAGCAACTCTGGAAGAAACAATATTCTCTTTCTGCAATCGTTGCTCCCGATCAATTCAAGTCTTATGAAGATCTTGAAAAGCGTCTGAACAATGCTCTTGGTAAGAAAGGTGCTTCTCGTGCTCAACAGCAACAGGAAGAAGTATATGAGTCTTACACTCAACCTAAGAGTAGGGAAGATGCTGTGATGGAAGAACTGGAAGAATCTTATGCAAAAAGCAAAGCAAGTCCAGTTCCTGATAATCTCAAACAAGAATTGAATCGCCTCTCTTCAATCGATGATGAAGACGAAGATGAAAGTCTTGCTTACTTTCAAAAACTTGTGGATGAATGATTAGTCGTAAAGTCTAATATTATCTCCCCTCTTCATGGTGCTGCTCACGTATTGAGTAGCACCTTCTTTGTAAGGCATAACCTTATCAATATCATTGAATATAACATTTAGATAAATTGGTTTTAGTATATAAATTCCTCTTTTTTCATTTTCTAATCTCATTTCATACTCATAGTTAGTAACAGGATTTAGGAATGAAGATGATGATACTGTTACATAGTATCCATAGTTATCATCATAATACTCATAATAATAAGAATTGCCAGTTAAAGTAGGGTCTGTAATAATAAATGAAACAGTCTCAGAACGATTGTCACTAAGATATGGTTGTACGACATCTGGAACAGTGTCTAATTCATATGTAAATCTTTGAATAACACCATCGCTAAAGGGACTATTTACACTAGTTACAGTAAATCTTCCATTGTAAATATTTTCAGATACGTTATCAACTTGTACTTGATTTCCTACTTGTAATCCAGAAATACCATCATTAAGAACTACAGTAACTGTAGTAGATGTATTAATACCATCTCCAGAAAATATTGCATTTATAGAATGATTAATTATTTCTACAAAGTTTCCATTTGTTTTCCAAGTTTTGGGCATAACACGACCCTCTGGAATTAAAACTTTTCCAGTAGAATCAGTCAGTTCTATAGTTTCATAATGATGAATTCCAGCGTATAATTCATCATAAGATCCATATCTTTCAAGCATTACCTTATCAAATGTAGACTGAGATAAAGGCCATTCATCATAAACATTTAGAATATTATTTGCTAGTAAAATAATCCAATCTAGTGATGGGTCATTATAAAATTTTTGAGCAACATTATCGGGTCTTTCATCACCAATAATTTGATACTTTTCAAAAAATTGAAGATCTGAAAATATATCTTCTCTAAGTTTTCCACGTTTAAAAAGATTTTTTACCTCAATATAATTTGAAATAGTCTTCTCATTTTTATTTCTATTAGTGTATAAAAAGTTTGGGAGATTTCTGAAGTACTGATTTTCTGCCATTTTAGTATCCTATTACATTTTCTGGCATTGTATATTCATCATTATAAACTGGTTCTAATTCTTGGAATTGTAAAGTCAATTTATAAGTTACCATTGTACCATCTTCGTTAAATGTCATGTAACTTCCTTCTGGAGTATAATCCACATTAAAACTAAGAAGGGCACAATCCTTAATCAAATTTAGTCCAGCAGCACCTTTTCCTTTATATGCAATTTTAAAAATATTTGGTGCCTTTAAAAACAAATCTGTTTTTGATCTTTGCACTGCCATATTTTGTTTAAAAAATCTAATAATCTTTTTCACATTTGTTGCTTCGGGAGCACTTCTGGGAGACATTTGAAATGTAAAATTAAAAGGTCTTAATGTAGGACCTTGGAAAAGAAGTTCAAAATTTGGATTTACAATTGCTCCCGTTAAACGTGGTAACAAACCTTTAGTTGATGCTGCCTCTTGTGCTAACCAAGTTTGAATTGCAGTGTTGATATTACCACCTTCTTGTTTATATGTATTTGCAGTTCTATCAACTGGACTCTTTCCTTGAGCAAGTGTAGCACTCAAGTCCACTAAAGCTTGATCAAGAGCATTCATTTCCATTCCTTGCCAATTTACTGAATTGTAATCAGCAATTGATGGTTGTATTCCAATTAAACATTTACCTTTAGAACTTCCTTGTGATCTACCACTAAATCCCAATGTAGTTTCATTGATTGTTTTTTTACCATATTCAAAAGCTTCAAATAAAACCATATCCATTGATTTATTCATTTTTAATGGATATTGTAAGTCTCCTCCACCCACAGCAACATTTGATGTTTTTGATTGAATGGATATACTATTAAAATCATTAATTGTTGCTGAAGGATTAGCACCTCCAGAATTAGCACCTCCAGGGGGAGTACCTCCAGGTGGAGTAGCAGCAGGAGCAGCATTGTTTCTACTAGAAGCAACTTTTCCCATTTGTGCTGGAGTTACACCAGCTGATGTTGCAGTTTTTATAATTTGTGCCTGAGTATTTTTATAAAGAGCACTATTTGTATCATTTAAATCTTTTAATGCACCAGTACCTAATATTGGATCTCCTGCTTTTGCGTATTGAGCAATTCCTAAATTGAAAATTGTAGCGGCATCATATTTTGCTACTGTCCAACTTCCAGGTTTTCCTCCTTGAGTTGATGATGCTGCAAGAATGTAATTTCCATTTCCAACAGGATCATATAAGATATTAGTTGTCGAAGAAATTACATTTCCTTGACTATCTTTTGTATATGATACTACAGCTTTTGTATATAATGGATTGCTAGAACCTGTCGTTTTAGTTCCAGCTGGTTGACTTGTACGAGTAATTGTATCTGCCATCAGAAATTACTCCCGCATCCAATCCGTATCAATTTTTGAATAGAGATTAACATCTATTTATTTTTTTAATTATTTATGGCACTCTTAAAAATTTTGCATAGGGAATATTTTTCATATCATTAATCTCATCATTATTAATAACATGATATAAACTTCCCACTTCTGCCCAAGTGTAATTTCTTTGAGTTCCCCAATGAAAATTAATTCCTTTAAATCCCCATTCCTCTGTAGATAAAACTGCAACTAAAGGATGTTGATCATATAAAAGTTTTGGAGTTTTTGCATTATAAACAAATGTGAAATAATTTCCAGGTTGCGGAAAAGAACTGGTTTCACTGAAAACTTTCATAATAATATCCATGATTAATGTAGGATCATCAATTCCTCTTATTTTTTGTTGAAGAATTTTAACTCTATTTTGTTCAGTCTTTACATCCTGATCAATTTTTTTGCTTATCTTTTTTTGCTTATAATCAGGATCATTAGAAATGATACTAATTAATTCTAACTTTGTTAGACTATTATAATTTCCTATCCTACCTTGACCACTTTTAGTAGTATAATAAACTGAATAGTTTTGTGCGATTTGAATTAATTCACTTCTCGAAAATTGAGATAATGGTCTTTCGTAACCAGTTAAAAATGCCATTACTTAATACCTAATTCGTTTTCTGTAATGATTTTAAATTCAAGCATATTATCTTTACAAAATTCTTCTGCTGCTTTCCACTTTGCTTGATTTGTTGCGTAAGTATAAACCTCATTCAAATATGATCTAGTCACTTTTGATTTTTGTTTAGGAGGCATTGTTTGACGTTGAGGTTTAATCTCTACAATATATTTTTTAATTTCCCCAGTGCTTTCTTTAACTTTCATAATAAAATCTGGATAATAAGTTCTTACTCTTTTTCTTACAGGATCATAGTATTTTATTCTTATTTCTTCAGATCCCCAAGCAAGAATGTTTTCATTTAGATCACACCATCTACAGAACTTTCTTTCCCAACTACTTCTGCAAATAATATTATTAGGATTACCAATATATTTTTCTGGATAAGATGGTTTGTATATGCTTTTAATACTTTCTGCCATAATCTTACCTACATAATATATCAATAAATGTATTTATAGATGGGCGCTTCACTTATAAAAACAGATTTTATAAAGGAAAAAATATTACGTCCTTCTTTAACGTCTCATTTTGTTTGTGATTTTACTCCACCTTCAAATATTCAAGATAAAATGAAATTATGGGGAGTAACTAATAGTCCAGTCAATAATAATGATAATCTTTCTTTGTTATGTGCTGAAGCATCTCTACCAGGATCATCAGTAGCGACTGTTGACATTGAAAATGATTTTCATGGAGTTTCTGAAAAACATGCTTACAGAAGATTATATGATGATCGAGCAGATTTTACATTTTATGTAAGTATAAGAGAAAAAAATGAATATTATGCAATTAAATTTTTTGAGGCGTGGATATCACTAGTCGTAAATGAACAATACGATGCTGGTCCAGTTCCTATTCAAAATTCAGAATATTATTATCGTGTAAGTTATCCAGAAAGTTATTATGCAAAAGATTTAAGTATTACAAAATTTGAAAGAGATTTTTCACTAGGAAATTCTTCGTTATTGACATACAAATTTGTAAATGCATATCCAATTAGTATTAATTCAATGCCAGTTACATATGAACAATCTGAATTATTAAAGTGTACTGTATCTTTCTTCTATAGTAGATATTATATTACATCTACAGGATCTCAAACACCAACATCAGTTAAAAATGTAAATGCTCCAGGAGTGCCAGAATTAAATCGTTCTTATAGTTCTCCATTACCACCTTCAGTGATCTCTCAATATTTGGGAGATCCTACAGGAGCATTTTTAAATGCTAGTCAGACATCAAATTATTTTGATCAATCATCAGTATCAAAGTTAGGAACTCGCCAAACTATCAGTAGATAACCAGAATAAATAAACACATCTGAAATATTCTATAAGAGATTATGCCTTTACCAAAGATTTCTACACCAACTTATGAGTTGGAATTGCCTTCGACTGGACAATCAATTAAGTATCGTCCATTTTTAGTTAAAGAAGAAAAACTTTTAGTTCTTGCTTTAGAATCTGAAGATACAAAACAAATTACTAATGCTATTAAAACGGTAATTAAAAATTGTATCGAAACTAAAGGAATTAAAGTAGAACTACTTCCCACGTTTGACATCGAATATCTTTTCTTAAATATTCGCGGCAAATCTGTAGGAGAAGAGATCGAAGTTAATATTATTTGTCCCGATGATGAAACAACTACAGTTCCTGTAAAAATTAATATTGATGATATCAACGTAGAAAAGAAAGAAACACACGATAAGCATATTAAAGTTGATGATTCTATTATGATGGAAATGAAATATCCATCATTAGATCAGTTTATTAAAAATAATTTTGATGTTTCATCGAGTAATATGGAACAATCATTTGATCTAATAGCATCATGCATTGATAAAATTTACACTGATGATGAAGTGTGGGTTGCTGCGGATGTTACGAAAAAAGAATTGAGTGAATTCTTAGAACAAATGAATTCAGCACAGTTTAAAAAGATTGAAGAATTTTTTGAGACCATGCCAAAATTATCACATAAAGTAAAAGTTATAAATCCAAATACAGAAGTAGAAAATGAAGTTGTTCTTGAAGGGTTATCGAGTTTTTTCGTATAGGAATGATCCATATGGATCTTGAAAATTATTTTAAATTAAATTTTTCCTTAATGCAGTATCATAAATACTCATTAACGGAGATTGAAAATATGATTCCTTGGGAAAGGGATATCTATGTTGAACTTTTAAAACAGCATCTGGAAGACGAAAAACTCAAGCAGCAACAGCAAAATGCCAGATAATATTAATGTTAATTCAGAAGAACTCAATGAAGTAATACTTCGTTCATTAAAATTATCTGCTAATGCTGTATTATCATATCAACAATATTTTAATATTCTTAAAAAGAAAATTTCAATGTCAAATATGGCAGGCGGAAGTCTGCCAAGAGAAGAAGAAGAAATTTTAAGACAAGAATTATTAAGAGTTTTTAAACTTGGTACTGAAGGTAGAAAAAAGAAATTTAAAATTAAATCTAAAAAAGTAAAAGTTAGTAATAAAAAAACTAAAGAAAAGGCACCAACAAAAGAAGATCAGAAACAAAGAAGAACTGATGGTGGAGGAGCACTGGTAAAATCTGAAAAGAAACCTGCTTTTGTACAAAAATTTGTACCTACTAAAAAAGAAGATGATGCAGTTAAGCAATCATTAGATGATATTCAAAGTTCATTAGATTCTATTGCAAATATATTATCTAAGGAATATAAGAATCAAAGAAAAATTGATGAATTGGGTAGAAGAAAAAAGGAAAACGAAAGAAGAAAGAAAAAAGAAGAATTACTTGAAGGTGCAACAAAACCAGTTATTAATGCTGTTAAAAGATTCTTATCTCCACTAAAATCATTCTGGGATAAATTAATTAATTTTATTACATACACTCTATTGGGAAGAGCATTTAATATGTTCTTGGAGTGGTCATCTAAACCAGAAAATAAAGAGAAATTAAAATCTTTAGGTAACTTCTTAAAGACATGGTGGCCTACTCTTCTTGGCGCTTTTGTATTATTTGCAACTCCTCTGGGTGGATTTATTAGATCCGTTGTAGGAACTGTAGCAAAATTAACGTTACAATTATCTAAATTTGCTATACCAAAATTACTGAGATTTATGACAAGTCCTGCTGGAATAGCATTAGGACTTGCAACTGCTGGCGCATGGGTTCCTGCAGTTGCACCACAAACTGTCAATGAGCAAGAAAGAAGAACTGATACTGCAAAGGGAAGTAAAGAAGATAAGATTAAACAATTAGAAACTCAAAAATCAAATTTAAATTGGTTCGAAAAACTTCAAGGAAAAGGTTCTGAAATTGATGAGCAACTTTATCATTTAAAAACTGGTAAAACAAAATCATATGGTGGATTGTTTGGTCATGCATTTGGTGGAACTTTAGGATGGTATAGTGGATATAAGAAAGGTGGAATACCATCTTTCAGTGGTGTTGTAAATCATAAAACAGGAAAAACAGTATCTGGTGCAGGACCTGATACACAAATGTTGCCGATGCAAGATGGTGGAGCAGTTGTTCTTCAAAGAGGAGAAACAGTTCTTCAAGTTGGTGCTCGTGAAAAAATTATAAAAGAAAAAGGATTTGATCCTTTAGAATATAATGTTGGAACAAATGCAAATAAACCAAGAAAAATATCCAGCAAAATCTTTAAGGCATCTGGAGGTGGTATATTAGGTTATGCTAATGGTGGAGTTATTGGTGGTAAACCAGACTTTTGGAAACTTGCTGCCTTAGCATCTAAAGAAGATAGTTTACATCCACAAGGACAAGCAGATGTAGCACAAGCAATTTATAATCGATCTGTTGCTGGTTCTTATCCTGGAGGAAAATCTATTGGTAATATTGTTACAGCACCTGGACAATTTGCACCAACTTTTGGAAATCCTAGTGTGTGGAAATCAATTGTAGATAAGAGTTCAGCAATTGCTGCAGTAGGAAATGCTGACAAACTTAACATGGCAGTTAAAAGTATAACTAATCCATCTTTGCAGCAAAATGCTAAATCCTTTGTTGGTGGAAGAACTGATTTTATGGGAGAAAGTCAGAAACCTTATATGAAACCAGGAGATGTTACAAGAGGAAGAGGATATAATTTCCATGGTTGGTTTTATGATACAAAATTAAAAAACCCAGCACCAATTCCTGATATTATTAAATCACAACAAAAAACAACAGATTCAAAACCAAAACCAAAACAAGAACAAGAACCAAATATATTCCAAAAAATTTCTTCTGGTATTCAATCCATGTTTGGTGGGCAGAAAAAGAAGGATGGTGGATTGGTTGGAAATTCGGCAAAATTTTTGTCAGACATTGGAACATCGAAAGGAATGCAATGGAAGGGGCAAGAAAGTGCAATACAAAAACTTCTGGGTATTTCAATTCCTAAGTCAAATGGTAAATCATTTTCTGGATTGATTAAAGAAAATAGTGGAATGGATATTCCAGGTGCTGGTAGAGATAGACAGCATCTTGATGGTGAACCTGGAGAATATGTATTAACGAAAAGAGTTGTTGATGAAATTGGAGTTAATAATCTAGATAGATTAGTTGCAATGATCGACAAAAATTCAAGTGCTGCTAAAAGAGGAAAAACAATTCCTGGACCACCAGTTGAAGATAATATGAGCAATAATATTATTACTTTACCTCCTATTGTTAGATCATCTGCTGATATGTCAGTAAAATCTTCTAGAGATAGACGTGCTCCTCGTTTTTCTGCAACTTCTGGTATTAGAGATAGAGTTAAAAAAGATATCGCTAATAGGTACGGTATAGTACACACATTCTAAAATAAGTAAATGGCACCAAAACTTTTACCATCATCAAAATCATCTTCAATTATTAAATCTAAAAAAGTTTCCGCGTCAAAATTCATGGGAACTGGTAAAAGTTCTGGTGCATTAATCAAATCAGATAAAGGTAGTTCGTTAGTTCAAGGTATTATTGGCGTAAAAGTCAAAGTTATCAATGTTGAAAAATTAATTCAAAATAAACTTTTATTAGAATCTAAAGAAAGAAAAGATAAAAGGAAAGAAGATGAGAATAACAAAAGAGAAGAAAACAAAAAGAAATTAAAAAAGAAAAAAACACAATTCAAATCTTCTATACTTGGATCAGTATTATCAAAGATTACATTAATCGATGAAATTAATAGGTTTATACTTTTCACACTTTTGGGATTTATTTACAATAATATTAAAGGATTTATTCCGCAACTTATACAATTTACAAAATACCTTGCTCCAGTAGGAAAATTTTTTGAATTTTTAGTTGGTAATTTCTTTGAAAATATTGTCAATTTAATTGATTTTGGAGACAAAGCCTATAAACGAATTAGAGATATATCAAAAGGAATTGGTGGAGAACCTTTCGCAAAAGGATTTGATGATTTTACAAGTAATCTAACTAAATTTGTTAATCTTGCTCTCATTGTTGGAATGGCAACGATGGGTGGTCCTAATGTTAAAAAGCAAGGATCAACTACAACAGGAGGAGTTAGATTAAAACCTGGAGAAGGTGGAAGACCAAGAGTTACTAAAAGTGGTGGTGGTCGTGCTGGTGGTATTGATATTAGAAATCCTTTTAGAGAAAGACCAAAAGTATCTACAAGTGGTGGTAGAACTGCTGGGGAATTTGAGTTTAGAAATCCATTAAGACAAAGACCAAAAATAACTGGAGATGTTGCCGAAGGAATTGGTGGAAGAATTGCTAAAGGTGCTGGAAGATTTAGTAAAATAGGAACTAAAGGTATTCCTTTAATAGGACCTCTAATTGATATTGCAATTCGTACATTAATATTCCATGAACCACTTGGAAAAGCAGCAGCAGGTGCTGCAGGTGCTGCTGTAGGACAAGCAATTGGTGGATGGGTTGGTGGCACAATTGGTGGAATTGCTGGATCAGTTGTACCAATTATTGGTAATATACTTGGAGGTGCTGCTGGAGTAACTGTAGGTCAATTGCTTGGGGGATTATTAGGAGATCAATTAGGTGTAGCTTTGTATGATACAATTATGTATTATGCAAATAAATCAGGTAAAAATGTTACTGGACATGCTGGAGGTGGAAAAGTATCTACAAGAAAAGGACAAATTGTTGGTGGAGAAATAAAAAGAAGTCTGAAAAAAACTTCTAGAAAAAAAGTTACCCCACCAGCACCACAGAAAACTATTCCAGGAAAAGATATTGGTGGATTTAGAGAAATAGAAAAAATATTTCCATATCCTCCAGAGAGTCAAAAGATAGTTAGTCCTTTAGGGACAATTATAAAATCTTCAAAAACAGTTAAAGAGATTCCACTTGTTGGTGGAATTATGGGTATTGCTTTGGATCTCGTCATGGGTCAAAAACCAGACAGGGTTTCATATGAAAATTTTGGTGTATCTATTGGAAATTTAATTGGGCAACTTGTCAATAAAGATATTAGACTAACATTTAATGATATAAGAAAATCTATTATTGGAATGGCAAACGGTGGAGAATTAGATATAAATCTTGAAGATCAATCATACATGATTGGAGAAACAATAGGAAATATGATAAGTTCCGTAATTGGAAGATTAATAGATGATAGAATTACTGATATTATCAAAAATATATCTTTAGAATTATCCAAAAAACCACTTAAACTTGAGAACGAACAACTGAGAACTGGAGGAGAACAGGGAGCGGGACCAGAAGGACCTGCAGATTTTAGTGGTTCTTCAGGTGCAGAAAAGGCAATGCATTATTTGATGTCTCAAGGTTTATCTGCTGCCGCTGCTGCTGGAATTGCAGGAAACTTAATGCAAGAATCTGGATTTAATCCAGCAGCAGATAATGGTGGTCACCATGGAATAGCGCAGTGGGATAAATCAGTTAGATGGCCAAGAGTTTCTGCTTATATTCGTTCTGTTGGTATGAATCCAGAATCTTTAGAAGGACAATTAGTTGGATTAAAATGGGAAGCACAAGGTCCAGAAAAACCTTCTTGGACTAGTGTTTCTAATGCAAGCACTGCAGAACAAGCTGCCGCTATTTGGTTAAAAGTTTTTGAAAGATCTGGCGAGAAACCAGGCATGAGAGGATATGATAATAGAATAATCCATGCGAAAGACTTATTCTCAAAATATGGAAGTTATACTCCAAAAGGTGGATATGATTTAAAAGGAACTGGTGTACAAAAAATTATAGATCTTGGTAAAAGACTTCTCACACAAGGATACTATGTTGGTTATAATAAATTCTTTGATGGTTACAGATATGTTCCTCAAGGAACCGCATATGTTGGAACACATACTCCAGGAAGTTTGCATTATTCTGCTCGTGCTTTGGATATATCTGGAGTTGGTGCTGAAAAATTAGATCAACTTTACTCTCAATTAAAAGGAACAAATCCAACACAATTGATATGGAGAGCTCCAGGACATTATGATCACTTACATATTGCATATAAAGATGGTGGTTTAATTGCAGATACTAAAAAGAAAGATTATAGTTCACTTCAAATGAACACTTCTTATGAAAAATCTTCTAAAGTAAAATATGTGATTACTCCAATAATATATGAAAAACAAATTAAAGTTTCTGCAAATAAAAGCAGAGTTTTAGATTTTGGTGATTAAATAATAATATCTAACTTGTAAAAATAATGGGTGCTAATAAGGCTGCCGAATCTTCTAATATAACTTTGTTTGATGTTTATTCAAACTATGGGAAAAAGATCTCAGTATTAGGAGGAGTAAGTGAATTATATTATCATGAAAGTATATTAGATCATACTGTTATTGTTCACGCTACTATAACAGATAGTGGACATAGAGAGAGTGGATCTGGTTATGCTATGATGGAAAAGAAAGATGTTAATTTAACCGCTGGTGAAAAAGTAGAATTACAATTAGTTGATAACTACAATCAAAAGTTAACTCTTACTGGAAATCATCATCTAAGAATTTTACAAACCAGGAATGTTTTAGAGCACGGAAGAAAAGCATCTTATACTCTTGATCTCTATTCAAAAGAAGCGATGGATCATCATCTTTTAGAGACTAGAGTTACAAAAAGATATGATGGAAAAATTCCAGATTCAGTTTATAAAATTCTAAAACAAGATTGCTTAAAGACTCCAAAACCAGTTGAAGTTGATCCAGGATTAAATGAATTTAATTTTCTTGGGCATGTTGAAAAACCATTTGATGTCATTCATTCTTTAGCACCAAAATGTGTACCTGATGGAATGCCAAATGCACTTGGAAATCTTGCAGGTTATTTCTTTTATGAAACTGGTGGAACATCGGGTGGATTTAAATTTAAATCAATTGATAAATTATTTTCTAAAAAAGCAGCAAGAAAATTAATTAGCAATAATACAACTGGATTACCACCTGGATATAATGCAAAAATATTAGATTACTTTTTCGATAGCACTTTCAATATGCAACATCAGTTACTAACTGGTGGATTGTTTCAAACTGAACTGAGAACTTTTGATCCATATTATCATAAGTATGAAGGAGACAAAGAGAAAGCATTTAATTACAAGTCTCAGTTGACTTCAAAAAATATAGGTGGAACAGAAACTCCCAAACTTGCATCAGATCTTAGTTATCAAAGCAAATCAACAAGAACATCAACTAAATTTAAAGATACTGGTGTTCTTCCCAAAGGAAAAAATCTCAAAGAACAATTAAAAAAGTCTAAGGAAGTAAACTTTGATATTGACAAAATTGTTAGACAATCTTATATGAGATATAATAATCTGTACTCAGTAAAACTTTCTATTACAATTCCTGGAGATTTTGGATTGCATGTTGGTGACTTAGTTCATTGTGATTTTCAAGAAATATCTGATGCACAAGAACCATCTTATAGTGACAAGAAAAGTGGTCTATATATGATAGTAGATTTATGTCACCTCATACGATCATTCCCTGGTCAAAGTTACACTAGATTAAATTTAGTGAGAGAATCTATCGGCAGGAAATCATTCTAACTATGGAAAAATCAATTCAGCAACACATCAATGATGATAAGGATCAATTAGATGATCCAAATACTAGTTCTCAACGTCGTCGTCATTTAGAAGATGAACTTGATGCATTAGAAAAGTATCAAGTTAATCATCCAGATGATGATCATGATCCAACAGGATTGGAATTATATTGTGATGCACATCCAGATGCCCTTGAATGTAGAGTATACGAAGATTAATGTTTTATCAAGAAAGTTCCAGTTTTAATTCTCAAAATATTGCTGACAATCCAATCTGGGTTGGACAAATTGTTAATGATATAACTTGGAAAGATAATGAAAAAAGAGAAAAATGGGATACTCCTCAGGATATCCCAGGTTTTGGATCCAGATATAAAGTAGCAATTATTGGAAGACATGATCCAGGTAAAGCAGTTCCAGACGATCAACTGGAAATGTCTGAAGTTTGTTATCCAGTAACTGCAGGATCTGGTCATGCTGGAAGTCATCAAACATCTAATTTGAGAGCAGGAACTTTTGTAATTGGAACATATAAAGATTGGCCTGAAAAAAGAGAACCTATTATCATAGGATGTTTAGGTAACAATGATCAAACCAGATTAGCATCTAAAGATCCACCCAAATCTTTTACACCTTTTAGTGCTTATCTTGTTAGTGGATTACCAGTGGCATGTTATTCAATGCCAACTTATAATGCTCCACCAAAAGAAGGTGGCACAGGTTCAAATGCACTCGGTAATACTGAGGCAGATAAACAACAATTAAAAGATGGACAAACAAAAACAGGATTGGATAATCCATCAAGATGTGAAGCAACTCCACTTCGAGGAATACAATTAAAGATACAAAATTTAATTAAAGATTTAGAAAAAGTAAAAGGAAAACTGAATAGTTGGGAAACTGCTGCATTAAAACCGATTATGTTCCGTGGACAACAAATGAGTCCACAAGAATATATTCAACAAAAAATTGCTGATGCATCCAAAGATATTGCTTGTTTTGTAAAAACGATTATTGATTGGGTTAGAGATTATGTAATTAGAAAAGTAAATAATACACTTAAAGATACTTATTATTTGTTCATGCCTAATGAAAGGCCTGCTGTGAAGAAAGCGCAAAACAAAGCATTAGAACTTTTGTCTTGTCTTTTTAATAAAATCATTTCTAATCTTCTACAAATGATTGGAAAGTTTCTTCTCCAATGCGTAGATAGATTTATTAATACACCATTATGTGCGGTTGAAAATTTTATTGGTGGACTTCTTGGAAAACTTGGAGGATTAATTAGTGGATTTGTAGATTCTATTTTAGGTCCAATTCAATCTTTGGTTGGTTCTGCATTCAGTTTAGCGGGACAAATTATTGGGTTCTTACAACAGATCCTTGGATTCTTCCTTTGTGAAGAGACACCAGCATGTGCAGAAGTTAAAGAGTGGAGTATTTGGGATGGTGCTGGAACAAATTCATCAGGTTTATCACTCAATTTAGATAATGTTTTTAATGCTGCCAAAGATCTTGGAGCAAACATTGCAAAAGTATCTGATCCAAATAACTATGACTTTGGAGGTATGGATTTTAGTGATGTATTTAAAGATACTTGTAATGTTGGTCCAGTTCTTTGCGGACCTCCCACAGTTTCTTTCTTTGGTGGTGGAGGATCTGGAGCAGCAGGTAATGCAATTATTGGTGCTGCTGGTCAAATATTGGGGGTTGACATTACTGCATATGGACAAAATTATACAAGTGCTCCAACAGTCGCATTTTTTGATAGTTGTGGCAAGGGACAAGGTGCAGTTGGGACGGTAAATATAGGAACTGTTCCTGTACCTGGCGCTGGAACTGGCGGTGGAACAGATGGTGGAACAGGTGATACTACGACTGGTGTTGTTGGTGTCACAATTATAGAACCTGGAACTGGATATATACCATCACCAGATGGAAGTTTGGGAGGAGATGGTAGAACTTGGGCAGAACCTGGAGATACGGTAGTTAAACATGAAGATGGAACTTATGATCCTCCATACAAACCAGGAGACATCATAAATACAGTACCTGGAGATGAAGTAACAGAAGTAGGAATCAATACATACAGAGGAGATCAACCAGGACTTGGAGATGGGTCATATCCTGTTCTTTTACAAGTGTGTAAGATTTCTGTCATTAATCCTGGAGTTAGATATAGTGCTTCAGATAAGGTTATCGTGACACCAAATAATGGAATTGAGGCATCTTTAGTGATTGGATCTCAAGGAACAATTGATTCAATTAAAGTTACGAATTGTGGAGTAGGTTATACAGAATATCCAGAAATAACAATAGAAACTGAAACTGGATATAACGGAAAACTTATACCAGAAATAGATATTATTAGAGTTGGTGATAATCCTAGAATACCAGAAACTGTTCCATCTCCAGATCAAATCATTCACGTTATAGATTGTGTAGGTAGAATCTAATGCCAAAGAAAAAAAATTATGAAACCATAAGATATGGTAATAAAGATGGTGAAATTAAATTTGGACACATTCATAATGATGAAGTTTTATCTGCATACATGGTAAGAAGTGGGTATGATTTTAGACATTACACTACCATGGATGCCGATGGTAAAAGAAAAGGATGGACAACTAATAAATGTCCAGCAGTTTATCAAATAGAATGTGGAGAAGATGTAGATTCTAAAAAAGTATCTCTTTATATACATGCAATTAAAGGAGATATTGTATTAAAAGCATCTGATGGAAACATTAGACTTCAAGCAGCTGGTAATATTGATATACTTGCGAATGGACATGATAATAAAAATGGTAATATTACAATAGAATCAAACGAAAAGGTAGAAATTAAATCAAAAAATATTGAATGTACTGCAACTTCTGTAGCAAAGTTTTTTTCTTCTGGAACATGCAAAGTAGTTGGTGATTCAATGTTGGATATATATGGTGGTCTTGCTGCTTGTGCAACAGGAGCATCTAAGTTAAATAAATCTAAATATTCGACTGAACCAGAAAAAGAAAATAATTCATTCTTAGCATAGGAGAAAAATATGTTATTTGATGATCTTGCAGTAGGAAAAAGACTGTTTGTAGGAAATGGTAAACCAGAAATTCTTGGAAGAGGACCTTTGGAAGTTCGTGGTTCTGCCTATATTGAAGGTCCAGAAATTGTAGGTAATCCTAACCAATTTAAAACTCCTTCTCCAACTGAATTGGGAACTTTGATGTGTGGTCAGACGACAAACGTTGAAATGAAACCAATTCCTTTTTATTCATTGTTTGTGAGAACTTTTGCCAGAATTAAAAGTTTTCTAAAAGTTGATACACTTTTGACCGTTGAACTTATCAACGCAAAAATAGTACATACAGAAGTTCTTATGGCAAAAACTAAGAACTTTATAATTGATCATCCAACAAAAAATGATAAAAAGTTAATTCATGCATGTTTAGAAGGTGCAGAAAATGGTGTTTATGTAAGAGGAAGACTGACAAATTCAGATGAAATTAAATTGCCATATTACTGGTGCAAATTAGTAGATCCTGCATCAATTACTATATCCTTGACACCTATTGGATCACACCAAGATCTTTGTATTAAAAGATTAACATCAGATTCAGTTATCATTCAATCCAGACCAGGACAAATAATTGATTGCTTCTATCACATTTTTGCAGAAAGAGTAGATGTAGAAAAACTAACAACGGAGATTGATTCATGACATTTACTTTTAAACATTATGGTACTTTTACTGGACCAAATAGTATAAACGGCGATTATCTTTATGATACTATATCACAAGAAGGAACGTGGCAAAATTTTCTACCAAATGATCCATCATTTAAACTAACTGATATTGCGGTAGTTTTATACAATAATCAGGCAGATTATTGTGGAATGTATGTGAACGGTATTTCTTGCAGTACTTTAAATATTGCAAAAAACACTGGAAATTTATCACTTCTCAATATTATGTCCAGTAATACAATATTCGCTGGAAGAACTATTACAAATGGAAATGTTTTAATTAATGGTGCTACTATTATTAATGGATCTCTTGTAGTAAATGGAGGTATTAGTGGACCTACAATTACCAGTATTTACGCACAAATCGCATCAAAAAAATCTTTTGATATCCCACATCCTACTAAAAAGAATTATCGTTTAAGATATATTTGTTTAGAAGGACCAGATGCTGAAGTTTATATAAGAGGGAAATTAGAAAATAAAAATATTATTGAACTTCCAGAATATTGGAAAAAATTAGTTCATGAGGAGACCATTGGTGTTTCTTTAACACCAATCGGTTATCATCAAGAATTATATGTAGAAAGAATTGAAGACGGTACGAAAATTTTTATTAAAAATAATAAAGAAGAAAATATTAATTGCACATACGTTGTCTATGGTGAAAGAAAAGATTGTAGTAAAAATATTTCTGAGTATAAAGGAACTTCTGCAGAAAATTATCCAGGTAACAATAATGAATATGTAATTAATGGTGGTTTAAGGAGAAATATCTTCAATATTACTTCTTTACCATCAAATAAATAAAGATTAAAGGTATACAATCGTTATTATGGCTGATTTTTTACCAGCACAAGGAGTGCTAACAATATTAGCGAATCAAAAATTAACATTAGCATCTGCTAATAGTGACGGAATAGGTCCAAATCTTACATTGGCATCAAATAATGTATCAGAATATAAAACTTATGCATCTCAACTTGATTCAAAAATACTTCCGTTAATCAATGAGATTAATGCAAAAAAACAACAAATTGTAAGTATTTGTGCATTAGCAGGAGCATCAGTTGGAGGAGGAAAAAATCCACCACTTTGCGGACTTTCAACAATTGCATCTAGTATTACAACTCAATATTCTGGAATTGCAACTAGTCCTGTAATTACTGGTTTTGGAACAGCAAAAGGAGATACCGTTGGATTAGGAACTACTGCAGTAATTGCTTATGGAACAATATATCAAGATACTTTACAAGGATATTATTTTCCAAATTTAGAGAATGGAGTTTACAATACCACAAATCCATTAGAGAATCCTGCTTATGCTAGAATTACATCATCATCAAATTTAGGAATAGGTCAAAGTACTAATTTATTCATTAATGATTCTGGGGGTAGTTTTCTTGGTTATTGTTATGCGTTTAGTGGACCTGCTGGAACATGTGCTGGATATGCGTCTTCAATTTCAACTCTTATTTCTCAAATTACTGCCATAAGATCTAATATTATTTCGAATTATTTAAATAATCCAACTACAATAAAGGGTTATAAACATTCATCACAATTGCAAGTATGGTCTTTGAATAATGTTAAACTTGATAATACATCTAGTTCATCTGCAATTGATAATGTTACAAATATTATCAAGAATATTTGATAGGTATCACTTGACAACCACGACCATCCGTGATATGATAGTGAGGTAATCAAATCAATGAGTAAATGACCTCAGAAATTGAACAGGAAGAATATCTGTCTCGTTGTGTTGTAGACACAAGTAGTCGGACTTTTAATCTTTATTCCAGTCTTGGTAATGAAAAGGTCGTAACTTGTGATACTATGGATGAGTTCATGAACGTTCTTATGTTTGTTCGCAACACAGTTCACGAAGATGAATTAGTCTACGCAAGTCCCCTCTAAAAACACTTGACAGAGTAATATACATATGTTATTCTGTTATACATGCGGATGTAACTCAACGGTAGAGTGCCATCCTTCCAAGTTGGAAGTTGCGGGTTCGAATCCCGTCATCCGCTTACCAAAATTGAATTTTATTTTCATTTTTGGTCGAAAAATTTTCCAGGAATTTTTTTCTATATTAGATTTTTGAAAATTTTTCTAAATAAACAAAAGTAGGAATTATCCTATGAAGTACAGGATTGATGCCAGATATGTATGGTATAATCAAGGATCTCAAATAGTCCTAATGTACTTTATTCAAAATATTCCATTTACTTTTGATGAACTTCCAGATACTGCCAAACAGGATTTGGAATTAATTCATTTGGCAGATCAAGAAAAACGTTGGGATCCTGAAGACTTATATCAAGCATCTTTTTATCTTATAGATGAAGAGTGTCATCCAATGCTTTTCGAATTGGACTTAGAAAATCCAGAAATACTGCCTTGTGATTAATGCCTTTGTAGCTCAGTTGGATAGAGCAGGGCTTTTGTAAAGCTCAGGTCGCAAGTTCAAGTCTTGTCAGGGGCTTAAGTTTATAAAAACTTATATGAAAATCAATCTCTGGTATTGCAAAGATATGAAACAATGGCGCTGGACATTGTGTGATGATTCTCGTCCTATTGTTAAGCAAGAATCAGGTCAACAACCAGATTTAAGAGATGCCATGAACGATGTTGCGAGTACCGTTGAATATATACTTGACAAACAACATAATTGATGGGATAATATATAAGGTGATACTGAACCAAAATCCCTTCCGTGTGACTTCTAAAACCTCCAAGAAATTGGAGGTTTTGTTGTTTGATAAATAATCCATAACGGAACTTACATAGAAATAAAATGGGTCTTTCCAGATTAGATAATTTTCTGAAGTCAACCAGAGGTACAGTTTTATATGTTGACCCTAATAGTCTTGATGCTACAGATAGCATTGAAAATTTAGGAAACTCTTTAACTAGACCATTTAAGACTATTCAAAGAGCCCTGATCGAAGCAGCAAGATTTTCATATCAACAAGGATTTAATAATGATAGATTTGGTAAGACCACTATCATGTTATATCCAGGAGAACATATTGTAGATAATAGACCTGGATGGATACCAAATGCTTCTTCTTTTGTGTTGAGAGATGGTACAACCTCAACAGATTTTACTGCGTGGAATAATATTACAAATTTTGATTTAACAACATCAAATAATGCCCTTTATAAACTAAACAGTATTCATGGTGGTGTAATTATACCAAGAGGTTGTTCTATTGTTGGTATGGATCTTAGAAAAACTAAGATTCGTCCAACTTATGTTCCAAACCCAGCAAATGATTCCATTGAAAGATCCGCAATTTTCAGAGTAACTGGTGGTTGCTATTTCTGGCAGTTTAGTATTTTTGATGCAGATCCAAACTCAATCTGTTTTAAAGATTATACATCTAATACTTTCTTACCTAATTTTTCTCACCATAAACTTTCCGTATTTGAATATGCGGATGGATATAATCCTGTTTATATTGCTGATGACTTTTTAGCATATTCAGATACCCGCACTGATCTGGATATGTATTATGAAAAAGTTGGTATCGTTTATGGACAAGCAACAGGAAGAGCAATTACTCCAGATTATCCTTCCACTCTTGTTGATATTCAACCAGTTATTGATGAATATCAAATTGTTGGTTCTAGAGGATCTACTGTAGGAATTACCAGTATAATCTCTGGCGATGGAGTAAATGCTACCACAACAATTACAGTAACGACAGATACAGCATTACCTGCAATTAATGTCGATACGCCAATTCAAATACTGGGTGTTGGATCTCCTGGTTATGATGGTCAATATGTTATAAATCAAGTTGTAAATCCATATACCATAAAATACTTAGTTCCAACAGTTCCAACTGTAGCAAGACCAAGTTCTTTAGGGGCAACTCTTAATATTGCTGTAGATACAGTAAATTCTTCATCTCCATATATTTTCAACGTTTCATTAAGATCTGTCTATGGAATGTGTGGAATAAATGCAGATGGCAGCAAAGCCACTGGATTTAAGAGTATGGTTGTTGCTCAATTCACTGGAATTGGACTACAAAAAGATGATAATGCCTTTGTTCGATACAATTATTCTACAGGACAATATGAAGATTCTACATCAATAGTTAATCTTCATAGCGATTCAAAGGCAGTATTTAAACCATCATATGAAAATTTCCATATTAAAGCATCTAATAATGCATATTTACAGTTAGTTTCTGTATTTGCTATTGGTTTTGCAAATCACTTTGTTGTTGAATCTGGTGGTGATTTTTCAATTAATAATTCAAACTCTAACTTTGGTTCTAAATCTTTAGTAGCATCTGGATTTAGAGATAATTCATTTCCTCAAGATGATATTGGATATGTAACCCATATTATTCCACCAAAACAAATTGAAGCATCGGAAGTTAATTTAGAATATGACGCAATTGATGTAGCACTTACTGTAGGTGTTGGTAATACTAGTAGATTATATCTTTATGGGGAAAATAATTTTGGTGATCCACCACCAGCAGTTATTGATGGTTATAGAATCGGTGCAAGGTCTAATGAAAAAATTTATGTGCAAGTTTCGCAAGGAGGTGAAACTCAAACATATTCATCACGCATTATCATGCCAGATACTGCGTTTACATATGTTCAAACATCATCTCAAAAAATTGCATTTGTAAACAAACAAAGTGTTACAAATCTTGTTGGACTTGGAAATAGCATTTCTAATAATGTTATTACTTTTTCATATCCACACCAATTTTTAAATGGCGAATCAATTCGTATTTTAAGTGATGATGGTCACTTACCAGATGGCATAACTCCAAATGAAGTATATTATGCAATTACAACTGGATTAAATATTGATCAGATTAAAGTCGCTCAAACTTTAAGTGATGCTATTAATGGTCAAGCAATTGACATTAATGCTCAAGGAGGTAATTTATACGTTGTAAGTAGAGTATCTGATAAAAATTCTGGAGATTATGGTCATCCAGTTCAATGGGATGCTACAAATAACAACTGGTACATTAATGTAAGTACTGTTGCGGAAAATGAAATTTATTCCTTAATCACTAATTTGGGAGTTGCAAACTTAGGTAACGCAACACCTAGAACTTATATTAAAAGAGTACCTGATAGTAGAGGATTAATTGATACAATTTATAGATTGAGATATGTTATACCAAAAGATTCTTCGGTAACTGCAAGACCACCTCTTGATGGATATATCTTACAGGTATCTAATAATGTTATTGGTGCTGGCACGTCAGAAATACAAAAATATTTTAATCCAAATAATGCAACATTATCTAGATCAACAGACTTAAGAAATCCTAGTTTTATTTCTGGAGCATTCTGGTATGGTGGTTATGCATTTATCAATACAGAGTTACCACATAGATTATCATTAGGATCTATTGTTCAGATATCAAATGTAAAGAGTACAGGAAATCCAACTGGAACTTATGGTCTTGGTTTTAATAATGTATTCCAAGTTGTTCAAATTTCAAACGCTAAGCAATTTACAGTTATTCTTACGATACCTCCAGGTACTTTTACAAATAATACTTCTTCTAGAGATTCAAGTCTTCCATATTTCCAGAGAAAATCAACTTATGGAACTTATCAAATTTATAGAAGTTCTGAAATTAAAAAATATATTCCTTCCATTCAAGATGGTGTTTATCATTTAATTATTACAAATTCTTCAAACTCACCAACTGTTACACCATTCAATAACTTAAAATTCTCACAACCAATTCAAAATCTTTATCCACAAACAAATAGAGATAATCCATCATCAGATCCAAATCCATCACAATGTTATGCAGTATCTGATCAAATTGGTAGAGTTGTTATTAATGATCCTCAAAATAGCATCAGTAAGGAATCTCTTGCAAGAGGATTATATGATGTAAATGTTGCTTTTGCTATCACGGACATTTCCACAAAAACCACATATAATGATCATATATTTTACACAGCGATTGATCATGGACTTTCTGGTATTACATCAGTAAGTATTTTATCTGGAGGAAGTAGTTATGTTCCAGGAACTTATTATAATGCAAGCCTTGTTGGTATTGGAACTTCTGTAACTGGCTCAAATGCATCTGCATTAGTTGTAGTTAATGCTTCTGGAAATGTTTCAAACGTCCAAATTATGGATGGTGGTAGTGCTTATGGCATAGGAAATACTTTATCAGTTACAGGTATAGGAACTGCAGGTTCTCCAGGATCTGGTGCAGTTGTACAAGTAACTAGTATTATAGATCCAACTAATGATACCTTGTCCATTCTTGGTATTAGTAGTTTTGCATTCTTAAATTATAATACTCTGTATAGAATTACAGGAGTAGATGTTGGAAAACCAAAAGAAATTAATGTAAAATCATCTGAAATAATTACTGGAATTACGACTTTAGTTCTTGGTACTGGAGTTGTACAAACTGCGGGTGTTTCTAATGCTGGAAAATCCATAGGAGTATCTTCATTAACTTATGATAGAATAACAGGAATTTCTACATTAAACTTTACAAATGCTCATGGATTTAAAGTTGATAATAAGATTAGACTTTCTGGATGTGATGATACATTCTTTGAGTCTAAAGATTATATTGTTAAGAGAGTAAATAATTTATCATCTATTTCTATTAATACTGGTATTACTACAGTTGCAGTTTCTACTGGTGGAACTTCAATTTATGCTTTAAGACATTCATTCTCATCGTATGGAGGTGATGTTGATACTGATAATGAAAATACTTCTGGTCGTATTATTCCTGCATATGGTGGATCTACAACATTATTAACTCAAACAGTTCTTTCGACAACATCAGATAGCGTTGCATTTGTAATTACTGATGCTGTACAATCAGGATTAAAAATTGGTGATTATCTATCAATTAATGATGAAATTGTTAGAATTAGACAAAACGTTACTGGAGATGCAGTATATGTCTTCCGTGCAGTTCTTGGTTCGTTGAGACAAACGCATCAAGCAGGATCTGTTGTAAGAAGAATATATGTTCCTCCATTTGAATTTAGAAGAAATTCAATTATTAGAGCATCTGGTCATACTTTTGAATACATGGGATTTGGTCCTGGAAACTATTCAACAGCATTCCCAGAAAAACAAAATAGAATTCTTTCTGCTCAAGAAGAATTACTTGCTCAGTCTTCTAAAATTAATGGTGGTATCAGTATCTATACTGGAATGGACAGTAAAGGAAACTTCTTTACTGGAAATAAGAAAATTAACTCTGCAACAGGACAAGAAGAAGTATATGATTCACCAATTCCAACTGTTACTGGAGAAGATCCAGGACAGAAAAACCTTAATGTTGGATTTGATGTTTTAACACCTCTCGAAATCAGTGTTAGTCGTTCATTAAGAGTTGAAGGAGGACCTAATAAAAACTTAATTTCACAATTTGATGGACCTGTAATTTTCAATGAAAAAATTACTTCAAACGCAGCGAAAGGAATTGAAGCAACCTCTTTACTATTACAAGGAAATGCAACTATTTCTCGTAAGTATACAGTAGGAATTTCCACTCCAATATTCTCTGGTAACTCTGGAGACGTTGTTTATACTGCATCTCCAGATTCTGGTGGAACATTAGGATGGGTTTATACACGTCAAAATAGATGGGAAAAATTTGGAAGAATATTTAATAATGGTATTGATGGAGTAGGAGTATCGAGTGCTGGTATTAATACAAATACATCAAGTTTAATTGATTTTGTTGGAATTGGACTTTCAGTTAGTACAATAGCAACTCCAACAGGAGTTACTACAGTTGTTATCAATGGAGCACTTCCTTTTGGAAATGTTCTTGGAATTGGAACTGGATCAGTTGAGTCTGGAATTACCACATATATTGGAATTGCAACTCAAATTAACTTTGTGGGATCTGGAATGACCGTTACTGCTTCACCTGCAGTTAATGGAATTGCTACCGTTACTTTCGAAAGATCTCTTCCAGATATTTTTGCTGCTTCAAAATTCATTAAGGTTGGTGCTGCAGCAACAAACTTCTTGAAAGCAGACGGATCCGATGCTCTCATTACCTTTGCCGAAGTTACAGACGCTCTTGGATTTATTCCAGCAAACGCATCTTCAATTCCTTCTGGCAATTATCCTCAAGGAAATTCATTAGTTCTCGATGATTTTAATCTTCCTGCTCAAGGAGGTCCTTTCAACGGAAATAAAACTGATTTTAGTGTTAACATTAATGGTATTGCATATACAACACCAGGAACTGCAGCAAATCTCATTATTTCCATTGGTGGTGTTATACAAAAACCAGGAACTGATTACTTAATTGTTCCATCTGGAACTGGAGCAAATACAAACACTATTCGCTTCACTACAGCACCAGCAACTGGAACACAAAACTTTGGTGTTGCTTTAGGTGGTCAAGGTTCACTGGTAAGTGATCCTATTTGGGATAATAAAGGTGATTTAATTGTTGGTATTTCAAATAATTTATCAGCATCACTTCCATTAGGAACTAATAATCAAATTTTAACAGTTGATACATCTACTACTAGAGGAATTAGATGGAGTAGTGCATTAAATATCACAACTGTTAATGTTGGCACTTCATTAACAGTTGGAAGTGCGGCAACATTTACATCTACTGGATTAAACTTTAATACTGGTATAATCACGGCTAGAACGTTTATTGGTAACTTAACTGGAACTGCTTCTACTGCAAGTATTGCAACAACTTCCTTTGGATTAACTGGTAACCCAATTATTAACGTAAGTGGTGTTACTTGCACAAATGGTAGTGGTATTATAACTGCAACAAGTTATAGAGTTGGTACATCATTAACAATTACATCTTCTGGTATTAATGTTAATACTGGTGTAGTTACTGCCAGAACATTTATTGGAAATGGCACAATTCCAGTTGGTGGAATTATCATGTGGTCTGGAACAATTGCAGGCATTCCAACAGGATGGGCCTTGTGCGATGGAACAAATTCAACTCCAGATTTGAGAAATAGATTTATTGTTGGTGCTGGTTCAGATACTGATACTTATTCAATAGGTATTGGATCTGCAATTTCACCTTCTGGACAAATTGGTGTAGGTTCTACAGGTGGTTATGATTCTACAATATTAGATGTTGAAAATCTCCCACCACACAATCATGGAATTAATTATGCTCAAGGATATAATATTGCGTTTGGTTCAAACGTCGGAATTCCATTAGAAATCAATGATGGTACATCATTACCATTGCAGGGAAGTGGAAATGCATTTGACACTAGACCTCCATATTATGCACTCGCATTCATCATGAGAACTATATAAAAAAATAAAGGAGAACTAAAATGTCACAAACACAAGTAGAACTTTATAAAGATCTTACAATTACAACTCCTGATATTGTAGACTTATCAGTTACGACACCAAAAATCGCGGATCGTTCGGTTACAAGACAAAAATTAGCACTCGATGCTCAAAATTATCCGTTTACGACCCGTGGATTTAGTATGCCACTTTGAAATTAAGTGGCAAGTTCTGTAATTGCTAATATATTATAAGCACCACATACGGCACTAAATGATTGATTTGGTGCCAACATTATTTCTGAAGGAAGTTCTGAAACTGAAGTGGTTGGTACTTGATGCCAACCCCAATATGTAGACCAATATGGATAATAAGCATAATAGTCATAATAATACCAATACCCATAATAAAAACCATAGTAATAGTAATAGTAGTAGTAAGTGTAAGGATAGTACCAATACCTATAAAACCAGCGATAACTACGATAGTATACTAAATTAGCATCATACGTTTTAACTACTTCATTGCCATAAAATGTACTTACTTGCGTTATTCCTGCCCATGTTATTGAAAATGGGTTTTGCATGAAGTTGATTATAAGTCTTACATTTTGCCCTGTGGTATTTGTGTAAGATGGATTGCTGATTCCGCTTAATACTTGTGATGCCATATCAAGTCCCATCCTCCTTAATTATTATAATATTGTATGCTCCAGATGTAGCACTAAAAAGATCACCATTAGCGAGCATTATTTCAGTTGGAAAATTTCCACCACGAGAAATAGATAAAGGAATATAAAAAATATTTGATCCTTCTCCCCACCAAGAGTTAAATCCCCACCACCAGTGATACCATCCCCACCAATATCTTGAGTTACTTGTGATTGGATGAGAATCTGGGTTTCCAGTATTTGTGCTAGAAAAATGAGGAGGATGGTAAGCATTAGTATATGGAAAGTATGTCATAGTAACTCTACTTCCAGGCACTGCTTGACCACTATGTATTGTGTTTGGAGAAGCTTGATTATGCCCCTGGGGAATTGCGTATCTAAATTCACCATAGATATTTTGAATATCCTTTCCAATTGTTGTAGAAGCATTACTAATACTAACTCCAGACCAACTCATTCTCGTGACATTCGACATATAATTAATAAGTAATCTTACATTCTGTCCAGTACTATTGACATAAGTAGGATTGCTTGCTCCACTTAATACTGTAGATGCCATATTATTTTTAGCTAACAATTTATATTATTTAGTTTCTTTATAAATAATATAAAAGCAGGGTGGAGAGTGAAACCCAATGGCAATTAACAAGAATTTTGTAGTCAAGAACGGACTAGAAATTGCCACCAAACTGATCTTTGCAGATCCCGTAACTAATAAGGTAGGAATTGGAAATAGTGTTCCTTCTTATACACTCGATGTCACTGGAAACGCTAATATATCACAAGATATAAGAATAAGCGGCGCCGCAACATTTCCAACGGCAACAGGATCAAATTTATATTATAGTAATTCATTCTTCAACAATTCATTTACAACAAGTGCATATGTAGTAAGTGGAGTTGTTACTACAATCACTGGTACTTCTTTAAATTATTCTGGAATAGGAACTGTTCAAACACAGTTAGATGTTGGAGTTGGAGGAGCAACACTTACTGCAAACGCAGTATCTTCAAATATTGGTATTGCGAATACAAATCCAACACAAAGATTTCAAATCAATACAGGAACAAATCTTGTTTCTGTAACTTCTATAGGAAATGTTGGTATTAATTCCGCAATTCCAACATCTAAGTTATATGTTGTAGGAGATCAATTTGTCACTGGTGTTATTACAGCATCGACATATAATGGACAAATTCAATCTGGTTTAGCAACAATATCTTCAGTTATTGGTACTTCTTTATATTTTGTTGGAGTATCAACGTTTACAAATAGTTCAACAGTTCTGATTGGTACAGGATCTTCAACAGGAACTGCTGGTCAAATTCTCCAAATTGCTGGAATTAATAGTAGCGTTTATATTGGTGGAAATCTTGGAATTGGTAACACAAATCCAGGAAGTAGATTTGATGTTATGTCAGTTGCTGCATCATCAGCAACTGGTGCAAGAATTGGTTTATTGACATCTTTTGTTGCTATTGGAACTGATATTGGAAGATCAATTGAGATTGGAGTTGGACAATCAACTCTCAATACTTATTTGGATTTCCATGGTGCTGATGATACTTACTCAGACTATGCAGCGAGATTGCTCCGTAATACTGGAGCAAATAGTAACTTTGATATCATCAATAGAGGAACTGGAAATATTAGATTAATTTCTAATGAAGCAGGAAACATTGACGTTTATACAACTAATACTCAAAGAGCAAGAGTAGATAAAGACGGATATTTCATTGTAGGTGCTGCCCAAACATCAGGTACTCAATTATTCCAAGTACAAGGTGGCGCTTATATTACTGGAACTGTTGGAATTGGTAGTTCTGCTCCTGGAGCAAAATTAAATGTTGTTCCATCTTCTGCAGCAATTGCTGGTCTATTCTCTGGAACTACAACAGCAGATCTTGTAAGACTCACCCAAACTGGTGCTGGTAACATTTTTGTTGCTCAGAATGCAGATTCAAGCACTACTCCATTCATAATCAACAACTCTGGTAATACTGGAATTGGAACTTCACTTCCTGGTGCAAAACTCCACGTATTACCAACTTCAACTGGAATTGCTGGATTGTTCTCTGGAAGCACTTCAGCAGACATGGTTCGTATTACCCAAGCAGGCTCGGGTAATGCTTTTGTCGTAGAAGATTCATCAAATCCAGATTCAAACCCATTTGTAATTGATACGAATGGTAATGTTGGTATTCTTTCCGCAACTCCAACAACCAATTTAGATGTTATTGGAACTTTAGGTGCAAGAATAGGTTTAACAACATCATATATTGCAATTGGAACAGATTTAGGTAGAAATATTGAAATTGGTCTTGGCAATTCTACTGGAGCAACATATATTGATTTCCATGGTGCTTATAATCTTTATCCAGACTATTCTGCAAGATTATTCAGTGATACTGGAGCATTAGGTAATTTTGATATTGTTAATCGTGGTGGAAGTATTCGTTTAATCGCTACTGATTCAACTGGAAATATTGATTTCTTAACAAATAATATTTTAAGAGGTAGAATTGATAAAGATGGAACAGTTTCTGTAGGAACTGCAACCTCAACAGGAACTGCAAATCAAGTATTCCAAGTTGCTGGTGTAAGTAGCAATGCTTATATTGGTGGTCAGTTAGCAATTGGTAATACAACTGCTGGTTCTAGAGTTTATGTTGTTCCAACCAGTTCAGAAATTGCTGGTGTATTTTCTGGAACTACATCTGCAGATATGGTTCGCATTACTCAGATGGGATCTGGTAATGCATTTGTAATACAAGATTCTGCCGACCCTGATACTTCTCCTTTTGTAATTGATACGTTTGGTAGAGTAATTGTTGGAACAACTACTGGAATCACAATGCGTGGTTTCAATGGATGGATACAAGAACATGGAACCGATGATAATACTACTAGACATCAAATTGTTCGTTGGTCCAATGATGCACTTGGTCCTGTCCATTCATTCCTCAAATCAAAGGGAACCTCTGTAGGTTCAAATGTTATTGCTGCATATAATGATTCAACTGGTGAACTTCATTTCTTAGCAAATGATGGAACCGATTTTGTAAGAACTGGTATCATTAGTGCTGCTGTAGATGGAACAGCAGGACTTGGTTCAATGCCAGGTAGATTGGCATTTTATACAGTTTCTGCAGGTAGTTCAATTCCAATTGAAGCAATGCGTGTCAATTCGGGACAAGTTGTTCTGATTGGTACTGCAACTTCTACTGGAACTGCAAATCAAAAACTTCAAATTGGAACTGCAACTACAACATTAGGTGCTTATATTTCTGGTTTTGTTGGAATTGCTTCAACCAATCCATCATCAAATTTAACAGTTGGTGGTAATGTTTTAATCACTGGAGTTACAACATCATTAGTATTCAATGGTAATATTAATGCAACTGGTGTTTCTACATTCAGTGCCTCAGCAGGACCAGTATTAATTGGTACTGGCACATCGACAGGAACTGCAGGTCAAGTTCTTCAAGTTGCTGGTGTTAATAGTAGTGTATATGTCGGTGGAACAGTTGCTCTTGGCGCAACAATTGCTGGAGCAAGATTATATGTTGTTCCTACTGGTAGTCAGATTGCTGGTGTATTCTCGGGAACCACTTCGGACGATATGGTTCGTATTACCCAAATGGGTACTGGTAATGCTCTTAGGATAGAAGATGCCGCAAATCCTGATACATCTGCATTTGTAATTGATCAATCTGGTAATACTGGTATTGGTACAACAGCACCAAATACTGAATTACAAATTAACTCAGTATCCCCAACAATTACACTTGTTGAAACTGATGCGACTACAGGAAACAGAACATGGATATTCGATGTTGATAACCAAGAATTATTATGGAAAGCACAATCAGATACTTATGTATCTGGTACAAACTTCTTCAGATTAACAAGAAATTCTTCAAGTGTTGAATCATTTGAGGGTGTAAATGCAAGTTCTACTTGGTTTAAAGTTGATAACGCAAACCAGAAAGTTGGTATTGGTTCTACAACAATTTCAACTCAATTAGATGTTATTGGATCTGGTGGAGCAAGATTTGGTCTTACAACATCTTTTGTTATAGTTGGTAGCGATTTAGGAAGAAATATTGAAATTGGTGTAGGACAATCTAATACCGCAACGTACTTAGATTTCCATGGTTCAGATGATTCATTCCCAGATTTTGCAGCAAGATTAATTAACAATCCTAGTTCAAGTGGAACTTTTGATATTATTACCAGAGGAACTGGTAACTTTAGATTTATTACTTCAGATGCTGCTGCAATTGATACATTCACAAATAATATTTTACGTGGAAGAATCACTTCAGATGGAACATATCTTGTAGGAACTGGAACCTCAACAGGAACTTCAAACCAAGTATTCCAAGTTGCTGGAGTCAGCAGTAATGCTTATATTGGTGGTCAAGTTGCAATTGGTTTAACTTTACCAGGAGCAAGATTGCATGTAGTTCCAACTTCTGCTGAAATTGCTGGTTTATTCTCTGGTTCATCTTCATCAGATCTTGTAAGAATTACTCAAACTGGTTCTGGTAATGCATTAGTTGTTGAAGATGAAACAAATCCAGATACAACTCCGTTTGTAATTAATACCTCAGGTGATACTGGTATTGGTACAAATACCGTTGGTGCCAAACTTCATGTATTACCAACCACAACAGGTATTGCTGGATTATTCTCAGGAACCACATCAAATGATATGGTTCGTATTACTCAACTTGGTTCTGGTAATGCATTTGTTGTTGAAGATTCTACAAATCCTGATTCAACACCTTTTGTAATTGATCAGAATGGTAGTGTTGGTATCAATACTCTTACACCATCACAATTATTCCAAGTTGGCGCTGGAACTTCAATAGTTGTTACGACTGGAATTGGTTCTATTGGTATTGGAACTGTAAATCCAGTAAGACCTTTATCAATCTTTAAAGATTCTTCAGCATCCAACCTTTCACAAATTAATATTCAACCACTTACTTCATCAAATGCTTCTGGTGTTCAATTCATAAACGGTAGTGCATCAAACCTTAATATTGGATTACTGAATACTAGTGGTGCAATTGCTGGATTTAGCAATGCTCCTGCTCTTGCTGGATTTATTGGATTAAGTGGATTAAATCCACTTCTGGTTGCCACAAATAATATTGAAAGATTAAGAATTGATCCACATGGAGTTATTTTAGCAGGTGTTGCTAACTCGACAGGAACTGCAAACCAGTTGGTACAGGTTGGTTCTTCAACTACTGTACGTGGTGCTTATGTTTCTGGTGATATTGGAGTTGGAGTCACTAATCCTGGTGCTAAGGTTCATATAGTTCCAAATGCATCTTCAATTGCTGGATTGTTCTCTGGAAGCACTTCAGCAGATATGGTTCGTATTACCCAATCGGGTACTGGAAATGCATTAGTTGTTGAAGATGCTGCAAATCCAGATTCAACACCATTTGTAGTTACAACTACTGGTTTTGTTGGAATTGGAACGACAAATCCAGTTGCACCTTTAACCGTTACTGATGGCAACGTATCAATTGCACCTCTTTATCCAACTGATGTTGCTGCATTCTTAACCAATAACAATACTTATACCCAAGTTAATTTCACAAATACGAATAGTGGAGACAGTGCTTCTGGCGATTATGTTGTAACAGCAGATAATGGCACTGATACAACCAACTATATTGATATGGGTATCAATAATAGTGGGTTTACAACAGGTCCTTCTTGGTCAATTAATGGTGCATTAGATGGATATCTTTACACATCTGATGGAAACCTTTCGGTTGGTGCTGCATCTGCTAAGTATGTCTCATTCTTTACTGGTGGTTTATCATTACTCAATGAAAGATTAAGAATTACTCCATCTGGATTAATTGGTGTTGCAACAACAAATCCATTATTCCAACTCGATGTTGCTGCAGGTGATATACGTGTTCAGAACACAAATAAGATGAGGTTTGGTGGAAATTCTTCTACAACTAATTTCTACATTCAATATAATTCTACATCTAACAGTTTAGATTTCGTAGCAGGATAATATTATGCCAGTAGTAGCAAGATTAGATCAGTATTCGGCAACTTTATCTAGAGAATTTGATGAAGTAACATTAAATTCTGTGAAAATGACTGACATTGGTACATATTATTCTCAAGGATTTAATGAAAATGTTGGAATTACAACCACATTAACATCTAATATCTTTAAACCTTATGATCCTTTAAATGATTTAGTTGCAGAAGTTCCTTTCGGTGTTGGACAGGGAACTTACATGAGACAAAATAATGATAAAAATGTTGATGTATATGATGAAATTGATGAAGTAACTTTATATGGAATGTATGTTAAAAAAGGTTTAGTATTAAATTTGGATGCTGGAACTACACTTTCATACTCTGGAGTTGGAACTCAAAGTGCATGGATAGATATTAGTCCAACAAAAACAACTGCTAGTTTAGCTTCAACAACAACTTCTTATCCAACATATTCAACAGATAATTTTGGCAATTTTACTCTTAATGGTTCATCACATTATGTACAAGTTAATAGTTCAGTTTTACCAATAACGACTAGTTTTACAATATCTGTAATTTTTAAATTTACATCTCCTACTGGAACCAAATATATATTTGATAACCGTGATAGTGGAAATGATGGATTTTCACTTAAAATTTCAAATCAAAGTTTAACATGCGATTTAAACTCAATCAGCACAACAATTGGAATTAGCAACAATTTAAATACTGGACAAATTTATTTTATTGATTTTGTTGTTGATGGATCGGGTGGAAGAACAAAAATTAATAGTTATTTGAATGGAACTTTCAATGATGGTCCATCAACTAGTCCAACACTTTCTTTTAATACTACAGTTTCCCCAAGAATAGGAGCAACAAGTTATTCTCCTATTACTAATTTTTTTGGAGGAACTATTTACTCTGTGAAACTTTATAATCGTGCTCTTACCTCAGATGAAATCAAACAAAATTTCAACATTTTAAAGGGGATTTATAATTTATAAACCTATCCTTACAATTCTATAAATAAAAAAAAGGGAAAATCATGGCAAGGAAAGTTGTATTAGATACCTACTATACGTTTACTCCTGGAGCAAGTGGAGTAGGTAGTGTTGTAATTAATAAAGCAATTCCTAGAGAAAGATTGATCCTGATTACTAATGTGTCAAGTAATCAGGTAATATACAATTTTTCCGATCCTAATTTAAAGGCAAGTTCATATACGATTGCGACAGATTCAAATAATAATACGACAACAACTGTTGTATTAAATTATGATACTTCTGCAATGGGTAGTGGAGATAAATTGCAGATTGTTGCAGATGAATTTGAAGAATCTTTTAAACCAGCAGAAACTTTTCAAGATCCTGTAAATAAACTTAGAGTATCAACTCCACAAGCACTGATTGATACTGACTTTGAATATGGAACTCAACCAACAAAATGGGAAAATCTCTCTACAGTTAACTATAGACCATTTGCATATTTCAACGCAGGTAATGCTGGAATACCTCACATTAAATCAATTAATATTCCAACAGGATCTAAAACTGTAACTGTCAATCTTGCGATTTCATCAGATCCTTTAGTTACTCAAGCAGGTCTTACAACAACTTCTGCACCTCCTGTCGGAACACCAATCAACGTTCAAGATTGTATTTTAAACATTGCGAATGGAAACTTTATTGTTGAATCTGTAAGTGGTGCTGGAAATACTATTTTCACTTATACAGCAAAGGCAGTAAACGCTTCAACAACAATTACAAATGTATATGATGTAAATAAAACGGGAATTTATACAGGAACTCTTTATACAGGTGCAGCAATCGGAACAGTAACTGGTCTTGCATACACTTCATTTGGTGTTGCAGCAGGAGCAGCAATTACTGTTACAACTTCAGTTGCTCACGGTTTAACAGTTGGAACAGAAATTGCAATTACTGGTATTACGGGAGGAACTAATCCTCCAAACGGAAACTTTGTTGTAACTGGTATTTCATCTAATCAAAACTTCACATATTATTCACCAAATACAGTTTCTGGAACACTAGTATCAACTGCTGCCTCTGTTTTTGTGAGACCACAATCTCAATATTTACATAGACCAGCAGATGGTGGTGTAATATTCTCCGCAAACGCAACATCTACATACAATAGCGCAATTCGTCAAACAAGAAGATATTTCCGTTATCAGTCAGGAAAAGGTATTCAAATCAGTTCTGGAACAATTTTAAAACCAACATTCCAGATTGATTCTTTATCTGCCAATCAAATTGGAGTAGGAACTGTCACAGTTATTACAAAAGAGCAGCATAATATTCAAGCAGGTATTTTTGGAACTCAGATTAATTTAGTTGGGTCAAGTGATCCTGCATATGATGGAACATTTACTGTCACAAAAGTTACAGGTCCAAACTCATTCCAATATAATACATCTGGTATCACAACTACAAATCCAACAGGAAACTATTTAATCAATGTTACTGGATGGTATGGTGCAACAAGTAGATTGGGAGCGTTTGATTTCCAAAATGGTATTTTCTTTGAATTTGATGGTCAAACACTTTATGCAGTTCGTAGAAGTTCAACTTTCCAAATTGCAGGAAGAATAAGTGTAACAAATGGTTCACATGCAGTTACAAGATCTGATGCACAATTCCCAACAGCATTTACTAGACAATTAAATGTTGGAGACAGAATTGTAATTCGCGGTCAATCGTATCGTGTTTTAAATATTACTGATGATAATAATCTAGCGATTACACCAGCATATCGTGGACAATCTATAACTTATGCTATTTGTTCTAAGACAATTGATTTAAGAATTCCACAATCTCAATGGAATATTGATCGTTGCGATGGAACAGGACCATCTGGATTTAATATCAATCTTTCCAGGATGCAAATGTTCTATATGGACTATTCTTGGTATGGTGCTGGATTTATTCGTTGGGGATTCCGTGGTACAGATGGTAATGTCATTTACTGCCATAAGTTGCCAAACAATAACTTCAATACTGAAGCGTATATGAGATCTGGTAACTTACCAGCACGTTATGAAACAATGACTGATCCCCCAATTACAAGTATTGCTTCTACTGTAGGATCATCCGATGATTATATTTCTGTTGCCTCAACTGCAGGATTCCCATCTTCTGGTGTTTTACTCTTAAGAAATTCTGATGCTGGACAGAATGAATATGTAAGTTATACTGGAATTGCAGCAACTTCTGCATTTATTGGAATTACAAGAGGTAAAGTAGGAATTGGAACAACTTTATCTCTGTCAGGATTGACTACAAATACAAATGCTGCATCTGTTTCTATAGCATCAACTCAATTCTTACAAATTGGTCAAAGAATTGTTGGAACTAATATTCCAGATAACACTTATATTGGATCAATAGGTGTTGGAACAATTACATTGAGTCAAGCGGTGGTTGGAGTTGCAACGACTGCATCAGTTGCAGCAATGGCAGCAGCATCACAAACATTCTCATATGTACCAGGAGCACCAAAATCTGTTGAACTTGCACTTCCTTCATACTCTCCAACAATATCTCACTGGGGAACATCCGCAATTATGGATGGAAGATTTGATGATGATAAATCACTAATCTTTACATATGGACAAGTCGGACTTACAACAGTATCTCAAGGACCAACTGGAAATACAAGAGCACTTTTAGCAATTCGTATTGCACCTTCTGTCGATAATGGAGTTGCAGGTGGATTTGGAACCAGAGAACTTGTAAATAGAATGCAATTAGTTCTTAGACAACTTGATATTACTGCAAGAAATGCTGGTGGTGGTGGTGGAACACCAAACGTTCTGATTCGTGCATATTTAAATTCAACTCCTTCAACTGGCATTACATGGTCTAATGCAGTTTCAAACATTGGTTATACTCCTAATTCAAGTTTGGCACAAATTGCTGATTATTCAACTACTGGATCTGCTGCATCTCCAGTTACAGTTACTGGTGGTGAAGTAACGGCAGGATTTTTCGTTGGATCTGGTGCAAATAGTATTGATCTTTCAAACGTTCGTGATCTTGGTAATTCAATTCTTGGTGGTGGTGATAGTGTCACAACTAGAGGAGTTTATCCTGATGGACCAGATACTCTTACAATTGTTGCTACTAATTTAAGTACAACAACTTCTGTTGAATTGTATGGAAGACTTTCCTGGACGGAGGCACAAGCATAATGGCAAAACTTAGAGACGGCACAAGAGTTTACGGTTCTCTCACAGTTGATAATAACATAACAGCATCAAATGTTTCTGCTTCTGGATTAAATGCTTCTGGATTAACCAGTACTACATCATTGCTTGTTGGTGGTGGAACTTCATCAGGAACTACTGCAACATCTCTTCAAGTTGTTGGTGTTAATAGTAGTGTTTATGTTGGTGGAAATATTGGTATTGGAGTAACAAATCCATCTACAAAACTTTCATTAATTGGTGATTCTGTTTTTAATGGAACTGCAATTTTCACTGGAAATAGAACAACAACTTTATTTCGCATTACTCAGACTGGTACTGGAAACGCATTAGTTGTTGAAGATGATACAAATCCAGATGCAACTCCATTTGTTGTAGGTGCTGCTGGATCTGTTGGTATTGGAATCACAAATCCAGTTGCACCTTTAACCGTTACAGATGGTAATGTAGGAACTCCACCACAATATCCAAGTGATGTTGCTGCATTTTTAACCAATCAGAATACTTATACTCAAATTAACTTCACAAATACGAATAGTGGAGATGCTGCATCAGGTGATTATGTAGTAACTGCTGATGTTGGAACTGATACCACTGAATATATTGATATGGGTATCAATAATAGTGGGTTTACAACAGGTGCTTCTTGGTCAATTAATGGTGCATTAGATGGATATCTTTATACTGCTACTGGTAATCTTTCAATTGGTGCTGCTTCTTCAAAATATCTTTCACTTTTTACTGGTGGACTTGCATTAGAAAATGAAAGATTGAGAATTGATCCTAATGGAGTAGTTGGAATTGGAGTTACAGTATTCACTTCAGGAACTGCTCAAAAATTGCAAGTTGGTTCGACATCGGTATCTGCTAATGCCTATGTTTCTGGTCAAGTTGGTATTGGTTCAACAATTCCATTTGCAAAACTTGCCGTTCATGATGATTCTGCTAGCCCTGTTGCTCAACCAGTTGTTTATATCCAAAGAACCGCAAGTATTGTCTCTGCTGGAATAACAAACTCTGATTTAAGAATTAAAGGACATTCTGCAACTAACAAACTTTATATTGATGATCAGAACTCAAATCCATTAATGATTGTTACGGGTATTGGTTCTGTTGGTATTGGAACCACAAATCCACAATCAACAAAACTTTGGGTTGAAGGTAATACCAATATTGTTGGATTACTTACAGTAACTTCAAATGCTACAGTTACTGGAAACCTTACAGTTTCTGGTGGAACCATTACCGCAGGTAACGTTGCAACTAATTTATTGAGTGGTAATACAACAACTGGTGTTACCTTGATGGGATCACAAACATCAGGAACATTTATATTAGGTGGAACTTCTGGAACTGGAACAATTACATTAGGTCGTGCTACGACTTCTCAGCAAACTGATATTCAAGCAGGTGCATCAGGCATTGGAACCACCAAAACTATTAACTTAGGAACTGGTGGTCTTTCTGGTTCAATTACTAGAATTAATATTGGACCTACTGCTGGTGTTGGAACAGTTACAATTAACTCTGGAACTAACTTAGGAATCAACTCCACAACTCCAACATCTTCTCTTTCTATTGTTGGTGATGCAGTTATTTCTGGTGTCGTTACAGCAACTGACTTTAATGCATTATCTGATGAAACATTAAAAACTAATGTACAATTAATTGAAAGTCCAATTCAAAAAGTAATGCAATTAAATGGTGTTACATTTAACTGGAGAGATAATAATGAACCATCAGTCGGTGTCATTGCACAAGACGTTGAGAAAGTATTCCCAGAACTTGTTCATGGATTACAACCAAGAACGGTTAGTTACAATGGATTAGTTGGTCTTTTAATTGAGTGTGTTAAAGAGCAACAAAAAGAAATCGAAGAATTAAAGAAGAAACTTAAGTAATGTCAATATCTCAGAAATTTCCTGGAGAACCATCACTTTATTTAAATTTTGCAGGATCTAAAAAATTAGATCCTCGCATTACTTTCACTCGTAGCGAAACTGTTCCCACTGCAACATTTGTAGATAAAAATAAATTGGTTGTTACTGCACAAGCAGATCAACCAAGATTTGATCATGACCCAACAACTGGTGTTTGTAATGGATTGTTGATTGAAGATACTAGGACTAATTTATTAAAATATAGTAATTCATTTAGCACAGGTGGTGCTGGAAATTGGACTTCAGTTGGTGCAACATGTGTTTTTACACAAAATATAACAGGTCCAGATGGAATTGCCAATGGTTCTTGGACAATAGACGATCAATCAACTGGTGCTGATGCTGCTGGAGTAGAACAAGCACTTACAATTACACCAAGTTCATCAACCAATTACTGCCTATCAATTTTTGCAAAACAAGGAACAGCAACATATTTTGATTTTTATTCATTCTTTACGGGAAATAGTGTAAAAGGTAGTTATTTTAGATATAATTTTTCTACAGACACAATTAATGTTAGTAGTTCAGATGGTGGTGGAATTACTCCAACAATTTTTGGAAAAATACAATATCCTAATGGATGGTATAGATTATATTTTGTTGTCAATGATGCTAATAATGGATTAAACAACACATTACAATATAGAATTTATCCTGGTTCAAGAGATACTGGAGTTACTGGAACGACTCTATTTTATGGAGCACAATGCGAGATTGGTCCTTTTCCAACTTCTTATATTCCCACAACAGCATCTTCAGTTCAAAGAATTGGAGATTTAGCATATATTGATTTACCTTCAGATGGTTGGTATAACTATTCACAAGGTTCATTGGTGTTCCAACATACTGCAGTTGGTTTTTCAACATTATCCACTGCTGGAAATCCAGTAGTTGGTTTTGCTCAAACTGATGGATCTTTTGCCAATTCTGCTCAATATACTTTTGATAAAACTACTGGTAATGCTCAATATCGTGTAAGAATTGGTAATGTAGATCAAGCAGCTATAGATTCTAATGATTCATCATCGGCATCAAAAGTTGGATTTTCTTATGCAACAAACTCATTTTCTCTTGCGAGAAATGGAAGTTTAGTAGGAACTGATAGTTCAGGATCAATACCACAATCAATTGGAACTCTTCTTTTTGGTGCAAATGTTAAAGATCCAAATTCTAATTTAAATGCTTGTATAAGTAGTTTAACATATTATCCAGTTGATCTTTCAGATTCTCAGTTGGTAGCACTTACACGATAATGCCAATATCTCATCTCTATCCAAATTCAAATCCATCAATAAGATTAAACTTTGCAAAAGCAAAGAAATTAGATCCTCGGATTACTTTCTCACGAAATTCTACAGGTACGGTATTAAACTCTCAAGGATATGTTGAGACTGTAGGAATTGATGCCCCAAGATTTGATCATTCATATGATAGAGTCAGCAATTCTGTGGTTTCTCTTGGTCTTTTGATTGAAGATGCAAAAGTAAATTTATTTACTTTTAGTGATCAATTTTCAAATGCTGCTTGGACAAAAACAAATACGACAATTGGAGCAAATTCTTTAATTTCTCCTCCAACTGGAATTGGATCAGTTCTTTCAATTATTGATAATACAACAAACGCTGCTCATACCATTTCACGATCAGTATCTTCTACACTTACAAATACATATTCTTTCAGTTGTTTTGCTAGATCAGGTATAAACAGTACTGGATATGCGATTCAATTAACATCAACAATATCTGGACTTTCTCAAAAATTAGTTTTTGATTTAGATAATGGAGTTGCAATTTCATCATATACTTCAGGAATATATACATCTTTCATTCAACCATATCCTAATGGATGGTATAGAGTTGGTTATGCTGCAACAGCAACTTCAACCACAGCATCATCATTTACAATTGGAATTGCATTAAAATCTGGTGCTGGAATTACAACAAACTATGTTGGATCTGGAGGATCAATTTGTGTATGGGGTGCTCAATTAGAGACCTCTCCAATACCATCATCTTATATACAATCTGATGCATCTTCTGGTATTCGTTCAGGTGATATTGCATACATGGATCTTGGACAATCATCTTGGTTTAATTCCACACAAGGATCGTTAGTATTTGAACATAGACCTGTTGGATTTAGTACAACAACACTTGCTGGATATCCTGCGATTGGTTTTGCTAATACTGCGGGAAGTTCTACATATGCGTTTCAATACTTCTTTGATAGATCTGCCAATAAAACATCACAATATTTGGCAAGAAATAATGGATTGGATATCTCCACAATTAATTATTTTGCAACAACTTATTCAGAATTCCCAGCAGCAAAAGTTGGATTTGCATATACTTCCAACTTATTCACACTTGCAAGAAATGGATCAGTTGTTGGAACTGGTGCTGGAACAACAGTTCCTTCAGTGGCAACTTTATTGATTGGAAATAATGCAAAAGTTGACTCTCAAACCATAAATTCTACTATATCATATATCCATTATTATCCTCAAGCATTGACAAGCACTCAACTTCAAAACTTAACGAAGAGAGCATAATGATAAACACTAGTATTCTTCCATATATTGATGTTACATCTAAACCATCATTGGTTTTAGATTTTGCTAACTCTAAAAGATTAGATCCTCGGATCACTTTTACAAGATCGAGTGGCGGAACTTGTGTTGGTCCAAATGGATTGATTACTCTTGTTTCTGCAGATCAACCAAGATTTGATCATGATCCAACAACTGGTGTTTGTAATGGATTGTTGATTGAGGAGAGTAGGACTAATTTACAACTACAATCGGGAAATATAGATAATACAATTTCTCCTTGGAATAGTAACACTGCATTTAATACAACTAAAATTGGACCAACAACTGCTCCCGATGGCACAAATACTGCTATCATTTATGCTGGGAATGGTGCAGGAAATAATGAGTTTGTATGCCAATCAAATAACCTATCTTCAAATACAACATATACTGCTTCAATATGGGCAAGAATAGTAAGTGGAACATTACCAACAAGTGGACAAATAATTTCTGCAGAGTATAATAATGGAGTTGCAACAACTAGAGCAAATGTTTCTTATTCTAATAATTTAACGACTAGTTGGAAGAGATTTTCAGTCACATTTACTAATGTAAATGCTCTCAATGGTGCATTTTTATTTTTTATTGCTGATCAAAATAATACAGCACAAATAGCAGTGTGGGGAGCACAATTAGAAGTAGGATCATTCCCAACCTCTTACATTCCCACAACATCAGCAACAGTCACAAGATCTCAAGATAATGCAAGTATAGTAGGACCTAATTTTTCAAGTTGGTATAATCCAAATGAATGGACACTTTTTGCTGATATGTCAACTCCAAGTGCAAACTTAATTGCCGCAGCATCACAAGCACAATATGTTTCAATAGATGATGGAACTATGAACAATACTTATGCAATTAGGTGTGTAACAGATCCTTCAACACCTTATATCGATGGTTATGCACAATTTAATAATAATCCAATTGCAGATTATACTGGAAGTGATGGATCATCTTTCCCATCAAGAGTTAAAGCAGCATTTGTAGCAAAAAATAGTGATTCGGCATTTTGTTATAATGGAAATACCGTAGAAACAGATACTGCATTTACATTGGCATCAACTGTAGATAGAATGAGAATTGGTGTTAATCCTAAAGCAGGCACTATTGCAAAAATACTTTATTATCCATCTCGTTTGAGTAATACTCAAATCAAACAATTAACCACATAAAGTTTATGGAATATACAACGTATTTTCTTCGTTTTTCTTCAGAAAAAGAAGCAAACGATACTTTAAGAGAAGTTGGTTATCGAAAATATAATCGTAGAACAAAACAATATGATTTTTCAACATTAAACCAACCTGGAGATGTTGATGTGATTGGTGAGATTTATAATGATGATGAGGTTTTTCGTTTAGGTAAAAAAGGATATCATATTACAATTACTCCTGCAACAAAAAAAGATGGTTATCATGTAAATATTACATTAAAAGGTGAATTACCAGAAGCGTTGAAGGAATTTTGTGTAATACCTCAAAATCCACATAGAGTTTTCTTATAACTAAATATTAAAAAAAGCCGAGTGGAGACACGAAGATGGCAATTAAGATTGCTGGTGTAACAGTTATTGGTGATACTAGATCACTCTCAAGCATTACATCATTAGACGCGCAAACAATAAACACGATTGAAACTGCAATTGCTGTCGGTCCCAATACAATGACCGATCTTCAGGTTGCTGGTATCACTACATTTCTCAGCGGACCTGTTTTTATTGGATCTGGAACAAGCACAGGAACTGCTGGTCAAATTCTCCAAGTTGCTGGTGTATCTTCAAGTGCATATATTGGTGGAAATTTAGGTTTAGGTAATACCAATCCATCGTCTAAACTTACAGTAGTTGGTGATCAATTAATTACAGGTGTTTCAACAGCAGTCACATATAATGGTCAAATTAACCATCCAACTGGTGTTAGTACATTTAATATTATTACCACTTCTGTAGGTGCTGCTGGAACTATACTTATCAATAGTAATCTGTATGTTGTTGGTAATATAACTGCAGGTGGAACAAGTTTTATAGTAAATGCTCAACAATTACAGATTTCAGATAAAGACATTGTTCTTGGATTTACAACTAATACACTAGGTAATGATGTTTCCACTGATGCTACAGCAAACCATGGTGGTATTTCTATAGCATCAACAGTTGGATCACCACTGATTAATATTCCATTACAAGCAGGTATTAATAGTAATCCATCCACATATAAGCAATTCATGTGGATTCAGGCAGGAAACTATACTGGATTAGGAACTGATAGTTGGATTTCAAACTATCCAATTTCAATTGGTAACACTTCAAGAGTTCTTGTCAATAGTAGATTTACTGTAGGTACAGGATTTACTGTTTTTGATTCACTTTTAGATGCAACAGATATTAGAGCAAGACATATTAGTGCCTATGGTATTTCAACAGTATCTTCTGGTCTTTTTGTAGGAACTGGTAATACTACAGGAACTGTTGGACAAATCTTCCAAGTTGTTGGTGTTAACTCTAGTGTCTTTATTGGTGGTTCTGTTGGTATTGGTTCAACAATTCCAGCAACAACTTTAGATATTATTGGTACTGGTAAATTTACTGGTATTGTAACTGCTCCAGTATTCAATGGTAACTTAAACGCAACTGGCGTATCTACATTTAACCCAGGTGCAACTGTTTTAATTGGTACTGCAACTTCAACAGGAACTGCTGCTCAAGTTCTTCAGGTTGCTGGTGTTTCTTCAAGTGCTTATATTGGCGGTAGAACTGGTATTGGTAATACAAATCCAGGTGCTCAGTTGCATGTATCTCCAGCAGCAACTTCAATTGCTGGTTTATTCTCTGGTTCTACATCTACTGATATGGTTCGTATCACTCAAAGTGGTACAGGTAATCCTTTATATGTAAACAATCCAAACAGAGCACCATTATTTGTAGATAATAATGGAAGAGTTGCAATTGGAACTACAGCAATTGTACCTGGAGTTCAACTTACAGTTCTTGATGGTAATGCTTCAATTTCCAACCCAGCAATTTCGGCGGGTATTGGAACTACATCTGCTCCTGGAGGTTACAGTCCTCTTGCCGCTTTCGTTGGATTTGCTGGAAGTACATCAGAAGTTATAATTCAAAATACAAATAATCAAGTATCATCTTCTGCTGATATTTGTCTATTATCCGATACAGCAAACTGGGTAACTAATTATATTGACTTAGGTATTAATGGTAGTACTTATAATCAATCATTCTGGCAAGTTGGTGGTCCAAATGATGGTTATCTTTATACTTCCGATGGAAGTTTATCGATTGGTGCTAATTGGAATAATGCTTCTTCAACAAAATATATCAACTTCTTTATTAATGGCACTGGATCATTAGATGCCAACGAAATCATGAGGATGACCTCAAATAGAAGAGTTGGTATAGGAACTACAATTCCAAATGGATTATTCCAAGTCAGTGCAGGTACAAGTTCTTTCTATGTATCAGGAACTGGACTTGTTGGTATTGCAAGTACTCAACCAGTAGCAAACCTTGATGTCACAGGAACTGCAAGAGTTTCAAGTGGCGCAACATTTAATGGTGCAGTAACACTTAGTAATACTTTAACCCAAGGAAACTTTGCTGCAACATTTAACCAAACAACTTCAAACTTTACTGTAGGTTCCCAAACAACAGGTTCATTGATTTTAGGTGGTCCTCAACAATCTGCAGTACAAACTTTAGGTTTATCTACAGTATCTCATACTGTTGGTATTTCTACAGGTGCTTCTGGTGTTGGTGTAACAAAAACAATCAATATTGGAACTGGTGGTTTATCTGGATCATTTGCATATATTACACTTGGTCCTTCTGCAGGACTTGGAACAGTTTTTATTAATACTAATGATCCTCTTGGAATTGGTAGTGCAACTCCAACTTCTATTCTTGATGTAGTTGGTGATGCAAAACTGACTGGTGTAGTTACAGCAACAACATTCAGTGGTAACTATAATAGTGGTTCTACTGGTATTGCAACAATTACAACTTTAACAGGAACAACATTAAATTATACTGGTGTTGGTACTGTCAACTTTATTAATGGAACTGGTTTAAGATATACTGGTGTTTCTACGTTTACTACTGCTGCAGGTCCAGTTCTGATTGGTGGTGGTACATCAACAGGTACTGCAGGTCAGGTTCTTCAGGTTACTGGTGTTTCATCTAGTGTTTATATTGGTGGTCAGTTGGGAGTTGGTGTAACAAACCCAGGTGCTCCATTGCAGGTTAATACTAATGCATCTAACTTAACTGCAATTCGTGCGTTCTCTGGTGCAACAGCAAACAATGTAAGTTATGCTTTAGGTCGTACAACAGAAGAAATCTTCTTAGGTATTGCAGCAAACACAAATGATTTCATCACTGGTTCTGCCGCTGGTGACTTTACATTGAAGAATAATAGTGGAAAATTAATGCTTGGTGCCTCTGGATCCAACGCATTAACAATTGATACCTCAAATAACGTTTTAATTAACGTAGCATCTGGAACAGGAACTTTAAACCAAGCACTTCAAGTTGGTTCTTCAGGAACAGTTCGTGGTGCTTATATTTCTGGTAACGTCGGTATTGCGTCCACAAACCCAACATCTGCATTATTTGTTGTTGGAGAAGCAAGATTTACTGGAGTAATAACTGCTCCAGTATTCAATGGTAATATAAATGCAACTGGCGTATCCTCATTCACTGCTGCTACAGGGCCAGTTTTAATCGGTGGTGGCACATCAACAGGAGTAACTCAAACAGTTCTTCAAGTTGTTGGTGTCAACTCCAGTGTCTTTATTGGTGGTAACTTGGGAATTGGTTCCACAAACCCAGCAGTAAAACTATTAGTTTCTGGTAACGCAATTATTACTGGTGTTACAACTGTCGGAACTACAACATCAGGAACCGTTCTTAATCCAACTGCTGATATTTACAGCATTTCAATGGGTCAGGGTGCTTTAGCAGGAATTAATACAACAACTGCTGGAAACATTGCAATTGGATATTCAGCATTACGTTTTAATACTTATGGACCAGCAGGTGGCGGATATAGAAATAATGCTGTTGGTGTATATGCATTACAAAATAACACTACAGGATATACTAATAATGTATTTGGTGCATATGCTGGTCTTGGTGCTACTACTGGTGGTACTGGATCAAGTAATTCTGCATTTGGTGACTTTGCTTTAACATCTTTCAGTTCGGGTAGTTCCAATTCTTTCTTTGGTTCTAATGCAGGATATGCAGTTACTTCAGGATCTTTCAATAGTGGTGTAGGTGTAAATGCATTAACATACTTAACTTCAGGTGGTCAAAATACTGCTATTGGAAACAACTCGTTATACAGTGCCACAACAGGTAATAATAATAGTGCTGTTGGATTTGCTGCATTATACAGTGTTACAACAGGAAATAATAATAACGGTATTGGACGTGATTCATTATCTGGAGTTTCTATTGGAAGCAGCAATAATTCTCTTGGTAATAGCGCACTTTATAATGCAACTGGTAACTATAACGTAGCAATCGGTGAATCAACTGGCGTAAACCAAACTTCTGGTGATTTTAACTTAATCATAGGTTCTTTACAAAATGTTCCAAACTTAAGTGGATCTAACCAGTTAGTAATTGGTTCTGGAAATACTTCTTGGATTTCTGGTAGTAGTGCTTATAATGTTGGTATTGGTTCTACAATTCCAACATCAAAACTTTGGGTTGAAGGAACAGCAAGAGTATCAGGTGCTGCTACTTTTGATAATACTTTAACTGCAAATTCTAATGTTTTCTTTAATACGGCAACAGGTAATATAAGTTTTGCTTCACAAACAACAGGATTAGTGACTATTGGAGGAACATTACAAACTGGCACAATTACATTAGGACAAGCATCGACATCTCAAATACTTAATCTTGCTACTGGTGCATCAGGTGTTGGAACTACTAAAACCATTAACTTAGGTACTGGTGGTTTATCAGGTTCCTTTACAAATATCAACATCGGTCCTGTTGCTGGCGTTGGTACTGTTGCAATTAATTCTGGAACTAATCTTGGAGTGGGTCATTCAAGTCCAACGTCTAAACTTGATGTGGTAGGTGACGCAAGGGTTTCTGGAGTAATTACTGCTAGCTCATTTAATGGTAATGTCAACTCAACAGGTATTTCTACATTCTCAACTGTACTGATTGGTACTGCAACTTCAACAGGAACAGCATTACAAGGTCTCCAAGTTGGTTCTGCTACATCAACAATTGGTGCATTTATTTCTGGTAACGTTGGTGTTGGTACAACAGTCACTACCACTGGAGTTAAATTAAATGTTGTTGGTGCAACTGCAATTTCAGGTGTTAACACAACATTCTCAGCAATTACTCAAAATATTGTTAAGATCCTGATTCTTTCAACACAGACAACTGCAGGTACGGCAACAACATTAACAAGTGATGGTTCAAATATTCCATCTGCAACAGGAAACGTTCATCTGATTCCTGCAAACGCAGCGATTGCATTTAAAGGAACTGTGGTTGCAAACGTAACTGGTGGTGGTAACACTCGTGCATGGGAATTTAAAGGTCTCATCAAACGTGGTGCTGCTGCTTCATCTACAGTATTAGTTGGAACTCCAGCAATTAGTGATATTGCTTTCGATGCTGGTGCTTCTGGTTGGGCAATCTCAGTTGGTGCTGATACAAACCTCGGTGCAATTGCAATAAACGTAACTGGACAAGCAGCAACAACCATTCGTTGGGTCTGTAAGATGGAATCTACTGAGGTTACATACTAATAAATATTAGTTAGGAAGGTAGGTACAAATGTCAATTTCAATCCTAAACCAAGGTAATTCCTTTGGTATTTCAAGTTCATCAAGTAGTGGAATTGTAACCACATTTGTTTTTGATAGTACTGGTTTAGGTAATATTGGTATCGGAACGACTATATTCACTGGAACTGCAAACCAAAACTTACAAGTTGGTGGTGGTGCTTATGTTGCTGGTGCTGTTGGAGTTGGAACAACCAATCCAACAGGTGTTAAACTTGACGTTGTAGGAAATGCAAGAGTAAGTGGAACTGTTACATTTACTCAATCTGCTACTGATTCATTTTTAGTTACAGTAAGATCATCTCCAACTACAGATATGGTTAACATATCTAACCTTGGATTTCCTGTTACTACTGCTGGAGTAAATAATCTTCAAGTTGATTTTAGTGGAGGATCTGCTGCTGTTGAAGCAGGTGCAGTCAGAGTTGGAATGACCCCAGGAGGAACTTCTGGTGGTATTTGGAATGCATTTAGAATTTTACCAACAGCATCTGCAGGTGCTGGAGTTACGGTAAATGCATTAAAATGTGACTCAATTACTCCTGGTAGTGGTAATGATAATGCATTATTTGTTGGTTCTGGTTGGGATCAGATTATTAATTTCAACTTTACTCCAATTATTAATGGTGTTGGAGAATTTGTTAGTAGAATAAATTCTCTCTCAGGTGTTTCAACTTTTGGATCTGGGTCTACTGTATTGATTGGAGGTGGTACATCAACAGGAACTGCATCACAACCACTTCAAGTTACTGGTAATGCTTATGTAAGTGGTAATCTTGGAATTGGAACCACAATTCCATCAGTAACGGGATCCACATTAGGTGTTGCTGGAACAATCACAGAATTTTATGGCGGAACTTATTGGAACTTAGTATCTCAGTATGATGTTGGTATTGGTGCATCACAGGTTCCATTGAACCAATTTTTTGGTCAATTAGCATATATGGATGCATATTCACCATCAGGTCTTAGAAGAGATGGTGGTGGTTCTGATGATCTTACCATAGATTCCAGTGGTTTTGTTGGAATCGGCACAACAAATGCACAAGGATTATTTCAAGTTGGTTCTTCATTTACTACACCTTTTATTGTTACTCAAAGTGGAACTACTGTTTCTGTTGGCATAGGAACCACAAATCCAAAAACATCTTTAGACGTAGTTGGTGCTGGTAATTTTACAGGTATTGTTACAGCATCCGTATTTAATGGTAACTTAAATTCCACTGGTGTTTCTACTGCATCAAACATTGGAGGTACTACTTTAAACTATCCTTCAGGATTCATTAATGTTGGTGTAGTAACCAATATTAGTGGTACTACCTTAAACTATCCTTCAGGGTTCATTAATATTGGTGTTGTTACTGCAATTTCTGGAACTAACTTAAATTATACTGGTATTGGTACAATAAAAACAGTTGGACTTGGTACAGTTGGCGTAACCACAGCATCAAACGTCTCAACAGTTAATATTAGTACTGGAACTCTTTCTCAAGTAGTTCTTTCTAGCACTGTGGGTGTTGCTACAGTTAATCTTACAAATCCAACATCTGGACAAATTGCCAAATTATATGTTCAAAATCCATCAGCAGCAGGAAGTAGAGTTGTAAATATTCAAGTTACTGGAGTTAATATACCAGCAGCTGGTATTAGTAGTGGTTCTATCGTAGCAAATGGAGCAGCATGGCCTGCTGGTGCTAACTATATTGTTGATTTAATGTTTATTGGTGGAAATGCAGCAGCAAACGCCTTTGGAATGATCAGATGATATGACAGTTCAAAAACTGTCCTAGAGACCTCTCAGATCGCCTCTGAGAGGTTTTATAGTATGTTCATGTCCATAACCTCATTTACATGAGATTTTCAAATCTAGACCGATTTCTATTTGTTTTTTCATTCATTTGGGTTTCTCACTGGGCGTTCAAAGTATCTGAGGTGATTTTCGATGCTTTATTTTGAATCTAACGGATATGGTTACAGCAAACGTCTTTGTGAAGACGTTGTGTGCTGGTTTGTTGAAAGTTATCTTCCAAAACATAAACTCGATATTACTGTAAATCATCGAGGATTGTCAAGAGAACTTGTAACTGGATGGGCAAACATTGAGGATAATGATTATCGTCCTCGTTGTTTTCTGATTGAAGTTCATAGTCGTTTAAATCAAGAAGATTATATCACAACATTGCTACATGAGTTGTGGCATGTATACCAATGGGTCAAAGGTGATCTGAAAGAACGTAGAACTCGTCGTTTATGGGATGGTATTGATTATTCTGAAGCAGATTATGAAGACCAACCGTGGGAACAAGAAGCAAAGAGTATGGAATCTATCTTATTTGATGAATATAAGACTCAAAAGGCTTGACATAAGAACTTGAATGAATCTAAAATAGGTTTGTCTGGTTTGATGAGATTCATATAAATAACTTTAAAGTGATTTAGAGATGGCACAAACAAAGACTATAAAGGTATCTGCTCTTCTTGCTGATATGATTGAGCAACTTGCAAAGAAAAAAAGAAAGAGTGTGGAACAATATCTTTCTGAATTAGTTACAAAAGATATGTGAAGACACTTTGTAATCTGTCATAAGGGACTCTCGCAGGAGTCCTTTTTTCATGGTATACTATGAGGACAGACAAAAACAATTCATGCAACTGCGTCCTCAACAGAAAGAAGCAAACCAAGCAATGTCTGAGAATGATCTCGGAATCATTGTGGCACCTACTGGTTCTGGAAAATCTTTCATGCAGGTTAAGTATACCATGGATCTGTTTGCAGAATCTAGTGGTAAAACTGTTGTAGTGGTTGCTCCGCGCATTCTTTTGGCAAGTCAGTTAAGTTCGGAGTTTCTTGAACATATTGTAGATGCTGCTGTAATGCATGTGCATACGGGTGAGACTCATCACTACAGTACAACCAAACCTGATATTATTCGTAAGTGGCATTTTCATACTGCTCATTGTAATCGTCTCATCTTTACGACCTATCATTCTTTGAAGCAGGTTCTTGCTTCTGATATTCGTATTGATTGTGTTCTCTTTGATGAAGCACATAATGCTGTGAAGAAGAACTTTTATGCTGCTGTAGAACCCATTGTGCAACGTGCAAATAAAGCATTTTTCTTTACTGCGACTCCTAAGTATTCTCATGCTTCCAACAAACCTGGCATGAATTGGCAGGAGACTTTTGGTAAGATCATCTACAACGTTGCTGCTCCTGATCTGATTGCTAATGGAAGCATTCTGCCTCCGAAGGTGAATGTGATTCGTATTGATGGTGTTCGCACTAAGGATAACAATCCTGCTGAGCGTGACTGCATGACGCTTCTGGATTCAATTCTGAATGAGGATCACATGGAAAAGGTTCTTGTGTGTGCTCCGAACACTCAGGTTCTGATTCGTATGCTTGCTGAGACTGACTTCATGAAAGAGGTTCAGTCTTATGGATACGACGTATTTTGGATCACTGCAAAGTACGGTGCATTCTATAACAATCAGAAGATTAGTCGTGAGAAGTTCTTTGATATGATTGCTGAGTTCGGCAAAGATGATACCAAAAAGTTCATTGTTCTGCATTACAGCATTCTATCTGAAGGTATTTCAGTTCCAGGTTTGACATCTTGTGTTATGATGCGTCAGATGAACATTATTGAAATGACTCAATCTATTGGTCGTGTACTGCGTCTGCATCTGGACGATATCAAACGAATTGAATCTGGTGAGATCATTGCTGGTGATGTTGCATCTTATAAGAAGCAGTTTGGTTTCATTCATCTTCCTGTCTACAGCAACGTTGGTATTGCAACTGTTCGTCGTCTGGAATCGATTGTTCAAACTGTATTTGAAGATGGTCAACCTGCAATAACAGTGATTAAGAAATGAAAGAAGGATTTATTACTCAAGATTTTTATGCTGCTGTTCCATTTGGAAAGAAACAATTGATGATTATTTTTAATGGACAACAACTTGAAGTTGTTAATACTGTTAAACAAGCACATACGTTCATTAAGAAACACCGTGAGTCCAGTTCTCAAACTGGCACAGTCTTCCTCCAATAGCACATTATTGACTCTATAATTAAAAGGAATTCACATTCACCATGAAACCTGAAATCATTTACGTCCAACCAAAGTCCGTTTGTGCAAAGATAGACTTTGAAGAACTTATGCACTTTCTTCACGCATGTAAGGTTGAAAAGCGTTTGGATGGACGTATGCTCGTCTCATCGATCAGTGGAAATCTTGATTTCTGGATTTCTGAAAAAGACGACTGCCACTGGGAAATCATCAAATGAGCATTCTTCTTGCTGCAGTGATTGCTACGCAACAAAGTAATCCTGAACTACTCACAATTAATGTCAATCGTTATTGTGCTGCAATCGTTGGAATTCCTTATCGATCTGATAATTTTACAGATAAAGAGTGGGAACAATTTCAGGATTGTATCTTTGTAATGAAACAATTTGAACAGTCAAACTAAATATCAGTAATTAAATTGCAAAACACACTGCATATGCTTTCCACACAGTATCGTCTTCGCCTGCAATCTATCTGTGAAAAAATTGAAAAGGGAGAAGCAGTAGAATTAAGTGATATGATTTGGGCAGAGAAACTTGCTGCTGCAAATCGTTCTGCTGGTACAATGCTTCGTCAAGCACGTAGAAAAGCAGAAAATCCTAACATGCAAGAAGGAGACATGGATGATTTTCTAAATCAACTTGATATTGGGGGAACAGGACACGAATCCAAAGGTATCAGTAGATTCAATTCTGTAGATGAAATTGTTGATTTCTTTACTGAAGGTAGAGACAAACCAGAAGATTGGAGACAACGTGATTAATTAAGAAATATTAAGTGTAAATAGTTTTAGAATTTGGAGAACCAACATGGTTGTTTTACTATCGACAACCATCATCTCTTGCTCTCAAGCAGTTTCAATTATAAGTAGAATCCAGCAAGTAGTTGGATTAACTTATCAACAAAGAACTGAAATAATCAAAGAACTGCGTGATTTTATTCCATCCTGCCCCGTTAAAATCGAAACCACCAAGAATGACAAATCCTCACGTCCAGGCAATTGATCTTCTTGTTGAAGATCTTCATACTGCACACTGCGACATTCGAAGTAATGCGATGACTCTTGGGTGCAATCAAGAACTTGATCTTATCCGAGATAAGGTGTTAGAATACCTTTCTGTTCTTAGAAAAAATCATGAAGTCGTTTGAGATACTTCATTTCTCGTATCGTAAATGGAATTCTTATCACGAACAAGGTTGTTATAAAATCAACCTTGTTTTTCGTGCATTTGAAGTTGAAGAATATTCTTATATAAAAGAAAGGTTTTTAAATGAAACTCGTGAGTGGCAGGAAGGAGAAATTGTTCAAGACCTAGATCTTCATGAGAAATACATGAGTGGTATTAGAATGTTTGATGGAGATACTGGAAGAGATCTTCTAACAATTAGAACTGAAGAAGAAAAAGAACAGGATGATAGGAAATATATTCCAATCACAATTACAAATGATAATAATATAGAAAGAGAAGAAGTTTATACTAAAGGATATAAGGAAAACTGGAACAGCATGTTTGAATACATTGAAAAGTTTGACTGTTTCCGTTTTCATGAGTATTTTAAGATTAATCCTGTTACGAAAGGTATCATTCAGTACATTGAAGAATTAAAAGAACTGGATGATACAGATACATATTACGCAGAGCAGTTATATTGTGCTCTGAAATCCTTAGAATACTGGTGGGATTAATGCAAACCTATTACTACTCTCTATTTTTGGTTTTTATTGTGATCGCATTGATGATCGTGATTGACCAAAATGTCGGAGATTATATTATCTTATTAACTAAGATAATTAAATTAAATATAGAAAGATTTTTTTGGATGGTACGCTTGCATCCTAAAAATCCAATTACTAATTTGATTAAGCGATGGGAATATGATAAACTTGCAAAAGAATTAGAAGAAGAATTTAAAAACAAAGATAGATAATGTGAACCTTAGGAAGTAAGGTATGAAAGGAATTACAATCCAACCGAATACAACGGTTTTAGTATTAAACAGTACTTATGAACCGATTAATTTAGCATCAGGTAAAAGAGCGATCGTTCTTTTACTCAAGGAGAAAGCACAACAACTTTCGAGTCGTGTGATTCGCTTGTTGAATTATGTAAGAATTCCTTTTTCAAAAATTGTAGCGCACAGACCATCGAAGAGTGCCATCTACAAAAGAGATGGTAATAAATGTCAATATTGTGGTTCTACAAGGCATTTAACCATTGATCATATTATTCCAAGATCAAAAGGTGGTGGTGATAATTGGTTTAATCTTGTAGTTGCTTGTTCAGCATGTAATACTAAAAAAGGTAATAAACTTCTTGAGCATAGTGGACTTAAATTGCAACGGCAACCACGAGCACCTATGAATAAGATGCAGTTTACACTGCTTGAAACAAATAACAAAGAGTGGGATCAGTATGCGGTTATCTAACTGTCCACTGCCTCTTGACAAGACGTTTAAATTGGGGTATTCTACTCATAGATAAAAAAATTCACCATGCCATCCTTCAAAACCTCTGGGTATAAGGACATTGTAAAATTTAAAGCGTATCGTAAAAGACAGAAACAAAAAGACTCCGCAAAACTTAAACATTATATTGAGTCTAAAAAACAACCATGTCTATTTTGTGGAACAACGGAAAACATAGAGTTTCACCACGTTAATCCAACAAAAAAAGAATATACTGTTACAAGTCTTGCAAGATTTTCCTTTAAAAAAATTGATGAAGAGACTGCAAAATGTTGGTGTCTTTGTCAAGAGTGTCATAAAAAGTTTCATCAAGGTCTTTGTAGTGCTTTAGTTTGTTGTTATGAATCATACATATGAAACCTAAATTTAGAGTTATTCTTGAGCAAGCGATTGCAGAAGGTGTAAGGTATGGTTATAGTAGAGCACATAAACATATAGAAAATCCTACAGAGGGTGCTATTATTGAACAGATTGAGGAAGCAGTAATGTCTTCCATTTACGAATACTTTGATTTTGATGATGAAACTACCTGACGACAACACACTGAATATCATGTGGTCTGTAGCAACCAGTTCCGCTATTGAAAGTGACACACGACCTCATATTATTTTTGCTAAACTGTTGTATAATAAACTTTCAAAAGAAAAACCAATTGTAGGACTTGATAATGGCACCAAAAACTAATAGAGCACTGATTAAAAAATTGAAGAATGCTCACAATACCTGTTTTGATTGTGGCAAAAAGTATGGAGTGTATTCCGTAGGTTGCTCCTCTGTTTATGAGTCTAAGTGCGATGTATGTGGTGAAATCAAACCTATCACAGAAACCCGTGACTTCGCTTACTTCATTACGGGCATCCGTCAACTTACTTTAGAAGATGAACAACGTAAGCAACAATCATGAGCGATACTGATCCTACAGCACCTTGGTATGAATTTATTTCTTACTTGAGGTGCTGTGAAAGTTTAAGTGTTACTCCATCACTTCAACGCTTTATGGCATATAGAAATTATTTGAAATCTGTAGGTATATTATGATAGACACAAGTTGGTTCCAAAGAAAATGGGGAATACACGAACCTCCAATTGAATTGTTGTACAAAAAAATACAAGAACTTGAAGATCGTATTAAAGTATTAGAAGAAGAAAATATTAGTACTACAAACTCAATATATGAAATTGCTAATAGTCTGGAAGCAAGAATTGACATGATTGCAGAAGAGATATATACTTCGAAACATAAACAAAATGGAGAATTTTAATGGCAACCTACGACATCACTTTTGTAAGTCCTGATGGAACTGAAACAGTTGTTCAGTGTGAAGATGACCAGTATATTCTTGAGGCAGGTCAAGAAGCGGGATTGGAACTTCCTTATTCTTGTCGTGCTGGTGCTTGTTCTGCGTGTGCTGGTAAAGTAATTGAGGGTGAAGTTGATAATGAGGAACAAACATTCCTCGATGATGATCAACTTGAAGCAGGATTTTCACTGCTTTGTGTAGCATATCCTCAATCTGATTGTAAAATTCTTATTGAACAAGAGGAAAATCTTTGATGTACGAAGATTTGACTGCTTTCGAAAGAGCACTTGCTCGTTTTGGTGATAAAGTTCAATTGATTGTGGGTCTTGAGATTTCAAATAAAATGCAACCCGAAGATGCTTATCGAGAAATCAAAGACATGATGAAAGAACTTAAAAAACTTCGTAAAAAAGAAAAAGAAGATTGGCAAACCGACATTCACATTGATCTCTAATGGACTATAAAAAATATTCTTTGGAACAACTTGAGAATTGGATGCATGATGCACTTTCTTGCACTGAGGCATCTCCTCAAGAAATCTATGATATCATCAAAAATGTAGTTAGTGAAAATTATTACATTTATAAAGATCATACAAGAAGGTGTTATGAACTTCTTTCACTTCTGAATAATGATGGTAACACTTCTGACATGCCTTGGGTAGAAAATAAACTGACTTGTGATAAAAATAATTTATCACCAGAATGTCAAAATGCATGGAATGATTTCTGGGAGGAACACTATTATCCTGAAGAACACTCCAAATACTATTATGATTACACTAGGAACGATCCTAATCGAAAAAATCCATTTGAAAAGAAAAAATGGGTTCTTCCTGTTGAACCTGATCCAAGTGGTGAATACTTTGTAACTTTCCCAGATGATTTGCTAGAGGCAGCAGATTTGAAAGAAGGTGATAGTATTGAATGGGTGGATCAAGGTGATGGTTCTTATCTTCTTCATAAGATATCTAAGAATAGTGATTGATTATGCTTGAAATTTTATTATGTGGTTACAATATTACTTGTGGATTTAAAGCAATTCATGATATGATAAGTGAACCAAAATATCCACCCGATGTTGCACAAATTTGTCAGTATTTTGAAGATCAAAAATCAGAACTTCCAGAATATTGCAAGTGGAAAAAACAATCATTTACACCAAGAAGAAGGAGTGAATTCTAATGGCCTTATCAAAATCAGTTGAAGAATCTTTAAAGGATGCTGAAGCATCTTTGCGTAATGCATTAGCATATGCTGCTCGTCAAGAACGTCCTATGGTAGTTTCTGTAATTGCAGATCTTATTAGTCGTATTGATAATGTAATGCATACTGATGCTCTTTTGGATAAACTTGAAAATCGCAAATCAGGAGATTCTGGTTTCTTTGGTACATTTTTGAAGGATGACTGAACCTAATGAATTTGGCAAATCCCTACAAGAATGGTGGGATTCTGATGCGTTTAAAGAACTGCAAAAAAGTCTTGAAGAAGATCGACAACGTGCGGTAGGAAAGTATTTTATGCTTTCTGAACAAGACAAACTTGATATGGTTCAGGCAATCTGTATTATTATGTGTAATGCAGAAAAAGAAGGAACATCTCATCGTGGATTGATGGATAAACTTGGAATTTATCCAACTGGTTTCTGGGTAGATCATCTTATGGATGTTCATAATGCCCTTTGGTCTTTCTATCATGACAAAAAGAAAGAAAAAGAACTTAAAGATGACTTAGATACTCTTGATAATTTCATTAAGTAATGTAACGTGATCCCAAAGAAAACATTAAGTTTATAGATAATCATGTATTAGAATGCTAACATTGATGGGACACATCGCAAGAACACTATGACTCTTTCAAAAACTGGATCTGAAACTTTAACAGAGGAAGAATGGAATGAATTGGTTGCTCTTAAAGATGCAATCACTTATTCTCCACAGACGGTTTCTGCAGAGAAAATGGAAAAGTTTACAGAGTTGATGGTTCGTTCACTTGAAGGTAAGTGTGATCCTCCGCCTCCAAAAAACTGGAGAGGTGGACCATTAAGTGAATAGGTGTGTGCCAGTTTTTAAACTGTCCATTGAGTCCTAGTCGCGGCAAAAAGTGCCGTATAATACACAAGTCATCTGAAAACCATGATCACAGGCATTTTTGCATTTGTTGGAGCAATGATTGGTTCCATTTTCATCAATTATGTTCTTCATGCCAACAATCCAAATTGGGAAGAACCTATTGAAACTAACAAAAAATTGACAAATCTTTGATTATTTTTTAGACTAAAGGAGTAATTTACTAAAACAAATGAAGTACATCTATCTTGTTGACTACTGGGTTCCTTTCCCCTCTTCCGAATATGGTGGAATGATCAGTGTCATTGCCGAAGATGATCAAGAATGTTTTGATCTTTTGACTGATCCAAATGCTGAAGCAACATCTGGATTTGACACAAACTATGAAGATCGTGTCATGCCAAATATTGCTAAAGCACCACGATTTGCTCTATTAGATGAAGAAGAATCTCGTATTCTTGATGCATTTTTGACCTGATGACTACAACAAATGTAACTCATTTAAATTCAATGCTTAGTCAATTAAAAGAACAACATAAAAATCATGTTGATGCATTGAAAGAAAAAATTAAAGAACTTGAGTATCAAATTAAATTGCTTGAAGACTTCACTAATCGCTTGGATGATCTTTGATGGATGATAAAGAATATATCATAATTGAAGTTGAAGCATTCTGGAATCATAGAATGTGTGAACTTGTCACTGAAGATCGATTAGATGATGCAGATGCTCTCTATCTTGAATACTGTGTTGATGGTGAAGAACCTGAGCATTGGTTGTTCTTAGAGGATCTGCAAGATGTTTGCTGAAGGTACTGAAGTTTACTACAAACAATTTCATGGTTACATTTCGTTTATATGTGACCATTCAGTATCTATTTTAATCAGAAAAGGAAAGCATCCTTCTCAAGATGTAAACCTTGTTGTCTACAAATCTGATTGGAAACAAATTCGACTGTTTAAAGAATCTGACAAATGAAATTCTCTGTGACCTACGAACAACCAAAGAAAAAAGGATTTGCTAAGCAAACTGCTGTGTTTTACAAAATTGAAGATGCCCATTTTTGGCAAGAATATATAAAGAACCAAGGATGCAAAAATATCCAAGTTCTTGCTAATTTTAACTAATGAACTACTCAAGAATCGTCAAAAACTTTCAAACATTAAATCTTTTTCTGACAGAATTGCAAAACAACATGAATTCTGCAATTCCAGAGATTTATTTAAAACTTCAAGAATCGGATAATCAAGATGTTGGACAAGGATTTCTTTCTGACCTTTTTTGGAGTGCATTCAATTTAATTACAACAATCGAAACACTTGAAGGAAAGGAAGTAATTGCTTGGTTCTTGGGTGCAATTGTTCAAGATGTTCATGATCATATTGATCAATATCCAAATTTAAATCAATCGATCGAAAGTCTGTATGAGAGGATGGGAACTACCATCACTTATTTAAAGGATGATAAGATTTCACCAGTTGTAGATAATCCATCAGCACATTTGGATGATACTTATACTTACAATGGTAAGACATTAAAAGTATCGGAATTTAATAACTTTGACTTTGTGTATGCATCAAGTGGTTACAATCTTGCTCTCACTGCAGTCAGTAAAGAATGTCAAGCACAAGCACTTAAAAAGTGTTTCCCATATTGGAAATGGAAGGTTGGATTTTGGTTTGGAGAGAATCCAATGACTAATCCTTGCAAACAATGTAACTGGGGATGTGATGAATGGGCAGATACGAGGGAGTTTTATGAAGACATGAATCAACCACTCGTTGATTATAATGGAAATAGACTTGCTGATAACATTTACGATTGGGTAAAGAAACTTTATGGTAGTCAACCAGCAAGGTTTTATGTAATTGAACCAGTAATGGATGTTAATGCAAGATTTGCATCGCATCAATATCCAGATCAAATTAGAAAGAATACACCCAATGCAGCATTTATTAATGAGTATTGTATGGTTTGGGGAAGAGATGATTTCTTTAATGATTGGAAAGACTTTCCCGATGATGTAGCACAATGGATGTTTAATGATGTCAATCCAGATGGATTTGTAGATCGTAATGACTTCTATTATAAATGGGGTCTGGATGCTGCTGAATGTATTTGGAGGATTACTCCTCGTCCTCCTGATCCTAATTGATGTATGAAAAATAAAAATGCTTGGAGATGGTGGGCAAAAGCACTTGGAGAAAAAGCATCAAAAAATGACAGAGAATCAGATCACATTGCTCTTATACGGACTATTATATTCAGTACTTATCTCATTACCAATATTTTTATTTGTGCGGGCGTCATAAGGCATTGGAACGATAAATACATAAAAAACGAAATAAATGAGAACGTTTCAAGAGTTTCAAGAACAAATCCAGAAAGGTAGAGTTATTTCTCCAGAGATACTATCTCCAGAGCAAAATCGTGCCAAAAGAGAAGCAGCAGCAAATAAGCAAAGAAAATTAACACATAAGAAATTAGCAAGAATTGGTACTCAAGGAACTAATCGTCATATTAAGACGATGAAAAAGGTTGTGTCACCATACCATAGTCATGGTACACAAGATTCTGAACATAGTAGTTATCATTACAATTCACCAGTTTATGAAGATCTTACAGCACAAGAGTTTGGTACTGCTCAACAAAGATTCCAACAATCTTCACAAGCAAAATTAGCAGCAAAAAGACAATCAGCACAAAAAGATCCAAAACAAAGATCTGCACAGTATGCTGACATACAAAGAAGTAAAATTGAACAACAAAAGGCAAAATCAGCATCTTTAAGTAAAAGATCAATGCGTTCGGGAAATACTCCAGATGAAGAGGAAACTGAAAACAATTGACATTCTAAATACCACATACTATAATATTCTTAATTGAAAGTAAAACCATGACATTGAGAACTTATGTTACCAAATCAGGAACCACTTTTGAGTGGGAAGAAACTGAAGAAGTAATTCAAGCAGTCAAAGAACTTCATTCACATAAAAACAAAACAGTGATACAAAATGAAAAAACTGAGACTTTTTAATTTTACATTTTGGCAAGTTGTAGTTGGACTTCTTGTTTATTATACAACAGTAAAAAATGTCTTTTGGGTTTCAATTTTATTGAGCGTTTATGCATGGATGTTTTTTATATCTGCTGTGTTGGTTACAATTAAAAAAAATCAACACAAAATGCATTATGATTATTTAAAGATTCTTGGTCGGGTACTACAACCACTTGAAATTTTATTCTCCATCTTTTATGGTGCAGTTTGTATTTCCTGGGGTTACCCAATCATTGGATCACTTTTAATTCTTGGTAATGTACTCAGTGCTTATGTTGTGTGGAGTGGAAAGAAACTTTCACTCAAACATAACGAACAAAATCAAAAATTGTCGTCTATCTAGGTAAAAATTATGCAATTTGTTCCAGGTCAAAGACTCTACAAGTTAAACCCTGATACGGTTAAAACTTTAGATGATATGAAAAAAGTGCTCGCAGGTATGGATATTATCATGCACGAGTCTGCTCCAAACTATCAAGCATTAAAGGAATATTTTACGATTGAATTTAATCCTCCACAAAATGCAATGCATATTCCCATGAATCCTCAATGACTGATAAGGAATTTGATGCTTGGTTTGAAGAATTGGAAGGTTATTCTTTCCGTTCTGAAAGGTTTTATGATGACTTCGATTATGCATCAAAAACAAAGGATTACAAAATAATCATTCAGTGGTTGAAAACTGCATTTGAAACGGGTTATGAGGTAGGGCAACAAATTTATGGTGGAACAGAATGAATACATGTGATAGGTTTCCCTACCAAAACTTTCCCATTCGATTAGAATATAAAGAAATAAAAGATAAAAAATTGTGCTTTTTTGAATGCGAAGAACATTTAAAAAAGTACATTAATAGGCATAAATTAAAAACAAAAGATTTAACAATTGAATATAAGAGTGATAAAGTTAAATCTAAGTCTGTAAGAAAAACTAAAAAAGCAGACACTTTATGAACTGGCACAACACAGTTGCCAATCAATCAATTCTCAAGTAAAATTTATTTGTAGTCAACCCTTGCATTGACATGACACCATCAAAGCTTAATTTTCCAGAACGTTCTGGATGGGTATGCTACCTGTTCGGTAATCGTCCTGGTGGAGGAGGAATTACTTACTACCCCAATAAAGGTAGAGTTCCTAATCGATTTGTTCGATTCATGATGCGTATTTGTTTTGATTGTGTGTGGGTGCGCGAACGATGAAAATCATTCGTATGACGACGGTTTTCTTGTTTGCAACTCTTATCGGATTCGTTGTTAGATATAATTTAAGCGAAGAAAAGACACCGCAACATACTTCAACGGTGTCTGGATCTTCTGGAGAACTTATTTGTAACTCTTCTTGCACCGTAAAACAACAATGAGTTTTTCTAAAACTGTCTCTGTTTGTGCTGCACTCGCAAGCATTTTCGCTGCAGGTACTGCTGGTTGGAAATTGGCGCAAGAAAGTCAAATGAAACCAGAACAAGACACTACAATAAAATACGAAGAACGTATTAATGAACTTCAGCAGCAAGTTTCGAATCTTCAACAGCAAGCAATTAATAATACTACCACATCATTACCTCAACTTCAACCTCAACCTCAAATTCAAACACAAATTCTTCCTCCACCACCCCCAGTACAACAACCTTCAGAACCACAACAACCATGAAATTGATTAAATTATCACATCGTTATGATTTTGGACATGATTGGTATGCTCAAATATTAAAAGGTAAAAACTGGTCATTATTTCAAGTATCGGTAGGATGGTGTGATTATCCTATGTGGCCTTTTATTCAAATTAAGACGGGAACTGGTCATGGTTTGAGTATTTTATTTTGGGCATATAGGTTTGGTTTGGACATTGATGTTTTCTCACGTACTTGGAATTGGGACAATTGTGTAGACATTGAAGAGTATGATGCTATGTTCCCTGTGGAGGAAGAAGAATGAGATTTCGTAACATAGAGTTCCGTTGGAGCAAACACAACAACAAGTATGAACTCGTCAAGTGGAATGAATCTCCAAATAGTGACACTTGTTATGTGATTGCCTTCTTTGATAAAGACAAAGAGGGTTATGATATGAGAACCGTAGGTGATAGGTTCTTTGAGGATAAAGATGCGTGGGTCGTGGGTAAGTATGCTCTGGAATTTCTAAATGCTATCTTTGATATTGAGAAAGAAGAAGAGGAACTGCGATGACTGAACGAGTAAAATTCGCACAAGTATCCAGAGTAATCTGCCCCAAGACAGGTATTCATTATCTTGATGCGATTGATGTAAATGGTATTCACTGGTTAGCACAGATGGAAACTGATGTGGAAAAGTGGATTACATATAAAGAGTTCTGGTATCAAGACCCACAGCAACCTTTGGACTTATGAATAACGATTGGAAACCAATTGGAATCAACGAAGGGCAGGGTTCCAATACAATATCTTCATATTCTACTTGGGATTTTATGAGAATTGAACAACCAAAACGCATTTGTCGTTGTGATTTGTTTGGACAGGGACAAATGGTAATCAGTTTTTATGATGACCAATCTAGCCCTGTTCCCAATCGTTGGGTTAGATTTTGGACACGAGTATTCTTCAATAGTAAATGGAACTTTGAAAATGACTAAACATCCTACATCAGAATGGGAGTGGGAAGATACTGCCGAAGTCGCATTTCAGGAATGGTTCAACGACCTTTATACTCCTTATACCTTTCGTTCAGAATGGTTTTATGGAGATTGTGCCGTAGAAGACCTGAAAACTCGTGAGGATTTGTTGAGAAAGTGGTTGCATTCTGCCTTCCTTACAGGTTATAATACTGGGAGATGTTCCAAGATCGATGACTGAAAAACCAGATTACATAAAGATCATAGAAGAGTGGGCAGAGAAGAATAAACCACCAAGTCTTTATGAGTTAATTTGGGAAGAAGTTGGAAAGAAAGTAGGATATGGTATTGACTGTGATGTGATGTCTGATAGACTTGTAGATATTGTTGCTGGATGGTTGCCTCCATCTCACGATACAAACTCTTATGAATGGGAAAAGTGTCTGAAACTTATGCAGGAGAAACTGCGATGAGTGAAGAATACGGGCACATTCCTGATGGATTCTTTCTTTCTGGTAAGGAAGTAGAAGACCTTCGCAAATCTAAAAAAGAACTCACAGAATACGCAAAACAAAAACTGAGGAAACTGATGTCCGACTTTCAACCAACTCCACAAACACCAGAACAAGTTGCTGATGGATTGCGTGCTGCTATGAAACAAGCAAAGGAAGATGGTGTGTTTGACGAACCCATCCAAGCAAAAGTATCTGACGAAGACTTCCAGAAGATTGTAGACCTTATGAATAATCAAGAACCATACCCTGATGAGATGTTTGAGGAAGCTGAGCGTCGTGAGTTAGCAAACCGAGAACTTCAAAAAGAAGAATGGGAACGCAAAAATCGTAGTGATGTTGTGCTAGCACGATACAATCACTTCTATAATGAAGAGTGTTCTGGTATGCCTCACGGGACACCAATCACACCAGAACATCAACAAGCCATGGCACTTGAATGTATGGTGGATGCTCTCATCTGCGAGAATATGAATGTAGAGTATAATGCGATTGCGATTGATGATATCAAAGATTTGATCGCACGATTGTATCAACAGAGTGATGAGTTTCTGGAACGAGTGAGGAAAAACAATGAGTGATAAACCATTTTATCGTTTCTTTGTAATTGATTACTTTGCTACTGGTGAGGGTAGGTCTTTCTGGTTGATGATTTGTAACAACTATCCATTTATCGGTGATAAAGATCGTCAAAAAGAGAAGTTTGTAAATTTTGTTGGTATGGGTGCAGATTATTATATGCAAGGATTTGAGGAACTCACAGAAAGGGAGTTTTTAGACAAATATACAAGGTTTATTCCTTACTTTGTCGCAGAAATGATGCAACGAAGAGATCAACCAGCATTTACTTGGCAAACACATTTACACTTTAATTATTCATAATGGAAGTCACTGAACACAACGTAGATGCTGACCTGAATCATGCTGAGATTGAAGCACTTATGTCCTTAGTTAAAGGTCAATTGTCACAAGAAGGCAATAGTCAATATGTTAACTTGTTTTATGCTAAAATCTATGGTAAACTAATGGGAATGAAACACCAGTTACTATGACTAAATTAGTAAGATGGGAAGAAAACCCTGATGAAATCGTGCTGGAAGAGGTGGAGTTGTTTCACCTGGAAAGTATGAATGAACGCAGCCTGTGGGTGGGCATTTACACACAAAACAAGAAGATTTACCACTTGAATATTCACGCCGATGGTGATAGACTGAGATACTACTGGAGTGATGAAACCCCGTGACTTACGATGAACTCTACGACCACATCGTTCATTATGTTGCCATGCCCCATACTACCATCACGGTGCATGATCAGCGTCGTGCTCTATTGATTCTTGGTGCATTCATGGAGTTTATTCTTGATTGTCAAGATCAAGGTATCGATTTAAATAAGATTGATATTACGAATTTTACAAGTGATAAACTTGATGAAATAGAGGCAAAGAAATGAAAGTTTCTACTTTCAAAAAACTATTAGAAGAGATTGGAGACAATCAATTCAGTACAATACTGATACATCCATCTATTATGAAAGAATACTGGCAAATGACCAAATGGGAATGGTTCTGTGAAGGATTCCGCATCATCCCATATATCATAGATTGTTACACCACACAATATCCTTATGGAGATGATGACTTTTGGGAAGCATTATCGTGGGGATGGTGTTGCGAATACATCTATCCTTATGATGATCCTTATGATAATCGTATGTCACCAGAACGCAAACTACGACTAGGGAGATGGAGTTAATTATGATTACAACTTTGATTGCTGGTTTGACTTGTGGTATTGCTACATTCTATGGAATGGGTGATGGTTTTCATGGACAACGCACTGCAAACGGAGAAACATTTGATGCTTATCGTTGGACTGCTGCTCACCCTTACTTGCCTATGGGAAGTAAAATTAGAATTACAAACCAAGACAACGGCAAACAAGTCATTGTGAGAGTAAATGACCGTGGACCTTATTCTCATGCTGATTTGGATTTGAGTTATGCTGCATTTGCTCACATTGAATCTACTCGCAAAGGTAATGCTGTAGTGTGTTGGAGAGTAATTGCATGAACTTTCCTGTGTTCTTAAACAAGTGGATAATCGGATTTAAACCGATTAAGCACACAAGTTTTTGGTGGTGGTATCGTTTGATTTCTCACGAAGGATTTCGTTTTGATGATTATCATGTATGGGGAGAGTTTTGGCATTCTCTCAATGGTGGATGGTTGGATATGAACTATCAGTGGGAGTTTGAAAAGTTCTGGGGTAAGGGTGCAAAACCTGAAAGGATTGTATTACCACAAAAAGACTTTGATGCTCTTGTAGAACGCTTGAATGAACCACCAGACCCTGCTATAATAGAGAGATTCAAAGAGATTATGAATCGTAAAGCACCGTGGGACAAATGAATTTTACACAACAACAATATAAACTGATTTACAATTCTGTTCGTAGGTATCAACTTGAAAAAACTATTTTGAACAGTGATGAGTATCATCATTGTAATGAAGTTCTTGATGAATTGTTTGATAAGGTCTATACGCAACAACATGAGCAACCAACCTAAATTGGACAGTTCTGCAACTGTCCAATTGCTCTTGACGGCACCACAGTTTTCAAGTATATTACGAGAGTTCAATGAATGATTCATTATGATTACTGCAGCGATGGCAGCATTTGCCTTTGGTTATTGTATTACTGATCTTGCAATCACTGTTTATCACAAAATTAAAAAATGAAACCCTACCCTCTTGGTATTGATAATCCCTACGTCATTCGTGCTACGATTGGTACAACACGATGGGGATTGTATCGTCGTGAACCATTTCAAAAAATTGCTGAGTTTGCATCACAGACTGATGCTTATTCTGCTCGTCGTGCTCTAATTGATTTCGAAGAAACTAATTGTTTATGAAAACTTCCACTGCTCTTGGTGTTGTATTTGGTCTAATTGTTCTTGCAACTGCTGGTCTTCTATTTGAAGCATGGTTGCTTGGATTGATTCTGTCTTGGTTTAGTGTAGCATTGTCTTTCTGGCAAAACTTTGCTATCGTATTTCTTGCCAATCTTATTTTTAAATCTAACGTATCTTCAAAATGAAAAATCAAAACGGATTTATTGACACTGGCGTTGTTGTTATTGTTGCTGGTGTTGTTGTGATTGGTAGTCTCATCTTTATTGGTGGTCCACAATATAATGTGTGGCAACAATCTCTTGCTGGTAAAGCAGAACTACAAAAAGCAGAATATACTCGCCAAGTTGCTGTTCTTGAAGCACAAGCAAAGAAAGATAGTGCTCAACAACTTGCTGATGCTGAAATCATTCGTGCTACTGGTGTTGCTAAGGCAAACCAAATCATCGGTGATTCACTGAAAGATAACCGTGAGTATCTTCAGTATCTGTATATCACTGGACTTGAAGAAGGATCGAACAAAGGTAACGTGACCATTTATGTGCCCACCGAAGGTGGAATGCCCGTTCCGACTCTACAAATGAACAAATAAAACATGATTGATGTAAAAGAAGAAAGTGATGGTTCGTTTACCATCACTTGGGATGAAAATGATCCTCAGGAACGTGTATTGAATACGTGGACTGAGCAGGATTTTATTGATTGTATTATGAATCGTATCAATGAACTGACCAGTTCAGAAACTGGCACAGTGGATCTTCCAGACATCCCGAATTGATGTATTCTATAGAAGTTCAAGGGATTTCACCATGACCACCGCATTCGCTGATTACGTCGCCACACAGGATGCTCGCAACACACTTCATCTGAACATCAGGAAATGGTGTCTGATGCTGATTGATGCACTTAAGGGCAATTATTGTCAGTATTCGATTAGTGGTCATAAGCATTATGTTGAGAAAGGTGAAAATGCTCAATATCATATTGCATGTATTGAAAAACTTCGTAAGGGTGATTGCCCGATTGATTATGAAATTGAAACAGGACGTAAGTATCACAAAATCATTTTTATTGATGGTGGGGGTTCTCGTAGTGTCCACTGTTTTGTTGACAGGAGCACAGGAGAAGTTTACAAATCAGCATCATGGAAATCCCCAGCGAAGGATGTACGTTACGACCTTCGTTTGATCACAGATCGTGAATGGTTGTATGAACATGCAGATTGGGCAGGAGGTTATCTTTACAAGAAATAATTTAATATCCTACATATTAAATGTCCTTTACCTTTCTTACCATGGTAAAGAAACTCAACGAACTTTTAGTTGGTGAGAAAGGTAAAGTGATTGCAATCTTCTGTCCACCTGACATGCCAGGATTTCGCGGAAGACTTGAAGCAATGGGACTATCAATAAATTGTGAAGTGATTGTATTGAGAAAGCATTGGTTTTCACCAATACATGTACAAGTAGGAATGACTGAATTAATGATTCGAAAAGTGGATGCAGGACACATATGGATCAAGTTGTAATACGTGATGATTTCTTTTCAAATCCTGATGAAATAAGAAACATTGCACTGAATGCAGTTTACTATGAACCACTGCCATCACAAGGATGGAAAGGTTATCGTACTCATGAGTTATTGAGGGAAGAATATTCATTTCTCTATGAATCAATTGAGAATGAAATTAACTCCTATTATCCACTTTATGAGGGCAAAGTACCTTATGAAGTGGAATGTTATTTTCATTATACAACAAAGGATTCAGAACTGAATCTTCATAAAGATTGGGGATATTTCGCTGCAGGTATTGTGTATTTGCATTCAAATCCACCAGAACACTCAGGTACAAAAGTATTGGAAGAAGAAGTTGAGAATGTGTATAATCGTATAGTGTATTATGATGCAAATTCAAAACATGGTATTGTATCAGCATTTGGTGATTGTGTAACCAATGCAAGACTCACATTGACATTTTTTGTACCTTATCCACCTTATTGGAAATTACAAGAAATAAATAATTCTTAAACGCAATTCCATTCATGGCAAAAGACGAAACAGAGATTGGTATCACTGGTCTTCCTATTCCTAAGAAGAAAAGATCACCTAAAAAGCAACATGAGTTTGAGAAGGAAAGAAGAGCAAATCTTGGAACAAATATAGGTGGACAAAGGTATAGTTCTGGTGCAAAGAAGTATTATGCAGAATCAAGAGGTGGTGAAGCAAGTCCTGGAACACCAGAAAGTTTTCATAAACTGAGTCGTGGAAAGAAAAAGGAAAAAGGTGTAAAGACATCTTATGATACTCAAGGTAATATGATTCGTAAGTATGCAACAATGCAACTTCAAAAGAGAAAGCAAGCACCTTATAGTGAAGAAGTAGATATGTATGATATTCTTATCTCACATCTTCTTGATGAAGGATATGCTGATACTGAATCAGCAGCAGAAATTATGATGAATCATATGAGTGAAGAGTGGGTGGATAGTATTATTATCTCTGAAGTTAAAGGTTTCGGTGGTCATGTTGATCCAAATACTGGTAAATCATCAGGTTTAAGATCATCATCACAACAAGCACATACTACATATTGGAGCAACAGACAACAGGGTAAGGATGTACCTGATCCAAGAAGATCAAAGTTTAAATATGGTGGAGCAAAAGGATCAACCACTGGTGCTCATGAAGGTGATACTCCAGAAGGATTTGCAAGGAAACAGGATCCACAACTTGCAATGACACCTAAGAAGAGAATGGAAGTTCGAGCAAAGTCATTGGAAGCAAAAGGTAAGGCAAAACAAGCAAATAAGATTCGTGGTGTCATGAATCGTCCTAATATGTGATCCACTTTCCAAACTGGCACAAGGGGCATTTACGTGCCTCTTTTTTTATGCAATAATACAAAGGTAATCAGTTCCAGATCTCATGATCACTGACACTGTTCAAGACAAACAGATTCGTCGTTCTATCATTCAAAGTGTAGAATCAATGGATCTAAGACTTCTACAACGTATTGCATACGAATGTCGTTGTGAAGAACAGGGTCTTTACCCTGATGGTTGGAAACTTTATCCTGAGGAATGATGATGACTCAGTATCGTATTATCTCACAACCTTCTCCAATTTATCCTGAATACAATTGGTATCAGGCACAATATAAACTCTTCAATCTGATTTGGAGAGATTGTTGGTGGGAACCGAATCGTCCTGGTAAATGCTATAGTATGGAACTGAAGAAGGTAGAAGAGTATATTGAGGCATTGATTCATAATCAATGGATTGACAATTCTCCAAAAGTCGTAAAGGTGTATGAATAAAATAAATGAATCACTAGTGACAATTAATTCTAAAAACTCATGACACAAGAAGAACTGATTCGCACAATTGAACAACGATTGGAAGATCTGATGGTTTTTGATGAGGAACTTGTTTATCAATATGAATGTGATTTGTATTATTTTGATGAGAATGATGGTCCAATAGAACCAATTAAAGAAATGTTTACACCAGAATTACTGAAAGAAATCGAAAAGCATATTGAGGAACTTGATCAATGAATGATTCACATTATGGTTATGTTATTAACACTCATTATGATTGGTTGAACATGCTTACTCGAATGGAAGAACGTAAACCCAATCGTTTCAAAGACTTTTCTTATTCGAAAGCAACAATTTATCATTACTTGGATAGATTGCAACATGAACAAAATATACATGATTGAATTAATTTTATATTAAATAAATGTTATTTTAAATATAAATGCGTTGTTTATTTCTTTATATGTTTTTATGTTTTATGTGACTATATGCGTATAAGAGCATAGAATATATCGAGATCTTATGATCTTATGAGTCCTGTTCTAGATCTTATGAGTCCTGTTCTAGATCTTATGAGTCCTGTTCTAGATCTTATGAGTCCTGTTCTAGATCTTATGAGGTCTTATAAATGCTCCGAGGTCTTGTGATCTTGGCGTGCATTCTACCATAAGACCTCAAAAATGTCAAGCCCCCACAAAAAACTTCACAGGGGACACAAAAAAATCTGGCACAAGGGCACTTGACAAATCTCATAAGACCAACTAGATTCTTGGAGTCATCGAGATCTTATGCAACTAGATTCTCAACTAGACTCAACTAGATTATCACAGTATGCTTATACACGCATAAGCACATAAAACACAACTAGATTATCAGCATATCATCATAATTCATCTAGATCATCATATATACTGATACATCTAGATTCGCATAAGCACTTGACATGCCATCTAGAATCACATACAATACACACAGTTACTCAAGGAATCCTATGGTCTACGCACAAAAGCACAAGTACCGTATCACATTGGAACTGGATGTTTTGGAAGACTTCAATCCCCGTGATATTAACTGGGAGAAACTCTTTGATCTTGGTGGTGATGAGACTGTTGATGCATACATTGAGGATCTCAGTTTAGATCGCATTTGGTGATTCTCATAAGATCTTATGACAGTTCAATAAGTGTCACAAGGGTACTTGCATTCTCATAAGATCTCTGCCATACTTAGATCGTTCAACACCTGAACTTCAATGTTTGTTTACACTGACAATGGTTACGCTAATCGTCAAGAATATCTTGATGAACTGCGTGAGGAATATGGTGAGTTGGTTGACATTCTTACTGGTATTCTACCATCTTCTGAGGACTTTGATGGTCTCATCACGGCGCTGGAAGATGCCATGGATTCTGGTGAGTATGACGATCTGATGTGACACTTTGAAAACTGGCACAAGGGGTCTTGTGTTTTCATGAGATCCCTGCCATACTGAACTCGTTCAACACCTGAAACACCATGGGCACACGTTCCCGCATCGGTTATGAACTCCCTGATCATTCTGTGGTGAGTGTTTACTGCCACTGGGATGGTTATGTTGAGCACAATGGTAAGATTCTTGTTCAACATTATCAGAATCGTGATGATGTTCAAGAACTCATTGATGGTGGTTCTATGAGTACTCTAAGAACTCGTGGAACTTGGGATCATTCTTCTCCTCTTCGTGATGAGAATGGTGAGTATATCTGCGATGCTGCAGGTTATCTCACTTATGAGAATGATCGTGAACCTCAACCACTCTATCACACAGAACGTGGTGAGGAACTTGACATTCAACACACCAGTTTCGATAAGTTTGTCTCAGGAGATCTTGGTGGTGAAGAGTATGCTTACCTGTTTGACCTCAATGGTAACTGGAAAGCGTTTAAGATTAACTGGAAAGGTCCAGTGGAACGTGTAGAGATTCCTAACTATGTGACAGCAGCGTAACTGTCACACGGGGCACTGGACAAAACGGATTCAGTGCCCTATAATGACAATGAACCACGGGGCGGTGGTGGAAGTGGTAGACACACCAGACTTAAAATCTGTTGGGAGTAATCCCGTGGGGGTTCAAGTCCCCCTCGCCCTATTGGCACAATCCAGTGCCATTTGTCCCTGATTATTATTCAAAATGACTCGTCAAATCACTGTTAACTCTTCTGCTGTGAAGTCGCCTATCACCATTGACGGTGATCTGGTCAACATTCAGTATGTCAGCAGCGACAAGGTGTACACCTATCGCGCACAAGATTCTGGCAGTTTCGTGACTGCACTGGAGCAAGTGAACGCTGATCCTGAAGGTTCGGTGGGTCGGTTCCTGAACCGCTCCATCCGCACTGAGAAAACCCTCACCGAAGTGTGAAGATCTGTAAGGGGAGTTGACCCTCCCCTTTTTTCTTGATAAGATTTCTTTGTTCCCCCTCAGAGGTTCTTATGGAATTCGACACCGATTTCTGGTCTGAAATTCAAGATGCTCCAGGTGAGATCTTTGACATTGAAATGTTCGAGTCCTGGGATGATGATTCTGACAAGACATGGAAAGATTTCATCAATAGCGATGTGACACAATAACAACTGGCACAAGGGCACTGGACTTTCCTCTGGTGCCCTGTTACATTACATTTGTTCTTGAGACACACCATGAACATCACAACTCACCCAATCAAAGAGTTTTTCACAGATTCTGAATGGGATCTGATTTACAACTTCATCGGTCACGCACTCGATGATGATCTTTTCGATCCTGATGAAGTTTATAGTGTTCGCAATAAGATTCATCAACTCTTTGGAGACTGATTATGTTGTTTCAAGTCACCGACATTCAGTTTGATTTTGAGACTGATGAAGATTATGAACTTCATCCTGAAGAAAAACAAGACATCATTGATGATACTGTAGGTCAAATCTGGGAAGCAGATGATGAAGATGATCTCGTAGAAGAAATCACCTGTGCCACTGGTTGGTGCATCAAATCCATTGATTATCGTCACGTTCTTTCCTGAATCATGTACCGAACTCTTTCTGAACTCAAAAAATCTGTTGAGAATCTGATTGATCAACAGGGTGGAGATGCTCCTTGTGCAGCATTTGTATTCACCAAAGAGGATGTGTTTTACTATTCCATTGGTGAGGATGGATTCGAGAATCTTGATGAACAAGTGAAACTCAGTGACTTTGACACTGATGATGTTCTCACTGAACTTGGTGGATGTGATTACATCTACGAACAAGTCTTTGAGATCATTGATGATGAAGTTAAGCGAGTACGAAACAAACAATGATTGAACTTTTTGCCTCCATTGTTCTACGTTACCACTTTCACCATTACTTCTCATGAACCGTTCTGAACTTCAAGATCAACTCATTCAGCAAATGTTGGATGACATGGATCTTAAGACAATGACCCAACTCTGTTATGATTACCTTGATGAAGGTTATTCTAAGTATTCTGATGAAGAATTGATCACTGAATGTGAAGAATACTATCCTGACCTGCTGACAGTTGAGGAAGTGGCACAAGACCACTAGACAGCAACTAGATTCTCAACTAGATTTCAATCAACTAGATTACACATCTAGATTCACACAAAACTCAACTAGATTCACACAAAACTCAACTAGATTCACACATCATGACCAAACAGATCATGCTCTCCATGCTCCGTCAAGGCACCACTGGTGAAGAAATCCTACAGATCCTGGATACCATCACCACTGATGATGCTATGATGGAGGACGAAGGGGGAACCCTTGAACCCATCGATTTCTGATCATGGAACACGCCTTTGTTTTTCCCAAATCTAAGAAAGCAAAGAATCGCCTTGCAAATCTTATGGAAGGTGAGTCTGAGTGTATCGTAGAACAGCACAAGGGTGATCGTGTCTTTCTTGCTTCATTAAATCACAAATACTTCTTCTGGGTAAATCTTATGAATGACCCAGATTGGCAAATAGATCTCTAGTATAACACACGGGGGAGCATCATCGCTCCCCTTTTTCATAAAATGTTACAAATACTATAAGGCAGGGTGAGTTTCGACCGTTTTCATCTACAGTGCTACCCCGCACCTCTTTCGGTTGTGCCCTTATGATAACACTCCACCAGACCCTTCTGTGTGCCCCTGTGACACCTCTGAAACTGCCACAAGACCCATAGACCTACCCCGTTCCGCCATGGCATCATTTGCACATCGGACACAAACGATCCGATCCACCCCAAACCAACATCCGATCATGTCCTCCATCACCACTCTTCAAAATCAGGTGATCGATCTGCAGAAAACCATGGTTGCTGTTCAGGAAACCATGAATCAACTGCAGGGGCAAATCAAAATCCTCACAGATGCAGAAGAGTTTGATGTATTTGTGCAGAAAGAGATTGCACCTTATTTTGGCGAATCTACTGCAGAAAACATTGTTACTATGCTGCAGAAATGCCGTAAGGAAGGCAACAACTATCAGTTGTTTAATCCTGTTTATCAGTGGAAAAACATTCACGGTGATCTGCAGAAGCGTCAACTTCTTAAACTGATCTCCGCTGTTTATCGTATCAAGTATCAGAAAATCAGCAGCAACATCTACTCTCTGCGTTCTGATGTAAAATACGCTAAAGCATGTCCCGAATGTGGTAAAATCGCAGAATCTTTCTACAATCGTCTGATGTCTGAAGGTCTCATCTGACCAATTGTTTAAGTGGCACACGGGGGGTTGCATTGCCCCCCATTTCTGAACTAGATTCTCATCTAGATTCAATCGAGAATCTAAAAACCCAACTAGATTCAATCGAGAATCTAAAAACCCAACTAGATTCAATCACGGACATGTATCCCGCATTTCTTAACAATCAGCAGATTGAAGAACTGGAGATTTTTGGTACAATCGAACTCACCGAAGATCTTATGGAACAGATGTTCTCCTGGTTAGGCGAACCCGTTCCCACGTTCTCCAATGTTTCGGATTGTAACGGCAACGGCATCGGCGTCCCGCTGATCTGGTAGGATTCTCTCAAGTTCAAACCCGAACCTCCATGAACTTCTCAACCATCATCCGCGCTGCGATCCGCACCCACCTGATTCAGGATGGTGCCCACACATGCTCCGAACTGGTACGTGCCATGGGTCTTGATCCTAAGCGCCACAAGGGTACGATCCACGCCATCATGGTAGACATGGAGCGCGAGGGTATCCTATTCGCCACCACTCACCGCAACGGCAAGCGTAACAAGTGGAGAATCTATCCTGCAGCGATCCGCAAGCGCGACCGCCTAGTGGCAGCGATCCTAGGTTGACTGCGGCAGACTGATCAGCGACCTTATGGCAGTCTGACAAGTGGCACACGGGGCGGCAGCAGGGTCGCCCCCCATGCTGTAGGATAGTTTCAAGCGGGACAGAGATCCCGCCCCACCTTTCTAGGATCATGCGAGTCTCTCTCACCGCAGTCTCAAGCAACGCCAAGACAGGACCGATCCCCACCACCACCTCTGAGCGTTCTTCCTGCTGGCAAGGTTGCGCCTTTTATGATAAAGGTTGCTACGCTAAGTCCGGCCCGCAAGCGTTACACTGGCGCAAGGTATCTGAGGGCGAGCGGGGTATGTTATGGGCAGAGTTTATCACTGCGATCCGTAACATTCAACGCGGGCAGATCTGGCGCCACAATGTAAGCGGCGACCTGCCACATGATGGTTTCGGTGACATTAACGCCGAAATGTTGCAGGGTTTGGTTAATGCTAACCGTGGGCGCAAGGGTTACACTTACACTCACCACCCGCTTAACGCTCAGAACGTTAAGATTCTGCAGGATGCTAACGCTAACGGTTTCACCATTAACGCTAGCACAGAATCCGTAGAGTCTGCCGATCGTGTTATGTCAGAGCACGGAATCCCTGCGGTTGCTGTTGTTCACTCTGACAAAACCGATAGATTCTACAAAACAGAATCGGGTCGCAAGGTTATCACCTGCCCTGCAACTATTCACGACAATGTAACTTGCGCCACTTGTGGTTTGTGTCAAGTTGCAGACCGTGAGTTCATTATAGCGTTCCCTGCACATGGCACCGCTAAGAAAACAGTTAATGCCATTGTGAGTTAGGTATACTTAGGGGGCAGACATTCTGCCCCTCTTTATACCTATCAGCAGTCCTTATCGTTCGTTAGGCGTCGATCAGCAGTTCTTATGTATAAGCGATTCTTATGGGCGGGCGTGTAACCCCGTTTATAATTTTAGGGTCCTTCCTAACCTACAGAGGTGACAATTCGACCGATAGATATAAGACTCTAAAAAAATTCCCAGGGGATTCATAAGATCTCAAAGGGTTTTATAAGACTCTAAAAAAATTCCCAGGGGATTCATAAGATCTCAAAGGGTTTTATAAGACTCTAAAAAAATTTCCAGGGATTTCAAAACGTCTTATAAGTTCCTCCTTGACAAAAAAATTTCCCCTTACTATAATACGTTCTATACCTCTTCAAATGAAATGGCGCGACAAACCCCAATGAGACCTCTCAATCAATGTCATGATTGTGGTTATACATGGTATCCAAGAGGAAAAGATGTTTCTCATCGGTGCCCTCGCTGTAGTAGCACAGATACTGGTATTGATTACACAGGTCTTTATGTAATCTTATTCTTGATGGGTGTGTTCCTCGCAGTTTCATATTGGTATATCGCAATTCCTCTTGGTATCTTATGTCTTCTATATTATATCGTAAAGTGAAAAGGCAAAGACCTTATTGGAATTTTTTTCGCGTAGTTCTTGCAGGATGGATGATACGTTATCCTCGTCCATTCTTTGTGGGATTTGGAATCTTAATTGCAATGATATATAATGCAATTGTGCATTTATTCAAGTGAATAAGATCTATCACATATATGCAAAAGATAAGTGTTTATTTCATTCAATCCCAGAGGATGACTTTGAGGTTACTTGGAATACACTGAATCACTTAGTATCCTTCTTAGATACAGAGTATCAGAAAGAAGACCTAAGTTATGAGGAATTGACAACGACTAAATAGAACGATAAAATTGACCTGAAGGTTATTATTTCTTATGGCAAAAGGATTTACGATCAAAGCAAAAGCGCCGACTGCACAGCAAAAAGAAGATTGGGACTATGATGCAATTCGTGAGAGAATGCGTGGAAAGTCAATTATTTTCTGTCTTCCTGGTCGTGGGTGTTCATATATTTTCTTAAAGAATTTTGTACAGATGTGTTTTGATCTGGTACAAAATGGAATGAATATTCAGATTTCTCAAGATTATTCGTCAATGGTTAACTTTGCTCGCTGTAAAGTTCTTGGTGCAAATGTACTGAGAGGACCGAAGCAAATTCCTTGGGATGGAAAACTTCAGTATGATTATCAACTCTGGATTGATAATGACATTGTGTTTAATACTGAAAAGTTTTGGCAACTTTGCGATCTTGCACTTCCTGCAGAAGGAGAAGAGAAAGAGATTGTTGCTGGATGGTATGCAACTGAAGATGGTCATACAACTTCCGTTGCTCACTGGTTAGAAGAAGATGATTTCCGTCGTAACGGTGGAGTCATGAATCATGAAACCGTTGATTCAATCTCAAAGCGTCGTAAGCCCTTTACAGTAGATTATACTGGTTTTGGTTGGGTTCTGATTAAGAAAGGAGTCTTTGAGAATCTTGAGTATCCTTGGTTTGCTCCTAAGATGCAAGTCTTTGAGTCTGGTGCAGTACAAGACATGTGTGGCGAAGATGTTTCGTTCTGTCTTGATGCAAAAGATTCTGGATTTGATATCTGGTGTGATCCAAGAGTTCGAGTAGGACACGAAAAAACTAGAATTATCTGATTCAAATGCAATATAACATTCTCTATCAAGGTAGAGCAATTTATAAAAACTTATCCGAAGAACAATGTACTGAGGTACTTGACGAATTATCTCAGTACTATTATAATCATGGTGATTATGATCCATCTGAAATTGAACTTGAACAAATAGGAGTTGACTAATGGCAAAAAGACCTTCATTTACTGGTGCAACTAAAATTGAATCCAAACCCAAAAAGACTCGTCAGGGTCTTGGGAAGCACACAAAATACACTGCAAGTAGCAGGAATGGTGCAAAGAAAAGATATAGAGGTCAAGGTCACTGAATAATAATGATTCAACTTAACCCCCAAATCCCAGTTCTGACTCCGAAAGGATCAGGCTGGGCATTTTTTTTAATTGATCGTTCTCAAGAGCACGACTTAGAGTGGGTAGTGTTCTTAGACAATGGAGGATACTGCTGGACTTTTAGAAATTCTGATATAAGAATCCAAAAAAATCTTACGTTCTCTCGTAATAATATTTCAGACTTTTAGCGGGCTCCGTATCTCTCTTATAGATAATATAAAATCGCCCAAATCTCGCAAAACACGGGATAGCAACCCCGTTAAAAGTTCTGATTTAATAAAATCAGGAGAGCAACTCAATGGGTAAACAATCAGATCGAAATCGTGACTTCATGTATAAAATGTGGGGAACTGATAAGTTAGTTACAGATTATGGTGCAGTAAAGTCCGAATCAATGCTTCGTGAAATTGCAAATGATGATTTAACGCCTAAAAAGCATAATTTTAAAGTTCAAAATGAGTTACATAGTCACATTCGTAATGATGATGACTATGATGATTGGGAATACGGTACTGAACCGTTGTATGAGTCCAAAAACACGAATAAATAAGATAGATTTTGTAGTTTTTAATGCCTGCGGAACGAGTTAGTAAGTCGTTTAAAGATCTCAGTATGTCGTTTCAGATTAACCCTCTGAATCACGATTTGATTGCAATCAAAAATGAAACTGCTATTTCTCGTTCCATTCGCAATTTAATTCTTACAGTTCCTGGTGAAAGATTTTTTGATCCTAACTTAGGTTCAAATGTATCAAGAATTCTTTTCGAAAATATAGATGAAGCATCTTCTATATTCTTACAATCTGAAATTGAAAACACAATTAAACGTTATGAACCAAGAGTTGAATTGATAAATGTTACAGTTGATTCTCAATATGATGATTATACTTTTAATGTAGTTATTCAATATAATATCATAGGAATTGATGTACCACCGCAACAGTTATCATTTGCATTACAGCCGACAAGATAAATGGCATTAGTCAATTTTACAAATTTAGACTTCGATCAAATTAAAACATCGATTAAGGATTACCTTAGATCGAATTCGAATTTTACTGACTACGATTTTGAGGGATCAAATCTTTCAGTATTAATTGATATTCTTGCTTATAATACATACATTTCCTCATACAACGCTAATATGATTAGCAATGAGGTTTTTATTGATGGTGCTACTCTAAGAGAAAATGTAGTTTCTCTTGCAAGAAATATTGGATATGTACCAAGATCAAAGACTTCATCAAAAGCAAATATATCATTTTTCGTCGATACTACAGAGTTATCAAGTAAAGCACTCACTATAACTCTAAAGAAAGGAGTTGTTTGTACGACTTCAGTAACATTCAATCAATCCTATACATTTTCAATTTCAGACGATATTACTGTTCCAGTAGTTCAGAATAAAGCAATATTTGATAACATTGAAATTAGTGAAGGAACATACCTGATTGATACATTTACAGTTGATTCAAATAATCCAAATCAAAGATTTATCTTAGATAACTCGGATATTGATACTAAATCTATTCGTGTTACTGTTAGAAATACTCAAGGAAGTACTTTAGCAACTGCATTTAAACAAGCAGATAGTTTAATTGGAATTGATGGTAATTCAAATGTTTATTTCATTCAAGAAATTGACGATCAACGTTATGAATTGATTTTTGGTGATGATCATTTCGGAAAAAAACTAGATAATTTAAACTATATTGAGGTATCTTATATTACAACAAATGGTGTAAGCGCAAATAAAATTAGTTCATTTACATTTGCTGGAAGATTATTTGATAATAATGGTTTGGTGATTAATTCAGGAATTTCATTAATTACAACAAACCATTCATCTCATGGTGGAAATGATATTGAGTCTATCAATTCTATTAAAAAATATGCTCCAAGAATATATGCTACACATAATAGAGCAGTAACTGCATTAGATTATGAATCAATAGTTCCCATGATTTATCCAGATGCAGAATCTGTAACTGCATTTGGTGGAGAGGATTTAGATCCTCCACAATATGGGAAAGTTTTTATTGCAATTAAACCATTTGATGGTTCATTTCTTCCAAACAAAATAAAAGATAATATTAAAAGTCAACTTAAAAAATATAATGTAGCAGGAATTGTTGTAGAAATATTAGATTTAAAATACTTGTATATTGAATATGATTCTACAGTTTATTACAATAGTAATACTACTGTAGGTGCAAATAATCTTAAATCTATTATTCAGAATAATATTACGAATTTTGCTAATTCACCTGACATGAATAAATATGGATCAAGATTTAAGTATAGTAAATTCTTAAGATTAATTGACAATAGTGATCCATCAATCACATCAAACATCACAAAAGTTAGAATTAGAAGGGATTTAGTACCACAGTTAAATAAATTTGCAGACTATGAGATTTGTTTTGGCAATCCATTTTATGTTAAGTGTACTAGTGGTTATAACATTAGATCATCTGGATTTAAAATAAGTCAATATAATGATGTTTTATATTTGGGTGATCTGCCAAATACAAACCTTAAAAAAGGATCTTTATTCTTCTTTAGATTAAATGCTAAACAACAACCAGAAATAATGAAGAAGAATGTTGGAACAATAGATTATGTAAAAGGAGAAATTAAATTATACCCAGTCAACTTTACAACAACTACAAAATCTTTAGGAGGAGAAAGTATTATTAGTATTTCGACAATTCCATCATCTAATGATATTGTTAGTCTGCAAGATTTGTATATTCATTTGGATATAAATCATAGTAATATAACAATGTTACCAGATTCTGTTTCTTCAGGTACTGACACTTCATCCTCAATTTACAAGATAACATCAAGTTATTCAACAGAAGATTATACGATAAGATAATAAAATGCAAAAAACAACCATCAAGATTAGTTCGATTGTAGAAAGTCAACTTCCTCAGTTTGTCAGGGAGGAATATCCTTTAGTTGGTGAATTATTATCACAGTATTATAGGGGAGAAGAATTCCAAGGAGGAACTCTTGATATTCTTAGAAATATATCTGATTATGTAAAAATTGATAATTTATCAAATCTTGTTGGTTTTTGCACGTTAACAAATGATGTTTCAGTTTTAGATACAACAATCTATGTTGATTCTACAAATGGATTTCCAGAATCTTATGGATTAATTAAAATTGATTCTGAAATCATAACATACACTAGTATTGGAAATACTTATTTTAGTGGTTGTGTAAGAGGATTTAGTGGAATCACATCTCATAGGTCTAATACAGAACCAGATTTATTAGTATTTTCATCATCAGAAATAGTAGGACATTCGAAGACATCTTCTGATGGTAACACTGCAACAAAAGTAGAAAATTTGAGTATTCTATTTTTGCAAGAATTTTTGAGAAAAATTAAGAAACAAATTACTCCAGGATTTGAAGATAGAGATTTTTATCCTGGTGTCAATGATAACATAATAATCAAGCAAGCAAAAGATTTTTATTCTTCAAAAGGAACAGATTCTTCTTTTAAAATTTTATTCGAATCTCTCTATGGAGAAGATGTTAAGGTCATAAAACCTAAAGAATTTTTATTCAAACCATCTGATGCACAGTATAGAATCAGTAAAGATCTTGTAGTTGAACCTATTGAAGGTGATCCATCAAATTTACTTAATAAAACAATCTATCAAGATCAAACAGATATCTTCAATAAAGCGACAGGAACAGTTTTTCATGTCGAAAAGATTTTAAGAGGTACTAAAGAATATTATGTGATAAGTGTAGATTATGATTATAATAAAGATATTAACGTATCTGGTTCTGTTTTTGGAAGTTTTCCAATACATCCTAAAACTCAACTAATTGAATCATTTGATCTTGAACTTTTAGATAATACACTCAACGTAGAGTCTACTGCTGGTTTCCCCAATTCTGGTAAATTAGTGGTTGTTTTAAGTAATGGTGGTACATTTACAATTACTTATGAAGGTAAATCTTTAACTCAGTTCTATAATTGTTCAGGAATTCTTGAAAATTTAAACGCAGGTCAAGAAATTAGACTTGATGTTTATTCATATGGTCATTCTAATCAAAATGATGGAGAAATTATTAAATTTAGAATAACTGGAGTATTATCTGATCTTAAAACAAATAATGACACGTTTTTATATGAAAAGGGTGATAGAATTAATGTTTATACATTAGGTTATGATGGACTTAATGATATTAAATCTGAAAATTGGTTTTTTAATACAGTTCAAAGATATGATATTAAATCAATTGAATTGTTAGATCCAACAAATTATGTTTATAAGATTAATACTTATGATGAACATAAATTAAATATTGGAGACTCTGTTGCATTACAGTATAGATCATTTAGTCAAACTTCAGAAATTTCACGCAATATCATTGTCCATTCTTATGAGAGTAAAAATTCATTTTTGATAAAATCATTATATTTGTTACCAAATTTGAATCAAATTTATGGTGTTAAAAGAAATTTATCAAAAGTAGATTGTGTAAAATATCCAAAACTAGTAAAATATACCTCTAATGTTCAGAATGTCTATAAAGATTCAAATAATAACTATTATGTTGCTTCTCCATCTTTACCCACATATTTAAATCAACAACTTTACATTAATGATAGATCTGTAACATTTTCTGGTTCTTTTGATAATGATGGTAATATATTATTACGAGATCCAATAAATCCTCGTGCTACAGTTAAGCATTATTTTTATACTGGAGATTCTATAGTATATACTCCCAATTCTAGTAATCAGAATCTTAAAAAGGGAATATATTTTGTTAAAAGAGTAGATGAGTATACTATTAAACTATATTATAGTTCAACAAATATTGAAACAAATAATCATATCTATTTTCCAGGCCCCATGGATGGAAAACTTGAATTTTCTTATTACACATATGAAAATACTTTAGAATCTCAAATACTTGATTCTCAAAGATTAATTAGAAAAATATCTAATCCAGAACCTATTTCAAATCCAAAAGAAACCTATCCAGGAGCAACTGGAATTTTGGTTAATGGAGTTGAAATTTTAAATTATAAATCTAGAGATAGTATCTATTATGGATCAATAGAAGATATTGAAGTATTAAGATCAGGTGAAGGATTTAATGTTATAAATCCACCAGTGTTACAAATTTCAGATTCCACAGGAACTGGTGCATCTGGACATTGCTGTGTAATTGGTTCATTGGATAGAATTGATATTGTTGATCCTGGTTTTGATTATTTGGATGAACCAAATATTGTAATCAAGGGTGGAAATGGTAAAAATGCAGAAGCTAAAGCCAGATTAATAGAATTTGAGCATATTGTATACTTTAATTCTCAACCAACTGCGTTATGCGTAAACATATCTGATTCTTCCATAGTATTTCCAAAATATCATAAATTTAGAGATTTTGAATCTGTACTTTATAGATCATATGGTCAGCAAGAAATAACTGGATTAATTTCTGGATCAATATACTATGTTAAAGTTATAAACGAATATAAAGTACAGTTTTATTCTTCATTTGAAGATGCAGTTAATCAGGTTAATAAAATATCTTTAACTGGGCATGGGATTGGAAATCATAGTTTCCAGAGCACTAAAAATAAAAATAAAATAGGATCTATTGATATTATTGATCCTGGTTTTGATTATGCTAATCAAAAAATTATTGTATCTTCGTCTGGAATTAATACTGCTTCTAATACTATATTATTCAAAAATCATGGTTATCAAAGTGGTGAAATAGTAGTTTACAAACAGTCATCTGTAACTCCAATTTCAGGTTTAACCACACAAACTTCTTATTATGTAACTAAAGTTAATGATGATGAATTTAGACTATCACGTATAAACAATCAAGCAGTAGGAATAAATTCTTCAAACTTAGAATTTTATTATACGACCAATCAATATGTAAATTTAACTTCAACTGGTGAAGGATTTCATGAATTTAATTATGAACCAATTACTGTAGAAGTTATTGGAAATATTGGAGTTTCTTCTGTTTATAATCAAAATTTCAGTGCTATTCTTCAACCAATTTTTAAGGGAGGAATAAGCAAAGTATTTTTAGAAACTAATGGATCATCATACGGAAATGAAGAAATAATAAACTATGAAAAACAACCAACTTTATCTTTACTCAATGGATCTGGTGCATTAGTAAGACCAGTAATTAACAATGGGTCTATAGTTGACATTTTAGTACAAAATCCTGGAATAAATTACAATTGTCCTCCAGATTTAGTAGTTAATGGTGATGGTTTTGGTGCTTTGTTAGTTCCTATAGTTGAAAATGGTTATTTAAAAAATATAAAAATAGTAGATGGTGGTTTTGGATATAATGAAAGTAATACCACAATCAATGTTATCTCGACTGGTTATAATCAACAGTTAAAAGCAAACATTAAAAGTTGGAGAATTAATTTAGTTGAAAGAAGTATTCAAAATAATCAAATAACAGATGATGATGGATTTATTGATTCTGGTTTAAACGATAGTTATGGATTACAGTATACTCATGCTTACGCTGGAAGAAAATTCAGATCTTCTACATTATCATCAAGATATGTTAATGGTGTTATTAGATATTATCCAGATTTACAAATGTCTGGAGGTATTGAAGTAGATTCTCCATCTCACTCTCCAATTATTGGTTGGGCATATGATGGAAATCCAATATATGGACCTTATGCATATTCATCCAAAGATGGAGGACCAATAAGATCATTAAAATCAAGTTATATTTTACAAAACTCTTCAAATAGACCAAATATTTCTAATTATCCATTAGGAATATTTGTTGAAGACTATGTATATAATGCATCTGGTGATCTTGATGAATTTAACGGAAGATTTTGTAAAACACCAGAATTTCCTAATGGAGTTTATGCTTATTTTTGCACCATAGAGAATATTGTTCAATCTTTTGGACCTTTTAAAAATTATAAAAAACCATCATTTCCATACATCATTGGAAACTACTATAAATCAAAACCAATTGATTTTAATTTCAACAAATCTTCAAATCAAAATGAAATTGATATAAACAAAACTGGTTGGTTAAGAAATACTAGTGCTTATAATTTACTTCAAGAAAAAAGTGGTTATGATTATATTTTTAGACCTTATAAAATTAAAGAGCAATTTTCAATTATTAACTCAGTATCTAGAGGAAAGGTAGATAGTATTGGCATTTTAACTGGGGGATATAATTATAAAGTTAAAGACAAAGTTATTTTTGATAACACTAAAACAACAGGTACTGATGTATCTGCGGAAGTATCTTTAATAAAAGGTAAAAAGGTTAATTATGTAAGTACAGCATCATCTATTACCAACAATGTAGAACTTATTGCGGTTTCACCATCATCATTCGTAGGATTTACTACACTTCCACATGACTACAATAATAATGATATTGTATCATTTACTGGATTATATGACTTTAAAAAATATGGGACAATCAAGATTTCAGAAAATCAATTATTCTTAAGAACTGGCGTTTCTTCAGTATTATATACTGGAATAGTTACTTATTTTGATGTATTTGGATCTTTAGATTTTCCAAGAATTAGAGAAAATGACATTTATCAAATTGAAAACGAACAAGTAAAGATATTAAATATCGATCCATCATCATCAAGAATAAGAGTATTACGTAATCAAAATGGTACTGTTGGTGTTACATCATATAGTTCTGGATTTAGATGTTCCGAAATTACAAGAAAATTTGAAGTAAGTTTTGGTATTAGTTCTTCATATAGTTCTACACCAAACAAAGAAATATACTTTGATCCTTATGAATCTGTTGGTATAGGAACAAGCGTAGGTGTTGGAATCAATTCTACAATTTATTTTTCAAATCCAGGAATTGGACCAAGATTTATAACAATTCCAACTAAAACAATATACTTACCAAATCATCAACTTAATACTGGATCTGAATTAATTTATTCATCTAATGGTGGAAGTCCAATATCAATTTCCACAGATGGTTATACTTCTACATCTTTACCTGATAATTCAGTAGTTTATGTAGCAAAAATAACTGATAATTTAATTGGCATATCCACAGTTTTGGTTGGGTTAGACACTACTGGTAATTTTTCTGGAATTGGAACAAATTCTTCAATAAGTACTCTATATTTCACGAATAAGGGATCTGGAAATTATCATAGTTTTAAAACAAATTATCAAGATACACTAGTTGGAGATTTAAGTAGAAATACTGTAACTGTATTTACAAAACAAAATCATAATTTACAATTAAATGATAATGTAATTATTGATATTTCATCTGGTATAACAACAGTGGTTAATGTTCAATATAATGATTATAATAGAAGATTAGTAGTTAATTCAAAAAACTTTAGTGAATCTGATGTAGATATATTGAAAAATACCATTAGAATTCCAAATCACAATTTCCAAGAAGGTCAAAAAGTAATCTATAAGTCTACAGCTTCAGGTATAGAGACAATATATTATGTTATTATTGTAGACTCTAATAGAATTAAACTTTCAAATAGTTATTATGAAGCAACATTATCAAATCCAATAGAAGTTAATATTGGATTTGCTAAAACTTCTGGTTCATTATTACCTATTAATCCTCCAATTGAATTATATAAAAATAGTATAGTAAAATTTGATCTATCAGATTCTTCATTATCTTATAGTAAAAATTTCACTTCATATCCTGCTTTCCATTTCGATTTTTATAAGGATCCAGATTTTAAATACAAATATGAAATTTCTGAAGGATCTTTATCTTATGAAGTGTATAGAATTGGAAAAATTGGTATTGATAGCACTGCCGCTGTTTATTTGACAATTACCGATAACACTCCACAAAATTTATACTATAGATTAGAACCAATAGATCCAGTTAATAATTTACCAGAGAAATTAAGTATCATTGTAGATGATGATCAAGTAATTAATCACAACAAATTATATTTTGTCGATAGTAAGTATAATGGAACTCATACAATAAGTGGAATTGGATCAACTTCATTTACATTTTCATTATTGGATACTCCAGAGAAAAATAGTTATTATCCATATGAAGGTGATTTAAATTATTACACAAATTCTTCAACTGCTTCTGGAGAAATATATGAATTAAAATTAACTTCTAAGGGTAGAAGTTATAACAATGTTCCAGATATAGTTGGTGTTGTTACAAATACTGGTAACTCTGCTATTCTCGAATGTCAAACTAACAGTATTGGTAAAATTCTTAATACTACAATTAAAGACATTGGATTTGATTATTCATCAGATTTATCTTTAAGACCATCTGCTAAACTACCTAGTTTAGTTAAATTGCAATCTTTATATTCATTAGATTATATTGGTATTACTTCTTCTGGAAGAAATTATGTTACTCCTCCAGATTTACTTTTATTTGATGGTTATACTCAAAAAATAGTAACAGATGTTGATTTAAGATATGTCAAAAATAGAAATCGTGTAACAATTTTAAAGAATACTACTTCTCTTTATAATTCTATTCCAACAATTTTGCCAATTAATAATTCAAATGGAATAAAAATTAAATCAATCACTTACGAACCAACAACTGGAATTGCATCAGTAACTCTTGCCCCAAGTTACAGTGATAGAGATGTTTTTCCTTTTGAAGTTGGTGATAATGTTATGATTGAACATACTAGTGTAGGAATTGCTACTACTGGTAAAGGATATAATACTGAAGATTATAATTATCAGTTCTTCGAAATTGTATCCATGGATCCAAATATTGGAGGAGCCAATGGAAGTGTAAGATTTAGTTTAAATGGATTATTGTCACCAGGAGAATATCCTGGAACATATGATTCTGATAATTCATTGGGTACAATTGTTCCCGAAAAATTCTTCCCAATATTTAAACCAGTATTAAAGAAAAATAATTTCTTTGTTGGTGAAACTGTAATTTCAAAATCATCCCAAACTACTGGTGTTGTTGATAGTTGGAATACTAATAGTAATTATCTTAAAGTATTAGAAGATAGAACAAAGTTTAATGTTGGTGAAACTATTGTTGGAAAATCATCCAAAACGCAAGGAGTTATTTCAGATATAATAAGATTTGATGCTGTTTATGATGTTAATGGATCATCAATAGTCAGAAAAGGATGGAATCTTGATACTGGATTTTTAAATGAACATTCTCAAAGATTGCATGATAGTGATTATTATCAAAATTTCTCATATTCTTTAAAATCAAAAGTACCTTATGATGTTTGGAACACATCCGTTTCTGTTCTCAATCATACCGCTGGATTTAAAAGATTTTCTGATTTAATTATAGAATCAGTTCCTATTCCAAAATCTAGCAATATTGTTGGAATAGGAACTACAGTTAATGTTGGAGTTGGAACTGTACGAGATGATATTGTTGGAATGCAGACATCACAAAATAATGGAGACTTTAGTAGTAGAGTTGATATTATTGAATATGTTGATACAAATACAATTTATGATTTTGACCTAGTTAAGGAAAGAACTATTTCAAATAGATCAAATAATCTCGTTTTTAATTCTAGAGTTATACAGGATTATATTGAATCTGTAGGAAATAGAGTACTTATTCTTGATGATTTAAGTCCTAGTTTTAATAGCAATCCAAGACCTACAATATTCACTCCAGTAGATCAATTTAATTTAAATTATTATAGATCTAAAAAATATTTTGCTTTAGTTCAGGATAGAGCAAATATTAATGGAAGACAGGCAAACTTGGTAACATTAGTGCAAAATGGAAAATATGGATTTATAAGTCAATATGGTATTTTAAATACTATTTCTCAACTTGGATATTATGATTTTTCAATCTCTGGCGATAGAGGAAGTTTAGATTTTTATCCATTGCTTTATTCAATTAATAACTATGATATTTCTTTAGTTTCATTTGATACTATTGATAAATTTGTTGGAATAGGAACTACAACTTTAGGTAATGTTGTTAAGATTGACTCATCAACATCATCTCTTCCTGTTGGATTCAGCACTCAGAAAAATATTGTTGGTATTTCAAGTACTTATAGAACTTCTAAAATTTTAGTTACTATAGGATCTACAGAAAATAATTATTATGAATACAATGAATTAACATTATTGCATGATGGTACAAATGTTAATATACTTGAATTTGGAAGATTGAATACGGATACTTTAGGATATAATGCTACTACTGGTCTTGGAACTTACAGTGCATCATTATCTGGATCAAATGTATATCTTAATTTCCAACCATATACATCATTAACACATAATTATGTTGTTAACACTGTAAATTTATCCATCGGCAATACAAGTACTACTGCTACGGATAGCATTCTTCTTAGTAATAGTAATTTAAAATCTACACGAGTAGCAATTTCTTCTTCTCCATCACCATCAGCAGTTGGAATTGCCACTTACTCAAAATTATATTATAAATCTTGTTACTTGATTGTTTCTATTGAAGATAAAACAAATCAAAAATATCAAGTATCTGAAGTAGCTTTAGTTGATGATGACATAACCACTTATCTTGTTGAATATGGAGTTGTTCCTGTAAGTTCTGGTTTAGGTACATTTTCAAGTTCAATAGTTGGAAGTGGTTCTACATTATCTACTGTTGTATATTTTACACCAAACCCAAACATTAATGCGGAAGTTAGAGTATTCCAGACTTCTTTAGGAAATTATGGATCCAATTTAACCTCATTATCCACAATAGATTTTGCTAAAAATGCTGCAATAAATGCAAATAATGCAATTTATATTGGCAATGAATTAGATATTAAAAAGCAATTTGATTTGACATATAAGCAAAATCCAGTATTTGTACAATCATTTGATTCTACTGATAATACAGTTGTAGATATTGCAAACGATCAATTCAATTTAATAAATCATTATTTTACGAATGGTGAAAAAGTAGTGTATTCTTATGGTGATCCAACTTTATATTCTCCCGTAGGAATTGCAACTACAACAATTTCTGGAATATCGACAAATGTATTACCTTCATCACTTTATATTGTAAAGGTAAATGAATCTGCAGTTAAAGTTGCAGCATCGGCAACTGATGCATTATCATCTCCACCAAAAATATTGGATATTAATTCTCTTGGAATAGGTACGGTTCATACATTTACAGCAGTCAATCAAAATGTCAAATCTTTAATTACAATTGATAATGTAATACAATCACCAATAGTTGGGACAAATGTAACATGTTTCCTCGATTCTGATATCGGAGGATCAAATGAAACATTAGTATTTACTGGTATTAGTTCGTTCTTTGGTGGTGATATTGTTCAAATTGATGATGAGTTGATGAAAATTCAAGCAATAGGAATTGGATCAACAAATTATGTTCTTGTCCAAAGACCTTGGTTGGGAACAGTAGCAAAACCTCATAGTAAAAACAGTTTAATTAAAAAGGTAAGTGGTAATTATAATATTGTTGATAATACTTTATACTTTGCCGAAGCACCTTATGGTAAATTTATACCTCCAAATACTTTCAATGATCCACTTGAAGTTGATTATACTGGTTTAATAACAGCTTCATCATTCTCTGGAAGAATATTTTTAAGGTCTGGATTAAACAATTCTGGTTCCGAAGCTTATTCTGGAAATTATATTTTTGATGATATTTCTCAACAGTTCAATGGTACAAGAAATTCATTTAATATAACATCAAACAATCAAAATATTACTGGATTTTCAACAGGAAATGCAATAGTTTTATATAATGATATTTTCCAAAATCCTTTAGAATTTAATTCAATCAATAATATTGCAGATTACAGATTATTAGAAAATTCTGGAATTACATCAATTACCTTTACTGGATCTAATTTATCTGCAAAATATGATATTAATACTGGCAATCTTCCTCGTGGTGGTATTATTTTATCAGTTGGATCATCTCAGGGATATGGTTATCAACCTTTAATCTCTGCGGGTGGTACATGTACATTATCTGGAATAGGTTCTATACAATCAATTAGTATCGGTAATAGTGGATCTGGATATAGAGTAGGAATTCAAACAGTTAGAGTTGGAGTTCAAACTTACAGTGTTGGGAAACCGAATATTACTTATGTTGGAATTGCTTCAATATCAAAAGGTAATATTGTAAGTGTTGCAATTACTAATCCAGGAGTAGGATATACCAACTATTCAACTTTTGCATATTCATATACATCTGCACAAATTTCTGCTGGTTCTACCATCATACCTTTGAATAATATTACTAATATTATTACTGGAAATTACATTTCAGTTGGTTCTGCATTGACAAATGTTTATGTTACTGGAATTGGAAGTACTTTTGTAACTATTGGAGTTGCGAATACCACAAATAGAATTATTTCATATGGTTCTACAACAACCATCAAATCTTATAGTCCACCTAAAGTAATTTTTGACGACCCAATACCATACACAAACATACCTTTATCTTATAGTTCTGAGTCTACTCCTGGAATTGGTACGCAGGCAACTATAGATATTGTAGTTGGACAAGGTTCAAGTGTAATTTCATTTGAAATTAAGAATTATGGTTATGCTTATGGTAATAAGGAAATACTAACTGTTCCAGTTGGAGGAAGCACTGGAATACCTACAGATACTACTAAAACTTTTACAGAATTTAAATTATACATTGATAAAGTTTTCAATGATAAATTCTCTGGATGGACTGTTGGTGATTTACAAGTTTTAGATCCAATCAATGCATATTTTGATGGGGTGAGAAAAGTATTTCCAATCAATTTAAATGGACAAAGAGTTTCAATTGTATCAAGAAAAGGATCTACAATAGAATTACAAGCAAATCTATTAGTTTTTATTAATAATACTTTACAAGTTCCAGGAATTTCATATATCTTTAATGGTGGAAGTAACATAACATTCTTAGAAGCTCCTAAAGCAGGAGATCTATCGAAACTCGTATTTTATGCTGGAACTTCAAGCATTGATACTGTAGTAAGTAACATTTTAGAAAGTATTAAAGTAGGAGATACTGTTCAAGTTATTGGAGATACTAAAAATCTTGTAGAAAATGAAAGAGTAGTAACAGATATTGTTTCTACGGATGAAATTAATACTAATGTTTATCGCGGTCCAGGGATAACTTTAGATCAAACTTTATTGAGACCTTTGAATCTATATAAGCAAACTGAAGATAGAATTGTTTATGGAAAATATGTTGCAAAAGATAGACCTAGTTATGAACCTTTAATCTATCCATCAACGAATATTATTCAAAGTATTGGATCTGGAACTAGTGTATTCTATGTTGAAAATGTAAAAACTATATTTGATAATTTGAAAGAAAATGTCAGTTCTGCATATCAATCCAAGATTGAAATTATTTCACAAGATGTTAATGTTGGTGCATATGCTACTGCAATAGTTTCTGCAGCTGGTTCTATAACTTCTTTCAATATAATCAATAGCGGAAGTGGTTATTTAAATAGTCCATCTGTTCACATTTCGTCTCCAACTGGAATAGGAACAACTGCAATTATTACATCAACTATTGCAAATGGATCTATAACAAACTTATCAATATCTAATTCTGGATCTGGATATGATCCTCAAAATCCACCTTTACTTTTAATTGATCCTCCAACAATAATAGACGAAGTGGATAATAATGTTTTATACTATGGAGATTTTGGTAATATTACTCAAATAAGAAAAACTTCTGTAGTTGGAGTAGCTTCTACTGGGTTATACTTCAATTTCTTTATCCCATTAGATTCTCCTTTAAGAGATCAAACTGTAGTAGGAACTGCAATAACTATAAGTACTATTCAAAGTGGAGATTATTTTGTAGTAAATAACTCTAAAGTTGGGTCTGGTTTAACATCATTAAATTCGACCAATTCAACTGTTGGAATTGCAACTTCTTGTATTGATACTGTTTACCAAGTTCTTTCATCTTCAGTAGTATATAAAAATGTTGCTGGAATAGGAATAACAGCGGTTAAGGAAGTATTGGTTGGTGTATCTTCTTATAAAGGATATGATTTTAGTTTATCAACTTTTGATTGTACTACATTAACATTTGATTCAACATCTTCACAATTTACTTTTGATACAAATATAATTTATTATGCAAATTATAGTTGGGGTAAAATTATTCCATCCGCTAGAACAACAAGTTCATCTTTTAACTTCTATGGAACCAATGGAATTACTGGAATCACAACTTCTGCAATCATTAAACGTTATAATCCTTTGACATACGTAAATTATACCTAATAAATATTTCATAATTAGGTTTTTCTAAAAAAGATGTCTAAATTGGGAATAAACACTGGTTCTGTTCCAAATGATGGTACTGGTGATACTTTATTGAGTGGTGCTGTAAAAATAAATACGAACTTTAATGAAATTTATAGTTCAATAGGAGATGGTTCGAATCTTGTTGTTGGTGTAGGAAAAACTGTTTTATCAATTTTACTATCTGGTAATGTTGGTGTAGGTTCTACTATACCAGCATCCAAATTGGATGTTTCTGGTAATATAAATGGAAGTTCTATTTCTATAGGAAATACACAAATTGTCAGTGGTTCTTTCCAACTTAAAAACATTGCTTCTCTTGACTCCACTACAATTTCTACAATTGAAAACGCAATTACTCTTGCACCAAATACATTTACAGATTTGAATATAACTGGAATATCAACCTTTATTAATGGCCCTGTTTTAATTGGTGGAGGAAGTTCAACTGGGAATGCCGCAACTGTTCTTCAAATTTCTGGAATTAATAGTAGTGTTTATGTTGGTGGAAATATTGGTATTGGAACCATAAATCCATCAAGAAGGGTTCAAGTTGCTGGTGATGCTTCAACAAATCAGTTTAACGCATCGATATCAATTACAAATACCAATAGTGCTGGATATGGAGCTTATTATGGTTTAAACGCTACTTCAATTTCTTCTGGACGTGATTGGAGACTGGTTAGCAATGGATTATCAGATTCTGCAGGGGTTGGTAAATTTTCAATTCTCGATGTTTCTGCTGGAAGAGATAGATTAGTTATTGATAGTTCTGGAAATATTGGCATTTCATCTTTAAGTCCTTCATCGAAACTTACTGTATCTGGTGATGTTTTTATTACTGGTGTTGTAACTGCAACATCTTTTATTGGATTAACCACAGTTGCAACTAGTGTAATAGGTGGTATTGCTTCAGTAACACAGTTAAATGTAACTGGTATTGGAACTATTAGTAATTTAAGCGGCACTACCTTTAATTACTCTTCAGGATTCATTAATGCTGGTGTAGTAACCAATATTAGTGGTACTACTTTAAATTATCCTTCAGGGTTCATTAATGCTGGTGTTGTTACTACAATTACTGGAGTAAATTTAAATTATTCTGGATTATCTACATTTACAGGTCCTGTAGTAATTGGTGGTGGTAATTCAACAGGAATTACTTCATCAGTTCTTCAACTTGTTGGTATTAACTCAAATGCTTACATTGGTGGTAACTTAGGTATAGGTATTTCATATACTACATTACCATTGCAAGTTGTTGGTATAGTATCAGCAACAACCGTTAGAGATGGTATTGGAACTATTAGAACAATACCACAAAACGCACAATCTTCTGGTGGAATTTATACTGCTACCAGTTCTGATGTTGGAAAACATATTTCAATATCTTCTGGAATTGGAGTTAGTATTAATGCTGGTACTTTCTCAATTGGTGATGTTTTTTACGTTTTCAATAATACTACTGGAACTATTACTATTGGTGCAGGTGCTGGTGTATCAATATTCTTAAGTGGAAACTACAACCCTGGTACTGGTATTAGAACTATGATGTCGAGAGCACTTGCCACTGTTTTGTGTGTTAATAACAATACATTTGTTGCTGGTGCTCTTGCTGGAGCAGCAACAACAGCAAATGCTCCAATTGCATAATAATTATCAGTTCACATTTAATAAATAAATAAAAAACCCAAAATGTCTGCAATTATAACTGATCAATTAAGAATTTTGAATGCGAGTAACTTTGTCGCTGCTGCAACTTCATCGTACAATTCATATTATACATTTGTTGGTTTACCAAATGCTTCAGATTATCAATCTGATTGGAATGTAAACCCACCAGCACCAAAGGATAGTTTTGATCAAGAAAATGATTATTGGGATACTATAGTTGGATTGAAAAAAATTAAACCAGAAGATGTTAAACAAGTTATTAGAAAAATAACTTGGACTTCTGGAACTGTTTATGATATGTATAGACATGATATTACGAGAACTAATACATCAAAACCTTCAAATTCTACAAATCTTTATTCTGCCAATTATTATGTAATGAATAAAGATTATAGGGTTTATATTTGCCTCTATAATGGAATAACACCAGAAAATCCTTCAGGAAAACCATCAATTGATGAACCAACATTTGTTGATTTAGAACCAAGAGCAGCAGGAACTAGTGGTGATGGATATATTTGGAAATATCTTTATACAATCAATCCTTCAGATATTGTAAAATTTGATTCTGTTAATTTTATGCCAGTTCCATCAGACTGGTATACAAATATTCAAAATACTCCAATTATAGACAATGCAAAATATAGTGGTCAGATAAAGATAGTTACTATAAAAAATCGTGGAGTTGGACTTGGAACTGCTGGAGTAACTTATACTGGTGTTCCAATCAGTGGAGATGGATCTGGAGGGCAGGCAACTATCGTTATAAACAATGATTCAAAAGTTCAATCTATTACAGTTACGAATGGTGGTTCTGGATATACTTATGGAACTGTAGATTTGATTGCTGGCAACGTTCCAACTGGCACAGTAACACCGACTTTTGATGTAATTATTCCACCCAAAGGTGGTCATGGCGCAAACATTTATAGAGAACTTGGAGCATTTAATGTTTTAGTATTTTCTAGAATTGAAAATGATATACAAAATCCAGATTTTATTACTGGTAATCAAGTTTCAAGAATAGGTATTGTTCAAAATCCACAAGCATATAATTCTACAAATCTTTTGACTTCCGAAAAAGCAAGTAATTTATATGCAATCAAATTTAGTCAGACTAACTTCGATACAACTACATTTACATCAGATTCCTTTATTACTCAAACAGTTTCTACTGGTGTTACTGCTGTTGGAAGAGTGGCTTCATATGATCAGAATACTGGGGTTTTGAAATATTGGCAAGATAGAACCCTTGTAGGATTTAATTCAGATGGAACACAAAATCCATCTTCATCATATGGATTAAAAATGGTTAGATTTACAAATAGTGTTGGGGTAGGTGGTTCTACAACCATAATTGGTGGATCAAGAAATTTAAATATTGACACTACTTTTAGTGGTATTAGTACGGTAATAAATAACAATACATATTATCTTGGTCAATCTTTTACAAATGGTTTATCTAATCCAGAAGTACAAAAATATTCTGGAAATATAATTTATATTGATAATAGACCATCTGTTCTAAGATCAGTAAATCAAAAAGAAGATATTAAAGTTATTTTGCAATTCTAAAGAATTATGCCACAACATACAGATCTCAACGTTTCTCCTTATTTTGATGATTTTGATCCAAAAAAGAACTATCACAAAGTTCTGTTTAAACCTGGATATCCAGTACAAGCTAGAGAATTAACTACTCTACAATCAATTTTTCAAAATCAAATTGAATCTTTTGGAAAAAATATCTTCAAAGAAGGATCTGTTGTAATTCCAGGTCAAACAAAATATGATGCTTCGGTTTTTGCAGTTCAAGTTGAATCTGAATATAATGGAGTTCCTATTTCATTATATCTCAACGGACTGGTTGGAAAAAGACTTAAAGGATCTATAAGTGGTGTTTCTGCTGAAGTTGTTTATGTTTTATCAAAATCAGATTCTGATAGGAATAAAGATACCATTTATTTGAGATTTTATGAAAGTGGTGGTGCTGATTTAAAAAATAAAGTTTTTTCGAATGGTGAGACATTAACTCTTTTGAGTGCATTTAAATATAACGGCATATCTTTTAATAAAGGACAGGGAATTTGCAATACTATCGCAAATGATGCGATGCAAAAAGGTTCTTTGTTTAGTGTAACTGATGGGGTATATTTTGTACGTGGATTTTTTGTAAACGTAGTAGCACAAACAATAATTTTAGATCAATATTCATCAAAACCAAATTACAAAGTAGGTTTTAATGTCATTGAATCGGTTGTAACTGCTGATGAAGATCAAAGTTTATATGATAATGCTCAAGGATTTTCAAACTATGCTGCTCCTGGAGCAGATAGATTTAAGATAGAACTAGAACTGTCTAAAAAACCATTAACAGATACTGATACTCAAAATTTTGTAGAGATTTTTAGAGTTACTGACGGAAAAACCCAATCTTATCAAAAAAATCCTCAATATGCATTGATACGTGATGAAATGGCCAGAAGAGTGTATGATCAATCTGGTGACTTTTTTGTTAGACCTTTTTCATTATTTGTTCGTGATTGTTTAAATGATAGAGTATTAAGTAATGGATTATATTATGAAAATCAATTAACTATGAGTAATAATAAACCATCTGAAGATAAGATGATTTATGAAATAGGTTCTGGTAAAGCCTATGTTAATGGATATGATGTTGAAACTTTATCTGCAAAGATGATAGATGTTCCCAAAACAAGAACAACTAAAACACTTAAGAATCAACAAGTAACATTTAATGCTGGTTTATTGGCATATGTAAATAATGTTTATGGTTCTCCAACTATTGGACTTGGTAACGGTGTTGTAGTTAGTCTTATGGATAGTAGGGTTGGAACTAATCCTACTGTTTCTACTGGTTCTACAATTGGTATTGCTAGAGTTTATGATTATATTCCAGAAGCTGGATATTTTAATGATTCTAGCAGAATTTTAATGCGACTGTATGATATTCAAACATATACTAAAATACAGTTAACAACACCAATTACTTTACAATCTCCAGCATACATTGAAGGAGTTAGAAGTAACGCTAGTGGTTTCTTAGTTTCAAGTGTTTCCTCATCTGCAAATTTAACACTTTATGAAACTAATGGAGCATTTTTAGTTAATGAACCTATAAGAATTAATGGTATTGATAATGGACGTTTAATATATTCAGTTACTGACTATCGTATTGGAGATATTAAATCTTTATATTCAAATACTGGAGTAAGTAATGGATTTACTGCAGATTTGGTATTAAATTCTAAAAAATTAATCGCAACTCCTGGAACTAATTTTCAGATAACCGCAAGATCAAGTGCCACTTCAAATGGAATTAGCACGGTTACAGCAGGTCTTGGCACAGATTTTATTAACACGATAAGAGCAGGAGATATTATTACTTATAGCGGTTTATCAACTACTGGTGATCCAATATACAATAAAGTTGTTTCTATTAGTGCTGGTGGAAACTCATTCACAATCGCTCCAGTTGCCACAGTTTTAGGAGTTTGTGATGGTGCTCTTCCATCAACAAACACTACAGTATCTAACATTAATAGACTTAGTACAAATATACAAAATAAAAATTCATCATTATTAACTCCAATTAAAAATGAAAATATATCTTCAATTAATATTGAAGATAATGAATTATCTCAAAGAAGATTTTATGGATCAGTTCCTCTTTCTGGAGATTCTTTAACTGTTACTATTTCGGATCCTGATATTTATTTTGATGCTTTTTCTGCAGATAGATTTTTCATTACTTATGATACTGGAAAAATAGAATATTTGACTTTTGACAAATATTCTTTGGATACTTCAGGAAAACAACTTCAATTCATTGGATTAACAAATACAAACGGGGCAAGTTATGCTGATGTAATTACTACCGTTAAAAATTTAAAACCAAATTCAAAAATCAAAAAATTAAATAGAGCATCAAGTATTGTTATTGATGGTTCTATTAATCAAGCTTCTGGAATTGGAGCAACTACACTAAATGATGGACTTACTTATACAAATATCTATGGTTTAAGAATTCAAGATGAACAAATTAGTTTAAATGTTCCAGATGTAATTAATGTTCTTGCAATTTATGAGTCTACAAGTGTAGCAGAACCATCTCTTCCTAAAATAGTTTGCACTGGATTTACTGGATCACAAAATTCAGCAAAAGATTTTGTGGTTGGAGAACACATTAATGGTGAAAGTTCTGGATCTGTAGGTCTCATAACAAAAATAATTGATGCTTCTACAATAGAATTCATATATTTAAATAATACACAATTTGTAGAGAATGAGGTTGTTTCTGGAACAGATTCAAAAACTAAAGGAATTGTTATTTCCAAACTACTTGGTGATAAAAACATCACTCAAAACTTTACTCTCGAACATGGTTATACTGATACTTATTATGATTTTTCTAGAATAATAAGAAAAGAAGGTGTTGCATCTCCTTCAAGAAAAATAAAAGTAATATTCCAGAATTATACTATTGATTCTACAGATACTGGCGAATTTATGTCAGTAAACAGTTATCCAGCATCTACATTCAAACATGATATCCCATATGTCGAAAATGATCGTAGAAGATTAACAGATTATATTGACATAAGACCAAGAGTAGCTCCATATACTCCATCACAATATTCTCCTTTCGAATTCCAATCAAGAAATTTTGGTGCTGCTGGTCAATACTCCACATATACAATTGCTCCAGGAGAAAACATTATTCTTGGATATTCATACTATCTCCCAAGAATTGATAGAGTTTATTTAACTCCATCAGGAAATTTTGAAATTAGTAGAGGAGTTCCAGCGGATAATCCAAAAGTTCCAGAAATAAAGGCAAATTGTTTAGATATTGCTACTATACATATTCCCCCATATGTTTTTAACACCAAGAGTGTTGTTGTGGATATGGCGGAACATAAAAGATATACTATGAAAGATATTTCTGAACTGGAAAATAGAATTGAGAGAGTTGAAAGATTTACTACTCTAACAAGTTTAGAAAATAAAACTGAAAACTTCAAAATTAAAGACGCAGAAACGGGATTAGATCGTTTTAAATGTGGATTTTTTGTAGACAATTTTAGTACTACTACATATCAAGAAACTAATAATCCTCTGTTTAGATCTTGTATTGATACTGTATCTTCAACATTAAGACCTCCTCATCGCAGTACAAAATTAGATCTTCAATTAGGATCGGAAGCAATTTCAGGAATTGGTTCTACATATTTACCAAACTTAGATCATTCACATGTTACTGATTTAGGATCTCCTGGAGTAAGAAAAACTGGAGATTTAATTACTTTAAATTATACCGAAAAAACATATTATGAACAACTTGTAGCAACAAGAAGTGAATATATTACTCCATTTTTGGTTAGGTTCTGGCAAGGATCTATACAACTGTTTCCTCCAGCAGATACTTGGCATGATGAATTATCAATTACAGTTCCAATTACAGTAACAAATACAACACAGGGAGTAGCACCTCCAGTAAAAAATGTTACAGTAACAAATAATGTAACTGTTGGAACTCCAGTAAATACTAAATTACCAGTAGGTCAAACAGGTACTCAACCATTCGATTGGATTGCTAATGCAAGATCTGTTTTAAATACAATTGGTAAGCAAAAAGCATGGGGAGGTTCAACACAAGGCGGTCTTCTTCAAGAAACTTGGAGAGGTGAGGTAACAAAAGTTACAGATAATAATATTCATTTAGTTTTTACAAATAGGTTCTTTAATACAACTGGCGAATCAATTATTAGAAAAATACTTCCTCCAGATGTAGCCGATCAATATATTAATAAAATTAAATCTGGTGCAAAAGATCTTTCAACCACAGTTATTGATTTTGCTCCCCCAAAACAAACAACAACAACTACACAATCAACAAACGTTTCAACTACATTCACTCCACAACCTCCACAAATAACAGAAACAGTCACCCAATCAGTTTCGCATTACACACAACCAATTCGTTTCTTAAGAAGTAGAAACATTGAATTTGATGCCAAATCTTTAAGACCTGTTACAAGATTTTATCCATTTTTCCAAGGAATTGATGTAAGTAAGTATATTGTTCCAAAACTTTTAGAAATCAAAATGATTTCAGGAAAGTTTCAAGTTGGAGAAAAAGTTGTAAGTGATGCTCATTTCTTAACAAATAGAGTAGCATTTAGATTGTGTACTCCAAATCATAAATTTGGACCTTTTAATAATCCAACTCAAAAATATAATTATCTCCCATACACACAACAAACTTTCCCAACAACCTATTCAGAATCATCTACTTTTTTAAATGTAGATACTTTATCAATGCAACTTCAATCAGAAACTCAATATTATGGTTCAGTTGCAATTGGAATGAGATTGATTGGACAATCATCAAAAGCGGTTGCAGAAATTACAAATATTCGTTTAGTTTCTGACAGTAATGGAAGATTAATTGGATCTTTATTTGTTCCAGATCCTTCAACAGTTGGAAACCCCAAGTGGATTAACGGTGAAAATACATTCACAGTAAGTGATTTACCAACACTACAACCACCTGTTCCAGCACCAAATGAAATCATTGCAAACACTGTAGGATCACAAAGTTCTGCTAGTGCTGATTTCCATTCTGAGGCATGGTCTAATGTTACTGAAACTGACATAATCACTACTAGAAATGTAGTGATTATTCCTCCACAAAAAGTTGTTACTACAACAATTACTAATACTACAACTTATGGAACAGGAACTAATGCTACTACTAAATTTAGCGCGTCATCATTTGACCCACTTGCAGAGTCTTTCATTGTTAATGAACAAAACGGAATATTTTTAACTTCTGTCGATATTTTCTTTGAAACTAAAGATGAATCAGTACCAGTAACTTTACAAATCAGACCTATGGATGCTGGTGTTCCAAGTAATACTATCATTCCTTTCTCTGAAGTTACTTTAAATCCTGATTTAGTCGGATTATCAACAAATGGTTCCAAATCTACTAGATTTACTTTCCCATCACCAGTTTATTTGAGCGGATCAACTCAACAGTCCATAAGACAAGCACCAGTTGCAAATGCTCAACCAAAAGAATATTCTGTAGTTTTACTCTCGGCAAGTCCAAATTATCGTGTGTTTGTTTCTAGATTAGGTGAAAAAGATCTTTTAACTGGAGTAACTTTAAACGCACAACCAAGTTTAGGATCTTTATTTAAGTCACAAGAAGGTTCTACTTGGACTCCATCACAATTAGAAGATTTGAAGTTTAGATTAAATAAAGCAAGTTTTGTGAAAGAAGGATTAGTAAGATTCTTCAATCCAGTTCTTTCATATAAGAATAAAAAAGTTGCAGTTACTGGATCTAATCATTCATTATGTTTATCGAAAACTATTGTAGTTGGTCTTGGATCTACAGGTATTGATCCTAATGTTGGATTAGGTGTATCAATTATGCAAGATTCTGCTACTGCTAATTTGGTAGGACTTGCTGGAAGTGTTACTGATTTGTCAGTGGTTAATGCTGGAACTGGATATACTAATGGAACATTTAATAATATCTCATTAATTACAGAAACTGGTTATGGAAAAGGAGCAACAGCAAATATTGTAGTTGCATCAAATAAAGTAACAAGTGCAACTGTTGTAAATAGTGGAACTGGATATGAGGTAGGAGATTCATTAAAACTCCCAAGAATTGGTAATAATATTGGATTTGGAGGACAATTAGTAGTCACTTCGATAGGATCAACTAATACATTTGTACTTGGAAATGTACAAGGTCAATTTAAAGTGGGAATTTCTACATTATTCTATACAGATTATCTTGGTATTACGACTTATGTTGGTGCTGGAGTAAGCATAACGAGCATCTTTGAAGATCAATTTGAAGATGGATTGCATATGAAGATTACTCATCCAAATCATGGAATGCACTCTCCATCCAATTTAGTTCAAATTACTGATTTTAGACCAAATGTTGAAGATAATTTTGCAAAAACAACAGCAAATATTACATCTTCAGAACAAACAACAATTCAAGTTGATTCTACTGCTGGTTTTGAAACATTTGAGGGTCTTCCAGTAAGCGCATCTAATCCAGGTTATGTTATAATTGGACATGAAGTTATAAAATATACTTCATATTCTTCAACTACTTTGACAAATTTAACGAGAGCAATTGATGGAACTGTATCTCATCCATATAATTCTGGAGTTCCAGTTTATAAGTATGAATTTAATGGTGTTTCTCTCAGAAGAATTAATAAAATTCACGATCTTGGAGAAGTTTCTAATCCATTAGTTCATCCTACTACCCTTGATGATTATTACATCAAAGTAAGTATGGCCGCAACTGATTTCCAAGGAAATCAAATTGGAAAAGATAGAAGAAATGGTCTTTATTTCACAGAAACATCTCAATCTGGATGTCCTGGAGCTGAAATATCAAGTAATTTCCAGTTTGAAGCAATCACTCCTACAATTAGAAAAGTTTTACCTCCTGGAACAGTTATAGAACCTAAGATTAGAACAACATCAGCGACAAGTATTGGAGGTAATGAAATTTCTTTCGTTGATAAGGGATTTGAAGATATTAAACTGGATCAAATTAATACATTTAAAGATCCAAGAATGGTTTGCTCAAAAGTTAATGAAGATCGCTATATGACAGCAAATCCTGGAAATAGATCTTTCTCCATGCAGTTCTATATGACTACAAATAGTTCAGATTTATCTCCAGTAATTGATACTGCATTTACTTCTGTTCTATTAACAACAAATAGAATTAATGATCCTATTGGAATTCAAACTGCATTATCTTATTCAGAATCTACATTAATTAGATCATTAAATTCAGATCCACATGATGCTATTTACATTTCTAAGATAATTAAATTAGATGTTCCAGCAAATTCATTAAAGGTTCTCTTAACTGCAAAGAGAAATACTACAAATGACATTAGAGTTATGTATAGATTATTCAGAAATGATTCTGCAGCATTGTCTTCAAGTTATCAACTGTTCCCTGGTTATTCTAACTATAAAACTGATGGTTTTGGAATTAGAAGAGTAATTGATCCTTCTTTAAATGATGGTTCTGAAGATTTTTATTCGCAACCTTCAGGGGCTATGGAATTTAGAGATTATGAATATACTGCAGATAATTTACCCGAATTTAATGCATTCAGTATTAAAATTGTTATGGCAGGAACTAACCAAGCGCAACCACCAGTATTTGCAGATTTAAGAGCAATCGCAACAGTAAGACCGCAAACATAATTTATGGAATACATAAAAGTAAAAGATAAAGATCATTTAGTTCGTGATAGTTATTCAAACGCAATTATTAATACTGACATTGAAGGTTACAATTCCTATATGGAAACTTATAGAATTAAATATAATGAAAAAAAGAGAATTGAAAACTTAGAAAATGATGTAAACTCAATCAAAAGTGATTTGAATGAAATTAAAGATTTGTTGAGAGGATTATCTAATGGATCCAAATAAAATTACTTTAGAAAACATCAATAAATTGTTTGAATATGAAAAACTTTGTCGAGACATAGATAGTATAGATGATATTGATGTTGTAAAAGATTTTGCAAAATCTTATATTAAACTTTATTTCAAACAACAAGAAGTCATATCGAATTTCTAATGGCACAACCATCTACTAGACAAGAATTAATCGACTATTGTAAAAGAAAACTGGGACATCCAGTTTTAGAGATTAACGTTGCTGATGAACAAATTGATGATTTGGTAGATGATGCTATTCAATTCTTTCAAGAAAGACATTTTGATGGTGTGTATCAAACATACATGAAATATAAAATTACTCAAGATGATATTAATAGAGGAAGATCTAGAGCTCATGGCGTAACTCCAGTTGGAATTACAACCACTACAGTATATGAAAATCTTGGAAATTCTACTTCATTTTCTTTTGAAGAAAATGGAAACTACTTACCAGTTCCTCCATCAGTAATTGGAGTTGAAAGAATATTTCATTTTGATGGTTCAAACACCATAACACATAATATGTTTAGTGTTAAATATCAATTATTTTTAAATGATATTTACTATTGGGGTTCAACGGAACTGTTAACTTATGCCATGGTTAAAACATATCTTGAAGATATTGACTTTTTATTGACAACTCAGAAACAAATTAGATTTAATAAGAGACAAGATAGACTTTATCTTGATATTGATTGGGGAAGTGTTACTCCAGATACTTATCTAATTATTGATTGTTATAGAACACTCGATCCAAATGATTACGGAAGAGTATGGAATGATTCGTTCTTAAAATTATATCTCACATCGCTAATTAAACGTCAGTGGGGTCAGAATTTAATTAAATTCCAAGGTGTAAAACTTCCAGGTGGAGTAGAATTAAATGGAAGGCAATTATATGATGATGCTCAAAGAGAAATTGATGTACTTATGGAAAAAATGTCCAATACTTACGAACTCCCACCATTAGACATGATTGGATAATATGCTTAATCCATTTTTCCTCCAAGGGTCAAAATCAGAACAATCTTTAGTTCAAGATTTAATTAATGAACAACTCCGCATGTATGGAGTTGAAATTTATTATTTGCCAAGAAAGTATGTTACTAAAAATACTGTAATTAGAGAAGTAATTGAATCTAAATTTGATAATGCATATCCATTGGAAGCATATGTTGATACGTATGATGGATATGAGGGACAGGGAACTATTCTTTCAAAATTTGGCATTCAACCATTAACAGACTTAACTGTTATTATTTCTAAAGAAAGATTTGAAACTTATATTACACCATTAATAAAAAATTTACCGAATGTAGAACTAGCAACCAGACCAAAAGAGGGAGATTTAATTTATTTTCCTCTTGGTCACAGATTATTTGAAATTAAATTTGTTGAGCACGAAAAACCTTTTTATCAACTTCAAAAAACTTATGTCTATGAATTGAGATGTGAACTCTTTAGACTTGAAGATGAAATTATAGATACTGGAGTTGCTGATGTAGATAATACTGTGAATGGTGGAGTTGATAATTTAGGCAATACATCAATTAATGATGAAGATAGTAATACTTATATTCAAGGGCATACCCAAACTTTACAATTAGTTGGATCTGGTGTAACTGCAACTGCAATCACTAGTGTATTAAATCATGGTGTAAGATATATTGATATTTTAAATAGAGGAAATGGATATACTTCCACACCAACTATAAAAATATCATCAGCACCTTTGGGTGGATCTACAGCAGTTGGAATTGCCTCTATGATTGATGGTCTTATTGATTGTGATGGTATAATTTCACCAAAAATACAAGCAATTCAAATTATAAATCCTGGTTATGGTTATGATGTAACACCTTCTATAATGGCAATTGGTGGAGGTGGATCTGGATTTATTGCTACATGCGTTCTTGGAGATGGAATAGTTGGAATTATTACAGTCACAAATGGTGGATCTGGATATGTTAATAATCCTACAGTAACTATTAGTAGTCCATCTTCTGGTGAAACTGCAACCGCAACTGCTCACATTAATACAGTTGGAATTGTTACTATGATAACTTTATCAAATACTGGATATGGTTACACTAGCGTTCCAACTATAACAATACAATCTCCAAATGTAACTGGAATTGGAACATACGTTCCTAATGAAACTATAGTTGGAAGTATATCTCAAACTACAGCACTGGTAAGATCCTGGAATTCACTCACTAATGAGTTAATAATTTCAAATATTTCTGGTTCATTTAAACCTGGGGAAGTTATAACAGGTTCAGAATCTGGTGCGTTTTATAATTTGAAAAAATATGTTCTTGATAATTCGATAGATAAATATAATCAAAATTTAGAAATACAAACTGAATCTAATTCAATTATTGACTTTTCTGAATCCAACCCTTTTGGGATGCCATAAATAGTCAATTAATTGTTATTTTTAACAAAGGGTTAACAACATGTTTGAATATTTTTATCACGAAATACTAAGAAGAACCATAATTGGTTTTGGTTCTTTATTTAATGGTATTTCAATTAAACATGTTAATGAATCAAAAGATGTAACCAATGTTATACAAGTTCCTCTTGCATACGGACCTACTCAAAAATTTCTCGCAAGATTAGAGCAAGTACCAAATTTAAATAAACCAGTTCAAATCACATTACCAAGAATGTCATTTGAATTTGTTGGTTTAACCTACGATCCTACAAGAAAAGTAACTACAACTCAAACATTTTTATCTGTCGATAAAAATGGAAGTAGTGTAAGAAAAACTTTTATGCCAGTTCCATACAATATGGAATTTGAACTTTCTATTTTTACAATTTTAAATGATGATATGCTTCAAATCATCGAACAAATTTTACCTTATTTTCAACCTGCATATACATTGACAGTTGATTTAGTAGATAAAATTGGAGAAAAAAGAGATATTCCAATCGTAATAGATTCTATTACGATGCAAGATAATTATGAAGGAAATTTTGATACTAGAAGAGCGTTAATTTATACCATTAGATTTACTGCTAAAACTTATCTTTTTGGACCTACTTCTTCTTCGGATGTATCCAAAGATATTATTCAAAGAGTTTCTATTGGTTATGTTACTGGAGAACAGGGAAGTGGTGCAACCAGAGATCTCACATATAGTGTTGAACCAAGAGCATTACAAAGTTATTCAAATAATACAGTTACTTCCTTGGCATCAGATATTGATCAATCTTCCACTTTATTAACAGTAAATGATACTTCATCTTTAGCAATAAACAAGTATATTACTATAGATAATGAAGAACTTTATATTACTTCTATCCCAAGTTCAACTACAATTATTGTAAATAGAGGTGCTGATGGAACCACTGCATCTTCTCACGTATCTGGAACTGAAATTAAGTTAATTACTCAATCTGATAATTCTTTAATACCATTTGGCGACGATTTTGGATTTGATGGATTATGAAAATGACTAAAAAATTTGATAACCTAAATCAAACTTTTAATGTTTCTGGAGACATTGTTTCGAAAGAAGTGGAAGAAATACAACCAATTGAAGATAAAATTGAAAAAATATCTTCAATTTCAGATGATATTAAAAAAGATTATGAATATACGAGAGGAAACTTATATTCTATCATTGAAAAAGGTCAGGAAGCAATTAATGGTATATTAGAACTTGCCCAAGAAAGTGAAATGCCTCGTGCATATGAGGTTGCTGGACAATTAATTAAGAGTGTTTCTGATGCAACTGATAAGTTAATGGATCTTCAGAAAAAACTAAAAGATATTGATGAAGTTAAACATAAAGGCCCTACAAATGTTACAAATGCACTTTTTGTTGGATCAACTGCAGAACTTCAAAAATTGTTAAAACAACAACAATTTAATGGAGAAGTTCCAAACAAATAAATAATAAATGAGAATGACTCTTTTTTTAAATGCATGAAGTAAAGGCGCACAAAACAATTGAGCAAATTGCAAAAAAACATCGTCTTGATGTGTCTTTTGTGAGTAAGCAGTTAGAAATGGGCATCCCTATTGAACATGAGCATACTAAAGACAAAGATCTTGCCACTGATATTGCCCTACAGCATCTTGATGAAATTCCAGACTACTACACTAGATTAAAGAAAATGGAAGCATCTGCCAAAAAAGAACATAAAAAGTTCAAAGATGTAAAGGAAGATGCAGATTCAGGTGTTGATGATATGGATTCGCCAATTCATCCAGTTCATGCAATTCATGTAGATCATGAAAAAAGATACTGTCCGAAATGCAAAAGAGTTGAATTGAGAAGTCAATGTAAATATGGACCAAAATGTTGGGACATGTTTTCATCTCCAGCCAAATTAAAAGAGGAAAAATCTATGCAAGACGAAAAAAGATATTGCCCTCTATGCGATAAAAGAGAAACGAGATCTGAATGTTCTTATGGTGGCAAGGCATGGGATAAAGTATCTGTAAAAGATCATGAGTACTCTATGGCACGTTCTGAACTTTCTACTATTGCAGATGCAGTTAAAAGATTGAATATGAAGGTTGGAAAAGGTGAAGGTAACTTAGAAGCATGGGTTCAATCAAAAATTACTAAAGCAGCAGATTACATTGATACTGTGGCAGATTATATTGCAAGTGGTGAAATGGAAGAAGCATTAAGTTTTGAACTTGGTCCAAAATTCAAAACCGCACAAAAGATAGCAAAAGCATCTGAAATTTCTAAAAAAGGATCTACTGAAGGAGAAAGAACTGCAGGTAAAAAAGCAGTTCAAAGATTGGGTGGAACTGCAGCAGAACTGCCTAAGATTAAAGAGGAAAATTTAGTTAATAAAATTTTAGGAGAGTTGGAAGAGGATAAAAAGAAGGGTTTGTGGGATAATATTCATGCTCGTAGAGAAAAAGGATTACCACGTAAAAAACCAGGACAAAAAGGATATCCAGAAACACTCGATATTGATGAAGACCTTGAACAAGCACGTAAAAATGTAGGTGCTAGTAAATGCTGGAAAGGTAAAGTTGCAAAGGGAACAAAAATAAAGAATGGAAAAGAAGTTCCAAACTGTGTTCCTGCAGAAAGCGTAACTATTGAAGATGCAAATGGAAATCCATATGTAGAATTTGTTGATTTAATTAAACCAGATCCACTTGTATCTGAGACATATCGTTTACCTCCTAATAATGGAAATATACTTCTTGTAACTGTAATGTGGAGAGGAGCAACATATTCAACAAAAATGTTCTTCCCACAAATTAATATTCCATCAAGAAAAGATGTAACTGATGAAATTCAAAAAGTATATCCAGGGGCAAAAGTTTTAGCATATCAACCATCAAATTTTCAACCTGGACAAGCACTGATTGTTACCGATAGAAGATCAAAAAATTATCTTATCACAAACAAAACAATTGGTGAAGAAGTAGAACTTGAAGAAGATTGGCAATCTGTAAATCGTAAAGATAAAACTGATGGATTAAGTCAAAAAGCAGTTAATGCTTATCGTCGTGAAAATCCTGGTTCCAAGTTACAAACTGCTGTAACTGAAAAAAAGCCTAAAGGGAAAAGGAAGAAAAGACGTAAGAGTTTTTGTAGTCGTATGAAAGGAATGAAATCAAAACTTACATCAGCAAAAACTGCTAGAGATCCAGATTCAAGAATTAACAAAGCACTTCGTCGTTGGAATTGTAACTAATATATAAATTTTTATTATGGCAAATGATAACATTTACTTAGGTAATCCTAATCTAAAAAAAGCAAATACACCGATTGAATTTACTCAAGAACAGATTCTTGAGTTTGTAAAATGTAAAAATGATCCTGTATATTTTTCAAAAAATTATGTAAAAATTGTGACTCTTGATCACGGTCTGCAACCATTTGAACCTTATGATTTTCAAGAAAAATTAATTAATAACTTCTATAAGAATAGATTTAATATTTGTAAGATGCCACGGCAAACTGGTAAATCTACCACCGTAGTATCTTTTCTTTTACATTATGCAGTATTCAATGACAGTGTAAATATTGGTATTCTTGCAAACAAAGCATCAACTGCAAGAGAACTTTTAAGTAGACTTCAAATTGCTTATGAAAACCTTCCTAAATGGATGCAGCAAGGCATTCTATCGTGGAATAAGGGTTCTCTTGAGTTAGAGAATGGTTCAAAGATTCTTGCCGCTTCTACGTCAGCATCTGCTGTCAGAGGAATGTCATTTAATATTATCTTTTTGGATGAATTTGCGTTCGTTCCAAATCATATTGCTGATGACTTTTTTAGTTCAGTATATCCAACTATTTCTTCAGGTAAATCCACAAAGGTAATTATTGTATCTACGCCCAAAGGTATGAATCATTTCTACCGAATGTGGCATGATGCTGAACGAGGAAAAAATGAATATATTCCTACAGATGTTCATTGGTCTGAAGTTCCTGGAAGAGATTCTGCTTGGAAAGAGCAAACCATTAAAAATACTTCAGAACAACAATTTAAAGTTGAGTTTGAATGTGAATTCTTAGGATCTGTAGATACTTTAATTGCTCCTAGCAAATTAAGAAGTTTGATTTATGAGGCACCACAAACAAGGAATGCTGGATTAGATGTCTATGAAGACTCTAAAGATAATCATGACTATGTTATTTCTGTAGACGTTGCTAGAGGAGTTGGGAACGACTACTCAGCATTTGTTGTGGTGGATATTACAGAGTTCCCCCATAGAATGGTTGCAAAGTATCGAGATAACAATATAAAACCGATGCTATTTCCAAGTATAATTCAAGAGGTAGCAAAAAATTACAACAATGCTTATATCTTATGTGAGGTTAATGATATTGGAGATCAAGTAGCAAGTATTCTTCACTATGATTTAGAATATACAAATATTCTTATGTGTTCTATGAGAGGTAGAGCAGGTCAAATTGTTGGACAAGGATTTTCTGGAAAGAAAACACAACTTGGTGTCAAAATGTCCAAAACTGTTAAAAAAGTTGGATGTTTAAATCTTAAAACACTTATAGAAGAAAGTAAACTGTTACTTTGTGATTATGATACAATTAGTGAATTAACAACATTTATCCAAAAGCATAATTCTTTTGAAGCAGAAGAAGGTTGTAATGACGATCTTGCTATGTGCTTAGTAATTTATGCTTGGTTAGTCGCTCAAGATTACTTTAAAGAACTTACCGATCAAGATGTAAGAAAGCGTTTATATGAAGAACAAAAAAATCAAATAGAGCAGGATATGGCTCCATTTGGATTTATATCTGACGGATTAGATGATGTTAGTTTTGTGGATGATGATGGTGATAGATGGTTCACAGATGAATATGGTGACCGTTCATATATGTGGCAATATATGTGATGGATTTAGATAATCAAATAACATTAGGTCATTTATTTTTCACAAATAGGAATTGTAGGACTTGTGGGAAACAAAAAAATTTACTAGAAGATTTTTATAGAATTAGAAAAGGATCTTTAGTATCTTCATATTCTTACGAATGTAAAGAATGCACCAAGGAAAGAATTATAAAAAATAGAAAAAATAAATTTTATCATTACAAAACAGAATATCCCGATTGGTAGATATTCATGCATTGTTTCCCCGATCAAAAGTTGCTTTTTAATAAATATTTTTTAGATACATAAATCATCAGGAGAAAAACATGGCGACTCCTCAATTATCTCCAGGCGTACTCGTCAGAGAAGTTGATTTAACTGTAGGGAGAGCTGATAATGTATTAGAAAATGTTGGAGCAATTGCAGGTCCTTTCGCACTTGGTCCAGTTAATGAGATTGTAAATATTACTACAGAACAAGAACTTATTAATACTTTTGGAAAACCACTTTCAACAGATTCCCAGTATGAGTATTGGATGAGTGCATCCTCATACCTTTCTTACGGTGGTGTTCTTAAAGTAATCAGAACAGATAGTGCTAACTTAAATTGTGCAAATGCTGGCGTAAATACTGTTAGTAATGCATCAACTAAAATTAAAAATTATGATGATTATGTAGCAAACTGGTCTTCAACAAATTCAACATATATTTTTGCTGCTAAAAATCCAGGAACTTGGGGTAATGGATTAAAAGTTTGCATGATTGATGATCTTGCAGATCAAATTGTAGCAATTAACACTTCCAATCCAGGCAATGTTGGAGCAATTGTTGGATATGGAATGACTTATGCAATTACCAATACGGTGCTTGCTGGAATTGGAACTACTACTCCATTTACTGGTTATCTTAAAGCAATTGTTACTGGTGTAACAACAGATACACAAACTTCAAATAGTTTAGTTTCTGTTAAAATTGTTTCCAGAGTATCTTCTGGTGGAACAGAATATCCTGTATCTTATGCAGAAGGATTTGTTGGTGCTGCATTTAGTTCATATAGTTCAAACGTTAATTTTATTAACAATAGTGGTACTCTTGCTGGAACTGTTACACTTGGAATTGCTTCAGATTGGTATGGACAGCAAACTTTAGGACTGACAAATACAACAATTTATTGGAAATCAATTGCACCAAAGCCAATCTCAAATAGTTTTACATTAAATAGATCTGGAAAAAATGATGGTCTTCATGTTGTAGTTGTTGATGATAGAGGATCTATAACTGGAGTTACTGGTAATATTTTAGAAAAGCATCTGTTCTTATCAAAATCAGCAGATTCTGTTTCAACCAGAAATTCACCACAAAGAAACTATTGGAAGGATTACTTAGCATTAAGTTCTGATTATCTCTATGCTGGTGATAATCCATCAGTTGGAGCAGATACTTATTGGAACACACAATATCGTGCTACAGGTTTCTCAACTGCTTTCAATCCATATTCTGAATCTCAAGGTGCATGGAATCAAAATGCACAAGGAGTTACTTTCAGTGCATTAGGAAATCTAACATATACATTATCTGGAGGAAAAGATTATTATGGAACTGATAATGTATCGAACGGAATGGTTGCAAAATTAGGTGATTTATATACTTCATACGACTTATTTGCAAGCAAAGAAAATTCTAAGGTTGACTTCTTAATCATGGGTCCTGGACTTGATAATAAATCTGAATCTCAAGCAAAAGCAAATCATCTGATTGCAATTGCCGATGGAAGAAAAGATTGTGTTGCAGTTATTTCTCCACACAGATCAGATCTGGTAAATGTAACTAATGCAGAAACACAAACAAATAATGTAATTCAGTTCTTTAGTCCACTTTCCTCATCCTCATATGCAGTATTTGATAGTGGATATAAGTATACTTATGATAGATTTAATAACCTGTTTAGATATATCCCATGTAATGCGGATATTGCTGGATTAATGTGCAGAACTGGAATTCAAGCCTATCCTTGGTTCTCACCTGCTGGTCAACAGCGTGGAATTTTAAATAATGCAATTAAACTTGCATATAATCCAAACCAAGCACAAAGAGATAGACTTTATCCATTGAGAATTAATTCAGTTATAAATCAACCTGGAATTGGTATTTTACTCTTTGGAGATAAAACTGCTCTTGGATATGATTCGGCATTTGATAGAATTAATGTTAGAAGATTGTTCTTAACTGTTGAGCAAGCACTTCAAAAGTCTGCACAAGCACAACTGTTCGAATTAAATGATCAAATTACAAGAGCAAACTTCGTAAATATTGTTGAACCTTATTTACGTGATGTTCAAGCTAAGAGAGGATTATATGATTTCAGAGTGATCTGCGATGAGACTAACAACACTCCTGATATTATTGATAATAATGAGTTTAGAGCAGATATCTATCTCAAACCAGCTAAGTCTATCAACTATGTAACTATTACATTTGTTGCTACGAGAACTGGAGTCTCGTTCGAAGAAGTTGCTGGTAGAGTTTAATTTAACTAGATTATTAATTACAAAAGGAGGATCCTAAAATGGCAACAATTCCAGTAAGAAACCTTTCTCAATTTAAATCAAAGTTAATTGGTGGTGGTGCTCGTCCTAATTTATTTGAAGTGAACGTAACTTTCCCAACAGGAGTTAATTTAGGAATTCAGGCTGATGGTGGTGGAACATTTAACACAGATAATTTTAGATTCCTGTGTAAGGCTGCCGCATTACCTGCATCAAACGTTGCTCCAATTGATGTCCCATTCAGAGGACGTATTTTAAAAGTTGCTGGAGACAGAACTTTTGATACTTGGACTGTAACCGTTATTAATGATGAAAACTTCCAACATAGAAGAGCATTTGAAGCATGGATGCAAAACGTTGCTCAATATGCTGACCATGCTGGTTTAACTAACCCAGCTAGTTACATGGGTAATGCTAATGTTTATCAACTTGGAAGAACTAGATCAAATACTCAAACTCAAAGCAGCACTTCTGGTAATGCTGCTATATTAGCACAATATAAATTCATTGATATTTTCCCAACTAATGTTTCTGCAATTGAACTTTCTTATGAAAGCACTGATACTATTGAAGAGTTTACTGTTGAGTTCCAAGTTCAATACTTCTATCCTGAAAGAGCAGGTTCTGGTGCTTGATAAATAGAGCATAAGTAAGACGAATTTTAATAATGGCAAAACTGTTTGGTTTTTCAATTAATGATGATAACAAATTGCCCGCTAGTGCGGTCTCTCCCGTTCCTCCGAATACGGATGACGGGGCTGACTTTTACCTCACTAGCGGGTTTTTTGGATCTTATGTAGACCTTGAAGGAATTTATAGAACTGAATTTGATTTAATTAAAAGATATCGTGAGATGGCACTTCACCCAGAATGTGATGGTGCTATTGAAGATATTGTAAATGAAGCAATTGTTTCGGATACAAATGATGTTCCTGTTGAAATTGAATTATCAAACTTAAACGCCAGTGATGGTATAAAAAATAAAATAAGACAAGAATTTAGATATATTTTAGATCTTTTAGATTTTGATAAAAAATGTCATGAAATTTATAGAAATTGGTATGTTGATGGAAGAATTCACTACCATAAGATTATCGATTTAAAAAGACCTCAGGATGGCATACAAGAATTAAGATATATTGATGCCATGAAAATTAGGTATGTTAGACAAACCAAAAAGGAAAAGAAAGATCAATATAGATTATCCAATATGAATCAGGATAATCCCATGCAATATGAGTTTCCTGAAATTGAGGAGTATTTTCTTTATACTCCTCAAGCAACATATCCATCTTCAAATCCTTCAGCATTAGGAGATCAAAAAGGAATTAAGATTGCAAAAGATGCAATTACTTATTGCACTTCAGGACTTGTTGATAGAAATAAAGGATCCGTTCTTTCATATCTACATAAAGCAATTAAAGCACTCAATCAACTTCGTATGATTGAGGATAGTCTTGTTATTTACAGACTTTCTCGTGCTCCAGAAAGAAGAATTTTCTATATTGATGTAGGAAATCTTCCAAAAGTTAAAGCAGAACAATATCTTCGTGATGTTATGATGCGTTATCGTAACAAACTGGTATATGATGCAAATACTGGTGAAATTCGTGATGATCGCAAATTTATGTCTATGATGGAAGATTTTTGGCTTCCAAGAAGAGAAGGTGGTAGAGGAACTGAAATTACCACTCTTCCTGGTGGACAAAATCTTGGAGAAATTACAGATATTAAATATTTCCAAGAAAAACTTTACAGATCTTTAAGTGTTCCACCTTCAAGAATTAGTGGAGATACTGGATTCAATCTTGGCAGATCTTCTGAAATCTTAAGAGATGAATTAAAGTTCACTAAATTTGTTGGTCGTCTCAGAAAAAGATTTTCAAACATGTTTAACGACATGTTAAAGACACAATTGATTTTAAAGAATATTATTACCCCAGAAGATTGGGAAGTAATGTCACAACATATACAATATGATTTCCTTTATGACAATCATTTCTCGGAATTAAAAGAAGCCGAACTCTTAACTGAAAGATTAAATCTTCTTGTGACTGCAGAGCCTTATGTTGGTAAATATTTCTCCAAAGATTATGTAAGAAGAAAAATTCTTCGTCAAACTGATGAAGAAATCATTGAACAAGATAAAATTATTAATAAAGAAATTAAAGATGGTATTATTCCAGATCCAAATGCACCAATAGATCCAAATACTGGAATGCCAATGCAAGATACTGCTGGAATGAATCTTGGTCAACCAGTCATGGAACCAGATATTCAAAAACAAGCAGATTCTGCAGTTGGAGTAAAGTCAGATTCTACTGCGCAAAAAGCAAATAAATAAAAACGATTACTTATTTTTAAAAATTATGGAAGAATTAATGGATATGATTGCTGCAGATGAAAGTCCTTCACAAATCAGCGATAAAATCAAAGATTTACTTTTTACAAAAGCGGCAGAAAAGATAGATGATTTTAAACCATCTGTGTCTTCTTCTTTATTTGGTCAATTCGATACCGACGAGGAATAAATGAAATCTTTCAAGCAATTTATCTCAGAATCAGTTAATATTGCTGGCGATTTCACAGGAAATCTTTATATCAACTCGCAACCAGATCAACCACAGCAAGTTGGTGAGGAATATGTTGCTGATGTAATGTGGAATGGAAGTTTATATAGGTTGGAATTAACAACTAGAAACGGAATTCCAACAAAACAAGAACTTGGTGAGCAATTACAATCAACTTATCCTGGTGTAGTTGTTCATCAAATTTATCCAATGATGGAAAAGAATTTAAATATCAAAGATGTAAAAAGATACCACCCATCAAAATTAGAATGGATTGATTGATAAATGGCTCAGTGGAATGTAACTACACAAGATTATTTAAATCAAGAAAGAAGTTTATTTGAAGTCGTTGGTGTCGCTTCCAGTGATGGACAAATTATTAGTGCTCAAAATCCATTCCCAGTAACTGGAACAGTTGGAATATCATCAGAAACACTTGTAACAATCAATGCAGATACAAATTCCGTAGATGCTTTTGGAAGACAAAGAGTATCTGAACCCTTTACTCTTGGTGATTATAAACATCTTTATGCAATTGATCCAAACTTTTTAGATAGTTATTCTGGTGCTGGATCTACAGTATCATTTTTATCAAACCAAGCGTGTGCAAGATTATCTACTGGTATTGGATCTACTGCATATTCAGTTCATCAAACTAAATTTTATCATCATTATCAACCAGGAAAATCACAATTAATTTTCAGTTCTTTTAATTTTTATGCACCCCAACAAAATGCAACAAAAAGAACTGGATACTTTGATGATAGAGATGGAATATTTTTTGAACAAGTTGGACTTAGCACTTCAGATGGTATAAATGCTGGTATAGGAACTTATAACTGGGTTATAAGAAGTTATGTTACTGGAATTGCATCAGAAACAAGAATTCCAAGATCTCAATGGAATAGAGATAAATTTAATGGAACTGGGGCATCTGGTATAACTCTTGATTTTACAAAAACTCAACTTGCATTTATTGATTTTCAATGGTTAGGGGTAGGTAGAGTTCGTTGTGGTTTTGCTCACGATGGAAAATTAGTGACTGCACACGAATTTTATCACTCAAATAATTTACCTACAGTATATCTTGCAAATCCCAATCTTCCAGTTCGTTGCGAACTTAGAAACACTGGTGTTGGTATTGGAGCATCATTTGATCAAATTTGTGCCACCGTAATGTCTGAAGGTGGATATGTAGAAAGTGGAATTGATTTTTCTCATACTATGCTTACCACAAGAACAACTCCAACCCCAGCAGGAACAGAGTTTCCTTTGATTGCTATTCGCCTTAAAAATAGTTTTCAAGGTTATCCAAATAGAATGTCAGTCAGATTGAATAACTTATCAATTTATTGCGAAACGAATAGTATTTCATATAGAGTTGTTAAACTTCCAAGTTCCTCATTTTTAAGTAATGCAGGAACTTTAACTTGGACTTCTGCAGCAAATGATAGTGGTGTGGAATACTGTATTGATGCAACAACTTATTCTGATGGAGATGAGTTTGCATCAGGATTTGTTCCTTCTGGAGCATCTCAAAACTCACTTTCTCCAGTTGCATCAGGGCAACTAAGTTCAGCAAAGAAAAATATTATTGTTCAGAATATTGACTCAACAAGTTCAGAAGTTTATGCAATTATTGTGAGAACAATTACAACGACTGGAAATGCAACCGCAAACGTTGCTTGTTCATTACAATGGAGAGAGATATATTAATTTAATAAATAACTAATAAGTGTATTATAAGAATAATGACTCATAGACCAGTTGGAGCTGGTGTTTCAATCGCCACTTCCATAACTTCAGCACAATCAAGTGCATTTACATGCCAATCAAATGCAATTCGTTTAGTTGCATCTGGTGCTGGTGCATTTGTTGCGATTGGCACAAATCCAACTGCAACTACTTCAGATTATTATATTCCAGCAAATACTGCAGCAGTTCTCACTCTTGATATTGGTTCACAAAGAGTAGTTGGTGTTACTACTGGAACAACCACAATTATAGATTTTCCAGAAGGAACTGGTTCACCATTTGATGTTGGAGAAACAGTAACTTTGACTGCATCAAGTCAAACATATTATAACTTCACTCATGCAACTGTTGCTTCAGTAAATAATTCTTCTGGGGTTGGTGGTTATTATTCCACAAGAATTGTAGTAAATGCCAATACTAGTGGGATTGTAACAGCATTTACTGATGCAGATACGACTTTAAGAAAATCATTAAAAGTTGCAGCTAGAACCGATACTGGAACTGGTACACTTTATGCACAACAAATTCAAGTTACAGGACAGGCATAAAATGAAACTTATCAGAGAAGAAATAGAAAAAGTAAAAGTTATTACCGAAGAAAAAAACGGTAAGAAAAATCTTTATATTCAAGGTGTGTTCCTCCAAAGTGAGTGTGTAAACCGCAATGGAAGGATGTATCCTTTTTCAATTATGGAAAGGGAAGTAAAAAGATATAATGAAAACTATGTTCAAAAAGGTAGAGCATTAGGTGAACTTGGACATCCTGATGGTCCAACCGTCAATCTCGATAGAGTATCTCATAAAATTGTAGAACTCTATCAAAAAGGAAATAACTTTATTGGTAAAGCACAAATTTTATCCACTCCAATGGGTAAAATTGCAGAAGCACTTTTAGGTGATGGTGTTACTTTGGGTGTTTCTTCTCGTGGTATTGGTTCTTTAAAAGAGAATCATAAAGGGTATAAAGAAGTTGGTGAAGATTTTATGCTTGCAACTGCAGCAGATATTGTTGCAGATCCTTCTGCTCCTGATGCTTTTGTTCAGGGAATCATGGAAGGAGTTGAGTGGGTTTGGAATAATGGAATTCTTGAGCAAAGAGTTCAAGGATTTAAAACAAAGATAGATAGATTAGCAAGATCAAGACAACTTGAAGAGAATAAATTAAACCTCTTCAATGAATTTCTTGCAAATTTATAATTTATAAATAAATATAGATTAAATTACTAGGTTAATCGGAGAGTTCAAATGTCTCGTGGAGATTTACAAGAAATGGAAGTAGGCACTAAGCAATCCAAAACCGCTGTCAATGCAAATGCTAAGGCAGGGGATGCAATGCCAAAATTATCAGGAAATCTTCCTGATGGACAAACAGGAAGTTGGGAAGATCTTGGTGGACCAGATCCTTCCAACTATCGTCCAGATGATGATTCAGCAAAACTGAAGACACCTGGAGCAACTCTGAAGCAAGTCAGAGATGTTGTTAACAAGGGTGCTAAGGGTGCTGATCCAATGAAAGGTCTTAAGAAAGAAGACGCTGATTATGATGAGGACGAAGAACTCTTAGAAGGTAAGTACGAAGAAGAGGAAGAGGAGGAAGAAGAGGAAGAGGAAGAAGAAGGTGGTAAGAAAAAAGGTAAGAAAAAAGTAGCAGAAGCTAAAGAGGAAGAGGAGGAAGAGGAGGAAGAAGAGGAAGAGGAGGAAGAAGAGGAAGAGGATGGTGAGAAGAAAGGTAAAAAGAAAATGGAAGAAGACTTCAACATCGATGAAGATGTTGATGCTCTCGTAGGTGGTGAAGATCTTTCCGAAGAATTTAAGGAAAGAGCAAAAGTTATTTTTGAGGCTGCATTAAGAAGCAAGGTTTCTGAAATTCAAGAAGCACTTGAAGTGCAGTATGAAGAAAGACTCATCGAAGAAGTTTCTGAAATCAAAGCAGAACTTCAAGAAAGAGTCGATGCATACCTTGAGTATGTTTCTGAAGAATGGATGTCAGAAAATGAACTGGCAGTTGAGCACGGACTCAAATCCGAAATGACCGAATCATTCCTTTCAGGAATGAAGGATCTTTTTGAAGCACATTATGTATCAATCCCTGAAGATAAATATGATGTTCTTGAGAGCATGGTAGAAAAACTTGATGACATGGAGACAAAACTCAACGAGCAAATCGAGAAAAATATCCATTTAAACAAGCGTCTCGCAGAGTCGGTTGCTGATGGAATCTTTGAACAAGTTTCTGAAGGTCTTGCGGCTACTCAGAAAGATAAGCTCGCTTCACTTGCCGAAAGTGTTGAGTTTGAAAGTGAAGAAGAATATCGTGAAAAACTGGAGACATTAAGGGAATCGTATTTCCCTTCAAGAGGAGCTTCTCCATCAACTAAAGCTGATACCCTTTCAGAGGGCGTAAGCATTGCTCCTGAGTCATACACAGGTTCAATGGCTGCTTATTTGAAAACTCTTTCAGCATTTAGTAAATAATTGAATTTAATATAATTCAAACCCAAAAAACAAACACTTAGTAAAAAAGGTAAAAGCAAATGTTCCATTCCGAGCATCTGCAGGAAAAGTGGGCACCACTCTTAGACTATCAGGGTCTTGATCCAATCAAAGATTCTCATCGTAGAGCTGTAACCGCTGTCCTGCTCGAAAACCAAGAGAAATTCTTAAGAGAGCAATCTGCTTTCGATAACGGTTCCATGAGTATGCTCATGGAGTCCCCAACCAATAGTGCAAACGCTGCTGGCGCAACAGGTGGATTTGGCGGCGGCGCTGCTGCTGGCGGTCCTACTGCTGGTTTTGATCCAGTTCTGATTTCACTCATTCGTCGTTCAATGCCTAACTTGGTCGCTTATGACCTCGCTGGCGTTCAACCAATGAGTGGTCCTACTGGACTCATCTTCGCAATGCGTTCACGTTATACCAATCAAAACGGTACTGAGACATTCTTCAACGAAGTAGATACTGCATTCTCAGGTCAGAATGCTGGTGGTACTCTTGTTGGATTTGCTGACACTAGTGCTGGTATTGGTACAACTGCACAGTCTGGTTCTAACCCATCAATTCTGAACCCAACTGCTAGTGCATCACAAACCGATTATAACGTCGGTGAAGGTATGCTCACTGGCGATTCAGAAAATCTTGATGGTAACAGCACTGGTGCTTTCAACCAGATGGCATTCTCAATCGAGAAAGTCACTGTTACTGCACGTTCAAGAGCACTGAAAGCCGAGTATTCATTAGAACTCGCACAAGACCTCAAGGCAATCCATGGTCTGAACGCTGAGGCTGAGTTAGCAAACATTCTCTCAACCGAGATTCTTGCTGAAATCAACCGTGAAGTTATCAGAACCATCTACAAGATTGCTGAACAGGGTGCTGTAGAAAATACCGCAACTGCTGGTGTATTCGACCTCGACGTTGATTCAAACGGTCGTTGGTCAGTTGAGAAGTTCAAGGGTCTTCTGTTCCAGATCGAAAGAGACGCAAACAGAATCGCTCAGAGAACTCGTAGAGGAAAGGGTAACATCATCATGTGCTCTGCTGACGTTGCTTCAGCACTGACCATGGCTGGTGTTCTCGATTACACCCCTGCGCTCAATGCTAACCTCAATGTTGATGACACTGGTAACACCTTCGCTGGTGTTCTCCAAGGTCGTTACAGAGTTTATATCGACCCATATGCTGCAAACCTTGCTGCTGATAACAGCGGTCTCGCACAGGGCACCAACCAATACTACGTTGTTGGTTATAAGGGTTCCAGCCCATATGATGCTGGTCTCTTCTATTGCCCATATGTTCCTCTCCAAATGGTACGTGCCGTTGGTGAGAACTCCTTCCAGCCCAAGATTGGCTTCAAGACCCGTTACGGTATTGTTGCTAACCCATTTGCTGAAGGTACAACCCAAGGTCTCGGCAGACTCAAAGTTAACGCAAACCGTTACTACAGAAGAGTTGCTATCAAGAACCTCATGTGATTCATCACACAAAGGTCTCTGGGGTGCCGAAAGGCACCCTTTTTTTTATCTAAATATTTAAAAAAATGGCAACGAGTAACGCATTTAAAAATCAGATACAAAATAGAAACTTTCTTTCCCCAGTTGGATTTAAGTTTTTATTGAATAGAGCACCTAAAGTTGCATTCTTTAGCAATTCAGCAAATGTTCCTGGAATGACTCTTGGAACAGCAATTCAACCAACATATTTAAAAGATATTGATGTTCCTGGTGATAAAATTACATTTCAAGATTTTTCTTTAAGATTTTTAGTTGATGAAAATCTTGAGAATTATTTGGAAATACAACATTGGATGAGAGGTCTTGGATATCCAGAATCTTTAGAAGAAATTTATAATTTACAATCAGAAAATAAAATTGGAACTACCAGTTCAAAATTAATGGATATATTTTCTGACGGAACTTTGCAAATTTTAACAAGTAGTAATAATTTAAATTTTCAAGTAAAATTCAAAGATTTATTTCCAGTAGATTTGTCAAATCTCGAATTTGATGCTACGGATACTGATATTGAATACTTTACAGCACAAGTCACTTTCAAGTATACTATTTACAATATAACTGATTTAAATGGAAATGTTTTAGCATGAGTATTGATCTTGATACTATTCAAAAAATGTGGGAAAAAGATTCCCAAATTGATCCAGATAATTTACACACAGAATCTTTAAATATTCCAGTTTTACACGCAAAATATTTTGATTTGTATAATACACTGGTTCTTTTGAGAAAGAGAGCAGAACAACAAAGAAAAAATATTCGCCATGAAAGATATGAATATTATACAGGAAAAGCAGATCCAGAAGTTTATGTAGAAGATCCTTTTCCTAAAAAAATTAGAGATAAAGATACACTTCAAAAATATCTTGATGCAGATAATAAATTATCTCAGGTTAATCTTAAAATAGAGTATTATGAAACTATGATAAATTACTTAGAGAGTATTCTTAAAGTAATTCAAAATAGAACTTACCAAATTAAGAATGCTGTTGAATTCATTAAATTCCAGGCAGGATATGGTTGATACAGTTAACTTAGTTATCAGTAAATCTAACGAAGTTTTTTTAAAGATAAAAACAGAACCTCATATTGAATATGAATTAAGAGATCACTTCAAATTTGAAGTTCCTAATGCAAAGTTTATGCCTCAATATAGAGGTAGAAATTGGAATGGAGAAATACATTTATTTGATATGAGATCCAAGCAAATTTATGTGGGTCTCTTAGATAAAATTGTAAATTTTTGCGAGCAATATGGTTATTCATATAAATTTGAAGATAATAAATTTTATGGACAACCTTTTGAAATTAATGAGAATATCTCATACGAGGGTGTAAAAGATTACATGCAATCTATTTGTACTCATTCTCCACGGCAGTATCAAATAGAGGGAGTATACGACGCTCTACGACATAACCGAAAATTATTGATATCACCCACAGCCTCAGGAAAATCCTTGATGATTTATTCCCTCGTAAGGTATTATGTAGATAAAGGACAAAAAATTCTTCTAGTTGTTCCAACGACATCTTTGGTAGAACAGATGTACAAGGATTTCCAAGATTATAGTTGGGATGCTGAGTCATATTGTCATCGTATTTACTCTGGTAGAGAGAAAACAAATGAACATTCTGTAACTATTACAACGTGGCAATCTGTATATAAGTTAGAACGTTCATTCTTTGAAGATTATAATGTGATTATAGGAGATGAAGCACATTTATTCAAGAGTAAGTCTCTGATTGAGATTATGACTAAGTTGCATCATGCAAAATATAGATTTGGATTTACAGGAACTCTTGATGGTACACAAACCCATAAATGGGTGCTTGAAGGATTATTTGGTCCTTCATATAAAGTTACTAAGACTGCTGAATTGATGGAACAAGGACATCTTTCTCAATTAGACATTAGATGTTTAGTTCTTAAACATTCACCTCAAAAATTTGAAACTTATGAAGATGAAATTCAATATCTAATTTCCCATGATCAAAGAAATAAATTTATTACTAATTTAACTCTTGATTTGAAAGGTAATACTCTTGTTTTATTTTCAAGAGTAGAGTCTCATGGAGCAATACTTTTTGAAAGAATAAATAACAATAAGCGAGATGATCGTAAAGTATTTTTCATTCATGGAAAAGTGGATGCTGAAGAAAGAGAATTGGTAAGAGAAATTACTGAAAAAGAAAATAATGCAATTATTGTTGCATCATATGGGACATTCAGTACTGGTGTCAATATTAAAAATTTACATAATGTTATTTTTGCATCACCAAGTAAATCAAGAATTAGAAATCTACAAAGCATTGGAAGAGTTTTAAGAAAAGGAAAAAATAAAACTAAAGCAATGCTATATGATATTTCTGATGATTGTTCATATAACTCAAGAAAAAATTATACATTAAATCATTTTATAGAAAGAATCAAAATTTATAACGAAGAAAATTTTAACTATGAAATTATTACTATTCAATTAAAAAGTAAGTTGGAGGGTATGTTAAATGGGAATTGAAGATGATTTTTATGCTACAGTTAAATTAAAGACAGGTGAAGAAATATTTGCTAAAGTTGCTGCATCTGAAGAGGAAGATAGAACTTTACTGATTGTATCTAATCCTATTATGATTTCTGAAATTAAAACAAGAAATGGAATTGGATACAAAGTAGAACCTTGGTTGAAAACAACTAATGACGATATGTTTGTTATTAATTTAGATGATGTTCTTACTATGAGTGAATCATCAGATATAGAAATAATTTCAATGTATCAATCTTATCTAAGACAAACTTATAAACTTAGAAATAAAGAAGCGAAGCTTGATAGAAGAATGGGATATATCTCTAATATAAATGATGCTAAAGAGATCTTAGAGAAACTTTATAAGAGTAACTAAAGCTCTTAAGCTGTTCCCTCAAAGCCAGACAAACCTAGTCTACAGTATTTGTAAAGGTCTTGTCAAGCGTTCATCTCAGTGTTATAATTCCTACATTATAAATTAAATAATATAGATGATCACAACAACAGTTATGACCAAAAGAAAGAGGTCAGAGCATTACGTCAACAACAAAGAGTTTTTAGCAGCACTTATTGCTTATCGTGAAAGTGTTGATCTTGCTGCCATTCGTGGAGAACCAAAACCACGTATTACAAATTATATTGGTGAATGCTTTCTTAAGATTGCAACACATCTTTCCTTTAAACCAAATTTTGTGAATTACATGTTTAAGGAAGATATGATTTGTGATGGTATTGAAAATTGTATCCAATACATTCATAATTTTAATCCAGAGAAATCTCAGAATCCCTTTGCTTACTTTACTCAAATTATCAACTATGCTTTTTTGAGAAGAATTCAAAAAGAGAAAAAGCAATTAGAAATCAAAAATAAAATTCTTGAAAGAACTGGATTTGATCAGGTCTTTGATGACTCATCGGTTGACGGATCTAACTATTCAGATTATAATTCAATCAAGGATGCCATCTATTCTAAACTTCGGTACTGAATGAAAATAGCAATTATCACAGACCAACATTTTGGTGCTAGAAAAAATTCAAAACTTTTTCACGATTATTTTTTACAATTTTATAATGACATATTTTTTCCTACTTTAGAAAAGGAAGGAATTACTACTGTCGTTGATATGGGTGATACATTTGATAGTCGTAAAGGAATTGATTTTTCTGCTCTTGCTTGGGCAAAAGATAATTACTACGATAAACTTAAATCTTTAGGATGTAAAGTTTATACAATTGTTGGAAATCATACGGCGTATTATAAAAACACAAACGACGTAAATGCTGTAGACCTGTTGTTGAGAGAATATAAAAATGTAGAGATAGTTTCTCATCCATCTGAGTTTATTCTTGATAATCTTAAAGTTCTTTTCATTCCATGGATTAATCAAGAAAATGAGCAGAAGACAATGCAACTGATTAGAAATACAGAATCAACAGTTGCTATGGGTCATTTGGAGTTAAATGGATTTTCTCCTTATCGTGGTCATACTATGGATGGAGGAATGGATCCAACTATTTTTGATAGATTTGAAAGAGTTTTTTCTGGTCATTATCATACTCGATCAACAAATGGTAAGATTTTTTATCTGGGTAATCCATATGAGATATATTGGAACGACGTAAATGATACTCGGGGATTTACTATTTTTGATACGGATACGTTAGAACATACTTCAGTAGATAATCCATATCAAATGTTTCATAACATTTATTATGAAGATACTCCGTATCAGATGTTTGATACAAGATCTTATCAAAATAAAATTATTAGAGTTATTGTTAGAAAAAAATCAGATAGTAAAAAATTTGAAAAATTTATAGATAAACTCTATAGTGCAAACGTTTTTGAGTTAAAGGTAGTAGAAAATTTTCAAGTTAAAGAATCTGAAGAATTTGAAGCATTTGAAAGTGAAGATACTATCTCTATTTTGAATAGATATATAAAAGAGTCTGAAATTGAATTGGATAAATCAATTATTCAAGATATCATTCAAGAAGTTTATAAGGAAGCATGTGAGATGGTATAAATGTACATACTAACTATCAATGGTAAAGAAACAGAAGGTGCATATTCAGTAACTGATGAAGAGGGAGATAATATTCTTTATATCTTCCAAGAAGAGGATGATGCAGTTCGTTTTGCCATGATGTTAGAAGAAGATGGATTTCCAGAAATGCATGTAATTGAAGTAGAAGATCATATCATGATGAAGACATGTGAAATCCAAAATTACAGATATAGTATAATTACTAAAGATGATATTGTGATACCCCCAGAAGACCATGATTTTATTTGAAAAAATTCGTTGGAAAAACTTTTTAAGCACTGGAAATCAGTTTACGGAAGTCATTCTCAACAAGACAGATAACACTCTTATTATAGGATCAAATGGTGCTGGAAAGAGTACAATTCTTGATGCATTGACTTTTTCACTTTTTGGAAAACCTTTTCGTAAAATTAATAAACCACAACTTATAAATTCTACGAATGAAAAGGATTGTTTAGTTGAGGTTGAATTATCTATTGGTTCTACTTCTTGGAAAGTTGTGCGTGGAATTAAACCAGCAATATTTGAAATTTATAGAAATGGTAAACTTTTAGATCAATCTGCTGCTGCTTTAGACCAACAAAAATGGTTAGAGCAAACTGTATTAAAAATGAATTACAAATCTTTCACTCAGATTGTAATTCTTGGATCAAGTACATTTGTCCCCTTTATGCAACTTCCTGCTGCTCATAGGAGAGAAGTTATTGAAGATCTTTTGGATATTAAAATATTTTCTTCAATGACTTCAATTATTAAGGATAAAATACGTCAAATTAAAGATGATATCAAAGTTTTGAATCTTAAAAAAGATTCTTTAAAAGATAAAGTTGATATGCAACAAAATTTTATTGAAGAATTGGAAAATCGTGGAAATGCCAAAATAAATGCCAATAAAGAAAAGATTGCAAATTTAGATCAAGAAGTTGGTGTTTATATGGTGGATAACTCTGCTATTGAAGAAGGAATTTATAAACTTCAAAAAGAACAAGAGGGAGTTATTAGTTCTGTAGAAAAAATAAAAAAACTTAATAATCTTAAAGGTAAAGTATCTCAAAAAGTAGTATCAGTAACAAGAGAGCATAAGTTTTTTAAAGAAAATACGGTATGCCCTACTTGTACTCAAACAATTGAAGAAGAATTTCGGTTAAATAAAGTTGCAGATGCTCAAAATAAAGCAAAAGAACTCCAAAAAGGTTATCAAGAACTTGAGGAGACTATAAAAAATGAACAGGAAAGAGAGCGTCAATTTATTGAACTTTCCAAAGAAATTACAAAACTAAACCATGAGATTTCGCAGAATAATACTCGCATTTCCTTCAACCAAAGACAAATTCAAGATCTTGAATCTGAAATTCAAACTATTACCGAACAGATTAAGAATAAAAATACTGAACATGAAAAATTAGAAGAATTTAAAAAAAATCTAACGGAAACTTTTTCTGAACTAGCAGAGAAAAAAGACAAAATTAATTATTATGATTTTTCATATAGTTTACTTAAAGATGGTGGAGTAAAAACTAAAATCATCAAGAAGTATCTACCGCTGATAAATCAGCAAGTTAATCGTTATCTTCAAATGATGGATTTTTATATCAATTTTACTCTTGATGAAGAGTTTGATGAAACTATTCAATCTCCCATTCATGAAGATTTTTCTTATGCTTCTTTTAGTGAGGGTGAAAAAATGAGAATTGATTTGTCTCTTTTGTTTACTTGGAGAGAAGTTGCCAGATATAAAAATTCAGTAAATACGAATCTTTTAATCCTTGATGAAGTATTTGATTCTTCTTTAGATGGATTTGGTACTGATGAATTTTTAAAAATTATTCGGTATGTTATAAAAGATGCTAATATCTTTGTTATTTCGCATAAAACGGGAATGGAAGATAAATTTAGAAGTGTAGTAAAATTTGAAAAAATTAAAGGTTTTAGTAGGATGGTTTCTTAAGTGGCACATGAAGAAGATTGGGCAGATCGTTTGGTAAATAGGATATGGGACTTCATAGATAGGATCTGTTACCCTGATGGCAAACCACAAGATCTGGGAAAGTGGTCGCAATCCTCACAGGAGGAACGACAAGGGGAAAAAGAAACCCCAAGCACTCCGACAAGCAAAAGCACGACTGAACCACTTTAAAAAGTGTCACAAGACCTCCCCCAAAAAGGGAGGTTCTTCTTTATTGTACGTTCATACGATTCAAATCAAATGACCGTCCGCCACGAAATCAAGTCTCAACTCGCCAAACTTCTTGCTACTGAAGACCTTGTGGTTGAGCACAAGAAAGTAGAGACCGCTTGCTTCAACGTCCATACTCGTGTGCTGACTCTTCCAATGTGGGAGAAGGCAAGCAACACCGTCTATGACCTGCTGGTTGGTCACGAAGTTGGTCACGCTCTTTATACTCCAGATGAAGATTGGTTGAAAGAATATAAGATTCCACCTCAGTTTGTGAATGTGGTGGAGGATGCTCGTATTGAGAAACTGATGAAGCGTCGTTATGCTGGTCTGGCGAAGACTTTCTTCAACGGATACAAGGAACTTGCCGACGATGATTTCTTTCAAATCAAAGACGACAACCTGGAAACTTATAATCTTGCCGACCGTGCAAACCTGTGGTTCAAGATTGGTAATTATACTCAGGTGCCGATTGAGCATGGTGAAGAGACTGATATTATCAATCTGATTGCCGAAACTGAAACTTTTGCCGATGTGCTGATTGCCGCAGAGGCACTCTACAAGTATTGTAAGCACAAGCAAGAAGAAGAAACAAAGACTTCTCTGGATAATCTTGAGTCCCAACAGAGTGGTTCTAATCAACCTGCTTCTGACTTTAGTGATCAACAAGAAGGTGAAAACGATCAACCAGAATCTGGTGCTAGTGATGGTTCTTCTTCTGATGAATCTACTCAACAACCTACTCAACAAACTCCCCAAGAAATGGGTGGTGAAAAGGATGAAGATCCAGAAGTAAAGACGATGGATTCTCTGGAAGAGTCTCTAAAAGAACTTGTGAATAATAGCACTCCTGAAAATGTTTATTTGGAACTTCCTCAACTTGACTTAAAAAAAGTCATTGTTCCAAATGATATTATTCATTCTAAGTGTGAACAAGAATGGGATAACTATATTCAAGTGCGAGAATGTACATATGATCAAATTTTTGGTGTAGTTGATAAGTCATTTATCGAGTTCAAGCGTTCTGCTCAGAAAGAAGTCAACTATCTGGTGAAAGAGTTTGAGTGTCGCAAGGCAGCAGATTCCTATGCCCGTGCATCAACTGCCCGTACTGGTGTTCTGGACTGCTCCAAACTTCATACCTACAAGTACAACGAAGACCTGTTTAAAAAAGTCACTACTTTTGCCGATGGTAAAAATCATGGTCTAGTGTTTGTTCTGGATTGGTCTGGATCTATGAATGAGGTGATGTTGGATACTGTCAAGCAACTCTTCAATCTTGTATGGTTCTGTAAGAAAGTTGCAATTCCGTTTGAGGTTTATGCTTTCACTTCGGATTATCCTTTAGTATCTTACGATGAAAATGGTCGATCTAATTTGAGGCAACTTTCTTATAAAAAACGTGATGGTTTGATTCAAGTTGGGGAATGGTTTTCTATGATGAATCTGTTGACTAGTAATACTAATAATAAAGTTCTTGATCAACAGATGAAAAATCTCTATCGTATTGCATATTCTTTTGGTAGAAATTGTTATACTTCTTATTCAATTCCAAATGGACTTTCTCTTTCTGGAACTCCTTTGAATGAAGCAATTATTTCTCTTCATCAAATTCTCCCTAAATTTCAGAAAGAAAACAAACTTCAAAAAGTTCAGTGTGTGGTTTTAACTGATGGTGAAGCATGTGGTATCAAATATCATCGTGAAGTAAAACGTCATTGGGAGCAAGAACCTTTTCTTGGAACTTTTCATATTGGAAGGGATGCTATTCTTCGTGACCGCAAAACGGGAAATACTTATTCTTTGGATTGTGAATGGCATCAATTTACTGATATTCTTCTTCGCAATATTCGTGATCGTTTTGTCGATATTAACTTTATCGGTATTCGTGTTCTCGAATCCCGTGATGCTGGTAGTTTTATTCGCCGTTATTGTGGATTTTATGGTGAAGAACATGATAAAGTGATGGGTGCTTGGCGTAAAGAAAAAGCATTTTCTATTAAAAAGTCTGGATACCATACTTACTTTGGTCTTTCTGCAACTGCTCTTTCTCAAGATACTGAATTTGAAGTTGCTGAATGTGCTACTAAATCTCAAATCAAATCTGCATTTGTAAAAAGTTTAAAATCGAAAAAAATGAACAAAAAAATTCTGGGTGAGTTTGTGGAACTGGTTGCCTGATCCACTTTTCAAACTGTCACAAGAGTCATCTCTATGCCCCTTGTGTGCCCCTATAATTACTTTGTTGAAACAATTCCACTTAACTCATCATGCCCCGTAAAATTTCTGTGACTGACGACCAACTGATTACTGATCTTCGTTCTGTGTTTGGTAGTGAAGTAATTGCTGCCGATATTCGTGGATTTTGTGCCTCTCGTGGTCTTAACTATCAAACTGTGACTCGTCGCCTTGATAACTATAAGACTGGTCGTGGTCGTTGGAATCTTGAGGTAACTCAAGAACGTGTTGAAGAAATTGAACGTTCTTACCAATCTCCTGCAGTTCTTCCTGTCGTGGAACAAAACCTTATTCCTGATAAAGATGATACCTTCGTCAAGTTTGGTAATTTTAACGATATTAAAAAAATTATTCAGTCCCGTCTTTTTTATCCTACGTTTATTACGGGTCTTTCGGGTAATGGTAAAACGTTCAGTGTGGAGCAAGCATGTGCTCAATTGGGTCGGGAACTGATTCGTGTCAACATCACCATTGAGACCGATGAGGATGATCTGATTGGTGGTTTCCGTCTTGTGAATGGTGAAACTGCATGGCATAACGGTCCTGTGATTGAAGCATTAGAGCGTGGTGCAATTCTTCTTCTGGATGAGATTGATCTTGCTTCTAACAAGATTCTGTGTCTCCAATCTGTTCTTGAAGGTAAGGGCGTCTTCCTCAAAAAAATTGGTCGATTCGTGAAACCCGCTGCTGGATTCAACGTGATTGCCACTGCAAATACCAAGGGTAAGGGTTCTGATGATGGTCGTTTCATTGGCACCAACGTGCTCAACGAAGCATTCCTTGAACGCTTCCCCGTGACCTTTGAGCAGTCCTACCCTGCTCCCGCAACGGAGCAGAAGATCCTGGAAGGCATCGCTCTGGACCTTGGCGTGGAAGACCGCGACTTCTGCAAGCAATTGGTAAATTGGTCTGATATTATTAGGAAAACTTTCTATGATGGTGGTATTGAAGAAATCATTAGCACCCGACGACTGGTTCATATCATTCGTGCATATAGTATTTTTGGTGATAAGGCAAAGGCAATCCAAGTTTGCATTAACCGCTTTGACGATGAAACCAAAACCGCATTCCTTGAACTTTATGATAAAATTGATGTCAATTTTGAACTTCCAAAAGAAGAGAGTGGCGAGACTCCTACTTTCTAATTTCTAATAAAACTTTTTTACTGAAAAGTGTTATTCGTATAAATAGTAATAGCACTTTTCACCAACTTATGTCATATACAAAAGAACAAAGAATTGAGTATAATAAAAAATACTATGAAAATAGGAGTGATGAGCAAAAAGAACTAAAACGCCTTGCTGATAGGGAATATTATTACAAAAATAAAGAAAAATGCAATAAAAGGCATTTAGAATATTATGAAACCAATAAAGAAAAACTAAAAAAACAGAATACTGAAAACAATAACAAAAGACGACAAAAACTAAAAGAGGAAGCAAAACAAAAACTTGGTGGAAAATGTGTATGGTGTGGAGCAACTGAAAACCTTGAATTTGACCATATAGACCCAGCACAAAAACAATTTACCATAAGTGCCTTTCCTTGCTCTCTTGAATTATGGTGGAAAGAGGTTGAAAAATGTCGCCTATTATGCAAAACCTGCCACAAAAAACATAGTGATGCTGAAATGGCAGCAAAACATCTTTATTGGGTAAATCTTTCTTTTGATGAACGACAAAAACTCATTCAGCAGCAACTTGACCAATAACCTCAATCCTGATATAATTGGGGGAGGTAAAAAATACACCTTCCCTTTTCATTATGGATAATAAAAACACTGATTACATTTCACTAAACAACCCTCAATATTTTATGGGTGGTGATGGTTGTAGTGACGATTATGCACATTTGAATTTAAGTAACTTGTATACTTATAATCTCAATAATGAAGATAAAATTGAAATTAAAAAAACTCCAGGTGAATCTTCCGCAACTATGAATGAGACTAAAAATCATCTTTGGAAATACAACGAAGACAAAATCTTGAAAGATATTCAGGATTATGTGACTAGCACTTATGGAAGTCACTATTGCGGACATCAACAAGAATATCAAGGTGTCCAAACGATTGATTTGATGGCAGCAAAGGAACTTGCTTCAGATTTCTGTCAAGCAAATATTATTAAATACGGTTCTCGTTATGGTGATAAAGACGGACGTAGCAAGCGTGATTTGATGAAAGTCATTCACTATGCTATGCTTCTACTTCACTTCGATGGTCATTATTCACGCAAGGATAATGGTCTTACAGAATTCCGTTGATTATGAAACTCAGACAAGATACTATGAAATTTTCTGATAAAACTTTAACTCTTCTTAAAAATTTTTCTTCGATTAATCAATCAATTCTTTTTAAGAAGGGAAATTCGCTTCGCACCATTTCGGTAATGAAAAACATTCTTGCTGAAGCAACTATTGATGAAGATCTCCCTAAAGATTTTGGAATTTATGATTTAAACCAATTTCTAAATGGTCTTTCACTTCACAATGATGCTGAACTGGACTTTACAAATGACAAGTACACAATCATTAAAGAAGGTAAAAGTAGGTCGAAATACTTCTTTGCTGATCCAAATGTAATTGTAACTCCTCCCGATAAATCTATTGTTCTTCCTAGTGAAGATGTTTGCTTTCTTCTTGATACTAAAGAATTAGATAAACTGAAAAAAGCATCAGCAGTTTATGAACTTGATGATCTTTCGGTAATCGGTGAAAATGGAGTTGTAAAACTTCTTGTTCGTGATAAGAAGAATGAAACATCTAATGACTTCTCCGTAATTGTTGGTGAAACGGATGATACTTTTGTTTTTAACTTTAAAGTTGAAAATCTTAAGATTCTTCCTGGTTCTTATGAAGTAGTAATTTCTAAGCAACTTCTTTCTAGGTTCAAGAGTACTACCTATAGTGTAACGTATTACATCGCAATGGAACCAGACTCATCTTTCAACTGATATACTAAGGATATCAACAACTTACATTATGAACATCTTTGCCACTCATCCCTTTCCTGCTGAGTCTGCTATTTGTCTTCCCGATAAACATATTGTTAAAATGCCACTTGAGTGCTGCCAAATGCTTTCCATTGTAGCATCCAAGTGGTATCATAATTATGGAGCAATTCATAAAGCAGATGGAAATCCTTATGCAACTGAGAAAGGTGCATTCCGCAACCATCCATGTACTCAATGGGCATCACAAACAATTGATAATGCATATTGGTTGATTAAGTGGGGAATGAATTTATGTGATGAATATGCTATTCGTTATGATAAGATTCATGCTTGTTATAACACTCTAGTTGAAGCATATTATTTGTTTCCTAAAGGTAAACTGGATAACGTAACTCCTTTTGCTCGTGCGATGCCAGATGAGTATAAACTTGATGGCAGTATTGACACTTTTACTGCTTACAAGATGTATATCGCATCCAAACCTTGGGTTGCATCTAATTATCTTCGTATGCCGCAACGAAAACCTGATTGGGTCTAAATTATGAAACTCTCTGATGATGAAGTTCTGTGGATTTCTGCTATACTTCATAAATCTAAATCAAAAGTTCTTTCGGAATATCCTGAAGCACAATTGATTATGGATAAGATTTGTAACGAATCTGGAAAAATAGTTGCAAATAAAGCACGGAAACTCTTAAAACTTGGTAAGTGGTCTTAAATTATGACAAGTGAATTCTTATTCTGTGAGAAGTATCGTCCTCAAGTGATTGAAGATTGTATTCTCCCCGATGATACTAAAAAAACATTCAAGGAGTTTGTAGAAAAAGGAGAGATTCCAAATCTTCTTCTTGCTGGTCCTCCTGGTATTGGTAAAACAACAATCGCAAAAGCACTTTGCAATGAACTAGGAGCAGATTATTATGTTATCAATGGATCCGACGAAGGACGTTTCTTGGATACTGTACGAAACCAAGCAAAGAACTTTGCTTCGACCGTCTCACTTACGGGATCTTCTAAACATAAAGTCATCATCATCGATGAGGCGGATAACACAGGAAACGACGTACAACTCCTTCTACGGGCGAATATTGAGACATTTTATAGCAACTGCAGATTCATCTTCACCTGCAACTATAAAAACAAAATTATTGAACCTCTTCACTCTCGATGTGCAGTCATCGACTTCACAATCAAGGGGAAACAAAAGGCACAACTTGCGGGATCATTTTTCAAGCGTCTCCAAATTATCTTGGATCAGGAAAAAATTGAATATGATCAAAAAGTCGTTGCAGAACTTGTATCCAAACATTTTCCTGATTTTCGACGTGTCCTCAACGAATGTCAACGATATTCTACAGGAGGAAAAATCGACTCAGGCATTCTTGCATCTTTCTCAGACGTTTCAGTAAATGATCTCATTAAACATCTCAAAACTAAAAACTTCACAGAAGTACGAAAGTGGGTGGTCTCCAACTTGGACAACGATCCTTCTATCCTTTTTCGCAGGATTTATGACGCCTGTTATACTTGCCTTTCACCTCAAACTATTCCCGCTGCCATTCTTGTTATTGCTAAGTATCAATACCAATGTGCGTTCGTGGCTGATCAAGAAATTAACTTTTTAGCAGCATTGACTGAAATTATGTGTGAGTGTGAGTTTCTATGAATCCTTATAAAATAGATCGCTCAAAACTATATGAGCATCCAGTTAAGACTACTCCCGAAAATGTGAAAGAGGCAAATGAAGGTCTTTTTCGTGCTAAAATGACTCTTCCTGCTGCTGCAAAACATTGTGGTATGACGCAGAAAGAAATGAAACTCACCTTTTTTGAATACCTAAAGTATAACAAACCTGATTATGAAAACAAAGGTCACTAAACCTCACAAAAAAAATTGGAAGGCATATTGTGAAACTGCCTTTAATAATTGTAAAGGTAGTTTGTATAACTGGGGGAAACCAGATTATTTTAGACCAATTACTCGCACCTTCTACATTAATGTATTTGATTGTGCTGGAGCAAATCATACTGGTCTTATTAGTAAAGATGCGATTGATAGTCCTAAAGATAGAACACTTGATCACTGTCTTTCGCCGCAGTTTATTGGTAGGATGATTATGGATAATCCAGAAAAGTTTTTGAATGATTATGAAACATTTGAAAATCTTTTTTGGTTGGCATGTTCTACAATCACAGTAACTAAAAAAGAAAATACAGCATTGAGTTTATTGACTATCAATGATGGTTATGAATATAAAGTTTCTGTTCCAACAAACTTGAAATATAATCATCTTGGAATTCAACTGTATATGAAAGTTGGAAATCGCTGGAGGGATTCTGCTCCTGTAGAATCGAATATTATTGATGCTCCAGAAGAATTGTTGGAATATGAAAAAAACTTTTTAATTTTGTAATGTTATTAACCGAAGAGAATGCCATTTGGGCAGCAAATCAATTCATACAATATTATTCTGATTTTAATCGTATTGACGATTATATGAGGTTTGTTAAAAAGAGTAGAATTGAAAATTCTGTTGGAAAATTATTTGGACCTCATGATGAAATCTTTTCAGATTTTTCTTTAGATCCAAATAATATGTCATTTGCAATTCATGAAGTTGACACAAGTTCAAAACCAAAATCAAAGTATAACCAAGAATTATACTCTGAAATTTTGAACATGACTGCATCAAATGCTATTGAAGAAGCAATTCCAGGTAGAACTATTAAATGGATTGTTACTGAAGAAACAACTAAAAAAATTGTCGGAGTTGTTCGTTTTGGGTCTCCTACAATTAACTCAAAACCAAGAAATGATTATTTTGGTGAAGTTCTTCCTCTTTCCACAATTAATCAGCAGTTTGTAATGGGATTTAACATTGTTCCCGTCCAACCATTTGGATATAATTATCTTGGCGGAAAACTTCTTGCTCTTTTAGCATCATCAAATTATCTTAAAAGACAATTTGATTTGAAGTATGGAACTGATCTTCAGTATTTTGAAACTACTTCATTGTATGGAACAACAAAAGGTGTATCCATGTATGATGGTCTTAAACCTTACATCAAACATATTGGAGATACTGAAAGCAAATTTCTTCCTTTGTTTCATGATGATTATTTTAGAGATTTATTCTGGTGGTTTAATAATAATGCTAATGGCGGAGAAAGATTAATCTCTGCAGATAAGTCTTCTAAAAAATTAAAAATACAAGTGAAAATGATTTCAATTATTCGCCATTCTCTTAAGGACGAAAATAAATTAAATGAGTTTAATGCGTGTATTGAAAAAGCAAAATCATTAACTGAAAAGAAAAGATACTATCTTTCAAAATTTGGTTATGAACCAGAAGATGTTATTGCTTGGTGGAAAGTTAAGGCATCTAAAAGATATAATAAATTAATTCTGGAGAATAAGTTAAGAACAAAAATTGAATTATGGGAACCTGGAGTTGATTTGGAGATTATTCGATGAAATGTGAAGTCCAACTCTATGTTGCTGGTACGGTTTTTTATGAAACCGTAATTGCCAGAGATTATAAAGAAGCAAAGGAAGTTGCCCTTGCTCGTAATCCTAATGCTAAAGTAATTGCTGTCACTGCGAAGTTTAAATAATGGAACTGAAAGATTGGTTGAATTCGATAAATCAAACAAAAGTAAATTTAATTGATGATGATTTATCTTTAGAAAAAGAATATGCTCCATTCATCATCAATAGGTGTCTTTCTGGTCATATTGATTGTATTATGTATGCAAATGAGATGAACAGGTATAATTTTTTGCCAAAAAAGATGCAGTATGATTTTTTTATAAATAGTCTGAGGAAAAAAAAGAGATTCTCTCCTTGGCTCCGAAAAGATCAAATCAAAGACTTAGAATGTGTTAAACAATACTATGGATATAGTAATGAAAAAGCACTACAATCTTTGAAGATTTTAAACAAAGAACAAATCAACTTTATTAAACAACGACTTGAAATTGGCGGAAAGAAATGACTAATCAAACTATTGAACCACAAGTAAATTGGTCTCCTGAGATGATGGTGGAAGTTATTCTGAATGAACCAGATGACTTTCTTAAAGTTCGTGAAACTTTGACTCGAATCGGAGTTGCATCGAGAAAGGAGAAAAAACTCTATCAGAGTTGCCACATTCTTCATAAGCAAGGTAGATATTATCTTGTTCACTTTAAGGAACTGTTTGCTCTGGATGGTAAACATGCAAACCTGACTGTGAATGATGTTCAGCGTCGCAATCGTATTACTCGCCTTCTTTCTGATTGGGGGTTAATTACTGTTGTAAAAGAAGAATCTATTGCAGATATTGCTCCCCTCAATCAAATTAAAGTTCTTTCTTATAAAGATAAAGGTGATTGGATTTTAGAGCAAAAATACAATATTGGTAAAAAAGGAAAAGGTCAGGAAACCGAATGATTTTGTAGGGAGGTCAACACCTCCCTTTTTTAATGAATTTTGATATATATTAGTGATGGGATTGGAAATTCCACCCATACGCTAAAGCGGAGTCTTCGGATCCGTAAGTCAAAACACTCGCTTATTCAAGGAGAACTCAAATGTTTAACACTTCAGTTACCAAATACTATACATCTAATAATGGAATTGAAAAGTTGTTTCAAGATTTAGAAAAAAATTCAATTGGTATGGATGAATGGTTCCATAGAATTGGAACTCTCCACGAATCATCTGCCAATTACCCTCCATATAATTTAATTAAAGAAAGTTCTACAGAGTTTACTTTAGAAATTGCTCTGGCAGGATATAAAAAAGAAGATATTGAAGTGACAACAGAATGGAACAAACTTTTTGTAGAAGTTAAAAAAGCAAAGACTGAATATGAATATATGCATAATGGAATTGCTCGTAGAGCATTTACTAGAACATGGACTTTATCTGATGATGTAGTTGTTGGTGATGTTTCTTTTGTAGATGGATTACTCACTATTAAACTAAATAGAGTTATTCCAGATCATCAAAAGAAAAAAGTATATGATATCTTTTAAAGAGTTTATGGAAATCATTCAAGAAAAGGTTGGAGATTTTGGAAATCCACCTTTACCAACTCCAGTAAACTGTTATGGAAAAACTGTGAAATATGCCATGGCTCCTGGAAAGAAAGTTTGTGCTTTTAAAAGAAAAAGAGAATAAATAATACGGGTTATCCAAATATCGTCGGCGCGGAGGGGAAACTGGCACAATCCAGTTGACTCCCCTCTTTTTTCATGGTAAAATTAAAAGAGGTATGAAATTCTTATGACTATAAAACTTGCAATTTTAAAATCTGGGGAAAGTATAATTACTGATATTAAAGAAGGAATTGTAGATGATAAAGTAGTTGCTTACATTTTCAATAGTCCTTGTACAGTTTCTGTAAATGGAACATATAAAATTTTAGATGATAATGAAGATACTGCTGAGAAATTAAGTCTTAAATTGCAACCATGGCCTTATCTTTCTGTAGATAAAGTTGTAACTGTAGTTTTGGATTGGGTAATTACAATTGTTGAACCTAATCCAGAACTTAAAGAAATGTACGAAAAAGAGGTATTAAAAAATGGAACAACAGAACATCAAACTACTGATACTGCACAATAATGTTATTCTAATAACTCAAATTGAAGAAGTAGGTTCAGAACTTGGAGAACCTGATTGTAAATTAATTGAACCTTTTGTGGTCAACAAAAATGATCTAACAAACTCAATAATTCTTGAACCATGGTTAATTGATGTTACATCACAAAACACATACATGATTCATTCAGATAAAATTCTGACAATCGCTGATCCTAAACCAACCCTCCTTGAAAAATACCAAAATTTGATTAAATGAGATTTTATACCAATGTGCAAATGATCGGGAATCAATTCCTGGTTCGTGGTTATGACAATGGAAAACATGTAATGTTTAAGGAGGAATATACTCCAACTTTATTCATTAGATCAAATAGACAATCAAAATATAAAACTCTTGATGGGGAAAATGTAGAACCAATTCAACCTGGACTAGTAAAAGATTGTCGAGAGTTTTATAAAAAATATGATGATGTCGAAGGATTCAAAATCTATGGAAATGACAAATATGTATCTCAGTATATTTCTGACAAGTATCCAGAAGATGAAATTAAATTCGATATCAGTAAAATTAAATTAACTACAATTGATATTGAAGTTGCATCTGAAAATGGATTCCCAGATACTGAATCATGTTCAGAAGAAATTCTTACAATTACAATTCAAGACTATACAACTAAAAAGATTATTACATGGGGTGTCAAACCATTTAATAATAAACAAGAAAATGTAACTTACATTGAATGTTCCAGTGAGCATAATTTGTTATCCAGATTTATCGATTATTGGGATGCAAATATTCCAGAAGTAATTACTGGATGGAACATTCAATTTTATGACGTTCCATATATCTGTGGTCGTCTTAATAAAGTTGTCAGTGAAAAGCAAATGAAAAGATTTTCACCTTGGGGTCTGATTACAAGAAACGAAATTTTTATCAAAGGTCGCAAAGAAATTTGTTATGATGTTGGTGGAATTACTCAGTTAGATTATCTAGATCTTTATAAGAAATTTACTTATACCAATCAGGAATCTTATCGTCTGGATCACATTGCTGAAGTGGAACTTGGGCAGAAGAAACTGGATCACTCTGAGTTTGATACGTTCAAAGATTTTTACACCAAAGGTTGGCAGAAATTTGTAGAGTACAATATTGTTGACGTAGAACTTGTTGACCGTTTGGAAGACAAGATGAAACTCATTGAACTTGCAATTACAATGGCATATGACGCCAAGGTAAACTTTGCAGATGTTTTTTCCCAAGTTAGAATGTGGGATAGCATTATCTACAATTATCTTAAGAAAAGGAATATTGTAATTCCTCCAAAAGTAAAAACTGAAAAGGATGAAAAATATGCTGGAGCATATGTAAAAGAACCTATTCCAGGAAAATATGACTGGGTTGTATCGTTTGACTTGAATAGTCTTTATCCGCATTTAATTATGCAATACAATATTAGTCCTGAAACTCTTTTGGAAGAAAGACATCCAACGGTAAATGTGGATAAAATTTTAACCAAAAAAATTAACTTTGAAGATTGTAAAGATAAAGCAGTTTGTGCTAATGGTGCAATGTACCGCAAAGATGTTCGTGGATTTCTTCCAGAACTTATGGAAAAAATTTATAATGAACGTGTAATCTTTAAGAAAAAAATGATTACGGCAGAGCAAGAATATGTCAAGAAAAAAACAAAAGAATTAGAAAAAGAAATTGCTCGATGTAATAACATTCAGATGGCACGAAAGATCCAACTTAATTCTGCCTATGGTGCAATTGGTAATCAGTATTTTCGTTATTATAAACTTGAAAATGCTGAAGCAATTACGCTTTCTGGACAAGTTTCCATTCAATGGATTATGGATAAGATGAATTCTTATTTAAATAAAATTCTTAAAACTGGAGATGTAGATTATGTTATTGCTTCTGATACTGATTCTTTGTACATCAATATGGGTCCTTTGGTTGAAAGTGTATTCAAGGAAAGAGAGAAAACTACTCAAGGCATTGTTTCATTCCTTGATAAGGTCTGTAAAATGGAATTTGAAAAGTATATTGAAAGTTCTTATCAAGAATTGGCGGATTATGTAAATGCTTATGAGCAAAAAATGTTCATGAAGCGTGAATGTATTTCTGAACGTGGAATCTGGACTGCCAAGAAAAGATACATTTTGAGTGTATGGGATAGTGAAGGTGTTCGTTATGAAGAACCTAAACTTAAAATCAAGGGTATTGAAGCAATTAAATCTTCAACTCCTGCTCCTTGTCGTAAGATGCTCAAAGAGTCATTTAAAATTATGATGAGTGGTACTGAATCAAATATGATTGATTTTATTGAGGGGTGTCGTAAAAAATTTAAATCTCTTTCTCCAGCAGAAATCTCTTTTCCTCGTTCAGTAAATGACATTAAGAAGTATCATTCTAGTTCTACAATTTATGCACATAAAACACCAATCCAAGTAAGAGGTGCTTTATTGTTTAACTACTATGTTAAAGAAAATAAACTAACAAATAAATATTCACTCATTCAAAACGGTGAAAAAATTAAATTTTGCTATCTTAAAAAACCAAATCCAATTCATGAAAATGTGATTTCCTTTATTCAAGATTTTCCTAAAGAATTTGGAATTGACAAGTATGTAGATTATGACCTACAATTTGAGAAGGCATTTTTAGAACCACTTAAAACAATTCTTGATGTTATTGGGTGGAATGTAGAAAAAACTGTAAACCTTGAATCATTTTTCTTCTAATGGATTTTTTAAAAGATATTGTAAAAGAGATTGGCGATGACTATACAAAAGTAGCATCAGACATTGATGAAACAGAAACTTATGTTGACACAGGTTCGTACATTTTTAATGCACTGGTTTCAGGTAGTATATTTGGTGGTGTATCTGGGAATAAGATTACTGCTATTGCTGGAGAGTCTTCTACTGGAAAGACTTTCTTTTCTCTCGCTGTGGTTAAGAATTTTCTTGATACTCACCCCGATGGTTATTGTCTCTACTTTGATACTGAGGCTGCCATTACTAAGTCACTCTTGGAGTCACGCGGCATCGACACATCTCGTCTTGTCGTGGTTAATGTTGTCACAGTAGAAGAGTTTCGTACTAAGGCACTTAAGGCAGTAGATCTCTATATGAAGAAACCTGAAGAAGAACGCAAACCCTGCATGTTTGTGTTAGACTCCTTAGGAATGCTTTCCACGGAGAAAGAAATTACTGATGCACTGAATGATAAGCAAGTTCGTGATATGACTAAATCACAACTTATCAAAGGTGCTTTTAGAATGTTAACCCTCAAATTAGGACAGGCAAATGTTCCACTCTTGGTCACAAATCATACATACGATGTCATCGGAGCTTATGTACCAACGAAAGAAATGGGAGGAGGTTCTGGACTCAAATATGCAGCGAGCACAATCATTTATCTCAGCAAAAAGAAAGAAAAGGATGGAACAGAAGTGGTCGGCAATATTATCAAGGCTAAGACTGCTAAATCGCGTTTGAGTAAGGAAAATAAAGATGTTGAAATCCGTCTGTATTATGATGAGCGCGGCCTTGATCGTTACTATGGTCTTTTGGAACTTGGTGAGATTGGTGGACTCTGGAAGAATGTAGCGGGACGCTATGAGATTGATGGTAAGAAAATCTATGGTAAACAAATTCTTGCAAATCCAGAAGATTACTTTACTGAAGAAGTGATGCAAAAACTTGATGAGATTGCAAAAGAAGAGTTTAGTTATGGGCATTGAACTAAATGATTTTGTTCATGTTTATGATGATGCTTTAGAACCAAATATATGTCAATTTTTAATTGATTTTTTTGAAGCATGTCCAGATAAACATGAACGAATAGATCAAAATCAAAAACCAAATTTTACTCAGTTTAATTTAACTGAAAATCACAAATACTCAGAAGATGTAGAAAAAGTTCATAATCATCTGATTGCAAAAGTATTTGAATATAAAAAGAAATATTATGAATTTGTAGATGAACGTTGTTTCCCAGAACAACATAATTTTGAACAATTCAGAATTAAAAAATATAACAATGATGGTAATGATTTATTTGATACACATGTAGATGTAATGGATCATGAATCATCTAGAAGATTTTTATCTTTTTTCTGGTACTTAAATGACGTTGAAACTGGTGGTGAAACAATCTTTCAGGATTTGGTAATTGCGCCAAAAACTGGTAAGATGGTAGTGTTCCCACCGCTATGGATGTTCCCTCATAAAGGGTGCATTCCAATTAGCAACACAAAATACTTGTTAAGCACTTACTTACATTATAAATGATGGACAAAATAGAATTTTTGATTTTAAGGAATTTATTGCACAATGATGAATATGTTAGGAAAGTAATTCCTTTTATCAAAGATGAATATTTTGAAGATGTGCAACAGAAAATAGTTTTTCAAGAAATTTTTAAGTTTATTCAAGAATACAATCAATTAGCAACAAAAGAAGTTCTTAGTATTGAAATTGAAAAACGAAAAGATATTGATGAAAAATCATTTCAAGAAATAAAACACCTAATCAGTTGTCTTGAAGATATTCCTGTAGAGTTAAATTGGTTGATCAATATCACTGAAAAATGGTGTCGTGATCGTGCAATTTATATTGCACTCATGGAATCAATCTATATTGCTGATGGTAAAGATGAGAAGAAGAATCGTGATAGTATTCCTTCTATTTTATCTGATGCTCTTGCAGTAAGTTTTGATACTCACGTTGGACATGATTATCTTGAAGATTATGAACAAAGATATGAATCATACCATAAAAAGGAGGATAAAATTGAATTTGATCTTGAATACTTTAATAAAATCACGAAAGGTGGTCTCCCTAACAAAACTCTTAACATCGCTCTTGCTGGTACGGGTGTCGGGAAATCTCTATTCATGTGCCATGTGGCTAGCTCCGTCTTGCTCCAAGGACGGAACGTTTTGTACATTACGTTGGAAATGGCAGAAGAACGCATTGCTGAAAGAATTGACGCAAATCTCTTGAATGTCCCTATTCAAGATATTATCGATCTTCCAAAATCTATTTTTGAAAATAAAGTTACTAATCTTGCGAAGAAAACTCAGGGAACACTTATAATTAAAGAATATCCAACGGCATCTGCCCATGCTGGACATTTTAAAGCACTTCTTAATGAACTTTCACTTAAGAAGTCATTTAGACCTGATATTATTTTCATTGATTACCTTAATATTTGTTCTTCCTCTAGGTATCGCGGAAACAGCAATATCAATTCTTATACATTTGTTAAAGCAATTGCAGAAGAACTTAGAGGACTCGCAGTTGAATTTAATGTTCCAATTGTTTCCGCTACTCAGACTACTCGTTCAGGTTTTGGTAGTTCTGATGTTGAACTTACTGATACTTCTGAATCCTTTGGTCTCCCTGCTACTGCTGATCTTATGTTTGCCCTTATTAGCACTGAAGAGTTGGAGGGACTTGGACAAATTCTAGTGAAGCAACTTAAGAATCGTTATAATGATCCTACAATCTACAAAAGATTTGTGGTTGGAATTGATAGGGCAAAAATGCGTCTATATGATTGCGAACAATCTGCTCAAAATGATATTCTTGACAATCGACAAGAAGAAGAGTATGATTATGAAGAAAGAAAACCTAAAAAATCATTTGAGGGATTTAAGTTTTAAATATGGCACAAGTTATTGATACAAACAAATATATTGAATTCGTTCGTCAAACTACGAGTCCTGCAAGCACTGACTATGCTTCTCTTTTGACTCGCTTAAATGAACTTGAAGTACAAGATACTGATGTTCCTCGTCTTTTGACTGCTGCTCTTGGGATTAGTGCAGAAGCAGGAGAATTTACTGAGGTTGTGAAAAAGATTTTCCTTCAAGGCAAACCCTACAACGAAGAAAGTGTTTTTCATATGAAGCGTGAACTTGGTGATATTTGCTGGTATCTTTCACAAGCATTTATGGCACTTGATACTAATTTTGAAGAGATTCTTCAAATGAACTTTGAGAAACTGAGTGCTCGTTATCCTGAAGGTACATTTGATGTTTATCGTTCTGAAAATCGTGTGGAGGGAGACCTGTGAGCAAAGAAAAACAAGTAACGATTAAAATGAATGTGAATTCAGCAATTCGAGTTCTTGAAGTTCTTGATAATGCTACTGCTGGATATAGTAAAGAACATATTCCAGAAAGAATTGTACTTCTACGTGAAGTTATTGAACAACTTGATAAAGAACTTGAAAAAGTAGTTCTCTGACCCCGTGAGGGGTTTTTTCATAAATATTTAAAAAAAAGCAATGTATTTTTCTGAATGGAGAAAGCAGCAACGTTTAAAAGAAACTTATAATTTTTTTAAAGTTCCTGCAAATAAAATTACTGATGTTCAATTTGCAACAATTATTCATGCTTTTATAAAGTTTGCAAAAAAATATTTAAAGATAAAATCTAATCCAAAAATTAAATTTGTAAAAGATTCTAAATTTGCCCAAAAGATAGGTGCATTTGGACAAATTACTGGAAAGAATGAGATTAAGATTGATATATTAAATAGACATCCAATGGATATACTGAGAACTGTAGCGCATGAATTAGTTCATTTGCAACAACATGAAACTGGAATAAAAGGATCAGGACACGCTGGAAGTGAAACTGAAAATAAAGCAAATTTAATCGCTGGAAAAATGTTGAGAGAATTTGGAAGTTCTCACTCTGAATTATTTGAATTTCCTTCTATTGGTGAAGAAAAGAAAAAAAGAAAAAAAACTTTAGAAATTAATAATGACGAACATTATCCTACTGAACTTTTTTGAACAATAAATAAAAAAAGAAGAATTGTTTTTTTAAAGATGGATCCAAAAATTCTTAGAGGACTTACCGAAGCTTACACTGCTGTTTATAATGAAGAACTCAGAGATGAGTTAGAAGAAATGGCAGATGATTTTGCTGGCATCGAAGATCTTTCCGATGAAGAAATTGATGCAATTGTTGAAGAAACAATTGATGAAATGATTGTTGAGGGATATGATTTTGAAGATGTAGAAGAGATCTTTGAAGAGGTTCTTTCAGAAGCAACTGTTACAACTGGTCGTGGTGGATATACTAAACTTAGTTCTGATAAGAGATCTGCACCAGTAACCACTGGTTCTGGAAGCAGAATGGCTGCTTCATCAAGATTATCTGCAGCAAAAGCAGCAAAGAGAGAAGCAAAAGTTGCTCAGGTAAAAGCATCTGTCAAGAAAAAAGTTGCTCAAGTCAAAGCAGCTCCTGCTCAAGCAAAAGCAGCAGCACAGAAGAAAGTTAAAGATGTTAAACAACAATCACACGTTGCAGCTGCTAAGTATGCATCTTCTCGTAAATTAATGCCAGGTGCTGGTCTTAAAACTCAGTCAAGCAAAGGTAGAAGAGAACTTCGTGCTGCAGTTGCTAAGGACATTAAAGGAAGAATTAAGCATAAAATTGCAAAGGCGCAAGTAGGTGCTTATGCTGCTGCAAGAAAAGCAGGACAAGCAGCATCTGATGTTGCAGGTAGAGCAAAGCAAAGTGCTAAAAATATTGGTGCAAGAACTAAAAGAGGTATCAAAGGTGCAATTAAAGGTGCTGCAGAAAAAGTAGCATCTGGTGCTACGAAGGTTGCTCAAAGAATGTCCGAAGATATGGACATGTTTGATGTTATGCTTGAATATTTAATTGATGAAGGTTATGCTGAAACTAATCAAGATGCAATTGTTATTATGGCAAATATGAGTGAAGAATGGAGAGAAGAGATTATTCAACAACTTGATGAAATTTCTGCAGATCTTGCTCTCAGAGCATCAAAGGCAGCAGATGTACAAAGAGGTAAACTTGCTCATGCTGGAGATACTCAAGGTGCATCATCAAAAGCAGCACAGGCAAAAAGACTTTATGATAAGCAAGCAGCAAAAAGATTAGGTAGATAATTTTATAAATACCACGGAAGGTTGCTCTAACCCACTTGACTTTCAGTTGAGTGGGTTTTATAATATATAATGATAGAGGGTAAGTCTCTGTTATATCCTTGAGGTATATCACATTTACTCCATCTGGGGAATTAGCTCATTTGGTAGAGCACTGCTTTTGCACGGCAGGGGTGAGGGGTTCGAGTCCCCTATTCTCCATAAATAAAAAAACGGAAAAAATAAATAAAGGTATAATAGAAAACAATATGAAGAAATTTTCCGACTTTATAAACGAAGCAATCATTAAACCTAAAATTCAAGCACAAAGATTAGGATTAATTGATGATGGTCATGGTGGAAAATACAATACATCTGGAGAACTAGTAGCAAAAACTAGTGGAGACCGTTTAAAATTTTATAATCAAGGACAACGCTTTGGTAGGGATCCAAAGCAAATAAGAACCCAAAATAATCAACAAGTTGTAGCAACTCAAACTTCTGTAAGAGAAGAGCAGGATTTGAGAGAAAAATATATTTCTGGTGAGATATTCAAGGAAGGTGAAATTGTTGAAAGTTTACTTAATGGAATGGTTGGTAAAATCATTCGTAGAGGAACTAATCATTTGATTTGTGTAACTGAAGATAATGTAATGTTTAAATCGTGGATTAAAGATGTAATGGAATATACTGAAGTTAAAATGGATAGTTCTATGAGAGATAAAACACATCCAAATACTTTAGTTGGAACTTTGGGTGCTTTTAAACATTATGCAAATATGACTCCAGGTGCCGTTGGAACAGGAAAAGAAAATTTGGCAGCAGGTCAAAAAGCGTATGCAGTTAATTTCATAAATAAGTATAAGAAGAAATAGTATCAAAATTTTTTACAATGTCTACAAATCCTCTTAACGATATTTCTGCCGTTTACCTTCAGGAGGTATTAGAACCTCAAATTGGTAAAAAGCAATCTGCTCCTTCTGGTGGTAAAAAAGTTGAAAAGGGACAGACTGGCGAAGAAGCATCTGCTAAAAGAATTCGTCAAGCAGTTTATGATATTCGCTATCGCGCTAGAAGAGAAGGTATTGAACTTCAACAGGCGTATAATCAATACATGTCTCATACGACAATGACTGGATTAGAAAAAACTGCAGTCAAAGAAAAACTTGGAATTGGACCTGGAGGAGGATCGGTCAGTGAAGAATTTTCTAGTAAAAAATATCAAGTAAGAGTAGTTCCAAAGGCAGGAACTGGAAAAACATATACACGTTATGCTACTAGAGAAAAAATCAGTCAATTAAGATCTAATCCTAATATTTCTTCAGTTGAAATGACAAAGTATGGTACTCCTTATGAAGGAGAAAAAACAAAAGGAGAATATACTGCAAAAGCATTAAATCCTGGCGCTGGAGAAAAATATGAAAAGAAATATGGTAAGGGCGGAAAAAATACAGTAGGGGATCTTGATCGTGATGGAACTAAAGAACCAAACAAGCATGAGTATGCTGGTGTGAAAGATAATGCAATCAAGGCAGCAATGGCAAAAAGAAAGACTCAAAAAGAATCTTTTTCAAATTGGAGACAAGATTTAGTTGAGGCGGGAAAAATTGAAGATCCAAATGCAACTCAATATCAACCAAAAATTAAAGAGAAATCAGTAAATAATTATGCTGGAGGAAAAGACGCTGTAGTTCAAATTAATCCAGTAATGAGAGAAGCAGTTGAAAGTCTTGGTGGTGAATTACTCGAAATGGTTGAACTTGGTGAAGATTTTATTATCGAATCATCAGAAGTTGCTGCAGATTATTTCTGTGAGCATGGGTTAAACGAAGAAGGACTTGATATCTTAATTGAAGATATGGGTCTTGAGAATTTTGTTGACTTTGTATTTGAAATTGGACAAGAATATAATTTGACTGAAGCAAGAACTTTAGTTGGTAAAAAGAAAACACCAGCAACTGGAAAGCAACTTGGAGTTTCCAGAAAAGCTGCTCCAGGTAAAACTACAAAGGCAGCAGTTGAGAAATATGGAACAACCAGAAAAATCTCAGCAAGTCCATCTTCTACAGTTAAAAAGAAAACAGTTGCTGTTAAGAAAGCAGTAGAAAAGCAACCAGAAAAAACAGCATCTAAAAAACCAGTAAGAGATGCAATTGCTAGAGGAATTTTTGGTGCTGTTAAGGCATACCAACAAGGTATGGAACGTCATAGAGCAGCAACTAAAACTGCAGGTAAGGCGGCAAAAGTTGCTGGTAAAGCAGCAAGAGAAATTGGTAAAGGAGTTGTATCTGGTGTTAAAACCACTGCAAAAGTTGCAAAAGATGTTCATGGCGTTCTCAGCAAAGAAGAAATTGAACTTGATGAAAAACTCACTTCAAAAACATCAGTTGGAAGTGTAATTAGTGATTTTGTTCATTCAAAAGATCCTAAGTTTTCTGGTGATACTAAGAAGGAAAGAATTCAAAGAGCATTGGGTGCATACTATAAAATGCATCCATCTAAGTCTAGAAAGAATATGGAAGAGGCAGCACCAGTTACAACACAGCAGACACAACAACCTCAGCAACAAAAACCTGATCCAAAAACAAAACAGTTAATTAATATACAAAAAAAGAGAACACTTGATACCTTGGCACAACTTAACAAAGGATTTCCTGTTCAAGCAGAGGAAGTTGAAAATATTGAGGAATTAACTCGTTATGCAAAAGAAACTGGTAAATCGTTTAGAACTAAAAAACCAACTTCTAAAGGTGGAAAATATGGTGGAAGTGATGTTCAGTCTCAAGCAATGAGATCTGTTTTAAAGAGTATGGGTGCTGGTAGAGCTGGTGTTGCTTCAAGAGGTAAGAAAAAAGTTCCAGGTAAAAAACCACCAGCAGCAGGTGAGTATGGTGCTCCAGCATCACCAGCACAAAAAGTTGCAAAACGTCGTGCTGATGCTCAAAGAGCACAAGACATGATGCATTCAAGGTTTGATTGATTCTAAATAGGACAGGATACTCTTACACGGAGGTTATTATGTCTGCATTCATCGCTTGGTGTCTTGCTAATCAAGCTTTAATCGCAACAGTTCTTCTTGCTGTTTCGGAAGCAATGGGAGCAAACCCAAAAATCAAATCAAATGGAATTCTTTCACTTGTTTTACTTCAAGCACAGAAAGTTTTAAAAGATAAAGGAGCAAAAGAACTTTGATTCTTTTGTTTAATTAAATGAGATCCTTTTTTTCGGGATCTCATTTTTTTATAAATATTTCTACGAAACAAATTAGTATAGGTAAAAAGAATGGCACTCTGGGGCATTTCCACAACCACTGAAACATCAGCAAATAATTATGCTATCCCTAAGTATAATCATGAGGTAGATCGTAATAGAAGCCCTTGGAATACTTTTGCAGATGTGCGTGGTTGGATTCAAAGAAGATATAAGACTTCTGAGCATTCTGGTTTATCAACCAAGTATTATGATGAAGTTTTAGTTCCAGTTGCTGGATTAAACACTGCAGGCGCAGGTGCTAATTCAACAGGTCTTGGAGCAGCAACTCCAGTTGCAGTCTTTTTTGCTGATCCAAATAACGCTTCTCCAATTAGCACTGGTGCTGGCGGAACCACAGGAATTGGTACTGGAAGAACTGGTTATGTTCATGTTGTTTGGAACGAAAATGTATATTGTTCTGCAGGTGCAACTATAAGAATTCTTCGTTCTACTGGAACAGCACTTATTGGAACTGCAGCATCAACTGGAGGCCCAGTAACAAATTATACAAATGATGTTGGATATAAAGTAGAGACATTCAACGGTCAGATTAGTAATAGAATTGCATTCTCTTTCACTGCTCCAAATACTGGAATTGGAACAGTTCTTTCAGTTGACATGGTTGCTGGAGTTGTTGGAACCGTTACTGATTTTTCTAATGGATCTGCTACAAAAACATTTACATCAGATATTATCCATAATGTTGGAGGAGCAGGAATTAATGCTTCTGTAGGACTTGGAAGAACCACATTAACAATCACTGCTTGATACTATATGATTTTTAATGAATTGAATGAAGATAATTTTATTTTATTTGCAATTAAACATTATCAAAATCCTCAAGCAGTCAGTAAAGATGATTTTGAGAAAGATTTGAATCATTTCAAATATATTAAAAGATTGCTTAAAAAATATAAAAATACAGGTGAGTTAAAAACTCACCTTTTACTTAATCACTTTATCATCCTTTATAATATTTTTGGAGATGCTACAACACCTATGTTGTTTCATAAAATTGAAAGAGAATTGTGGTCTCCAATGAAAACATTTGTTATGATTTTAAATAAACTTCCACAATATCCAAAGTGTTATCTTCACGATATACCTGTTGATATAGATTGCCTATCACAAATACAAAAAATTTATAACAAAGATGGAAAAGATTGATAGGATAATACAAATTATTAGAGAGGAAATGATGACTGCAAATGCTCCTTCATCTCAAGGAGGATTTGGTGCCGATTCTCCTGCTGTAGGTCCAAGAGCAGGAACTTCACCTCTAATTAAATTTATGAGGAGAGGTAAAATAGATTATCGAACAGTAAAACCAACTTATAAAAAGTGGGTAAAAGATTTAGAAAATAAATAGTATTGAAAGTATGGCAGAGTGGATATAAATTAACTTTGCTTAAAATGGCAGACGATATTAAAGTAGCAGTATTAGAACAAAAGTTATTGGATTTTAATAACGTAGTAGAAAAACTTGATGCGGCTATTAGTAAAATAAGTGAAGTAAATTCGAATATTTCAAGAATGCTTGCTGTTCATGAAGAAAGAATAGAACAGTGCAATAAATCTGATGATTTACTTGTTAAAATGATCGATGATGTTAAAAAAGAAAATGCAGAAGATCATAAAAAATCGAATGATAGAATTACTGTTTTAGAAAAAGAAGTTGAAGATGTTTCTAGAATTAAATGGATGACCATTGGGTGTGGCATTGTATTGACAGTACTAGCAGCATCAATGTCAACTTTGGCATCTGGATGGTGGACACCAGCAGGAATGCAAGACGCACAAAATATAATACAACGCTCTAAATAAATCAGAATTGGCATAAGGATGCCATGAAAATTAAATATAAAAAAAAGGAAGTGACAACTTACTCATTACATAAGATAACAAATTCTGTCATCAAGTGGACTGGGATTTTGACCGCACTGTGCCTTGACAAAGGAAGATAGTGTGTTAGACTGAATCAAATGATTAACGATTGATTATGGATTTTGTTGATGTTAAGTACATCAATCTAATTTCTGGCAGATTAGAAAAATTTAAAAAAGTAAAAAGTAGTCTTTATAATTTTAGGTGTCCTCTTTGCGGAGACTCTAAGAAAAACAAAAATAAAGCAAGAGGATATCTATACCAAGTTAAAAATAATACAAATTATAAGTGTCACAATTGTGGGGTTAATGTATCATTAAATAATTTCTTAAAAGAATTAGATGCAACTGTTCATAAACAATATACTTTAGAAAAATTTAAAGAAGGATTCACTGGTAAAAATTTTGTGGTTGAAGAACCAAAAGTTAAATTTGAAAAACCAGTTTTTAAAACAAAACTAGATCTACCAAAAGCATCGGAAATTTCTACAGCAAAGGAATATCTTGAAAGAAGAAAATTAGATCCCGAAAAATTTTATTTTTCTAAAACATTTAAAGAATGGACTAATTCATTAATTCCTACATTTGGTAGTAAAAGTTTATTTTATGAAGAAGAAAGAATAATTATTCCTCTTTTTTATAATAAAAAACTTGTAGGATTTCAAGGAAGATCCCTGGATTCAAACAAGATTAAATATATTACTATTATGATTGATGATGAATCACCAAAAATATACAATCTCGATGAAGTTCAAAAAGACAAAACTGTGTACATCACAGAAGGTCCATTCGATTCAACATTCATTTGCAATTCAATTGCTATGTGTGGAGCTGATGGTGATGTTGACAAGTGGGGTATTGGCGATCGTGTGTGGATCTATGATAACGAACCACGTAATGCAGAAATCCATCGTAGAATCGAAAAATGTATTGATAATGGAGAAAAGGTAGTTATTTGGCCTAATACAATTCGTGAAAAAGACATAAATGATATGGTATTGTCTGGACATGATGTTCAAAAAGTGATAGAATCTAATACCTATTGTGGTCTAGAAGCAAAACTTAAATTTAACAACTGGAAAAAAATATGAGCAACGGAACAAAAGTTTTAAAGAGAAATGGATCAATTGAATCTCTTGATCTAGATAAGATGCATGTTATGGTTGAAGAGGCATGTAGAGGTCTTGCAGGAGTTTCTGCAAGTCAAGTTGAGATGACTTCTGGTATTCAATTTTACGATGGTATTACTACTGCAGAGATTCAGGAAATTCTGATTCGTTCTGCTTCAGATTTGATTGATTTGGATCATCCAAATTATCAGTATGTTGCTGCTCGTCTTCTTCTTTTTGCAGTTCGTAAGCAACTTTATGGTAAGATGAAAGAACTTCCTCATCTTGAAGATCATATCTATTCATGTGTGAATGCTGAAGTATATGATTCTAGCATTTTTACAAAATATTCAAAAGAAGAAATTGATAAAGCAAATTCTTATATTGATCACGATAGAGATTATCTCTTTACTTACGCTGGACTTCGCCAAGTTGTTGATAAGTATTTGGTACAAGATCGTAGTTCAGGTGGAGTATATGAAACTCCGCAATTTATGTACATGATGATTGCTTTAACTATTTTTGCGGAATATCCCAAAGATACAAAAATGTCATATGTTAAGAGGTATTATGACGCAATCTCCAAACACAAAATCAACATTCCTACGCCAATCATGGCAGGCGTTAGAACCCCACTTCGCCAATTTGCAAGTTGCGTTCTTGTTGATGTTGATGACACCCTTGATAGCATCTTCAGCTCTGATATGGCAATTGGTCGCTATGTTGCACAAAGAGCAGGAATTGGTATCAATGCAGGTAGAATCCGTGGCATCAACAGTAAAATTAGAGGCGGAGAAGTACAACATACAGGTGTTGTACCTTTTCTCAAGAAGTTTGAAGCGACTGTCCGATGCTGTACGCAAAATGGCATACGAGGTGGATCCGCGACAGTACACTTCCCCATCTGGCATCAAGAAATAGAAGACATTATTGTTCTCAAAAATAATAAAGGTACTGAAGATAATCGTGTTCGTAAACTAGACTATTCTATTCAAATTAGTAAGTTATTCTATGAAAGATTTATTCAAGACGGTGAGATCACGCTTTTCTCCCCACACGATGTCCCTGGACTTTATGATTCTTTCGGAACAATTGAGTTTGACTCTCTCTATATTGGATACGAGAACAATCCGTCCGTTCCGAAGAAAACTGTTAAGGCGCAGGAACTTATTCTTAACCTCCTTAAAGAACGGGCTGAGACAGGTCGCATTTATCTTATGAATATTGACCATTGCAATTCTCATTCATCTTTCAAAGATAAAATTGAAATGAGTAATCTTTGTCAAGAAATTACTTTACCAACTTATCCAATTAATGATATTAATGATGAGAATGGAGAAATTGCATTATGCATTCTTTCTGCAATTAATGTTGGTAAAGTGAAGTCTGATGAAGAACTTGAAGAACTTTGTGACCTTTCTGTACGTGGATTGGATGAATTGATTGACTATCAGAAGTATCCTGTAAAGGCAGCAGAACGCGCTACAAAGGCACGTAGATCCCTTGGAGTAGGTTTTATTGGGTTAGCACATTATTTGGCGAAACTTGGATTTAATTATGATTCTCAAGAGGCATGGGATGCAGTTCATGGACTTTCTGAATCCTTCCAATATTATCTTTTAAAAGCATCCAATCAACTTTCTAAAGAAAAGGGACATTGTGAAGATTTTGGTCGTACTAAGTATGCAGATGGTATTCTTCCAATTGATACTTACAAAAAAGATGTAGACGAAATTTCTTCTATTAAACTGCAGCATGACTGGGAATCTCTTAGAGCATCAATCATGGAATATGGTCTCAGGCACTCAACACTGTCCGCACAGATGCCATCGGAGAGCAGTTCCGTTGTGTCAAATGCAACAAATGGAATTGAACCACCTAGAGGGTTCTTGTCCGTTAAGAAAAGTAAGAAGGGTCCGCTTAAGCAAATTGTTCCCCAGTATCATACGCTTAAGAATAATTATACGCTTCTTTGGGATATGCCTAGCAATCGTGGGTATATTAATATTGTTGCAGTTATGCAGAAGTTCTTCGATCAAGCAATTTCTGGAAACTGGTCGTATAATCCAGAAAATTATCCCGATAATGAAGTTCCTGTTAGCGTAATGGCAAATGACTTCTTGACTACATACAAGTACGGGTGGAAAACTTCCTATTATCAAAATACTTATGATATTAAAACTGATGAAGTGATGGAAGATAAGAAATCCGAGTTACAAAATTTAATTAATGAGTTAAGTTCAGTAGAGGAGGGAGAGTGTGAATCCTGTGCAGTTTAAAATTTCTTCCACAGAAGAACCCCAAACAAATATTAAAGGAATGACTGTTTTTAATACTGAGAAAGTTGATACCAAAAAACAACCAATGTTTTTTGGTCAACCTTTGGGAATTCAAAGATATGATTCATACAAATACCCAATCTTCGACAAACTAACAACCCAGCAACTTGGATACTTCTGGAGACCTGAAGAGGTTTCTCTTCAGAAGGATCGTGGAGATTATCAAACTCTTCGCCCTGAACAAAAGCATATTTATACTTCTAATCTGAAGTATCAAATCATGCTTGACTCTGTTCAGGGTCGTGGTCCTGGTATGGCATTCATTCCTTATTGCTCTCTTCCAGAACTGGAAGCATGTATGGAAGTGTGGGGATTTATGGAGATGATCCATAGTCGCTCATACACATATATCATTAAAAATGTTTATTCTGATCCTACCGAGGTGTTTGATACTATCATTGGTGATGAGCGTATTCTAGAACGTGCTAAGAGCGTTACAGAGTCTTATGATGATTTTATTCAATCAGCACAAAATTATGGAACATCTAATGATTGGATGTTTAGACTTGAAGGAGTAAGCAACGCAAAAGAAACACTCAACGATGTCAAACGGAAACTGTACAGAGCAGTCGCAAACGTTAATATTCTTGAAGGTATTCGCTTCTACGTTAGTTTTGCTTGTAGTTTCGCTTTTGGTGAACTTAAGCTTATGGAAGGATCCGCTAAGATCATTAGTCTCATCGCAAGAGACGAAAATCAACACTTAGCAATCACTCAGAATATTTTAAACAAATGGCGTGACGGTGATGATCCAGAAATGAAGCAAATTATGAAGGAAGAAGAAGAATGGACATATAAGATGTTTGACCGTGCAGTAAATGAAGAAAAACGTTGGGCAGATTATCTGTTCAAAAATGGAAGCATGATTGGTCTTAACGATAAACTTCTTCAGCAATATGTTGAATGGATTGCGAACCGTAGATTAAAGGCAATAGGTCTTAAACCACAATACGATATTTCTGCAAACAACAATCCGCTACCTTGGACACAGCACTGGATTTCTTCCAAAGGTCTTCAGGTTGCTCCCCAGGAAACGGAGGTAGAATCCTACGTTGTAGGAGGAATTAAACAAGATGTTACCAAAAATACTTTCTCAGGATTCAAATTATGATGACTGGTGTGAACAAGAAATCTTGAATGCATACCGAACAGCAGCTGAATGTGATGAATTTTTATTTGGTGATTATGATTATGAAAAAGAATGGTTAGGTAAAAAACATGATGATGTTGTCTAGATAGAGGAGGTCACACTCCTCTTTTTTTATGTCTAAAAATCAACTGACTAAAGATGAATTAAAAGTCCGTATTTTAAAATTAAAAAATAATCTTTACGGAGAACATATCAGACATGATATGGATATGAAAGGTCTTGCTCATAAATACCTGAACGAAGTTCTTGATATTATTGATGAGTACAGATATTGACTATGAAAATCCTTGGATTTATAATGGAGTACCTTTTGCTTCGTCCGATATTCAAAGTTACTTTGGTTTTGTTTATCTTATTGAAAACACTATCAATAGTAGGAGATATATTGGAAGGAAGTATTTTTGGAGTTTTAGAACTCCTAAAGGTAAAAAAAGAAAAGTAAAATCCGAATCTGATTGGAAAAAATACTATGGGTCTTGTCCAGAACTTAAAGAAGATATTGAAAAATACGGCAGAGAAAATTTTAGTCGAACTATCATATCATTACATAAAACAAAGGGCAAAACAAACTACGAAGAGACGAGGCAACTCTTCACGAATAACGTACTCACGGAATCCCTTGACAGCGGAGAACCAGCCTTCTACAATAGCAACATTCTCTCAAGGTACTACCGAAAAGATTATTATGGAAACTCAGATTGAACCCGTAGTTCATATTCGTGAATGGGCAATGGAAAAAATTGATCTTTTGCATGAAGCGGATCGACATCGAAATGCAAAAGCACTTCTTGCTGAGTTTGATGAATGGATCAATCTTCCTGATGGAGTAGATGAAATTGAGTATTTTTGTTTAGAAGATCAAAGTTGGATAGATGAAGAAGAAATTGATGTTCGGTAATCCCAATCATTGACAAAATCTAAATAATCACTTATTATGTTAAAAATCCAGTTGGATTCCCTGTTATGAGCAGGGTTTTTTATTATGAGTCCTTGATTTTGATTTAGAGCCGTGGGGTCTGCCTCCTGAGAAGGAGGAAGTGCGCTTTCCCTATACGGATGTAGAGTTCAATCGATTTTAATGCAGAACATCTTTACTGTAGCCCTGCCTCTTCTGGCAACGGTTACAACCACAACGGCATCCCTGCCTTCAGTGTTTCCTCCTCCCCCAGTAAATGGTCCTCCACCGTTTTCTATTATTAAAGAGGAGCCTACATCAAAGACAGCAATCCGAGAGGTTGCTCCCGAAAAACCTAAAGAGAAAAGGCTAATTTGTAAAGGGTGTAATGAAAATGAAAATGTTGCCCTGGATTATTTCCAGGACATTGGAGTTAAAGACAGAAACGCCCTTGCTACTATCATGGGCAATATTAGACAGGAATCAACATTCGTGCCTAATATTTGTGAAGGTGGTAGCAGAACCAGTTGGGGTAACTGCTACGGCGGTTATGGACTGATTCAATGGACATCTTCCAATAGATATTATGGATTGGGTGATTTTGCTAAGAAGTTTGGTGGTTCACCATCATCTCTTCATACGCAACTTCGTTATCTAACAAATGAAGTCCAGTGGAAAGAAATTGAGGAGAAGATGAAAACTCCTGGTAAATCAATTTCTCGTTATATGGACTATGCATATAGTTGGATTGGTTGGGGGCATCATGGCGCCCGTACATCTTATGCCTATGATTATGCGTCCCGACTAACTATGGTAGAAGTTTGATACAATAGAATACTAAAATTATCGGGGAGAAATCCCCGATTTTTTATAAATATTTTAAAATAATTATAAAAATGAATTTAAAAGAACTTCAAAATTTGCATGAAGCATATCTGGAGGTTTATAAACCCATATTAAATGAAAGAGAAGAATCTACTATTTCTAGAGCAAGTAGAAAATTAGTAGATGTTGCAGTGAAGCAACCATTAAAAAGAGCAATAAAAAAAAGTGTTAAAACTGGACTTGGTGCTGCAAAAGAAGTTGCAAAGGCTCCAGTAAGAGCAGTAATGAAGCATGGTTCTGAACAACCAGAAGGAACTAAAAGAAGAGCAGTATCTGATTTTTTACATAAAGTTCGTCACGCAACATTATCTCCAAAAGAAAGAAAGAGAAGAGAAAAAGAACAAGATAAGAAAAATAAGGAATTGGAAAAATTTAGAAGAAAAAGAGAAAGAGCAAGAGCAGCAGCAAGAAGACAACATCAAAGAACTAGACATCTTACTGGAAAATATAGAAACGTTGGTGTGGGATCTAGAGAATCTGTGAGAGAGAAATATGATGTGTATGATATTATTCTTACATATCTTCTTGAAGAAGAATATGCTAGTACAATAAAAGAAGCAGAAATTATTATGATAAATATGGATGAAGAATTAAGAAACGATATCCTTCAAGAGGTATTCGATTCTTATGCAATTCAATTTTAATTTTGGCAAGAAAAAACCAACAATAATTCAATATGCAATTATAGGAGTGGTATTGTCATCATTGATTGGTGGATTATCTCAATGTACTCATATTCAAGAAGATGATTTTTGGTATTTGTTGGATCAAATACAAAGAAGGTTTTTTCCTCAAAGTCCGATCAATGATTTTATTATTTCAGATCCTAAGTTATTAAATCGCAGAATCAAAGGAGATGTTGATGATGCAATTCGACAGGTGACATCAGAGTATGATAGAATTATCAAAGAAGCAAATAAAAAGTTTCAACCACGTTATGAAGACTTGCCAAACGATGAAAGCGTGTGTTACACTGATAAATGTAAAGCACTCGCACCACCTATGAGAATCTGTGCCCCATGGGTTGACAACTGCCTTAAGGACTGATAAGATAATTTGGTTGGGTAGGTTTCCGAGTGGTTAAAGGAATCTGACTGTAAATCAGACGGCTCTGCCTTCACTGGTTCAAATCCAGTCCTGCCCACTTGACAATCAAATCCTGAACTGGTATGATTGTTTTATGGGTTTCAGAAGTCCAAATTCTGAGTAATTCCCACCCCTTCCATGCCTCTCAACGATGCACAAACAGGAAGGTCTCTTGGGCTAGTAACTCAGTGGAATAGAGTAACGCTCTTCTAAAGCGTGAGTCGTTGGTTCGAATCCAACCTAGCCCGTTGTCCTTTTTTCTTTTATGGACAAATACACCTTTGGTGGACAACAACCATCATCCGTTAATCTTCTTAGACTCATTAGTGAGTTGGAAGGATCTTATCAAATGCTACACTATATGGCTTTTGAAGAAGATCGTGATATAATAGATGAAATGAAGAAGAGATATTATAAACTCTACTTCAAAACCGTAAAAGAAGAAAAGGCAAACATTCCCTTATAGATTACGAATTTCGTGATGAATTTCTGAATGGCAGTTTGAACATACTAGGATACATTTATCTAATTCTTCTTTGACTTTTTCCCAACTTCTAGTATGACCACCTTTAGACAAATAAAAATCTTTTTCTTTTGGATTTAAGTGGTGAAATTCTAATGCCCAGTGAGAACGATTATAACCACAACATTGACAAGCACCGCCTTTATACGCTATGCTATCTCTTTTAAGGTTCTTTCTTCTCTGGTCTACATAATATTTGTTCTTGCATTGTTTAGAGCAAAATTTACCTCTACCATTGTAAATAACTGCTTCTTCTAAACATAAGTGCCAAGCACATTTCATAAGATTAACACGAATTGCTAATCTTATTTATAAAGTAAAACATTGGGGTGTAGCTCAGCGGTAGTAGCGGGATGCTGTTAACATCTAGGTCGCAGGTTCGATCCCTGCCGCCCCAGTCGGAAGATCTGGAAATGTTCGGGTCTTCCTTGCTAAAACCTAGAGTTTTTCTAGGTCAGGGGGATGGCCTCCCCTGTTTCGGGAGATTAACTCAGCGGTAGAGTGGCTGCCTTACAAGCAGTAAGTCATTGGTTCGAATCCGATATTTCCCACTTGCATAAATACTTTTAAAAAGTATAATGGAAAAACTGTTCAAACTATTAAGTGATGCTCAGGCATCTCTTTTTGTTTTATTTCAAAAAACTTGGATTTATCATTGGGATGTAGTTGGTCCTAATTTTCAACAACTACACACTCTTTTTGGTGGACAGTATGAAACTATGTTTGAAGAGATTGATACTCTTACTGAACATATGAGATACTTAGGGATGAAACCTGTAAGTACTCTTACAAGAATTACTGAGGTGACACAGATTGAGCAGGCATCAAATAGTGCTCAAGATGTTGATGCAATGGAAATGGTTAGACAACTTCGTGATGATAATAAAAAGATTGTAGAAATTTTTGCAGATATTTCTGAAGAAGCAGATAACCAAAAACAATATGCTACTTCAAATCTTGTTCAAAGTTTAATGGAAACTCATGGTAAATTCCATTGGATGTTGAGATCTGTATTAGAATAAAATGGTAATGAAAAATGGAAAATGTAAAAATCAGATGTCGTTCCTGTGGAAAAGAACTTGAAGGACATTCAACTAAAACTATAACATGTGGTTGTTCAAATATGGCAACTATTCGCGGTGGAGTTATTTCAGCTGTTGACTTATCTAAGATAGTTATGTTAAACTCTATAAATACAAAACAAAAATCTAGTGTTTTAACAAACGAAGATATTGCTTGGCAAGAAGCAAGGCGTCAACGTAAGGTAAAACGTTTAGATTTTGAAGTCCGTTGAGGACTTTTTTGGAAAGGTGACCGAGTGGTTTAAGGTAACAGTCTTGAAAACTGTCGTGTTAGTAGCACCGTGGGTTCGAATCCCACCCTTTCCGTTTAGAAATATTACAAAATTTAAGAATGTCTTAATGAGTGTGTCGTAATGAACACATAGTTGACGAAGTAGAAGTACTCACTATCATAACTAGTAGTACGCATCTAAAAACCTATGGATCAACATACCTACGATAATTGGGTAAAGATCAAGGAGACATTCGAAAAGTCTGGTAATACGGACAATATGTTTTACAAAAGAGCATGTGAAATAGTTAAAACTAAAAGAGATCCTCTGGCAAAATTTTTCGGAGATGAGCAGTGATGCAACCATATGACGATGATTATGCGACACATTCTGAAGTTCAGGAGATGATTGATGCAGCAATACGACGACACAACCGTAATGCTTCTATCATTAGTATGTGCGTCGGTTGGGTGGTTCTTGCTTTATTTGCTGAGGGACTTTTGAGATTAATTGGAGTCATTCCACCTCTACTTCCATGGTTAAAAATCACACTAAATTAAACTAATGATTAGAACCATATTTACAGCGATCACTCTTTTTGGTGCAATTGCACTCTTTATTATTTGGGGATTAAATAACGCATATCCACAAACGGAGTTATTACATGAAGATTTTTTTAGACACGGCTGACGTTTCTTTTATTCAACCAGCGTATGAGACAGGGTTAATTGATGGAGTCACTACGAACCCATCACTCATTCTCAAAAGCGGTAGACAACTTCTAGAAGTCATTAGAGAACTTGCTAAGTTTGAAAACTTACAAAGTATCTCTGCAGAAGTTGTTGCAGATACTGCAGAAGAAATGCTCACAGAAGCACAAAAGTATTATTCAATTGCACCTGCAGTTACCATCAAGGTTCCATGCACGGTAGAAGGTCTTAAGGCTTGTAAGTTTCTAACTAATGTTGGTGTTCAAGTCAATGTCACATTAGTATTCTCAGTGGCACAAGCAATCCTTGCGTCCAAAGCGGGAGCAACATTCATCTCTCCTTTCGTAGGAAGATGGATGGATAATTCGATTGATGGTGTGGAGATCATCAGAAACATCCGTCAGGCATTTGATTACTCAAGAACAAAAACTCAGATCCTTGCTGCATCTATTCGTGATGTCAGACAGGTAGAACAGGCTGCACTCAATGGTGCAGATGTGGTTACAATTCCACCAGTCGTTTTTTGGGGAATGTATAAGAATATTCTGACCGATAGGGGAATTGAATTGTTTCAAAAAGATTGGGAGGAAGTGCTTAGGGGTATTAATGATGAAAAAGTTTAATGATATTGTTTTATTAATTACAGTATCAATTATTGATTTTCTTTATGAAAATTATCCAATACAAAGATTTTGGATTTTGGAAACAATTGCCAGAGCACCTTATTTTTCATTTTTAAGTGTTCTTCATTTGAGAGAATCATTAGGATTGCGTGGAGAAGACCACTTATATCTTATGAAAGAACACTTTTCTCAGACTTTAAATGAAACTGAACATCTGGAATATATGGAAAGCATCGGTGGTGCTGATCGTTGGATTGATCGTTTATTTGCTTGGCACTTGGTTTTGGTCTATTACTGGATTATGGTTGGTTACTATCTCATTAATCCTGTGGATGCTTATCATTTAAATGCTGGTATTGAACTACATGCAACTGAAACTTACCTTGATTATCTTTGGGACCATCCTGAGGATCAAAAGATTTCTGAGATTGCTGTAGATGAAATGAATCATTATATTGAACTTACAAGAGCGATGGAGTTGATATGAAAGTGTTAGTTATATTTGGTGCGACAGGCGACCTATGCCGTAAAAAATTGATACCAGCACTCTATACTCTTCATAAGAAAGGTCTTTTACCAAAAGGTCTGAAGATTATAGGTGCCTCTAGAACTCAACATACTAAGGAGAGTTGGGTTGAAGTTCTTGGCAGTTATTCCCAAGAGTTTATCAAGAGACTTGAATATGTTCCTTGTGACTTGAGTGATGCAGAGTCTCTTAAATCATTAGAATCCTCTGAAGATATGACTTATTTTCTTTCTGTACCACCAGAAAGATATGCCGATGCCGTTACAAATCTAAAAGAAGCAGGTAAGTTAGATGACGCAGAAAAATCTAGAGTCATTATTGAGAAACCTTTTGGCACCGATCTTCAATCTGCTAATTATTTACAATCTGTGGTTTCTGGATATCTACGCGAGAAACAAGTATATCGCATTGACCATTATCTCGGTAAAGATACTGTTAATAATATCCTTGCCACCCGCTTTAGCAATATACTTCTGGAGCCACTCTGGAACAGGAACTTCATAGAAGAAGTTCAGATCTTTGCAACTGAAACAATCGGTTGTGAAGGTCGTGCTCAGTATTATGATACTGCTGGTGCTGTGAGAGATATGTTACAGAACCATATGCTTCAGGTGCTTGCTCTGATTGCAATGGAACCACCTTGTAAGAATGATGCGAGGGAAATCCGTAGAGAGAAGGTTAAGGTTCTTGCTGCGACAAGACTTGGTGATAATGTAGTTCTTGGGCAATATGATGGATACAAGAACGAGGATGGTGTAAAACCAGAATCACAGACACCAACCTTTGTTGCTGGTGAATTGTATGTTGATAATTGGAGATGGAAAGGTGTTCCTTTTTACTTTATGACTGGTAAGAAAATGCCTGTCAATTGTGTAGAAGTTGTGATTAAATTTAAGTCACCACCACAACAACTTTTTGATGGTCATGAGTGTAATGACCGAATAGTAATGAGATTGCAACCAGATCCCCATCTGGATATGCGTATTGATATTAAGTCGCCTGGACTCAATGATATGGTAGAACCAGCACTTCTTCAGTATCATTATCCAGTAGAGAAAGCGATTGATGGTTATGTAAAACTCTTTTATGATGCAATCAATGAAGACCAGTCACACTTCGTCCACGCAGATGAAGTGTTGGAGTCCTGGAGAATTGTTGATGACCTCCTTTGTACTGGAGATTCTTGCCGTATTATGACGATGCCATATCTTTATAATGAAGGTATTTGGGGACCACTAACTAAAACAGAACTTATTACAAAGTGGGACTATCCACTTAAACTCAAGTAGGAGAGAAGAAATGAAAGTAGGACTAATCGGACTGGGAAGAATGGGAGAAGGAATGTCTCGCCGTATGATGAAATCTGGAATCGAGGTCTGGGGTTATCGAAGGAGTTATGAAAAAGCAAATGAAGCATTTGAAAAAGGATATGTTAATGGAATTACAACTGATATTGAAAATCTTGTTAGAGTAGTTAAACAAAATAAAAATGGTGGAACGCAACCAGGAATTTTCCAAATGGTTGTTCCAGCAGAAACAGTAGAGGAGACAATCAATGAGTTACTACGATATTGTGGTGAAGGAGATATTATTATTGATCATGGCAATAGCAATTTTAAGGACAGTCGGAAAAGAGCAGAACGCCTGGCAAAACTTGGTATCCAATATATTGATTGTGGCACTAGCGGTGGTGTCTACGGTTTGGATCGTGGATACTGTCTTATGGTTGGTGGCGGAGATACTGCAGTCGCCACTTGTTCGCGCATTTTTAATGCCCTCGCTCCAGGAATTGACGCTGCCCCGAGGACTCAGTTTGACTCAGACATAACCTCTGCAGAGTATGGATGGTTGCATTGCGGTGGTCCTGGTGCTGGTCACTTTGTAAAGATGGTTCACAATGGAATCGAATATGGTATCATGCAGGCATACGCTGAAGGATTCAATATCATCAAGAATGCTAACAACGGAGCACAGTATGTCAGAGAAGGAGACGCAGAGGTTGCCCCTATGGCAGATCCAGAATCTTACTGCTATGATATTGATGTTGCTGAGGTTGCTGAGTTATGGCGTCGTGGTAGCGTTGTTGGTTCTTGGTTACTTGATCTTACTGCTGATGTGCTTCGGGGCAATCGTGAGCTTAAACAATTCTCTGGTGGGGTATCAGACAGTGGTGAGGGTCGTTGGACTGTTTCTGCCGCTGTGGATTTGGGGATTCCCGCTCCTGTCATTACTACTGCCTTATTTGAAAGATTTAACTCACGTAATCTTGGATCATTCGGAGCAAGAATTCTGAATGGTATGCGTTATATGTTCGGAGGACATCACGTAAGATAAAAAAATGGAATTTGTTTTTAGGTTTGTAGAATTTGTGCTAAATAATCCCACATCACTTTTTATAATTGGTGTGGGGTTGACAGTCGTTCCCACAATGGGTATAATGTATGTACATTCAATAAAAGATGAGAAAAACAACGGGGCGTAGTTCAGCGGTAGAATGCTGGTTTTGGGAACCAGAGGTCACAGGTTCGATCCCTGTCGCCCCGACTCATAAAATCACTTTATGAAAATGAATCAAGAAATCGAAAAACTTCCATCCTTTACAATTGAAGAGTTTCAGGCAGACTTTGACAATCTTATGGAAAGAGTAGAAAACGGAGAAACACTACTCATTAAAAGTCAACATGGTAATGCATTAATGGTTCCTTACAAAGAAGTGGTTAGTATATGTAACGAAGCAACTATAGATTTTGATGAAATAGTTAAAATCCATACAGACCACGAAGAAGGTTCTTGACGAAGCGTTCCAGATCCGCTACTATAGATCTGGTCTTAAGGGACTGTCGCCTATTGGTTAAGGCCCACTGCTTATAACGGTGTGAAGAGAGTTCAATTCTCTCCAGTCCTATTGGTAGTCCTTAGCGATTAACTAAGTAGACGCCAACTTCTACTACGGGTATCTTCCGTAGCGTCGTATGGGGATGGTTTGGCAGGGTCTTAAGGACTTTGCCTTCTGGGTGAAGTCCGATCATCCCCACCTGCTCCTTTAGCTATCTGGTGAAAGCAATCGACTCATAATCGATCTCAGGTGGGTTCGATCCCCTCAAGGAGCACTTGACAGAAACCCTGTCAAACCTGTATAATACATAGGTCAACAATCAAAACAATGACTCTTACAGCAAAATTCAAGAAAGACATCCAAACCCTTCGTGGTGCAGCAAACGGCGAATTCTATCTCGACGTAAAGAATCCGAAACTTTACAAAAAAGTTCGTCGTTACTATGAAAACGAAGGTGTAGTATTCTCTGGTGATCCTATGGATGATTATGAGATGCTTATGGAATATGTCTACAACGATCTTGAAACTGCGGACGTTGCATGAGTAAATAGTCACGGATGGACTTAAACAGCACTGGTCGGGAGCAAACCCCTAATGTCAAAGACAAGTATCTTAAGATATCTTGGCAATCTTCTCCTCATTATTGGTTATCAAACTATGTTATGGGGAGATTTTAAATATGGTTTGATGATTAAATGTGTTGGAGGTTTACTCACAGTACCTTTTGCAATCAAACTTAAACTTTGGGATGTATTATTCCTATGTGCTTTCTTTGGTATTTCCGAGATATCGAAGGTTGTACAACTTTTCTCAGTTAGTTAAAACTGAGTGGTGGAGTCAAATGACCCATTTGGTTTCTTGCCTTTCCATTAAAAGGCAAGTGGTGCGGATGGGATAACTCCCGCCTGGTTTCTTGTTTCCAGTCAAAGAACAAGTGGCGAGCCTGAGCATTTTTTAAGTGGGTTGCATAAACCCACTTTTTTTATTATAATATATACTCTAGTCGATATTACAATAAACAATGACTGAACAACAACTTCATTTACAACAATTAATTAAACAGCAAAGTGAAATTGCTCAAGAGATTCAAAGTTTAAATACTTTACTTCTTTCGAAAAGGGAAATTCTTTTGAAGGTACAAGGAGCAATTGAATATCTTCAGCAAACTGGTGTAACTCTTCCTGAAGCAACAGAAGAAGTTGAAACTAGTCAAGAAGTAGAATCGTAATATTCTTATAACTTTGTTATGTATAAAGGTATTATTCTTGCTGGAGGGCAAGGGACAAGACTTTATCCTTCATCATTAGTTGTTTCTAAACAGTTGATGAATGTTTATGATAAACCTTTAATTTATTATCCAATAAGCACATTGATGATTGCTGGAATTAGAGAAATATTGATCATTACAAATTCATATGATTTGGATCAATATCAAAAACTTCTTGGAGATGGATCTCAATGGGGAATTTCTCTATCTTACCAAACTCAAGATAAACCCAATGGTATATGTGAAGCATTTATCATTGGGGAAAATTTTATAGGTGATGATAATGTATGTTTAATATTGGGTGATAACATTCTTTATGGGAATAATTTAGAATCGATATTGAAAGAATGTCAAAGAAAAAATGGGTCAACTATTCTTTCTTACCCAGTTAAAGATCCAGAAAGATTTGGTATAGTTGAATTTGAAGGAAACACGGTTTATTCTATTGAAGAAAAACCAACCAATCCAAAATCAAATTCTGCAATTATCGGAATGTATTTTTTTGATAATAATGTGATTAATTATGCAAAGGAAGTGGTTCCTTCTCCAAGAGGAGAATTGGAAATAACTGATTTATTGGAAAAATATTTGCAACAAAAAAGTCTTAAAGTTAAGACTCTTCTTAGAGGAATTACTTGGATTGATGCTGGAACATTTGATTCATTATTATTAGCATCAAATTTTATTTCAACTGTGGAAAAAATTCAATCATATAAAATTTCTTGTCCAGAAGAGATAGCATTTAGGAATAAATGGATTGATACAAATCAATTTAAATCTCTTGCAGAATCACTAATTAAAAGTGATTATGGGAAATATCTTTACACAATATATCAACAAAATGTATGACTATTTTAGTTACTGGAGGGGCAGGATTTATCGGAAGTAATTTTCTTCATCACTTAGTTTCTAATATGAATGAAGAAGTTATTTGTATTGATAAATTAACTTATGCTTCTGATTGGAATAATATTCCAGATCCTGTTAAATTTTATACAACTGATATTGCTGATGAGCATAATTGTGAATATGTTTTTAAGAAACATAAACCATCAACTGTGTTTCATTTTGCAGCAGAAACACATGTTGACAATTCAATTAAAGATTGTTCACAGTTTATACATACCAACATTATTGGAACAGTTAATTTATTAAATCTTTCAGTAAAATATAACGTAGAGAAATTCATACATATTTCTACTGATGAAGTTTATGGATCTATTGATAAAGATTATTTTACTGAGCAATCAAATTATAATCCTAAAAATCCTTATTCAGCATCTAAAGCATCTAGTGAGCATTTTGTAAATGCATTTAATAATACTTATGGATTGCCAACAATTATTACAAACTGCTCTAATAATTATGGACCAAGACAACATACGGAAAAATTAATACCTCAAACAATAACAAACTTATTGTCTGGAAAAAAGGTTCCTGTATATGGTGATGGAAAACAAATAAGAGATTGGTTATACGTTCAAGATCATTGTGAAGCATTATTTGAAATTTTTCTCAACGGAAAAGTAGGAGAAAAATACAATATTGGTGGTGAATGTGAAATTAAAAATATAGATTTAATACGAATGATTCTTGATCGTATGAATATGAAGGAAAATATGATAGAATATATTGAAGATAGACCTGGACATGATCGTAGATATTCTACAGACATTACAAAAATCCGTCATGAATTAAAATGGTTTCCAAGATTTAACTTGGATGATGGATTAGATAAAACAATTGCTTGGTACTCAAAACAACATTAATTTTTCAATTATGACTGATTTAAATTCTTCTTACATTGTATACAAACCTTGGGGTAAAGAGGTATGGTTAGAACTTAATGATAAGTATTGTTATAAAAGACTTTATATTAATTCTGGAACAAAAACTAGTTTTCAATATCATGAAAAAAAGTTAGAAACTAATTTTATTATTGAAGGAACCGCCGAAGTTTGGTTGGAAAATGATGAAGGTGTTGTTGAGAAAAAAATAATGCACTCTGGTGAGTTTTTTACAGTTCAACCACCAAGAAAACATAGAGTCATTGCAATTACAGACCTTATATTGCAGGAAGTATCTACTCCAGAAGTTGATGATGTGATTAGAATTTCAGATGATGCTTCTCGGGGTAATGGAAAAATTGAACATGAACATTTTAAACCAGCATTATGCATCTTGACTGCTGGAGTTGGAAAGAGGTTAGAAGATCTGTCGCAACATATTAATAAGTGTTTATTACCTTTAGATAACAAAGCAATCATATCTCATATTATTGATAAGACTCCAAAAGAATATGAGATTGTTGTTGCTCTTGGATATAAAGGAGATATGGTTCAAGAGTATTGTGAAGCAGCACATCCAGATAGAACATTCAAATTTGTAAAGGTTGATAAGTATGTGGGTGAAGGATCTGGCCCTGCTTATTCAATTAGTAAGTGTAAAGAGCATTTACAGAGACCTTTTATATGGGTTACTGGAGATACAATTGTTACTAATGATCTTCCTCCCGTAAATGAAAACTGGTTAGGAATTTATCCAACAAGTATTCCTCAACTTTATTCTACTGTTAATATTGATAGTAATATCGACAGTGATACTGTTATTGGGTTTAAAAATAAAGATGAAAATGGATACGATTATGCATTTATTGGACTATCTGGTGTTTATGAATTTGAAAAATTCTGGGAACAACTTGATGTTGAAAGTGGTGAAATAGTTAGTGCATATTATGATATCAATCAATATTCTTCAATTAAAGCTAAAAAGTTTGATTGGTATGATGTAGGAACAATTGATAATTATTTGAGATCTCAAAAATTATTTGAAGATTCTAAACAGTATAGTATTCCTAAAACAAATGGAGAGTTTTTATATAAGTTAGAGAATCGTTTTATAAAATTATCTTCAGATGATAGTTTTATTAGTGGAAGAATAAAAAGGTCTGATGATTTGGATTCTTTAGTACCAAAATTAAATTACAAAGGAACACATTTATATTCTTATGAATGGGTTGATGGAGACACTCTTTATGATTGTAATAATACGAATGTTTGGAAAAGGTTTTTAGAATTTTCTAATCAAAAATTATGGGAAAGAGTGGATACTGATAGTACGTTTAATCAAACGTGTAAAAAGTTTTACTATGATAAGTCTATTGATAGATTAAAATTGTTTTTAGATAGAAGAGATTCTTCATTTGCTGGAAACCATATTGTAAATGGTTTACCAACAAAATCAATTTATGAGTTGTTAGAAAAATTTAATTGGGAAACTTTATATACTGGAATTCCAACAAAAATTTTCCACGGAGATCTTCAATTTGATAATGTTGTTTATGGAAAAGATAACAAGTTTTATCTTTTAGATTGGAGACAAGATTTTGCTGGTAATAATATTGGTGATGTATACTATGATCTTTCCAAAATGTATGGTGGCATATTGATGTCTTACAAATTAATGAAAGATGATAATAATTTTTCATGTTTCATTGACAACGAAATTGTAAATTATCAGTATACTACAAGTAATGAACTTGAAGAGTTTAAATATATTTACGAAGACTGGGTGATTAACAGTTGCTATGATTTGAATAAAGTAAAATCAATAACCTCTTTAATCTTTTTAAATATGGCTGCTTTGCATGAAGAAGTGTTTGGAAATCTTTTATTCTTTAAATCCAAACAAATGTTGCAAGAACTAAATGATAAATAAGGACACAAAAATATATTGCTCATTTTCTTCAAATCCAGGAAACAATGGATGTATATTTTTTAATAATGCTTTTACTGAAAAAAATATAAATGCCATTTATAAGTCCTTTCACTCTAATGACATTCAAAAATCAATAGATGCGGTTAGGACTTTGAATATTTCTGGATTTGCAATTAGTATGCCATTTAAAGTAGAATGTTTGCGATATTTGGATCAAATTACTGATGAGGTAAATGAAATAGGAGCATGTAACACGGTTATAAATGAAAATGGTAATCTTATTGGATATAATACTGATTACTTTGGAGTTAAAACTTACATTGAACAATTAAACCTTAATATTAATTTTCTTTATATACTTGGTAATGGTGGGTTTAGTAAATCAATACAGTATGCATGTAAGTTATTAAATTTAAAATATGAAGTAATTGATAGGAAAAATTGGGATAAGATAAAACACTTAAAAAATCAATGGTTATTTAATGCAACTCCTATTGATATTGATACTGAAAATAAAATAATAGATGGAAGACCATTTACTCAAGAAGGAAAACAGATAGCACTAAATCAAGCTATAAGACAATTTAAACTGTACACTGGAATTGATTATGAAATCAGATAGACCTTTAAATGAAATAAAATTTTTCATTGGTCCAATGAGTAAAAATGTTGTGGATTCTGTGATAGAGTTTTCGAACAAATATGGAAACAAGATAGGATTCATACCATCAAGAAGACAACTTGATTACTCTGGAGGTTATGTTAATAACTGGTGTACAGAAAATTTTTGCAATTACGTCAGAAAAAATAATTCAAATATTCTTATATGTAGAGATCATGGTGGAGAAAATCAAGGGCAAAAAATTGATGATGGAATGCAATCATTTATTGTAGATTGTCAACATTTAGATTTAATTCATGTAGATCCTTTTAGAGTATCTGAAGATATAAAACAAGCAGCGGAGAAAACAAAAACTATAATACAAAAATTATTTAAAATTAATCCAACTGTAATGTATGAAGTTGGAACTGAAGAGGCAATATTTAAATACAGTCCTGAAGATTTGAAATGGTTTCTTGATTATTTGAAAAATGGTTTAACGATTAATCAATTCAATCAAATTAAATATGCAGTTGTTCAATCTGGAACTGGATTGAATCTTTCTACCAGAACTAACACGGGTAAGTTTAATAAAACTAAATTAAAGAGTTTTATTGATGTTGTTAAAAAATTTAATTTGATGAGTAAAGAACATAATGGTGATTACTTAATTGATTCTTTTGATATTGAAACTAGATTTGAATTGGGATTAGATGCAATTAATATTGCTCCAGAATTTGGACAAATAGAATCTGAATATTATTTGGAAGCATGTAAAAAAGACAAAACTTTGTTTGACACGTTATATAAAATATGTTACAATTCTGGGAAATGGAAAAAATGGATACGTGATATTGAAATAATAAGAAAAGATCAATTGATCATGACATGTTGCCATTATGTTTTATCTGATAAAGAGTTCTTAGAAAATATAAAATCTAAATTTCCAGAATCAGACAAAATGATATGTGAAAAAATAAACACAAAATTAAGATTTCTATATGAACAAACAA